GAAGGCCCGGTGTTCACACTGGAAGACATCTCCTTCCGTGCAGTCAGTACACGCCTGTCGGACCTGCCTCGTCGTCCTGCTTCGGGTGGCGTTGGCAAAGACCGTACCCTGCAACGGGATGAACTCGGTGCAAGCAGCGTGAAAGAAGTTCGTGAGCACCAACGTACCGAAGAACCAGAACGTCCATCGCGTATCCCAACGCGTGAATGGATTCCGCAAATCAACCAGTTTGTCTTCATCGAAGACGATGCGAAGAAAGAGATGTACTTCATCGCTGACTACGATCAGTACGAGCACAAGTTCCTGCTCGTGTTGGCCGATAGCCTGCGTCGTGAACGTGCTGCACGCACCAGCAACTACGCTCGTGCCGAACTGCACAATGAAAAAGGCCAACTGCCAGTAGAACCTGGTCGTCTGCGTCCGTTCGTTCTGTTTCACTAATCAGTGACATACGGCATACACCGGGAGCCATCTGGCTCCCGGTGTATGTTCTTCTTTTTTTCTTTTGCACCAAGCCTTACAGCTTGATGTAAGTGCGGTTGAAGTCCGCTACCTGCTCGGTGAAACCTACGTTGTGTTTGGCAACGTCTGCTTCCACGCCCGTCGCGAACGACGGCTTCAGGTTTGGAGAGGTACCGGTCTTCGGCATCGCATCCAGCAGTTGCTGAGCGAAACGGTCGACGGCCAGACCCACTTGCTGCATGCCGGTCCAAGGGATCGACAGCACCAACTCTTCACCATCAGCCGTCTTGTCACGGCGGCCAGTGAAATCACCGGCAGTGGTTGGGTACATGTTGGTCATCAGCCAGGCCGAGTTAACCTTGGTGAAGGACGGGTCTGGCTCGAAAGCAATGATGCTCATCGAGTAGATGTCCGGCAGCAAGTCGGTAGGCTTGTTGACACGGGTGGAGATGCCAGGCACCTTCGAGTCCGGGTCCATGATCAGCTCGGTGATCCAGCTCTCGAAGAAGCGCTGAACTGGACGGCCGTATTTCTCACGGATGGTCATCGAAGGATCGGAACGCTGACGCGTCACGTTGCTTGGAGTCTGTTGCATTTCGCCAGCACCGGACACCGGAGCTTCGACGCTGTTCACAGTCAGGGTACGGTTGAAGCCGTCCCACGTCTGTGCGTGCATCTCTACAATGCCTTTGAGGGCTTTGTAGTAAGCGTCTGGGTTGTCCAGGTATTGGAAACCACGTGGCGCTTGCAGAACCTTGATGATCAGGTTGCGGCGCACGTAGTCGGTGTTGGCGTGGAAGTAACGGAGGTCAGACTGGTAGGCGTTCTGCCCACCAATCGCCAGGTTGACCATCGGCGAGTTGTTGTACTCGCCGTAGCCCAAGCCGTTACCGAGCAGGGTGTCGCGATGACGGACGGTCATTACTCAGTCTCCGTACCAGGACGACGGCCAGCAACAACGGTCAATACTTCCACCGTCTTCATGCCGTCGAAAAGACCTTCGATGTCCGTGTGCCAGCTGTAACCGCGCTGAGTGTCAGCCGCAGTGTAGTAGGAACTCGGGGTGATGTCCGCACGACCGTCGTAACGATCCTTGATCTGCTCTTCGATGAACCGATCGACGTTCGTGGCGTATTCAGCAGCAGTCATGCGGCTGTCGCCAGTGAACATGCGCCAGGCCAACTCACCGATACGGTTGAGGTGGCAGCAGATGGCCATCGGGAAGAACGAGTTGAGGACCGACGTGTTGTCGTGGTAGACGGTCTGGATACCCGGGAAGAACACTTGACCACGGTGGTCGAAGGGCTCAGCCGAGGAGATACCAGCTTGCCAGTCGGTGTTGCGCGGCTTGACCGGACGGAACTTGGCGTTGTGGTCGACGAAGCGAGACACAATACGACCAGCCGAGTTGTCAGGCGCGTAGCCCGCTTTCATGCGCTCGCCACCCATGTAGGTAGCGACCTTGACCGCGAAGTCGACGGTGAACGGCAGGATGCCGTCGTAGTCGGAATCGAGGTAGGTACCAGCGTGCTTCATGACGATAGCACGGCAGGCGCCGGTGTTGTAGAACTCGGATTCAGGAACCAAGCTCAGCGCGTTACGCAGGGTAGCGCCGATGCTCGAATCTTCTTCCGGAGTGTTCAACGGCTCCAGCACGTCTTGGGTCGACGCCAATACCCACGCATCAGGACGAATCGCCATGACGTTGGACATCAGACGCTTGGTCGGCAAGGTGAAGCCGGTGTCGATGAAGCTGGACATCGGGAAGCTTGCACGGTCAGCGTAAGGCACATCGCCTTCACCGAACACGTTCAGTTCGCCTTGGACTGCTTCGTCGTAAGACTCAGGAGTCACTTCACCGTCTTCACCGCCTTGCAGCCAGTGAGTCGCGGTCTCGCCGAACAGCACGCCGCCGGCAGAAGGACCTTCGATCTTGACGGAGTAGTACGGAACGCCATTGACGTTGGTACCGCCGAACAGGTTGATCGACTGCTCTGGGGTGATCTCGCTTTCGATCAGACCGAAGTCTTTCTCGGTGGCGTAGATCGCGTCGAGCACGGTTTTCAGGTGAGCGCTGTAAACGTGGAACGTCTTCAGCGGGCCATAACCGGAGAACACTTCAGGGTCGTTATTTTCGAACGCCTTGAGGATGCGCTTGTCGTAGCTGTAGTTCAGGTTGGACTTTGGATCGACCACACCTTGCTTCAGCGTGAACTCAACGAACGGGTTGCCGTCGAGGTTCATCAGGACTTGACCGGTGCTATTCACACCAGCGCGTTCCAGGATCGACAGGCGGTACACGTACGCACCTTGGCCTTCAACCAGTTCAGCGTTGACCGGAGTCGAGCTGTTGGTGGTTGGAGCGACCAGACGCAGACCGAAGTTGGAACCCTTGGCGCCGTCGAAACGGGCTTCCAGATCCATCAGCGGGTACTGGGTAGACGGTTTGCCGTCCCAGTTGGTCATGGTGCCGGTGGTTGGCGAGGCTTTCTTCACGCCGTCTTCGCCGTCGATCTTCTCGACCACGAAACGCAGGCGGTAGCCAAGCACAGGCTCACCGATAACAACCAGCGCGCCATTGGTACGTTTGAAGGTACCGTCTGGGTTACGCTCGTACTGATCGATTTTGTCATCGACCATGTCAACCCAGATACGCAGGTTGGCGGTTGCTGCACCGATTGCCTTCAGTCGACGGACCAAGGCCATTGCACCAGTCTGCATGACTTTCTGCAACATGGCGCCTTGGTGGCTCAGGAATGCCGAACCAGGGTAGAAGTTGTCCGCACCGTAAATAGTGCTGAAGCCACCCCCACTCACCAGCATGGCGGTGTCGGAGGGACCCCAGGATGTGAACAGCGGGGTCCAGGGCAGGAAGATCGGCAGGTTGACGATCTCCAGCGGTTGACCCTGACCGCTCACATCTTTAAAACCAAGAACTTCCGTTCTCGGCAAAGACGAAGCCATCGAAACAGACGACATGTTCATGTCTCCCATGGGAAAGAATATCAACTTCGCGCGTGAAGTTACGAATGGTATGGCCCTTGCCTACATTTAAAAACCGTAGGATTCGGTACTCGATGTATTCGATACCATCACCACATACTATTTTGTTATTTTTTACTGGTTGCGACAGAAGAGGTCGAAGATGATCACCAGCCCCTGGAACTCCACCGCGCTTCGTCAACACAAAACTGGCGAAATTATCAGCGAACTGGCCGTGGCAAAAGCCATGGGTCAATTGGTCGCTGACGGTACCGCTGTAGTTTTGGCTACACCTGCTGCTGCAAAGATCCCTGCCTTTAAACTCCCGATCACATCGGAAGAATACGGCAGCCGCAAGTTGAACGAGAACGGCGTCGTGTTCAGTGACGGCCGGTCGTTCATGCGTGAAGAAAAGCGTTCGCCCTCGGGCTTCGTTATCACAAACCAAACCCAAGCAGACTTTATCGTCCGCGTGGGTGAGCTGACTGCGCTGTGGGTTAAAGACCTCTCAGTCCGAGATGATTTCCTGCGAGTGGGTGATTTGGCTCCTCAAGTGTACATCTCTTGGGTAGCCGGCCTCATCACAAGCAAGCTCGGCGTCGACGAAGTGGCAGCGCGCGAGATTCAGATCATTACGGGACTTTTTTACATCCATCAGTTTTATGGTGCAGACGAAGTACTGTCGGCACATGGTAAAGCTACCGCAATGAAGTTGATTCAGCGCTGGACGCGTCATCCGATCCAGATCATCCAGAGTGTAGTGGAAAGCTCCAACTACATGGCGTTGCTGGAAGATTACGTTTCGGTTCTGCGTGCACACTTCTCCTCGAACACCCGCATCGTGCAGGTGAACGCAGGCTTTATCGTCATGGGTCTGAACCGTTCGTGGTTCGGCTGGGGCGCTGAAGAACTGTGTGGCGTGGCTCTGGAATATCCACCGGTCTTCCTGTCGTTGGTTGAAGCTGCGGCGAACACCAAAGTGTGGCGTCGTAACAGCCTGGGCTTGCTCGTGCAGAAGCTAGGCTTGAACGAAGCCGGCATGAGTTCGTTCGTCAAGTCGATGGAAACCCTGGCTGGCAAGATGCGTCAACTGACCGTCTCCACCGAATCCTTCGAAGGCGGCAAGCCACCACTGCAAGGCGAGATCGATCTGGCTCAGAAAGAGCTGGGTGTGAAGTTCGCACCGGACTACGTGGCCTTCCTCAAGAAGTTCGGCGTACTGGCCATCGGCAGTCACGAGATCTACGGTCTCGGCGATAAAGCCGGTCACCTCGACGTGGTTGCTGGGACGAAAGAAATCAGCAAGTACTTCAAGACCAAAGGCCTGTACGTGATCGAAAGCGTGGGCGTGGACTCGGTGTTCATTGCTGCTGACTCCCGGGGCAACCTGTACGAAGTCAGCCCGGCTGGCGAAACGCCAATGAAGACCACCTTCAGCAAGTACCTGGATGAGATCATCGCAGGTAATGACTGATTACTCAAAAGGGCGAGTGTCATGACCTCCGATGATTTTCTGATCAACCATGCGTACAAGAACGTGTGGTGTGCGCCGGAGCAGGACCGGCAGCACATCCTTCGTCCTGCACGCATCAGCCCTAAAGTCGGGGCTCGGGGAAGTATTGAGGTGCTATGGACGCGCTTCAATCTCCCGACTGCAAAAGAACGCTACCATGTGTTCCAATTTGGTAACATCGCCCTGAGCAATCTGGACCTTGACCTGAAACGAAACACGTGGACAGCCGTGAGCAGCCAGATGGTGGATTCCGTCTTGCTGATCGACATCTACAGTGAACGTGGCCTGATGATTCCTCGTCGTCTGGCTTACTTCCTTTATACCGACGATGGCAACCTTGTGATCGCGGTAGAGAACCTGTTGGTGATCGGTGACTTCGGTTACGAGAACATCTACGTGCGGTTCTACAGCAATGCTTTCTTTGATCGGGACGACATGAACGATCCGTATGAAGGCATTGAGTACCACTACGGCAAACCGCTGAGCAGTTCGCAGATCAACGCCCTGACGTTCAAGCTGCGGGACATGCGTTTGAAGACCGGCTACTGCTTTGCCTTTGTCAATGGCTGGCGGGTCAATGAACTCAACGTGAGCACCCTGAAGGTTGGGGATCTCGTTGAGATCGTGCGGGACAGCTCGGTGGTACGGGTGGAAGAGTTCGAAGTCAAGGACCTGCCGGTCTTCTTGTCGGAACTGGATCAGAAGCAGAAGTACTTGCTTCATCCAAAGACCAACAACGACGACCTGATCTGGTACCGCGATGACCAGGACATCTTCTTGATGTACAAGAAGACCCCGTACATTCACAAGGGCGTGTACTACCACAAGAACACCGAGGATTCGTTGCGCATGGTCACCCATCGCGACTATTCGATCCCGACGGCTCAAGTGGACCGCTTCTTGAACCAGAACCCCAACTGGGCAGTCAACAACCAGATTACCGTGCAGATGTTCATTCGTCGTTCGGGGCTAGATCGCGAACTGATGAGTGAAGCCCATCACATCCGAGAGCTGTACAAGCTCAAAGACAGTGAATGGCTGGGTGCGGTCATCGGCACTGAGGCCGTGGTGGACGTGTGGCGTATCGAGGAGCTGGAGAAGTCTCAGTATCCTGCTTTGATGCGCAGTCGTTCGGGAACGATCACTCGTGAGATGGTGGAAGAAGCTTACGGCTACAACACCATCACCCGTATCGTGGCGGACACGCCGCAGAAGATCACCTCACCAAAGGCCTGGACTGAATTGCCATTTGGTCTGCGGGGTGAAAGCACGGTCTACGAATACGACGGCTCCGGTCGTCTGTTGGGCTGGTACTTGAACCAGAACGTGCAGAACTACGTGCCTCGTGCTGAAGCGTGCCGTTACATTGAAGGCATCGTGGGCCGAGGGACTGACGTACTGACCACGGTCTACGGAAAGAACGCCAAGGTAAAAGCGGGGCTGACCTACCGTTGCTACGTGTGCCCGATTGACAATGCACTACCTACCGGCGATTGGATCGACGTCACCGACAAGACCACGCATTACGACCTCATCAATGGGGAAGTGGTGTGGAAGGTCAACCCGCAGCAGTTCTACACCGCGGTGAAGTTCGATGATTCGTTCCTGACCTACAGCCTTGAGTTGGATTACGCAGACGGTCTGTTGCGGTTCAGCTTGAACGTGAAAGAGATCCGCATTGACGGCGTGCTCTACACGGGTTTGGTTGAGATCCCGGCCGGGTTGCTGGAGATCTGGTTGAACGGCCATCCTTTGGTCGAGAAGCTGGATTGGTTCATGGTCGATAAAGAGATCATGATCATCAACCGTCAGTACCGTAATCAGGTTGGCACGAAGAACATCATCACCATCCGTCACACTGGCTTCTGCAACCCCGACATGTCGCGGGTCAAAGAGTCGGAGTACGGGTTTGTGGAGAATGGTCTGCTCAGCCGTAACAACCGTTGGAACCTGCGCGATGACAAGGTCATTCGTGTCATTGCCGATGGTCGCATCTGGAGCCGTGATGAGTTGAGCTGGGCAGAAGACCGTCCAGAAGTCACTCTGAAGAATGTGCGCAACGGTGCTCCGTATCAGGTCACTGAGCCGTTGATCCCTTTGCGGGGAGTGACGTATCAGGATGCGTACGACATGCGTAAGGTGGCGGAAGCCACTGATCAGCAGATCGAAGACTACATGACCATCCGTGCGGGTGAGGTCCCTCCACAAGAGGTCAACCTGATCCCCTTCCGTCATTCCGTGTACAGTCCCTTCGTGGGCAAGTTGATGCACGACTTGATCAGTGGGTACTTTGACCAGATCCCGCTGACTGAGTACTACAGTGACGTGGATGTGCGGACGTGGTGTAAAGGGTACGAGTGGTTGCTCAAGTACGAGCCGACCACCAAAGGGTTCGATGAGCGTTACGTGGCCATTGAGGCCCATGAGCGCAACACGACCTTCGCTCTCCCGATCTACCAGTACAACTTCCTGGCTCGGGCGATCAAGGTGATGCTGAACGACAAGATCGACATCACCCGTTCTATCGTCATTGACCACCTGCCAATCGATTAACCTCAGGAGCACGGGGACTTGGTCCCCGTGATGATTAGATGAGTACTGTTGAAGACATTCCTCAGGTAGGTATTGTCGATCTGACACGAGAACCCCGAATCTGGTTCATGCGTCAGATCTTCACGGGCAAGCCAGGCACTGGTCTGTACTGCCCCAACGTGGATGACTTGATCCTTGACCTGACCTCAGGCTGGTATCTGGTGACCACGATCGACATCTCCACCGGCAAATGCACCTTCATTCCGTGGAAGTTGCCAATCACCACCGAGAACAACGTGATCGTCGACCAGTTGCTGGGCGTCGGTACCGGTTCGCAATCGGAAACATGGCGCGTGTACATCGACACCCGTCAGATGCCTTACTCGATGCAGATCGACGGGCGTCTCCACCTGTACCGTTCGGACGCTGACCACTACAAGGTCTTCCTCGGCACGGACAAGACCGACAACGGTATCTTGATCTCGGCTTCTTATTCTCCTTCGGGCGAGTACGAGAACGAGAACATCGGGTTGGAACATGTGGGCCACGATGAGCTGAACAACTGGGCTATCTGGGCGCCTAAGGCGGGCAACACGAACCGTAAGCTGTCCAACGGTGAAGTGGTCACGGTTGTGCTGTACAACGCCGTGGGTAACGCCCTGAGCCATTCGACCATGCTGGTGGAAAACACTACGCTGGTGCGTCGTACGGCAGCGGGTCGTAAACAGATCCGTTCCATCGGTCTGAAAAGCCCGTACCTGTCCGAAGCGGACTCGAGCCAACTCGTGGTACCTATCAACGTCGACCTCAAGACTGTGGTCATGACCGGCGTGGTGCGGTACAACACGGGTGAAGAACTCGAGATCCCAGTGGTACTCGATGGCACTGGCAAGATGTCGTTGCACGGGCTGCGGTGGTATTCCCCGACGATCCAGACCTACGCTCACAAGCTGACCCTGTCGTACAAATTGTCCGATCAAGAGTTCTCCCTGGAACACGGGATTACCGAGAATGGCTTCATTACCGAGCCGTTCACGATCAAAGCAATCGCGGCAGACAATGCTTATAGTGTGCGTCTGTACGCATTCCCGACCTGGAACGATCCAGCGTCGCGGTATGATCTGGATTTCTGGCTCTTCAATGTCGATCGCGACCAGTACTACCGTGTACCGCGTTCGGTTGTCGAGACCCCAGACAACGAAGTGGCGTTCGATGGCAAGGACTACGTGTCCCGTCAGCGCCTGAAGTTCGGCGTACTGCTCAGTAACGTTGACCCGATCTTCCCTGAACACAAGTTCGTCCAATCTGCCGAGTTTGCTTTGATGAAGCCCGGTTCGGAGAAAGGCGACAAGTGGCAGGTCAAGTGCGATCCGTCGCAAGAGAAGTTCTTCGGCGCTGGCGTCATTGCCAAGAACCGCTTCGTCAACGTCAACCTGTCGTACTTGGATCTGAAAGCGGGGGCTACAGATCTGGACGGCTGGCTCAACAAGGTTTACTACCCACTCAACCATTTGTTCGACGATACCAGTGAGATCCAAGCACTCGAACCTACGCACTTCGTGATTCAGACGAAGACGCGTGAGTACCCGTTCGCTGTGACCCAGTGGAATCAAGAGTTCCCGATCCTCAACGACGTCAAAGTCGGCGAGACCATCTACATTCGATGGATTCGGGAAACCGCAAACGCTCAGCTTCAACTGGGCGTAACTGGCTTGGCCGTCGAGCAAAGCAACTGATTGGTGCATGGGGCTGCTGGGGTGATCCCCGGCAGTCCTGTGTTCCGTATGTTGTCCTGTCAAGGAACAGTCATGGAAACGATCCTCTTTAAGCCCGACTGGGACCGATACCCCACGGCCATCTGGGATACAAAGACCACCAACACCTCATTCCTCGAGTTCTCAGCCCTGTTGAAACACATGGGCGTAGAGAACCACCTGTTCATGCTCGCACTGATGCAGCCTGACCTTCAGGGCGTCGATCCCTACGACCCGTTCCTCACTGAGGAAATGAAGCTCAAGATCAAGGTGGAGTGCACGTTCAACCCGTGGTACTTCATCCGTGAAGTCATGCGTGTACCACCTGCCGCTGGTGATACGCCGGTTGTCCTTCAGGCTAACCGAGGTAACATCTCACTGTGGTGGAGCTTCCTGAACCACATCGACTACTTCCTGGTGCAGATTCGTCAGACCGGTAAGTCGTTGAACTCCGACGGCATCTCGGTATGGTACCAGATGTTCGGGGCACGGAACTCCCGTTCCAACTTGTTCACCAAGGGTGACTTGTTTAAAGAACACATCGCCCGTCTCAAGAAGCTGCGTGGTTTGCTGCCGAAGTATCTGGTCAACATTGTCAAGAAGGACACGGACAACCAGAAAGAATTCACCAACATGTCTCAGGGTAACCGCATGGTGGTGTACATTCCTCAAAAGGACGAGGAAGCGGCACGTAACCTGGGTCGTGGTCTGACCACCCCGCACTCCCACACGGACGAAATCGCGTTCCTGAAGAACGTGCACATCTCCCTCGGCGTTATGCTGGCAGGTGGTGGTGCAGCACGTGAAGAAGCAGCGCGCAACGGCTTGCCGTACGGTAACATCTTCACCACAACGGCTGGCGAACTGGACACGGACGAAGGCGCTTACGCTTACGACCTGATGACCGGTGGAGCCGAGTGGAACGATCACTTCTACGACTGCAACAACACCGAGCATCTGTACGATGTGGTGCGTAAGCAGTGCCGTAACAAAGACGCGATCCTCATCAACGGTACGTTCAACCACAAACAGCTCGGCAAGACCGATGCGTGGCTGCGTCAGAAGATCGCTGAATCCCGTCAGACCGGTGACAACGTCCGTCGAGATTACTTGAACGAATGGACCTCGGGTAACGCCCGTAACCCATTGTCCAAGGACACCCTGCGTAAGATCCACTCGAGCGTCGTGAAACCGATGTACTTGGAGATCGACAAGCAGGAGAACTATTCCATTCGCTGGTACATTCCAGAATGGGAAGTGCAACAAGGCATTCTCAATCGCGAACTCACCATGGGCATGGATACCTCCAACGCCGTGGGCCGAGACAACATCACCGGGGTCATTGTCGACAACAGTACGCTGGAAGTCGTCGGTGCGTGGACAGTCAACGACTCTAACCTCACGGCCTTTGCCATGTGGGTGGGTAAACTGTTGGTCCGCTTCCCGAAACTCACGATGGTACCTGAATCAAAATCCACCTGGATCGGTATCCTCGACACCCTGCTCCTCACCATGCCGACGTTCAAGATCGACCCGGCCAAGCGCATCTACTCCACACTCGTGGATGCCAAGGATTCGTCGCCTGAGGACCGTAAACGGTACCATGAATACATTGGCGACCGAGACAACTACCGGTCGTACCGGAAGTACTTCGGTTTCCCAACCAACTCGCAGTTGCGTGAAATCATCTACGGTCCGGTGCTGCAAGAAGCAGCCAAGAAGACCGGTGCGGTGGTACGTGACGCCAAACTCCAGAGTGAGTTGTCTCGCCTCGTAGAACGTAATGGTCGAATCGACCACGACGCCTCGGGCCACGATGACCACGTTATCAGCTGGTTGCTCTGCCACTGGTTCCTGACCTATGGCCGTAACCTTGAACACTACGGCATCACCTTGAGCGAAGTGAAGCGTCGTATCTACGAAGCCGAACACAAGCTCTCGTGGGAAGAACAGCGCCGTTATGACCAACAGCAAGCTGTCCGTGATGAAGTCACTCAACTGGGTGAGCGCATTGGTCAAGAACGCAACACGTTCGAACGGATGAAGCTACAGCACCGCTTGGAACTGCTCTTGCTCCAAGTGACCGACGAGTTTGAAATGGAAGGCACGATGTCCCTTGACCAAATCAGGGAGAGTAGCCGTGAGAAACTCAACATCGCTAACCGGAACTTCGGTCCTGGTCGAGCCTTGGATGTTGACCGTCCATTGAACCTCAACATGGGTCATCGCAAGACGTTCAGAGTACCGGGTAACAACTACGTGATTCGGTGATGCGGCATAAGGGGCGGGGGATCACCCCGCCCTGTATGTTGAGTCGCTTTAACTCTTGCGGTAGTAGTTCATGGTGATGGTACGGGCCACCAGATACAGAATGGCACCAGTACGGATCGACATGACCAAGTTGTCGTTCTTGGTTTTTACTGCTTTACGCACCAGTTTCTCACCGACTTCGCGCATGCCCAGCAACAGGTCATTGTTAGCCCGCGACGCTTTGTACAGATTGCACAGTTTGGTGAGCAGTCCAGGAATGTCCCGAACGTTGATCGTGTTGCGGTTGGTGGCGATGTAGTCGAACAGGTGCTCCAGTGTCAAGTCCACCAGTTTGGCCACGTCCGGGTCACCCTTGAGCTTAGACGAGTGACGCGTCATGTACTCAAGGCACTGCATCATGTTGTGCAGCGGCAGCTTCGGCATGCAGCCCGCCACGATCTCGGTGAGTTCCGGGATGATGAAGCTCTGACGGTCTGTCATGACCTCGTCAATGTAACGCCGATACGTGGAGTACACGTTCTTCTTGTTCTTGACGACCACCTCACCGTCCATGTTCACCGTGGTGTTGCTGTTGGTACGGATCAGGGCGGTAGGGTCTTTACGGACGATCTCGAACACGTCACGGATGTTCTTCAGGTAGCCTTTGATTCGGCCCTGAATGTCGTTGACCATGTAGATGATGTCGTAGTCGTCGTCGAACTTCTGGAACGTCTTCAGTTTGAAGTGAGGCGACGCTGCATTGACGGTGGCTTCAGCACGGTACACCAACAATGCACCCCACGACCCCACTTCCTTGAGTTTGAACTTCTTCGGAAGGCGAGCGTAGGTGGCGGTGGCCACTGCTTCATCGGCACGGTTGGGGAACCAGTATGCCAAGATCGAGGTGATGAACTTGTACTCAAGGACGAGCAAGGCGTCGATCATGCCTTGGTGCTTTTCCTTGTCAGTCAGGCCAGGCGCATTGAAGATGGCATGGACCAACCACAGACACGAGAGGTTCATCACGTCTGTGGATACGAAGCGGACCTTGTTCGGGTCGGGCACGAGGGTGCTCAGAGTCAGCAGGTCTTCTTGCAACGTGACATCGTCGATGTCGAGTACACCGCTGAGCCATTCGAGACGATCGGCTTTGGTGAAGCGCACATCTTGTACACCCATGAGGTGTCCGCCGAAGAACGCAACGTGATCGTCGTTCTTGTTGGCAAAGTGTTGACGGTAGCCTTGGAGCTTGTGGAGGAACTTGCGGTCGATGGTCAGGTGCTTAGTAGCCTCCTCGAACAACGACTTCACATTAGGAGCCGGGGTTGACATAACTGGTATCCTGTTGGACAGAGTAGTCGAAGTTTCATAGCGATACGCTGTCGTTTCAGGTCAATTCGAAATAATTTCAGTAATACATTAAACAGGTGAGCTAGAACCATTAACCAAACGACTAACGAATCTGGAGTCTCCCAATGAACGCATTGACCCAACAACAATCAGACGTTACCCAAGTACATCTTGATGACACTGCCCTGGAGCAACTCATGGCGAAGGAAGATAACAACTTCACTGGTACTGTTGGCACTGTTCGCGTCGTGTCTCGAAACGTCGCTGACATCAGCCAGCACAAACAAGCTGAAGGCACTCTCTTCGGTCGCATGTTCTCCCTGCTCGAAGCCACTCACTGGTGCAAGGTGCAGTCCGAGTTCCAAGACACCGTTCTGGAACACCCGGCCTTCATCCTGATCCGTGACGAGCTGCGTACCGCCCACGAAGAAGGCACCCTGAACCAGAAGTTCGACATCATCGAATCCACTGGCGCCATCGTGACCTTTGAAAAGGGTCGCGGGCTGGTGACCATCGGGTTGAACGAACCTCAAATGCGTGCAGCGATTCGTGAACGCACTCGCATGGTGGACTTGGGCAACAAGCGTCTGATCGGTCACCTCAATGACCCGATGACCAACGAGTCCTGGAAGATCTTCAAGGAGCCGAGCAAGGACAACATCGACAACATCGAAATGTCGACGTCGTACTACGTCAGCTTTGCGGTATAACCCTACACACCCCATTGATCCTTATCACGACCCCCAATCCAGTCGTGTGCCATCCCCTTCGCTCTTGAGCGTCTGGTGTGATAAGGATCTTTTTTTGCAGGAATGTCAAATGGAACAAACGTTCGAGCAACTGGTTCGAGAGTTCAAAGCTCTGGTCGCTTTCCAGCAGTCTGGTAAATTCGATGACATGCTCCCCAGTGAGAAGCACGAGTTCCGTAAGCAGATCGGTAAGTTGGTTGATTCGGTGGCTGCCTTGGTAGTCGGCATTCCTTGTGTGGGGATGAAGAAGCTTACGGCTCAGGAGACAGTGCTCATCATGAGTTCGGTCCGTCAAGACATCTTTGACCGACTGGATGATGAGGGGATCAAATACGGTCAGTACGCTAACGACGGTGCTGTGGCAGTGCGCTTGACTGACAAGGACACGGGGATCTGTGTCTACCGTAACGTCACCGATGTGTTCGACAGTTCGGAGATCTACACGCTAATGTCTACCATCCCAATGGAACGGGCGGTAGTGCACTAGCGGACATAGGAGCAGGGTCACCCCCTGCTCTTTTCTTTTCTTAAACGGGGCTATGTATAGTATGCAAGGCTTGTCAACTTCTTGGGAAGGAAAGGGAAGGGGGCAAGACTAATGACGAACGGAGTGAGGAATTAGTCTGGGGGTTGGGATAGGAAGGGAATGGTCTGCCGTTGTGGTGGCTGTCTGGAGGGAAGGTTACTGACCGGAGGATAGACGACGCAATGAGCTGTTCTAGTGAGGCGAAGCCTCACCTATACTAGATACCGGCAAAACGTACTCACTCTATATGTCTGATTTCATAGTGAAAAACTAAAAGGGCCTACAATCAGTCAGCTTAGCTGGCGTTTTTTATTTTGATTGTTAGGTAGTGTATAGAACAATCGTCAGGATACTGCCATGAGTGCAGACGCTATCAAGCAATGGCTGGACCTACAGCCTACTGCTATCCGTAAGGCAGTGGAGTTCGTCTCTGCTGAGGATGCAGGCCCTATGTTCCACATGTCGCTCGATGGGGAGATCAAGAAGTTCACTCCTTACGTCACTCGTCGCGCTGCTCAGAAAGAAAACATCTCGGTGCCTCGTGTCTCTGTAGCCCCTAGCATCATGGGGTGCTTCATTGGGTACGTTGCTGCCTGGGGTGACATCACGTGGCCTAACTACGACGGTAAGCGCCACAAGAATGGATGGTACCTCTACGACATCCCGTACGAGTACGCCATCAAGCCGAATAAGAAGCAACTGTTTGACGTGGACCAGAGTAATGAACACTGGCTGGTGACCTACTCTCCCCAAACCCGGGAGTACAAGGGTAACATCGTCGCCAAGATGTTCTACGCTGAGCTGAAGATGTTGCCTCAGACGGGGAAAGATCCTCAGTACATGGTCAAGCTGTTGGTGGATGTCCAACGGGAAGGCGGTGTGTTGTTCGGCGGGGACGTGAAGTTGGACAAAGGCTATTGGATGATCGACGGGCCTTCGCCTGAAGTCCATGGTCAGTGGTCTGACGTCAAGCCGTACTCGATCAACAAGATCGGTTTTGGTGAATACGCCAAGCTCAAAGGCCTGTCAGCGGACATGCTCTCGTTGAACCCTCCTCCTGCATTCAAATGGTGAGTCCATGAACATCTTTGCATCACTTGAAGAAACCCTCTCGCCCCACGGTGAGCCCAAAGCCCCGGTGGTCGGTCTGATGATCGAAGACTGGGATGAGAACGTCCAAGACGCCGCCGGTGCATTGGTCAATCTGGGCTACGCCGTCCAGACCATCCCGAAGACCCTGTCGTATTCGGCTGAGTCGTTCGTTAACGGGATTGTGAAAGAAGATCCTGTACCGGATGGCATGCCTGCACAGATCCTCTTCTACTACAAAGGCAAACCGGAAGACGCGACGGACAGCATCCCTGTCTTGGTCGCTGACAACGGCAACGTGAAAGTCAGTGTCGAAGGCAAGATGAAAGAACTGGCTGAATACCTGGGTATGATTAAGGATGCAGACGATGATAACTCTGAAGGCGATCACGAGTTTCGTTGAGTGGGCGTTTGTAGTAGGGTTCTTGATCTTCCTACTCGTCCCGTACGTTGACCACTACCGTGTCTACAGGACCCTCAAAGGCTCCATGAAGGAGAACGGTATTGGTTACGCCATGGTGCTGCACGGAATGGCCCAAAAGGACCTGAGCGGGCTGATAGGGATCTTCACGATCCTGTTCTTCCTGTGTGCGGTCTTCCCCAAGGTTGCCTGTGCTGCCACCATCTATTTCTTCCACCTGATGTACCTCATCCATCTCGCGCATGCCTCTGGGTACCGTTACAAACCCCAGAAGCTCTAACAGGAACTGTCCATGATCCTTGCCACACCGTTGAACCACCACATCGTCACTCTCTGCACTATCTTGGAACCGGTAGCCAAAGACCCCAATTGGCACCACGATAACATCTGCTGGCTCGGGGTAGCTGTCTCGTTTATCGCGGGGCGTCAAGGTGATAACGCCGAAGCAGCTTACCCAGTCACCGTGAGAAAGATTATCGGGATCACCAGTGAGGCACTCTTCAATGAGATCCTCGCTAATCCGTCCCATCCGACGTTCGTGACTGACAAAGATCGTCGGTTAGTGGCAGAGAAGGTGTTCGGGGAAATTGTGGCACAGGCCCATGAGCTGACCTTGTCCGCTGAATCGGAATGGCATGAGAGCAGTCTTATCTGCCAGCAGCTACGTGACCTGATGGGCGGGATGTATTACGCCGTCCGGCGGGTAGCGCTTTCATCGCCAAACCAACCCAGTCTGACGGTTAAAGAAGCATTGCAAGCGGCTGAGGATTACAACATCTGACATAGGGCGGGGGATCATCCCCGCCTTTATGCCGTGTCGAAATGTGATTCGAATTCTTTTCAACAATACATTGTAGTGATGAGATACCAACCACGATCAATGGAGATCACCATGCAAACTGCACAAACTGGTAAAGCCGTAGTCCGTTCCACCGCTGGTCACCTCGGCATCTTCGCTGCCAAGATCGGCGTAGCTGCTGCACTCGGCTGGGTCATCGGTACCACGATCCGCAAGCTGTCCGAATAATCCACCGCAACACAAAACCCTAACCCTTGCATCAGGAGCAACACCATGACTACTAAAGCCACCCCAGCACAAATCATCGAAGCCGTTAAAGCTGCCGGTTTCAAGATCATCGACAACCACGATCCAAAGCGTGGCCTGGAAACCATCTGCGCTGTGGGTGTCCACAAGGCAGGTGGCAAAGAAGAAGTCGTCGCCCTCTACGGTCGTGTCTCCTACTTCAGCGTCAACTCGATCTACCTGGATGACGAAGGTCGTCCACACCTGTCGACTTGGTCAGTAGGCGGGTTGATCAAACCGTTCGGCGACGTCATGACTGGCGTTGAAGATTACAACGAAGGTCAGAAACGCAACCCACTCTGCCCGGGTCACATCGACCGTGTAGAACTGCGCGAAGCAGCCTAAACGAAATAGAGAGAGGAGCCCAACGGCTCCCCTTTCTTTTTTCTTTGTTTCTGGTCATTCTTAACGGCGTGAGCCTACTGTATAGCGCAACAGCCGTTGATGCTGTGCCCGGTTCGACATGACGCCCGACTTACGCCAGTTGTCCTTGAGGAACTCCTTATACATCTGGTTGGCATCGGCAAACGAATCGACGATCTCACGAATCCGACCCAACGACGCACCACCTCGGATTGCACCTTCATCCAATGGAATGATAGTCCGGGTGTAGATGTACGCCTTCACAGCCAGGATCACCAGTTCGGTGAACTTGTCTGCGTAGTGTGGAGGGATGTTCGCAAGGTTCGGTTCATGGCTGACCAAGCAGCGCAAGTAACTGATACCGGGCACACGGCTCATGTTGGTGACTTCGACGACGTTGTCGGCCACCAGCGTGCAGTAGGCTGACTGCACCTGAGTCCATGCAGAGTTGGACTGGATCAAACCAGCAGCCGCTTCCAAGACCATCGAGCGGTCTTCGGAGAACGAGCCAGCCTGGCCCATGTTGTTGCCTTGTCCGTAACTCAAGCCGTAAGGAACAGTGATCGACCGGCCTTGGGTCAACTCCTTAGGGATGGTGTAGACGTACGTCCAGCGGTCAACCATCTTCGCTGGGCAACCGTTCAGGGGAATGAACAGTTCCACACCAGAACACAGGTTGATGTCCACCATGACGCGGGCATCGATCACTTGACGACGGATCACGGTGTCGTTGCTGATACCGGTACTGTAGTCACGGATCAGTCCATTCTTGGACGGGTCGTAGCGGGTGGGTGAGAAGGTATAGCGGAGCACCTCCTGCGGAATTTCGAAACCTACCCTGTCAAGGGCAATTGTGATAAGATCCATCATGGTGACTTGCCTCGATAAGACGAAGGTACACATGATTGGATAATAGAAAAGGAGCATAGCGTGAATAACGACATCGCAGGTTTGTGGGATGAGGTTCAGTTTCGCCAAGAGCTGCACGATCGGTTGTTTCATGGCGACATCTACAACCTGACCAAACCGCACCGTTTAACGCACTTGGTCCTGCATCATTGCAAGTACACGTCCAAACTGTTCACCTTGTTTGACACCGAAGTCCGGGCCATGACGGGTCGTCCAGCCTTCTTCGAAGACGTCGATGCGAAAGCCATTATTCAGCGTCTGTGCGTTGACGGCATGATCGTCAGCCTCTCCATGTTGAACGTGGCAAACAAGCTGTACAGCGCCCGTCCACGTCAACAATCGTTCTGGTCATTCGAATGCTGCTTCCCGGAACTGATCCGTAAAGTGGGTGCTCTGGCCAAGACGGTTGAAGACATCGACCACATGGCACAGACCAACCCAATCGGCGAAGTCGTGGACAGTCTGGAAACGATGATGCAGTGCTACACTGGCGTCTTCCGCTATTTCGGTCAGAGCGAACGCGACCTTATCGAGCAAATTTATGCCAGACTGAACTTCATCGAAGAGAAGAACATGTACGGTGACCGGTTGCAATCGCAGATGCTGATGATCATCAACGAAGCCCGTGAACGTAAGGGCCTTCGTAAGTTGACCGCAGCAGCCGCGCGTGTAGGCAGCTAGTCAAACTTTCCACAGTGATACATTATCATTGTGTGCAACCCCCAAATCAACAACCCTCAATGAGGTAGTCACAATGAGTCACGGTCTCTCTAATCGTCCTGTAGGCACCATGCGCATCATCGGCTGTGGTGGCGGCGGTGTGAACATCGCTAAGGAATACCTGGAAGCTGGTCACAGCGCTGACGTTGCAAACATCGACGTCTGCTTCGTGGACACCTCTGACTCCAACCTCGATGATCGTCTGGTTGACAAGACCTGGCTGTTCGACGGCCTGGACGGTTCCGGCGGTCTGCGTCCTGAAAACGCTGAAGCCATCGCCAAAGCAGTGCCTGACATCCTGCGCAAGTTCCCACCAGCGGACATGACTGTTGTGGTCTTCACGCTGGCTGGCGGTACGGGTTCGGTATCGGGTCCTCTGATCCTGAAGAAGCTGCTGGACGATGGTCACATGGCCATGGGTATCGTGGTCTGGGCTCAACAGGCCATTCGCAACGCCGAGAACACCATCGGTGGCGTGAAGACCCTGGACAACATCTCGCGGTCGTGCGGCATGCCTGGCATCATCCATCTGGGCTTCAACAAGCCTGGCCAGATGACCGACAAGTCAGTGGACAACGAAGCGCACCTGATGATCACCGCTTTGGCTGCTCTGGTCTCTCGCCGTAACCACGGCCTGGACACCGCAGACTTGAAGTCGCTGTTCAACTTCACCAAGTCGACCAAGGCTCGCGCGCAACTGTGCCGCATGCACGTCTCCGACAACATCGAAGACTTCACCAAGCTGATGCGCAGTGGTGCTCTGGCCTCTGCTTACCTGCTGCGTGAAGCCACCGACCCAACGCCGGAAATGTTCGTGCCTTACAGCACCTACGGCGTAATGCCATCCATCGCACAAGCCAAAGGCAGTCTGTTCTTCGGTATCGAAAACGGCTCCATGGGCGAACTGCGTAAGCGCGTTGAAGACCTCGAGCGTGAAATCGCCGATCAAGAACAAGCTGCGACTGATGCAGTGGCGTTCACCGGCGACAAGGACAAGCCAACGGCCTCCGGCCTGGTTTGGTAAACACAAGGACCGTGGAGGGAATCTTCCACGGTCTTTATGCCGCATGTAGTAACAGGAACCTCACCATGAGCCGTACTCGTCAAGGCACACCCATCAGCGTCAAACGCCTGTTACCGGGCGATGAATTCCTTCGCGGTGGCAGTGAGCAGGTCTACCGCGTATTCGGTCGTTTCATCGACCACACCATCAACATGCGTGTCGAGTCCCATCCGCGGCCACACGACACCATGCACCCGCCGGTTCGCAGTTCTGAAGGCGCTCGTCGTGAGTTCCTCGAAATCACCACCACGCCGGAGCGTGTGTTGACTGGCCTGATCTTCGTGGATATGAACACGGGACTGGGTTACACCGACATGAGCGATCCACTGCCGATCCCAGGCTTCAAGCTTGACGATACGGTCATCATCATTAGCCCCATCTGCTAGGAGTTACACCATGAGCCAGAAGAAAGAAGTCATCCTCGGTGTTGACGGCAAACCGATGTACGAACTCATTACCAAGCCACACGCTGAACAAGCGTTCATGTGGCAGCCGGTCTACGGCGGCACGCCACTGTTCCGTGTGGGCTTCCTGTCGCCTGTCCCTCCGCGTCATCTGGAAGACCCGGAGTACATCCACGACTCCCGCCCAATCGCCTGGCCGTTGTACCACCCGTACTGGATCGTGCGCATGTCCCATGATGCCAACATGATGATGGCCTACGTGGAAAGCATCGACGACATCACGACCTTCTGGCCTGAAGCCACGGAGATCACTGTCTTCGAGAACAACGCGATGCGCTACGGCTTCAACGCCAACTTCCAAGAGCCGAGTTGGCTCAAAGAAGTGCATGCTGACGACTTCAAGGTCGCTCCTCGCAAGATCGGTGCGTTCCGCATCTTCGACGACGAAGACGACACCTTCAGCATCCTGGGCTTCAGCGATGACCTGGACTACGCTATCCAGCTGAACAACCACAAGCTGGAATACGGCGTGCACCCAAGCACTGAGTTCCAGGCTGAATACAAGACCTGGGAAACCCTGACTGTCGAGATCTACCCGACAGCAAACATGGACGAAGCCAAAGCTCGTTACGAAGAGCTGGTCAAGTTCCACACCCCAGCCAACCTCGAAGAAGGTGGCCTCCCGACGAACTTCAAGTTCTGATGGACTTCCACTCCAACCTTTCTATTGGCGCTGATGGGGTCGTGCTTCGAAACAAGCACGGCCTCAGTGGCTATTCCATCAAGGAACCTCGCAACATGAACTACATGGAACGCATCGAACTCACTCGCCGTCAACTGTGGCGCGGTGTATTGCGTCAAGAAGTCGCTTATGGCTTCCGTCAGAAACGCTCCAAGGCAGAGTTCCAGAACAAACTGATGAAGTACGCACGTCGTGCCGGCTTCAATCCGCTGACTGCATTCGATCACAATGCGCTGAAAGAAAGTGATCTGCTGATCGGCTGGGCTGGCAAGAAGCTCAAGACCAAAATGCGCGAGAAGGGCACCATCCACCTTGGCCGTAAGGCGAAGAAGGTCTCCCGTCGGGTCTTCAAGAACACCATGCTGTACTTCACCCTGCGTGACACCATCCTGAATCGCAAGTTGATGCCGGTCGGTGAGCTGCTCGCTGAAGAAATGACCATCCACGAACTGGTGCAGATCACCTTCTGTCGTAATGGCAAGAAAGGCAACATGCAGTTGCTGGACGCCGAAGGCAAGTACCGGACCATCCAGTGGCAGGAAGTGGAATCGGCTACCCAAGCTGACATCCTCACTGCATGGGCGCCTCTCCAAGTCGTCAAGACCTGGAGCGACAGCACCCAGACCGAACCCCGGCCTCTGTTCCGTGGTCCTCGCCTGCGTCCTCGTGATCCTGATTTCCCGATCATCTCGGAATCCACGATCGACAGCTCCGAGCCGCAGTTCAGCCCGACCTACTTGACGCCACCGGTGGCGTCGGAGAAAGCCGATGAGCAATAACGTCAAGACACGTATCACCAAGCTGGCTGAAGGCGTCGGTATCCCGTACCGCTACGCCAGTGACATCGGTAGCTTGGCTGAGCGGCTTCAAGAAGACAGGCCGGGCAGTGAAGTGGGTCTTCAGGTCAATACGACGGGGACCTTCAGTGAACTGGTCCTGACCATCAAGATCAACCACGACAGCACGGGTGCTGAACCGCGATGATCAAACTGACGACTGTCCTGCACTCAGCAGACACCACGTCGTCCTTGGTGGATCTGCTTATGTTCCTATCCAACAGTGAAGATAAGCAGATCCATACCTTGCTTGAACCGTACAACGAACTCGTGTGGAAACAAGACGACGCACCTTGCTGCGCTGTCATGGTCAAGCACGAGATGGAAGACGGTTCAGTCAACTACTGCATCGGGATGTCGTTTAAAGGCGTGGACTACATGATCCACGACTACGACCTCACTCCCAACCGATCAGTAGACAGGCTCAAGACGTGGTTCCCAAGCATCGATCCCAATCACTACCGCGAGGCCAAACTCAAGGAAGCCAACGCTAACCTTGGGCTGGACAACGGCGCTGAGCATTACGTTGATCTGTTCGGCGAAGGCCTCATGGAACGACCACCGACTCCTGCACGAGGGAAACCGCGTCCATGGAAACCAAGGTCTTGAGTCCGGCCCAGCACTTCGACCGGGATCGACTCACCCAAGAAGAACGGGATAAGAAGTACTTGGCAGAGCACTCGGACAAACGTCTAGTGGTCACCAGCCCTCCTTACCCCTCCACCATCGAAGCCATTGAGGCCTGTGGCGCAAACCGTTCTCTGGACTTTTGCGACTACGCCTATGTAACAGGGGATAACCGAGTCGTAGGGATTTACGAGTACTACGACGTAACACCAGACCAGCCTGTACCTCGAGCCCAACGTCGGGTTCTTGTACCTGCAAATTTCTGAAGCCATACATCATCAAGGTGTATACAGATCCCTTTAAGGAAGGAACGCATTATGACTACTGTCTTCGAATGTGAGACGTGCCAGAACGTCGACGATATTCATGCTACTCAGCAAACTGGCCCTGGCTACGAATGTGGTCGTTGCAAGCACGGCGAATGGCATCACATGTTCCCGGAAGAGCGCTATGACTTCGACAAGCACGGTCCTGCGCTGAACAAGACCGATCCACCGGGTGGTGGCGGCTGGCCGAGCCTGGGGTGACACTCCATAACGAGAGCAGGGAACCCCCTGCTCTCAGTGAGTTATTTTTTAGGTCTTTTTATACAGACACCCGGTATCCTTTGAGGGGACATGTATGAACATCGAATTTAAGGGCCCTACAGCGCTCGTGTTCGACGTTTCGTTCCTCATCGGTACCCTTGATGAGGGTGGAGAACTATCGTTGCTTGCATGGCAGTACGTGATCGAGCGAGAGTTGGTTGAGAAAACCTTCATGACCTTAGTCTCTTCTACCCCACGGTGCAAATCGTTGGAAAGGCAGTACCGACAGATCCGCGCTCTACAAGAACGGTGTGGAATGACATTCGTCGATCAGCTGGACAGAAACGTAGTCGCGCATTTGCAACGCTACGTGATAGCGATCGAAATGACTAATGAGATACTGGTCATGGTCAAAAGAAAAAAGACTTAGCTTGGAGTGAAGCCGTGCAGAACATCTCAGTACCGATTTCCGAGGTAGTTTCTTACCTCGACGATACACTGGACTTGTGGCCCCGTGGTCACAATGTGGAGAGCAGTGGTCCGGCCCGGAATGAGGCGCTGGTAAACGCAGCAGCAGCTTTTGCGAAAGCCTACATCCGCATGTCGATGAGGCACATCCGCAGGAAGCCTGACCCGCTCGAGGAATTGGTCGTAGCGTTGGGCTACCCCGTGAAGGCAATGTCCGAGGAGGATATTGACGAGCTGTGCAACGAATGCGACGAACACTACATGGCCATCATGATGACCATGGACCCGATGATCGACACAATCCTGCGCACTGTAGGTAATCGCACCGTCGAGTTTCGTCACATCAAGTTCACCGAAGACCTGATCATTGAAGTAAAAAGTGACCAGCTCGTAGAACGGTATAAGGACTTGCTCCGTCAAGTCAAGCGCATGACCCCGCCGAAGATGGTGCAGGAAATTGATGATCTGGATGAAGTGGCCGAGTACATCGACTACTGCATCAATGAAGTGTTCTCGAACATCAGTAACCCAGTCATCAAGGACGAAGTCAAGCGCATGTACATGGAGCAGCTCAGCCGTCAGTAACAGGTGCTCAGATGACAACATTCCTTGTCGCGACAGGTGAAATCGAGACCATGCTCAGAGAGATGTTTCTCGAACAGCATGGCTCGTGCTTCAGTTCGACTGTGACTAAAGCCGTGGCCACCTTGGTCAACTCATACAACCGGACAGAGTCTGCCAACTTGGTAGGCGATGTGATCGAATCATTGGGGGGTAACCTCTCTGATTACTCCCCGGTGGACGACATTGCAGATCAGTTCATCCGGTTGGTAGAGACTGGAACCGATCTTAAAGAGTACTTCGTTAATCTGGAGTACCATCCATTGAACGAGACCTTGTTCGTGGAGCAACGCAAACGCCCGGTGCCAAAACCCTCCCACCGCATAAAGGAAGACTATCACCATGCCCAAAAGCAGGGAGATTTCTATCCTGAACGGTTACGTCGAGCGCTCGAAGAACTTATATCCTCAGGCCTATAAGCCGTACACAGTGTCGAAGGTGACAGTCGGCCCAGCGCCTGACCGCATCCAGTACGTACTGGTCGAATCGCCCATGGATCATGATGAGTTCAAACGCCATTACAGGCGATTGGGCAAGATTGGCATCATGATCCCCATGGTCGAAATGATCAACTGTGCCATCATTGCCCGAGATGTACTCGACACTAGAGCCGGCCGTTCATGGATTAACAGGGTGCCCGAATCTGTGCACCGCGCCAACCGCATGAATATCCGCGCTGTCAACCGTATCATGCAGGCCGCGTTTATGGGCCTGCTCAAGAACGCCTGTTCCGACTGTCGTGTTCTTGAATACTGTGACGGCGTAATGGTAATAGAGGTGAGACGAGTTGTCGACTGGAATAAGCTCAATCGCTTTGAATCTACCGTACGATGAGGCATTCGATATGCTCGGCAAGAAATTAGCCGATCACATTGGTGCCTCAGCACTACTCTATGCCGCTATCGCGTATTTTGTCTTCGACGATTCTTTCTACTTGGAGGACATCAACGAGAACAACCCGGATATGGAAGAGGAATTGATGTGGTGGTGCGATGACATCTACTCCACCTTTTATACCCTCTTTGAGAACCTCAGGACTTTTTATGAGACCACCGATAAATCTTCTGGACCAGCTCAGAATTGGCGCACTCGGAAGCCATTCAGCCTCCTCAAGGTTGTCTACGCCGAGTTCGACGAAGACCTCTACATCCAAGCCTCGAGAGACCAAAGTGATTATCACCTTGGAAACCAGTGGCGAGTTCTTACTGAACGTGGCACGTGTACTGGACGCCACCGGCCTGTCGCTCGAGCAACTGTTCGAGTACCTGTCCGTCGCCGCTGGACGGCTCCATCGAACTTCTGACCTGCTGATCGAACCGATGATGAATGATCGGTTACCTCCGTCGATACAGTCGGAGCTCTCCAGTGTAATCGCTAACGTCGTTGAAGACCTGTCGCATTCGACAAGCCACTTCGTCGACCAGCTCGGCGACTTTCATTTGGTGGAGGTACTGGATGATGATCTTGCCGTTGTCGAAATTACCCCCAGATCAATTGGAGACGCCACCGTTGACCCCGCTACTATTGTGCATCCCCGTCGAAGGAAGCTGGCTCCAAAGTATCAATCGAAAGCTGCTGGCCGTAACGGTGTCCTCAGTGTTACGAGGGGTGATCAAGAACACGATCGCGATTGAATATGGACGAGTACTCAGTTATTGGATGAGAGAGTCTGCGGATCGGAATGTCCTTCGTGACCGGTTAATACTGGAAGTCGATGAAGCTTACGAGCTGGTCATACCCGTATTCTCTGACTTTGCAGACCAACTGAGCCGCTTCCGTAGTCTTGAGCATCTGTTCACTGAACTGGTGGCTTACGATGCGTTGGATGGCTCAATCGTTGTGAGAATATCCAATGGCTGAGCGTAACATGATCTTCAATGGGGGCGAGATCCATGAAGCCTTCCTAACCGACTTGTCCCAAGTGATGGACCACTCGTATGTCATAGACGAGATGTATTCGTTCTATGCAGATTGGTGCCGGAGGGGTGAGGTCGCAGTGGACAACTACTGCAAACCGATGTACCCCGTTTATCCCGGTTCCCGCCGAGAAGAGCAGGAAGATGCCCAAGACAACTTCATAGCGCTGAGAAATGCTATGATCAACCTCTACTGTACGATAGACCGTGCAACTCCTGGACTGGATCGACGTAGCGTTGTACACGCCGCGTACTACCCAGACGAAGAGGCCTTGATCGTCGTTGTGCGCTAAGGACCACCCATGATTGTCATCAACACATCTGAGGTGCTGGCTGACCTCCTGCCTGAGGTCTGTTACTCCCTCGACCCAGACTTGCCTCCCGACGAAGAACTGCCTGCTGCGGTTCGACGTTACGTGCGGGATCTGATCCTGCATGCATTCTTCATCGCCCTCAGGGAAGACCTGAAGCACCATGGCGAATGGTTGGCTCGAATCCGCCAAGACCGCTCTTTCAGCACGCTCTCACACCGGCGGTGGGTTGACGTAGAAGTAGTGGACACAGAAGGGACATTCGTACTACTCATTGAGGAACATCCGCATGATCACCGACTTCAAAGGTAAGACGGTTCGCTTCAACACCACGGCACCGAACGTCTTGGGTGCCAACCGCGATAACGTCACCATTGTTGCCGCGGACCTTGACCTCGATACAGCCCAGCTGATTTCGGATGTCAAGGCCAAGCACAGTCAGGTGAAGAACTACCTGACCACCCTGCCCCAGTCGGCAGGTTCGTACAGTTACGTGAAGTTGCGCTACGGCAACGGGGCTATTGAAGTCCTTGGTGTGCCGTGGATCGACCTAAACACCATTGAGGTTATCACTGATCGCAAGCTGGTTATCACCATCGCCAAGGTCAGTGACACAACCGAACAACTCGTGCGCGAGGCACTTCTCCAAAATGGCATCAAGGATTTCACGATCGACTATTAAGTGGCCTCCTCGTCGCCGTCCGCGGCTGCACTTCGAAGCGGGGACGGAGAACCACATTCTTCTTCCCTACGACGGAGACTTCTTCGCGGTCTACGGCGACTTCCTCGACGCGGTCGACAAGGTCGTCCACAAGCACCACCTGTCCGAAGAGCTTAAAGAGAACATGTTCGCCATGTGCTCCCTTGCCCTTCACGTGGACATCATGATCCGTGAGGAGAATGGTGAGACGGACGTGACAGAGTCCCACATGGACGACATCTACAACACGTTCGAGGATGCTGTTGCACAGGACTTCCTCGAGGAGGTGGTCAACTTCCACAACAACGGCATCAAGCCCCATGGCATTGACACGTTGCGGCTTATCCAAGCGCAGGAAGATGGCTTCATTCTCACCGAGGTTGTACCGATGCGAGAAGAAGACACTGTCATTTACACGTTCGTGAATTTCAGTGAATAAAAACGGAGGGGTACTCTACTATGAGCTACTCCTCCCTTTCTTTTTCTTTTGCCGTATCAAGGGCCCAACTGATGGAAAATCCGTTTGTACTTCCGAAGGAAGCCTATGTCCGTGACCTCGATCTGCTAAAGGGGTACTTCGAACAGAATACCCATTACCTGCATCGGATGACCGGTCAGCCAGAAGACAAATGCTTGGCTTTCCTGAAGCGTACACTCTCCCGAGGTGGGAAGTACCCGCTTCGTGATCCGAACATGCTGGTCCTGAAACAAGAATCACCGGGCAACCGGGTCAAGACTGAAATGACCCTGCTCAGCTACGTCAAGACGGTGACCGAGAGCAACCGCATCATCAGTCCATCGATGGTGTGCTACGAGAACCCGAAGGTGTTGAAGTCCCCTTCGGCCAAGTTCGTTGAATCGGGTATCGCAGGTCGTAAGAAAGCCAAGAACGAGATGTTCCTTGCTCAGGTAGCAGGGGACGAGACCCTTGAGAAGATCAAGGACGCCGAGCAGAACGCCAAGAAGATCGCGATTAACTCGCTGTCTGGCATGCACGGCTTCACCGGCAACATCCTGTACGTCAAATCGGGCCACTCCAGCCTGACCTCCATGTGCCGTTCGGCCACCGGTTACGGTAACGCCAGTAACGAGAAGCTCTTGGCGGGATCAAGACACTATTGGTCCCCCAAGATAACGATAGCGAATATCCTCGCGCTGGTGAAGAGCCAACCGCACGAGGAGTTCCGTCAGGCCATGGACAACTGCGGCTTCGTGTACCCAACCACCGAGCAAGCCGCAGCGTGCATCAAGCGTTCGACCGACCTGTACTGGCGCAACGAGGCTAACTTCCAGAAGATCGTTGATCTGCTTGAGAAGCTGACCCCGCTGGAACGGGCCATTGTGATGTACACGGGCGACCTGTACCACATTGCTCAGCTGAACGATGGGTTTGTCCGTGGGTTCATGGACCGCATCATCAAGCACGAGCCTCGTAACGACTCCATGGAAGTGGAAGACGGTTTCGAGATGCTGCGCAGCAAGAAGTTCGATGACGACACCAAGATGTTGGCCACGTACCTCAACGCTGACATCACCCGTGGTGAAGACTTTGACTCCATGAAGGAGAAAGGGATGACCGCAGAGCTGGCCTTGGTTGCCAAGAGCTCAGCGAACATCCAGAACACCTTGCAGGACTACTTCCAGTTCATCCGTGTGTTCCTCACGCCTGTGCTGTTGGCTCCAACCGTGGCAAACGTCAAGGGCATCTTGCGCCGTGTGGTACTGGCGTCTGACACCGACTCCACGATCTTCACCACCCAAGAGTGGGTAACGTGGTACACCGGCAGTGACGTGCGTAGCCGTGAAGGTGACGGGATCTGGTACACCACGACGTACGTGGCTTGCCAATGTATCGTGCACGTACTGGCGAAGCTCTCGGCAAACATGGGGGTGATTCAGGAAGACCTGCACCGTCTGACCATGAAGAACGAGTACGCCTTCCCAGTCTTTACCTTGACCAGCCGGGCGAAGCACTACTACGCGTTCATGAGTGCTCGTGAAGGCCGTGTGTACCGTGACTACGAGATGGAGATCAAAGGCGTAGCCCTGCGTTCCTCCACTGTACCGGTAGCAATCATCAAGCAGGCCAAGGCGTTCATGAAGGAAGTCATGACCCGCGCGGATGAGAACCGTCAGTTCACGTTGGAAGAGCTGTACCTGCTGGTGTGGCGTTTGGAGCAAGACATCTACACCTCGATCAAGTCCGGGGAACACCGTTACCTGAAGTCTGCACAGGTTCAGGAATCGTACCCGAACATGAACAAGGAAGACCCGTTCCGTGAGAAGACGAACTACCGTCACTATCACTTCTGGGAGCACGTCTTTGCACCGAAGTACGGCCATGTAGAAAGCCCACCCTTCTCCGTGATTAAGGTTCCGCTGGCGATCAATAACAAGACCGACATGCAGGACTGGATGGCTCACGTGGACAAGACGGACAAGGACATGGGTGAACGTCTGCGCGAGTACTGCCAACGGGCTGGCAAGGACAAGATGGGCACGCTCATGCTGCCTCTGTCGATCCTCTCGGGCATCGGGATGCCAGACGAGGTCATGGCCATGATCGACGTCCGTCGTCTCACCTACGAGATCCTGGAGTCCTTCTACATGATCCTCGAGACGCTGGGGATCTTCCAAGTGGACAGCAAGTACGTCCGCTTGATCAGCGACATCTACACCCCACGTGGCGAAGTCAACCTGCAACCTGACCCAACAGACGCAAACAGTATCATCCTCAAGATCGACGAGGATGACGATGAGGAGTACGAAGAAGATGATGGAGAGGACTGGCTTGCCGACTGAGTGCAAGATCCTCAAGTTCCCTGAGAGAAAGCCCCAATTGTTGACCACTTGGGGCGATCTCACCGGCGACTACAGCGCACACTGCGTCACCTCAGCCCTCATTGCCGAGCCGTTCAAACCTCGGTGTGTGGCTGAAGTATTCGCTGAACTGATGGATGTGGCTGTCACGCAGTCTGTTATCAGCGGTGTATCGGTGTACGTACTGGCAGAGACAGCGATCCGTCGCCACACGGGCTTGAGTGTCCCGGTGGCTAAGTTGCTGACTGAAACCCTAAGAGCTTTGAGGAGCGCCGATGAAGCCCAACGAGACCGTCTCAACCCTTAGAATCACACCGTGGTCTAAGGTGCATGCGTTCCAGATCCAGCGGGTTGACCGTACGGATTGGATGTTCGGCGATGAACCGTCGTACATGGCGTACGGCTTCAACCCAAAAGAGCGTCATCAGATCGACCCTGAGATGATGGCACTCTTCAAGCCAGAAGGCGGGCATTGGTTGATCGTCTGGCCTCATGGGATGGTGACCTTCCGTGATGACGTAACGTTCAAGCAGGACTTCACCCACCGCAGCGGTACCGTCTACGAGACTCCTCTACAGGCGCTCTTCCAAGCCGGTATGATGGCTCCTGAGGCCCAAGCGCAACGTGTGGTGGACAAAGCTGTCCGGCAGGCTCAGGCGCGCTTACAGGCGGAGCAATGGGCCAAGGAACGTGAGTCTGAACCACTCACCCGCGTTCTGCCTGATGGTACCGTGATTCGTCGGGTGATCCCAGGGCTGCTGCCCATGCCTGAGGCTTTCGTACAACCTCGGAGTGTGCACATTGCTTCATTGCCCATCATGACCAGCCTTTCCATTGATCGTTTGTTTGACTGACACGGCATAGAGAGGAGCCTAGGCTCCTCTCTATGTTTACAGGGTTTGTTCTGCTGCTTGGGGCGAGCTGTTCAGTAACGGCGTGACATTAGTAGCAATGAAGTTCGCAATCCCTGCTGCAACATCGGAAGGGATCTGGTTCGTCAGGTACTTACCACTGTCTGCTTCACTGAGGCTACGACGAATCCGGTTCCGGTCAGCGTCGTTCTTGACGTTCTTGGCCAACTGGTCGAACTTCAGCAGCATCGCTACCACCGGGAGCCTGGCCATGGTCAAGGCCCAGATTGCTTGGTTGGTGTAGGCGATGTCGGGCATCCGTACCGTCTGGAGCAGCGTGTCGTTGCCAAAGACAGGCACGTTGGACAAGATGTCACGGTAGTAGAGGGTCTGGTTGCAGAAGCGTGTAGCGAGCTCTTGCAGGCCTTTCTCCAACCGAGGGTACAAGTCAGCCGTGTAGAACGGCATGTCACTCTCAACCTTCACGTAACCTTGTCCGCCAATCAAGGAGTGCAGGGTATTGCCCACCGCCACGTCCAAGTGACTGGGGAGGAGGTTGGGGATGACGATCTGGGTGAGGAAGTGACTGACTGGGAAGGCAAAGCCCTCTGGAGCTAAGCCACGTACAGCCACCCGCCACAAGTGATACTGACAAGCCAGCAACGGGATGTTGATCTCGATCACCGCGGTGGCGCCGTAAGGCAATCCCTTGATGTCGTTGGTCCCATCCAGTTCAATAATACCACATCCCATGATAGGATGTGAGAGTACCCTCACAGGGCTCATATTCCGCCAGTTAAACCAGATCTGGGCCGGAGTGACTTCATCGTCTGCAATCGCGATGATGACTTCATTCACCCCTTTGCCGTAGAAGTGGCTGTGGTTCCTGACCCGCCCGTGGTGGCCGGCGGTGCAAAAGCCCATCTGACCAGCAAGCCGGTCGACGATGCTGGAGACACGGAGATAGTAGTCGGGTAGGTCGCCATCGAAAGGGATGTCGATCATGCCCAGGATCTTCTGTAGCAGGTGGTCGCTCTTCAGGTACCCCGGGTTCAAAGCCCGAAGCTGTTTATAGCGGTTCACCTGTACGTTCATCAGTTCGCGCTTAACGTAGTCCAGGCCAAACGTAGCGATGTTGGTCTGTTTGATCCTGGACTCGGTGTTGAACAGTTGGTACATGGCGATGGTCCATTGGCGGGTAAGTCTCAAAGGATAGCCGGATCTTCTTACCGAGGTGGTGCGAGTGGAATCGTAAAAAATAACCTGAGAGTGCATATGCTATAGGAGATCTGCTCCGACTGGGTTAACAGCCCAGTACAAGAGGAGGGTATTTCCTTTTCCTGGAAAGATCGCACGTAAATTTAAACCCCCTGGCCGAATCATAATGAGGCTCTCTGCGCGGATTCCATTCGAACTTCGTACGGTGCTACATTATAAACATGAATACAGAAGCCAAGCTTCGAAGTTCACTAGGCCTAGTAACGTTATATACCAAGGAGTCACACCATGGCTGTACAAGACGACATCGACAACTCCGCTTCGAGCAACGAGCGTACCTCCCGCGAAGCTCCGCGCCAAGAGCAGCGTGCTGAGCGCCCGGCTCGTGAATCCCAAGCGACCACCGCCGGTCTGCTGGACATCAACCGCCTGCTCGGCGCACCGATGTCCCGTCGCATCAGCGGCGAAGTTCTGGTCAACGCTGTTAAGTCGGTTAAGCACTGGTTCGATCCAGAGCGTCAGGTTGCAGGCGCCGGCCTGATCGACCTCTCCAAGATCCAAGTTCTGGGTCTGGAAGCTTCCGAGCACAACGTGAGCATCAGCTCTGTGATCCTGGCATACCCGGTCGAAGACAACGGCACCGTCAAGGTTCTGGTTTCCGCCCTGGCTCTGTCCTCGAGCATGACCGACGACGCCACCGTGCGTAACGTCGAGATCAACCACCGCACCTACCCGCTGCCGATCATCGCTTCCGACTACATCACCGAGAGCTACCTGGCTCTGGTTGACGAAATCGCGAAGAAGGCGTTCGAAGGCCAGCGCCGTAGCGTTGAAATCGTGCGTGCCGGCTGGCGTGTAGTGAGCCACAAGGTTGACTTCAACGATCCGGAAAACACCGAAGTGCGTCAGGTCGTGTTCTACGCCCAGGCCGCTCTGGCAGCGATCTACAGCAACCTGTTCCAGCCTGACCTGTTCTTCTCGCTGGACTGGCTGAGCAAGCAGTCGACTCTGGAAATCAACGTCGACCTGTCTGGCCGTGAAGTCATGACCGCCGACGGTCTGCCGCGTCGTTCCGACCTGGCCGTTACCGTTGCCGGCATCGTGCGCAAAGGCGACCAGAACATCCCTGTTGGCCTGGCCAACCTGGGCGGTTACGTCAGCATCATGTACACCCCGCCGGTCGAACAAGATCGTTGGTCCCGTACCCAGCGCCGTGATCAGCCGTACTTCACTCCGATGTACGTGATCAACCGCATGGACACCAACGCCAACGGCATCACCCCTGAGCTGCTGTTGCTGGCTCTGGCTGGTGCGTCGGTCATCTCCAAAGACCAAGCGTGGGCTCAGACTTACCTGCCGGGCGATGTTGCTCGTGGTGAGATCGACCACCGTGACGCTGGTCTGCTGAACATCCTCGGCCCGGATCAGGACAAGACTCCGGTCGAGTTCGACAACCGTGCGTCGCTGGACACCCACAAGTGGGCTCAGTACTTCTTCAGCCTGGTTGACGACAACCTGGCCTGGGCTATCGAGCTCGAAGAAGGCGGCGACAACAGCTGGATCACCTCCCTGCTGTCCGACGCTGCAACTGACGACAGCGCCAACAAGGACGCCATCGGCCGTCTGTACGACTACGCCGACCGTCTGACCAACGGCAACTTCACCCGCCGTGCCCGTGAACTGGGCGTCGAAACCCCGCTGCAAATGTCCGGTGCTCGTTACCTGACTGGCACCTGGATCGACGAGAAGGGCAACGAGCGCGATCTGCGTGAATGGGACCTGCTGCGCTGGATGGCCACCAACCCGAATGACGAAGGCGAGTCTGCCCTGCGTTATCAGGACGTGATCGACCGCGTTGACCTGGACGTTGAAATCCGCGTCAGCGAGCAGTACGACCAACTGACCAGCGCTCTCGGTGCGAGCAACGTCAAGTTCGCTCGTTACGTAGACCTGGCGTTCGTCAACCCGCAGTTCATCGAAGCGCTGGCCATGGCCGTTGCTGATTGCAAAATCAACATCGACCAGCGTTCGGCTCACTACACCTTCGGCAACCGTCGCCTGCGTGGTAACACTCGCATCCGTGACTTCGTCGGTGGTGACCTCACTCACGGCATGCTCTCGAGCCGCCGCGTGACTGGTGATGGCGCACGTTCGCTGCGTGGTAGCGTTGGTAACGGCTTTGGCTTCGGCAATAGCTTCTAACTGACGTTCATAGCTTGGGGGAGCCTGTGCTCCCCCTTGTTATGCCTTTTTATTTTCACCGGGCACTAGGGGAGGTCAATGAAAAAGCGTAATGGCATTTACTTACGCGTGGTGGGTTACGACACCATGTTCATGCATCAGTCGCACCCAGCGATCCTGATGAACGACTTCAACATCGATCTTGAGGCAGACCGTCTCAAGCTGAACAACCTGATTTATGCCAGCCTCGACGGGGACTCGCTGAACAACACGGCGAGCTGTGACTGTGGACTCATCCACGGCATGGACAATTACGGCATCCGCTGTAATGACTGTCTGAGCTTGGTCATGCCGATCACTGAGAAACCACTGGAGACTCTCCTGTGGATCAAATGTCCGGCAGGCATCAAGAAATTCATTAACTTGACAGTGTGGCGGATTCTCTCGAAGAACCTGACGCATTCGAACTTCAACATCCTGGAGTACCTCTGCAACCCGCGCTACACAGCTGCCTCTCCCCTGGCGGCTGACAAGATGCGCAAGTTGGATAAGCTGGAAATCCCCCGTGGCTACAACCACTTTGTCGAGAACTACGAGTCCATCCTGGTAGCGCTGTTTAAGGCTGGCTTAATTGGTCCCTCGGCATCTGCCCGTAAGCGTAGAAAGATCATGCGCTTCTTGCAGGAGAACTTCGACCGGACGTTCTCGGATTACCTGCCATTCCCAACGCGTCTCGGGTTCATCAAAGAGAACTCCAACAACCGTATCACGGCTGACCCCAAGATGGTGTCTGCGGTTAACGCCGCGCACATCCTGATCGGGATCGACAACCGTGAGACTGCCGAGAATCAGCCCAAGCTGGCTCAGGCGGTAAAAGAGGGTCGCGTTGTTAGCGCACTCCAGCACTTCAATGACTACTATAAGACCTTCGAGTCTGAGGTGATCTTCAAGAAGCCTGGGGTAGCACGGAAGCTGATCTACGGTACACGTCCGTACTTCGGGTTCCGTGCGGTGATTACGTCGCGTCAGAAGCCTCACCGGCAGGACGGTATGGAGATGCCGTGGTCCGCGAGTACCTTGCTGTTTAAGGTTCACTTGCAGAACAAGCTGCTGACTCAGGGGTACATCCCCAATGAGATGCAGGCCCTGATCTACGAGAACACTCTACGCTGGCACCCTGAGCTGGACAGGTTGTTCAAGGAGCTACTAGCCGAAGCTCCGAACGGCACCATTCCAACCACCTTCGGTCGTAACCCGACGCTGACCCGTGGCTCGATTGGCTACAACCAGATCGACACGATCAAGCCGGACCCAACTGACAACACCATCAGCATCTCGCCGCTCAACCTGATCGACAAGAACGCTGACTTTGATGGTGACGCACTCTGGGGCGAGCTGCCGCTTGACCTGAAGAACGCGAAAGTCATGTCCCGCCATGATCCAGTCACAGGTGTCATGGACCTCGACAAACCCTTCACGGTATCCCGTAACACGACGCTTCCGCCGCCGTTGATTGCGACGATTACCAGTTGGATCGTCGAGGGCGACCAAGTATCACGATGAGGAGACCACCATGGCGATAGCTATCTACGCTGATGATCAGGAGTTCGGTGTCATGCACTACGGACTTCCGCGATCGGAGGACCGTGCGGCTATCCGACAGCGTATGGAAAACACTGCACGGTCGTATGGCCTGTCTGGCAGTGAAATGTTCACTCGAGCGGTACAGCGGTTTGAGTCGTTTGACTTCGATCGACTGGAACGCAAGATGGACGCCCTGAAGCGGAAGGTCAGTCACCTGTTTGACCGGGACGAAATCCGGCCGATGTTCAAGATCGGTCAGTTCCAGCAAGCAGGACCGGAACAGCAACGCTGGCTCATGGCTAACCCCCGTGCTCAGCGTCTGCTGGAGAAGGACATGATGAATGGCTGGCGTGACTCGTTCGTGAACTACTTCCAAGGTAGACACGGCGAGGATAACCCAGATTACCAAGCAGTCATGGACGGCCTGTTCACCTTTAACGAAGAAGGCGGGGCTGTGAGTACGCAGTACCTGACCATTCGTGACGGTGACAACCGTGGTCCGCTGCGCTTTGCCGAGCAAACCTTGGTGAAGGACAGCATGTGGGCTAACTTCGAAAGCTTCCTCGATGCAGGTCTGGACGATCCAAGCGACGCCAACAACGGGTCGCTGTAAGTAAAGGAGCGGGGTCAAGTGGAGCACAGCCTTATGGGTATGTGCTCTGCAACCGCCTCGCCCCTTTTCTTTTTCGTCTGGAGTGTCCTATGGCACGTGTCATCCCGGTCTTGGGTAGTGTTGGATTTGCTACCGATTTGACCATCAAGGCCGATGAAGCCCTGACCAATTTCTATATCTCTCAGCGCTCGCAGTCCGACATGTATCGGGGTGCAATCGTCAGTCTGGGGGATATCATCAGTCGACTCGGAAACAACCCCTCAGGCCTCGAAGACGAGGTCAGGGACGTACTCGAGAGCTACTTCGAGCGTCTGTTCGATGAAGTGACCCTCGATGTCAACACCGTAGTCAAAGGACCCAGTATTGATTTACAAATCGGTGCTATCCTACGAGACGGTGACAAGTCGATTGACATTCAACACGTAGTGACGTCATCCGATTCCAAAATTCGCAGCATCATCGATCTGCAAAATGACGGTAAGCCATTCATTCTGGCTGACCTTCTTACTACCTAGGAGTGATCCATGTCCCAAGTTGTTAAGCTGAACACCCAAAACGGCCCGATCCTCATGCTGGCCAGTCAAGTCTTCCAGCGCGATGACGGCACCGATGTTCGTGCAGACGAACTGGTTGTCGGTGACAGCTACACCGTGACTCGTGGTGGTGCTCAGCTGCGCGAAACCGTGACCGAAGTATTGGTTGCTGAAGCCGGCGAAGCGCGTGAGTTCCTGCAAGAAGCCCGTATCGCCAAACTGGAAGACCTGCTGGCTGACCAAGGCTCCCGCCTGGAAACCGTCGAGCACGCTCTGGAAAGCGCCAACAACGCTCTGCTGAACATCCAGCGCAACATCGTCGACATGACTGCGGCCCACATCGACCGTCTGTTCAGCGATCCGGTCATGATCGACAGCATCTGCCAGCGTATCCTGATCGCCGGTGCCAACGCCATCGCCTTCAAGGCCCGTGCTTCGCAGCACCGCACCCCTGAGCTGGTTGTTATCGAGCAGCCAATCCCAGGCGCAATCCGCGTGACTCTGCTGGAAGAAGGCGGCGTGCTGGTTGAAGAGCAACTCACTGACACCGGTGAGTGGGTGACTGGCGAGAAGATGTCCGAAAGCATGCAGGGCGAAATGATCCCTGAAGTGTTCGGTAACCTGCTGGCCGGTTTCGGCGCAAGCATCGGTCGTCCGTACTACGTCGTAGAAGACGTGCATCTCGAGACCTTCCGCAAAGACGCTCAGGCCGGCGCCAAGCAAGCCCTGGAACAAGTTGCTGGTGCAGCTGCTCCGGTGGTCGAAGCGCCTGCTGCTGATCCTGCACAGTCGGCGTCGGAAGCTCCGATCGTTCACTAAGTCCTGCACTGGGGGAGGCTTCGGCCTCCCTCTTTTACGGAGAGACTGTCATGCAGCTTACCGACGACGATTTCAAACGTCTGGATCAGATGGACAAAGAAGCCAACGCTAAGATGAACGAGCGTGACTTCATCCAGCGTCTACTGCCTCACCTTGTGCCGAATGGCACTAACGAAAACGTGCGCGTTGACATCTATGTCGCTGCCGCAGGTCATGCCAACCGCATGATCGACGTGTTCGAAAACGGCAACCCTGCCAAGATCCTGTTCACCGTTCCACCGTTGATCTCCCCGACTCCGATGACCATCCGCTCGATTCATGCGCGGCCGGAAACGGACATTGGTGAACTCAGCGCTGAGTACGATGCTCAGGTATCCACCAACGCCCCAGGCATGGTGATCGACGGTTTCGTCAACCGCCTCATGGCGTTGAACTACAGTCCGGCTGACGCGATCTCCGCGGTCTACAGCCTGATGTGGGCCAAGATCTACCGCCGTTACAACATCCCGCTGGAACGCATGTTCGGTGAAGATGCTCCTGAAGTGGCCCGTCAACTCGGCCAGATCAGCGGCGAAGCCGAGACTGATTCCACTCCGGTCAGGAAAACCCTCGATGAGATTGAAGACGACGACATCGAACCGCTCTGAAAGACTCATGGCGTTCATCTCCGATATCCACTTAGCCCACCCACGTACCAACACGTACCACATCATCGAGAACCTCCGCAAGGCGTTTCCGGATGATGAGCAGACGGGCAAGCTCGATGTCATCTTCTTTGCAGGCGATGTCTTTGACCGCCTGATGAGCCTACCTCAGGATGAGGTGGACGCCATCCAAGAGTGGATCGGTGATCTTCTTCGTATCTGTGCGAAACGCGACATCATCGTACGGGTCCTCGAAGGCACTCCAAGCCATGACTGGCGCCAGTCGAAACAGTTCGTCAACGTCAACAACACGCTGGACAATCCTGCTAACCTGCGCTACGTCGATACATTGAGTATTGAGGTGATTGCAGAGCTGGACAACCTGAGCGTGCTGTACGTGCCGGATGAGTGGAACGCTGACGCCAGTGTTACATGGACTCAGGTCCAAGAACTCCTCTCGATCCATGGGCTGGACAAGGTAGACGTGGGCTGTATGCACGGTGCCTTCGATTACCAGTTGCCGATTGAGTCGAGCAAGAACCACAACAGCCAAGCGTACCTTGCACTGGTCCGTCATTTCATTGGCATTGGCCATGTGCACATCCGCACTGAGCGTGCCCTCTCAGCGTACTCCTCGGTCATCTTGGCCCAAGGGTCCTTTGATCGGTTGTCACACGGTGAGGAAGCGCCGAAGGGACATTACAGGGCGTGCATCTCGCCTGCCGGTAATTACCATTGGTTCGTTGAAAACGTCGGTGCCCGCATCTATAAGACGCTGGACTGCCGTAACCAAGACATTGATGAGACTATCAACCTCTTGGCGCAATATGAGAATGAACCAGACCAGTCGAACTTCCGACTGCTGATTCAGCGGGGCGGTACGGTGCAGTACGGGTTGAAGGATCTGCGTAAGCGGTTCCCTCAGTTCCGCTTGACCACACAGCAGGATGATCTGAAGACTCAGGAAGAAGTAGTCCTGACTCAACAGCAGGCTCCGGTGGTTAAACCGATCAGTATCACCCCAACCAACATTGGCCACCTCGTGTCTGAACGGATGGCGCGTCAAGGTGTTGACGTGTCCGATGCTCGAGCACAGAAGGTCCTTGCTGTCCTGGACAAATTTAAGGAGGCGGCATGATCAGTGATCCTAGTGCCCAAGCGGCGCTGTCAGGCCGTGAGCTGGGGCAGATCCCCGTCTCTATCGGTACCAGTCTGGCCCTCGAGGGTGCCTTTGGCATCCTTGAGGATAACCACAACCCGAAGCCCATCATTCACAACGTGGACGTCCTGTACGTCAACATCCGGACCCTGATCCGGAACATGGTCGGGGCCATTGACGCTGAGCAGCTCAGCGCGGTCTTTCCAGAAGACTTGGCCTTCAGCCTGGTGAATGAGTTGACCACCATTGAGCAAGCGGTGGCACTGGTCTCCAAAGGTCGGGTGAAAGTCCAGCCTTATCTATGTAACTACCGGGACCTGCCTCGCAAGTTCCAGTACGGCATCCTCAAGAACGCGAACACCGATCGTCAGCGCTACGCAGCGCTACGTGAAGAGAACACAGTCATTGAGTTTCGTCGACTCCTGCACGAGCATCCGCACATTCGCCCTATCGAGACCGATATGGAGTTGCCACCGGACGCCCGTAAGGTGCTGTTGCTGTCGAACTACGCCGTGGATCTCTTGCAGCGTTACAAGTTCGCAGCCATCACCCTGCTTGAATCGCATACCGGCGCCACTAAGCCTCCAGCAATGTGGTACACCAAGCTTACCAATGGTAAAGAGTTGTCGCACATTCCGTTTGATCGGATGACGCTTCAGTTCTTCGGAGACAACGGTAACCTGTTCACAGGCTTCCCGATCAAGTTCCGGAGGATCATGCTCGACATCGCTCAGAAAAACCGCTGGCATGCCATGACGACAAAAGACTACATCATCCAATCGGTCAAGAAGGCTTACGAGCCCGAGCTTGAAAGACTGGTGATCAATCTTTACTCGAAAGGCTAGGGGAACCGGCGGGTAAAAAGAAACGCCTAGGTCCTATCTTTTGAATAGAAGCCGATCACAATTTTTGGTTTGGAGTAACACTAGATGAGCGAACAGAACGCGCGTCCGGAAACAATCCTGGACGACCCTTCCCTGGCCCTCAAAGCGAAGAAGCAAGACGGCATGGAAGGCGAGCCTACTCTGCGTCCGGCTTACTACGAAAACAACCCGCGTCTGGTCGTGAAGACCCGTGTACCGAACGACAAGAACCATGGCAAGATCGAAGCGGCGTTGTCTAACCGTGCGTTCTTCTCGGTCCTTCGCGCTCTGGAACTCGTGGCCAACTCGAACGGCCCGACCATTGTCTTCCTGGACAACAAAGGCCACCGCTTCGTTGATAAGAAGCGTGATCCGAACCCGTCCATCATGAGCATGATCAAGCTCGAGAAGACGAACGAAGGCGTGATCTCCATCTGCATCAGTGCCGGTAAAAACCGTCCGCTGATCGAATTCCCGTTCCTCGACTGCACCTACCATCAGTTCCGTGATGGCCAAGGCAGCATGCCGGTAGACGTGGCCTCGAAACTGTACTGCCTGGGTTGGATCGACGTCGTTCGTGAATACCTGCCAGTCGTGATCGAGAAGAACTACGCCAAGCCAGCCTGGATGCAGCGCCGTGAGCAGAACAACGGTGGCGGTGGCCAGTGGGGCGGTAATGGTGGTGGCGGTAACCGTCAAGGTGGCGGGGGTAATAACTGGGGCGGCAACAACAACGGCGGCGGTAATTCCGGCGGTGGTGGTTGGGGTGGCAACGGTGGTGGTCAGTCTCAAGCGCCTGCGCAGGTATCTGGCGGCACTGGCTTTGACTTCAGTGACGACGTGCCTCTTTAAAACGAGCCCGACATAGCCAGCATCGACACAGGACCAGTCTTGGTCCTGTGTCGACTCTTATACCCTGACGGCGTTCTGCTCGACCTCGATATGGCGATACATTATACTAAGTGAGTAAACCATTAACGAGGATCTGTCATGGGATCTCCACTTGCTAAAGCACCTGGTGCGTACGCCATTATTCACAATCCGACCGGTCGATTCTACGTAGGTTCTACTCAGAACTTGCAAGAACGCTTTCACGTTCATCGTAACAGTCTAGTCAACGGCACCCACTACAACGCCAAGTTGCAGGAGGTGTTCACATCGCTCGATGACATCTCCATTGAGATCGCAGTCGCTAGTTCTGTAGAGGAGGCTCGCCGTGGCGAGCAGACTTTGCTGGATAAATACTGGCACGATCCAGATTGCTGTAATGTAGCCGTCAATGCAATTCCAGGCTGGACTCCAGGTAATGTTCCAGAGCACATCATCGAGAAGAACCGTCAACGTTCCATCGGTAACCAATACGCCAAAGGCCACGTTGTGTCTGACGAGGCCCGTGAAGCTGTTCGACAAGCAAACACTGGGTTGAAACGTAGTCCAGAAACGCTTGATCGAATGAGCTCTGCTAAAGACCACCTCAAGCGACCCGTCCTCATCGACGGTGTGAGATACGCTGGGGTGCGCGATGCAGCAATAGCTCTCGGTATTCCGTTAGGAACTGCCAGAGCACGGCTTGATGCGACATCACCCAAGTTCGCCCAGTGGAAATTCGTTTAAAGACTTCTGGCGCGATACATTATCTCATTGTAACCAGTAACCATCGAGGTTGTACCACGTGCAGATTCAGCTTAATGAACTGTCAAGTAAGGGAATCACATCCCTGAATCTGGAACACCGCGGCAACTCAATGAAGCTGTCGGCTGGCAGCTACCATTCGGCTGCGATCATCAACCGTGACACACTGTTCAAGGAGACCAATGACTTCCTCGCGAGTCTAAGCCCCGAGGCGCAATACCAGCTTTGGGAACTGTACCTCAAAGTCAACGAGTACCTGTCGTCCGAAGAGATTCGGTCGTCCTTCTTTATCCGTGCCGAGATCGAGACGGTCGTCAAAGACCTGTACAAGATCATCACATGGCCAGTGGTTCGTGGCTGGGTAGAGCAGGCTCGCTTGGACATCCCAAGCGATGTCAGTGAAAAGTTCGAAGAGTTCAACGAGCGCGGTCGCAACTACCGCAGTCGTACGTACATCAAGGCGGACTACATTGACTTGCAAGCGCTGGCGTTGGGCTTGCGGATGGTCGTGCCTATCTGGGGCATGTACATCCAAAACGTGGCGTCTACCCACGGCAACGGTTACAAGGAATCCGAAGCTGTCAAGCTGATTGAGCTGGCCGGTGTGAACCAATGGCCTCCTTATATCCGCATGATGGAGTACATCGAGGCATCGGTGGACAAAGAGATCAGCATGACCATGGTCATGGCCGGTCTATCGAGTGAAGAAGTACCGCGTCACTTGATGGCTATGGCATTAGTCCGCAAGATCTCCATCGGGCCGCTGTCCACTCCGGTGGATCGGGACAGCCTGGCTCGTATCCTGTTCAACTACGTGACAGGCACGCACCTGCGCATGGATGGTCGCTTCCAAAGCGTCACCGGCGTGGTACAGGCCAAACGTTCGCGCAGTCTGGACAAAGGCGATGAGGATAACTCGTCGGTCTGGGATGACTACGGTCAAACCACCGAGATCACCGAAGGCGACCGTCAGTTGCTGGAAGTGTTCAGTGAGAACACCCAAGTCATCGTGGTACGTGCTGACCCGACTCTGGACATTGCTCGTGTGCAGCAGTGTGTCGCCATCTGCTCTCGTCACGAAGAGCGCAAGGTGGAAGACTTCCAGAAGGCGATCATCTTCTGGGTCATCCGGACGATCTCGCCTGAAGCCCGTGAGCTGTTGCTCAAGCGTACGGAGTTCCGTCTGATGGGTGTGGCTCAGGCCATCCTCGATCACTGGGGCTTCCATGAGCTGGCACTGCTGGTCTCGGCGGAAGAGTACATCAGCGATGACGGTGAAACGTACATCCCGACGGAAACCCGCAACAAGATCACCAAGATCCAGGCCGAGATCTTGGACAAGCAATACCCGCACTGGCGTCAGGAAACCAAACGTCAGGAACCGGGCAAGCGTGGCAACGTCGCAGTGACCGCCATTGACATGGTGGTGGACTGGATGAGCGGCCGGGCTTGGAAACCACATGCACCTCGCGACATTATCAACCGTGTACCGATGTTGACCCAGACTGGCTACATGTACATCTCGGGCGACATCAGACGACAACTAGCAGACATGATCATTCATGTCAACAACACCATCGGGAGCCGTACCCATGCAACTAATTGATCTCGTATTCCGTGAGCGCTCGGGCTACAAGGACATGCAGCTCCGTCCTTATTACGCTGATGCCACTGATGAATTGATCGGCATCCTGGACCGTGACACTCGCGGCGGTGAAGACCTGACTCCAGCGGCCCTGAGCCGCGTGGCGGGTCGAATCATCCGTCCTGCTGCCAAGCACCAAGGGTCCGCCCTGATTGCCGGTGGCTGGGGCGAGAAGCGTTTCATGTTCATGATGACCGTGTTGGTTCGCAAAAGCCGTACCGACATCCGGACCCTGGAGATCTCCGGTTACACCGACCACGTGGGTGCTTCCCAAGGCATTCGCGGTATCAAGCTTGACGAGAGCATGGCGTTGTACTTCAACTCCGTGACCGAGCTGAACCAGAGCTACATGGATACCCCGACCCGCCGTGGTTGGCAGACCCAGATTGCCAGTTCCAACCATTTGATTGCGCCGCAAGTCTTGCCGGACTTCAGCCGTGATCGGATGTCAGCGGGTACGTTGGTGATGCGTCCAGAAGACGTGTTCCACAACAACCCGAAGAACGTCGTGTCCAACGCGTTCAACCGCCGTGCCGAGAAAGAGAACTACCTTGACATGCGTCATGGGTTCACCGGTAAAGGCCTGCGGATGTCTCACCGCCTCAATGACTCCTCCACTCGTTACTTGCACCGCTCGATCAAGGCGCTGGCAACTGCGAATGAAGGCGAGATGTTCGGCCAAGGCAATCAGTTCGACCGCGACACTGGGTCGATCCTGAAAGACGCACGCTCTCAGGTCCGTGAGAAGACCGTGAGCAGCATTCCTGTGCTGGCTGACATTGCTCGTGAGACCAACATCCTCGAGCAAGGCTTCATCACCTACGGCGAGCTGATCGCCATGAACCCGGACTACATGTGGGACGACGTCAAGGTGTTCTTCGAACGCCCTGAAACAGTCCGTAACTACCAGAACCGTTCTGGCTGGTCCGGTCGTGACAACAGCACCATCGCTGCGATCCAAGTGGCGCGTGCGTTGCCAGCGTTCATGGCGTTCCACCACATCGCGTACGTCGAGTTCACGGCGGACAACATGTCGGCCATGGGTGACGCAGTCATGATCATCCCGCAGTGCCTGCCGATCATTGGCAAGCAGATCACGGATCGGTCGTTGATGGCGTTCGAAGAGCGCTGCATCACCGAGATGTTCCATGACATGCTGCCGTGGCCTGACTGCATGTTCGACATCAGCGTTAAAGCGGGACTGTCCAACGACATCGAAATCTGGCTCAAGCTGGAAGGCGAAGATCCGTTCGAAGACGTGTTCCCGGTCTTCTGTGACTCCTTGGTGGCGCCGGTCATCGTGGACGATCAGGACACCATCGGTGCCATGAGCTCCTCGCTCACTGACATCGTGGACAAACTCGGGTCGGGCCGTCGTCCAAACGACAACGATGACTACGAAGAGTCCCCACTTCTCAGCAACACTGGCAATTTCAATTTCTAAGGGAGTAACACATGGATCTCCATGATTTCAACCCCCGTGTGCTCAATGCCATCGGGATCGTCGACGAGACAGGTAAAGGTCACCTGAGCCGTGTGCTGGGCGAAGACCGTACTGTGCCGTTCATGATCGGCGAGAAGCGCGTGGTGCTGCCAACTGCCGAGCATCTGCGCGGTGATGACAGTGGTGTGGTGATCTATCACCCGCTGTCGGAGAACATCACCCGTGGTGAGTCGGACATGATCAAGTCGATGCGCGATCAGATCATGTTCAAGCTGACCGTGATCGCGGTGCAGTTGATCTCTGAGCTGGGCCGTGTGGCTGCCACTGACAGTGAGCACTCCCGTCTCGGCAAAGATGCCAGCAAATACCTGAAGCAGGTCTCGGGCATGGACGCACGGTCCTACGAGTTCCTGAAGAAGGTCATCCTGCGTATCGGGCCGGAGCCTGAGAAGCGTCTGGTGTCCATCAGCCTGCGCAAGGGTAACAAGGACGGCGTGCTGCGTGCTGCCAAGTTCAAGTTCCCAGTCTTGGATCAGTTGCTGACCGACGAGCAAGAACTGCTCGGCGTGAAGTACCCGTCCAAGAAGGCGCGTCAGAACCTGATCGCGTTGTTCGAGATCGTGCTGGGTGACGAGGACACTCGTGCTGGCTACGATTACGGCAGCAAGAACATGGCTGCGCCGTACTTCCACGCACTGATGATGGGCTTCAATGCATTTGCCACGCACCTCAACGGCGTCATCAAGACGCACAAGAAGTTGCTGGGCCATGCCATCGATGCTGACGGCAAGGAAACCGGCCGCTGGCTGTCCGACGACCTGCTGATCGACACCAGTTGGGTTGACGGCATGGACGACCTGGCTGACATGCGCCGCATCGTGCCTCCGCAAGAAGGTAACGAAGGCTGCATCATCGTGGCCGAAGCCAAAGACGTGGCGAAGACGGCTGAGAAGCTGTCCACCCGCATTGCCCCACCTACCCGTGCCAGCAATGAAAGCCGCAGCGGTGGCCGTGCTGATGAACTCGACCTGCCGTTCGATGTGGACGACGATTCGAACCAAGGCACCAAAGCACGTCGTGACGAACCACCTGCTCGCCGTACCGGTGGCAAGTCGCTGGACGATTACCTGAATGGCGGGCGCGATACCCGTCGTGACGATGATCGCCGTGGCGGTGACCGTGACCGCGACACTCGCTGGAGCCGTGAAGATCGTGGTCGTGATGACCGCGGTGGCCGCTGGAACAACCGCGATGGTCGTGATAGCCGTGACACCCGTGATGAACGTGGCGGTCGCCGCTTTGATCTCGGCCTGGACCGTGACCGTGAGCCAGAGCGTGAAACCAGCTGGAGTCGTCAAGACTTCCGTCGGGAAGAGCGCAGCACCTCCGGTCGTCGTCCATTCGGTAGCGGTGCACAGCAGACGCAAAGCCGCAGTCGCTTCTGACTGACGGCATAGAGGAAGGGGCAATTACGCCCCCTCCTCTTTTCTTTGTTAGATACGGCCTGGTGTCTGTAGGTAAAGGTTCTTGAGGTTGTCGACCACTCCCAAGTCCGGGAGCCTCATTTCCTTGAAGTCTCTGGTCATCTGTGTAGGGCAATCGAGGTCGTTAACCACCATGAAGATCAGCAAATTCTCGATCGGTAGCTTCAGTTCTACGAGGAGCGACATGAAGTTGTACTCGAACTTGTGAACGAGTCCCGGGTCCAAGGGAGTCTTGATCGAGTTCGCCTTGAGGTATGCTTCATGGGTGTGGATGTAACTTAGGAATTCTGGTGTGTGGAAGGTCGTAGCGCCTTCGACTTGCATCAGGTTGTTAAGCAACTGGCTCATGCCCGTGTTCCTCGTTTGAATTTTCTTCAGAGATACATTATCTAATTGGTAAGCGAACGCTAACCTGTAGTGTAATGGGAGTAACCGATGTTCAACGACAGTACCCCGTCCGTGCAAGAGCAGTTGGCTAAGCTCTATGCGCAGCAGTCATGGCACAACCCGGTTGAACTTCATCCGGAGCTGATGTCGCTGTACGGACTCAACCCGTTTATCCGGCACATCTCCGCCAGCCGGGCGGCGATGTTTACTGGTAACTTGGCGCAGATGGTGGTTATCAAGAACCCCATGCGCAAACGCATCCGTTCTGGGATGGAGCGCCCTTTTGGCGAAGCAACGTTCTCGATCGAGTTCGACGATGATGTCGAAGTACTCGAGATCATTCCCCGCTTTGGCCACACGGCAGGCGCAAACCGTATCCGTCATTCACCACAGACAGCCGTGTTGTACGAGAACCTTCGCACGAAGGAACTTGGCGTCACGATGTTGACGGACTACCACGTCACTCACCAACACTTTGGCACGGAGTTCAAGCGTAACCGCGATGCGCTCGACAAAATGCGTAAGGGCGTGCGGTTTAAGAAAGGCACTCGACTGGCACACAGCCCGTTGATCGATGAACACAAGAACTACATGTACGGTCGTGAGACGAACGTGCTCATGGCGTCCGACGTGGCAGGGACTGAAGACGGTGTTAAGGCACGCCGTGGTTATCTGGAGTCGTTGGCCCCCACAGGATTTGAGACCCGGGTGTTCGAATTCGGGCGAGAGTTCTTCCCTACCAACCAATCACCGATACCGGGCGTCTACAAGATCATGCCCGATCTGGGTGAGAAGGTCAGTAGTACCGGTCTGTTGGTGGCCCTGCGCCGCTACGATCCAATCAGCGCTGTGGCAAACATGACTGTCGATGCGTTGATGCAGCCGGACTACATCTTCGACCGCAAGCGCTTCGTGCAGCACATTGATGCTGAGGTGGTGGACATCAAGGTTGAGCGTAACACCTCGATCCCGATCCCGCCGCTGCCTGTGGGCATGGACGAGCAACTGCTCAAGTACTACAACGCTGACACCGAGTTCTACAAGAAGATCGTTGACTTCTGGGTGGATAAGCGTAAGGACGCTCGCCGTCGTGGTTACAGCGAGCTGCCGATGGAACCTGCGTTGAGCCATCTGGTGTACGAGGCCATTGGCCGCGTGACGCCGGACTACATCCGTCCTGACGGTGGGTTCAACAAGAAGTACGATGACAACGGCAAGGTCGACAAAGTCTACCGTGGGCTCAAACTGGATGCTTGGCGCGTAGAGATTACGTTCAAGTACCTGTCGGTTCCCAACAAGGGCTATAAGATCACCGACATCAACGGGAACAAGTCGGTCGTCGTTGAGGTGGTTGAAGACGAAGACATGCCAGTCGATGAGAACGGCATCGTCGCTGACATCGTGGTCGACCCGAACTCTCGCTGGAACCGGGTAACCCCAGCCTCTCCGATCGAAATGATCATTGCTGGTGCCGCCCGTGACTTGGGTAAACGCATCCAAGCTTCCTTTGGCTTTCCGCTGAATACGCAGATCACCGAAGAAGAAGCCAACGATGCCGTGTTCGCTCCAGAGAACCGTGACTTGGTGGAAGCAGCGTTCAATGAGATGCTGGAGTTCTACAAGGTCGTGGTGCCGTTCCAATGGCAAGACCTGACCGATCCGGAGTATCGGAAGTTCAACCCAGAGTACATGTACACACAGGTAGCCTCTGTGATGTTCGACCACATGTACGGTATCGACCTGGAGATGCCGACCAACAACCCGATCCACATGCCGGACGTGATCCGTACCATTAAGGAGCGCTGGCCGCCGTTTATTACGCCGGTGCGTTTCCGTGGTCGTGATGGCAACATGAAGGTTTCTCGTGAACCGATGTTGATTGCCCCGTCCTACTACATCAACCTTGAAAAGACCGCAGAAGACTCGTGGATGGCGGCATCGTCTGCGAAGTGCAACGTCTTCGGTACAACAGCGCGTCTGAGTAACAACGACAAGTACGACTCTCCCGGTCGTCAGTCGTCTATCCGTGTCGGTGAGTCTGAGTTCCGGTCCGAAGCTGCCGTGTGCGGTGGTGAAGCGATCGCGGATCAGAAGGATGCGTCCAACAACCCAATCGCGCACAAGTTCGTGCTCCGACGGTTGCTGACCCACCCTACGCCTACGAACGTCGAAGAAGTCCTCGATCGTGCCGTGGTGCCTGTTGGTGGACATCGTCCGTTGGCCTACATGCGCAACATGTTCGAATGTTCTGGCAAGCAGCTCACCAACGAATATACGGAGTAAGCATCATGGGCTACAGCGAACAAGCCTTCAAGCCGGAAACCCGGTACGAGGTAGCTGCACACGGGGAGTACGACGTCAAAGTCGTACTTCACAGCGGCACTGACAAAGTGCAGGCTGAAGAAGCGTTCGAAAGGATCGCTACTGGTCAGGCGAAGTCCTCGGGCATTACCAAGACAGTCGAGCTGTACGAGGTGGTGAAGACCCGCCTCAAGGTAGCCAATACCGAGGAGGGCTCCAATGCGCAGAATTAAGGCACGGGAGTTCATGAACCGCGACATCGTTGCGGAATGGCCACTGCCCGATGAAGTACTGGAGATCGAGTTCGACGACGGTATCCTTGAGACCACCACTCGCCGGACAGCGTTGAGCTGGTTCTGCTGGGAGCTGCACCGGAATTTCCCACGCACGCCGCTCAACATGAACCACCACATCGGTAATGCGTTCCCAAGTGCCGACATGGTGCCCAAGACGCTCTCCAACATCGTGCGGTCCCTGCACTACACCTACTTCACCCCTGGCCAGGAAATGGCTAACCATGACCAGTGCTACGACCGGGAGGACGTGTGGCGTGTGGTCAAAGATGTGGGTAACGACATCTACAACGTGTTGTCGATCAACCTGGAAGAGTGGCACGTACACATCAACGGCTTCCACTTGCTGGAGCTGTACGACTATCCGCCGTTGGTGGAGATTCGTGGGACGTTGCAGGAGAACCAGCTGTCTATCAGTAATGCGATGGACAGAACCGCTGAAGTCCTGATGAAGGACCCAGCTATCCTGCACAACCCGATCGTGCGTGGTCTGCGCTCCAAGCAGATCAAGATGGGCCAGTTCATGCAGATCATCCTCTGCCTGGGCTACCGGACTGACCTCGATCAGGTGATCTTCCGTAAACCGATCACGGTAGGCTTCTTCGAAGGCCTGACCAAGATGCACGACATCATGATCGAGTCGTGCTCCGCGAAGAAGGCTTTGCTGTTCACCAAGAAGCCCCTGCGGATCGTTGAGTACTTTAACCGGAAAATGCAGCTCTCCACTACGGTTGTGGACAAGCTCATCTGGAACGACTGCGGTTCGGATCAGTACGCCGAACTCGTGGTGGACTCCAGCCTCTGGTCGCACCTGGACGGCAAGTTCTTCTTGAACGAGAAGACCAACAAGCTCACCCCCATCCATGCCGATAACACGGCACAGATGAAGGCGCTGAAAGGTCAGACCATCAAGATGCGGTCCAGCATGTTCTGCAAGTACCGCGGTGCGGGTGAAGTCTGCCACGTTTGCTTCGGTGAGCTGGCATGGTCGATCCCACGGGAAACCAGCTTGGGCCACGTGTGTGCCACCGAGCTGTGCCGGGAAGGCTCCCAGCGAACGCTGTCCGTGAAACACTTGGACGGCTCGTCGGTGGTAGAGGAGATCGTGATTGCGGAGGAGCACTTGCCGTACATCGATGTCTGTGCCAGTGACCCGGCCATGAACGACAACGCAGACGTGGAAGTGATGTCGAACGTTACGGAAGAAGCACTCGGCGAAGCAATTCCTGAGACTGCCCGTGAATCGTCGTTGCTGAAGTTCAACCCACGCTTGAAGAAGATGAATCCGATTCTGATCCTTCAGGCTTCTGCGGACAAGAACACCGACAACGGGACCGAGCTGGCAGGTATCAACAAAGATACCGTCATCGAACGTCTGAATATCCACCGCTTCACTGCCTTCCGGGAAGTGCAGATCCGTACCACCAACCTGCGTGATGAAGTCTATGACGCATGGGTACCGGTTTGCCAAGGTGCACGTCTGGGGTCGCTGTCGCGCCTCATGCTGTACTACATCCAGGAACACGGGTACACGATCAACGAGAACGGGGACTTCTGCATCGACCTGAGTCAATGGGACTTCGGTGCACCAGCGTTCTCCTTGCCACGCCGCCACGCCAGTACGCTGGACTTCATGGCAGCAGTTGAGGCCTTTATCCGATCTCCGGCGAAGAAGTCGGAACGGAATGGGTTCTCGGGCAAGATGTTGACCAGCTACACGGACCCCGTGGCAGCCTTGTTGGACTTCAGTGACTTGGTGAACTCTCAGTTGAAAGTGTCCATCAGTCACCTTGAAGTGATCCTGCTGTCGCTCATGCGCCCAGCCGATGACCCGGACGACTATTGCCTGCCAGAGTTTGGCCGGCCTACGAAGTTCGAGGAACACCGGACCTTGATGCAGTACCGCTCTGGCGGTCAGCAACTGGCGTACGAGCGTCAACCGGACATGATCGAAGATCCAGACAGCTACTTGATCACCAAGCGGCCTGCTGGACTCCTCGATCCGTTCGTGTTCCCAGAAGTGATCTGACCAGTGAGAGGAGCCTTCGGGCTCCTCTTTCTATTTTGTTTCATGGATCTCCGTGGACGTCTATGGACGTCGGTGGACAGTTTTTTATCATCTAAATGAGGTTTGTTATGTAACAGTCGTATGCCGCCAGTTAGGGATGTCCCATGAAAATCGATGTCTACAGTCACGGGTTAAGGGTTACCGATGTAACTACTGATCGTGACCTCCAGGCGATGTTGGCGTTTTGCAGGCCCTTGATCGAGATGGGATATGAGAAACAGGGCAGGCGATTCGTTCCAAAAGGCCTTCGTACATTTGCTGCGGCTACACGGAATCGAAAAGAGTTCAGCTTTCACAGGAACCAACTCGATGCCCTGAAGCGCCACCTATTCGGGAACCTGGGCTACGCTCAGCATCTGGTCCCCATCACTCACCACGTCGTGTCCAAGGATATCCTTCCGAAGGTCCAGTTCGACGTCCGTAAGATGTTCCCACCGCGTGAGCGACAAGTCGGGATCATCGAATACGTGCTTGACGATCAGAACCCCAAGTGGGACCCGATCATCAAGATGGTCACGTTGCAGACCGGGGGCGGTAAAACCTACGTCGCCCAGTACTGCATGAACAAACTGGAACTGCGCACCGCCATCCACTTCAAAGGCGGTTACGTCTCCCGGTGGAAGGATGACTTGGAGGAGACCTTCAAGTTCAAGCGTGGTGAGTTCCTGATCGTGCGTGGTGGTAAGGACATGATCGCCCTTCAGCAAATGGCGCTGGACGGTGATCTGGACAAACTGCAAGTCGTGATCATCACGGCTGGTACCATGCGTGAATACCTCAAGAACTACGAGGAGTCCAACGGTAACAGCAAGCTCTATCCGATCAAGCCTATCGACTTCTACCCGAAGACCGGTATTGGCTTCCGGGTGACGGATGAGCTGCACCAAGAGTTCCACAACAACTACCGCATTGACTTGTACACGCACACGTACAAGACACTGGGCCTGTCCGCTACCATGGTCAGCTCGGATGCGTTCAAGAACAGAATGTACGACGTCGGTTACCCAACGCAACAGCGCCATGACGGCGGGGGTTACAACGTCTACATTGGTGTGACTGCGATCTTGTACCACATGGACCCGGAAGTTCGGATCAAGTTCATGGGGGCTCAGGGTTACTCGCACACCACGTTCGAAGAATCCGTCATGCGGCATAAGGGGCTTCTGAAGTCCTACCTCAAGATCATCGACCATGCGATCTACAACCGCTTCGTGTCGGTGCGTGAGGAAGGACAGAAGGCACTGGTGTTCTTTGCCCGTGTAGACCTCTGTACGCTGTTTGTGGAGCGTCTGAGGAAGATGTACCCAGAGTTGAACGTCGTGCGTTACGTCGGCTCTGAGGGGGACTCCTACGAGGAATTGCTGGAAGCTGACATTGGTGTCACCACCATCGGCTCGGGCGGTACCGCCATCGACATCAAGAACCTGCGTTGCTCGTTCATGTCGACTGCAATTGACTCGCGTCAGTCTAACGAACAGGTCTTGGGGCGCACGCGTCCTCTGATCGGTTGGCCAGATGTGACCCCTGAGTTCATTTACTTTGGCTGCTTGGAGATTGAGCAACATTGTAAGTACCACAGGAACAAGCTGGAGTTCTTCAAAGGCAAGGTAGTCTCGCACATGGAAGTCATGTCGCGGTACGTCCTGACCACCAACGGATAACGGGAGGGCTTCGGCCCTCCTTTTATTCCGAATGTCAAAGAAAACAAACTCAACCAATCGTACAAGCAACACACCGTATTTGCCCGGCTTGGGCAGATTGCAGGGACATTCCGTTCCTGTATCAATTCACTGACAGAATAAGCCCTCAAGTGAGGCCAGTCAGTTTTTGGAGATACACCCATGAGCGATACACGAAGCAACCTCGACTCCATGTTGAACCGTCAATTCAAAGGCGGCTTCCTGCGTGAAGTCCTAGGTGCACAGCTGTGCGATTCACTTCGGATCTATGACGGCATGCGCTTGTCGTCTGAGACTCTCACCATCCTCATCGAAAAGGTGTGTGAGACTGAACCGCTGGACTTCAGCCATGTGCTGACCATCACCGAGATGCGCCACAAACGTGGTTCGGTCAAGAGCATCGACCAAGTCCCTAACCTGCGCTTGACGCTGGGGAACCCAAACAGCTACACGTACTTCTTGGTGGCTCCTGCCAGACTGTACGAGTGGGCTGAATACGACGACACCATCCGCAACCTGTACCGCGTCATTGCCCCTGTGATGTTCAAGGTGCGAGGCAACCCCCTCGGCAAACCAGATCTGGATCGACTGAACCAGACTCTGAACTTTGTCTGCCCGGTGTTCTGGTTCGAATACAACTTCGTGACTGGTCGCTTCAGCATGCGGACGCCAACAGGTGTGGTCATCCGTCGTATCAAACGTTCGCAGTATCCGGTCTTCAGCCGTGAGCCAAAGCTGGTCATCCAGATTGGTACGTTGAACCATTACGCCTTGATCATCCACAGCAACACCAAGGACATCGACGTAGGCTTCTGGCTGAACCCTCGTGAGAACGATGTCCCGCCACGTCTGGAACACGACATGGTCAAGCACATGGCCGCTGTGGGCTGGGACGCTGACGTACGCATCGCCACCAATGAGTCCATGATGAAGGGCTGCATTGAAGAGTGGGCCGATGACTTGTCCATGGCGCTCTCTGGCAAGACGTTGAAGATCACGACCGATCCACGTGACCCTGATCCGTCAGGTACCGTGAAGGCTGTCACTGACGCGTTCTTCGACGCACAGACCCCCAAGAAGTGATTCAAGTGGGAGGACTTCGGTCCTCCCATCTATTCGGTTAGGAGCAAGTAATGGCTATTCCAGAATACGCTGACCCGAGATCCCACAAGCATTTCAGCAGGGGTTTCGTGGGCACCAGTCATGGTGACGGCAACACAGGCTACAAGACAAGCTGGGACCCGATTAGTGAGGCGAAACCCACTTCGACGATGGGTGTCCACACCCACACCCGCTTCTGCGTCTTCTGCGGTAACCGGGCGTTCCCAATCCAGTCCTGCGTTGGTGCCGATCCGCACGGCTTCTCCTGTGTCTGCAAGGACGCCATGGATGAGATCGACTGGCAAGAACAGTTCCAGCTACTGCTCAACGAACAAGCCAAGGCGAGACGTCTCCTGATAAAGGACATGCCCAAGCGGAACCCCGACGTGTTCGAGCAATATGCAAAGCGTGTCTGGGAGCACAATCTAGCGGATATTCGAAAAGACTTCTTCGCTCAGTCTGCGATGGCTCGACTGGGCATCACTGTCGATGAACCAAAGAAATTCAACCTGGGGTAATGTAGATGCTTCCTGATAACGAAGAAATGGTCATGAACATGGCCGAGAATCTCGCCCGTAACCTGATGGGCAACTCGCTATCATCGTCGTATCCTCAGTTGGTGCCAGTGCTCCAGATGATGGGTATGGACCTGCGTAACGTGTTCAATCAGATGATGGGCGGAATGCGCTCTGAACTGTTCTTCGGCGAAAGTCCGTGGGCCAAACTGTACACAATGCAGACTGGCAAGAAGATCGGGGTGCCTCGTAAAGAACCGATCATCGAAAACCTAGCTGCTGAGCATTGGAACCGATCCCCAAGTCGTCCGCTGAGAGCGATCATGGACTACTGGATGGTCAACCGTCCGGAAGAGCGTGACGGGGACGATGAATTCGTGTTCAACACCTACGACCCTGAGCATGATCAGGTAACGGTCGACATGAGGACAGGTGAAACGGTCTTCTGTTGGGACAATAACGAGATGCAACTGACGCTTCCGGAATTCCACCAGAACAAGGGACTGTTGACCTGCCCGTTGTTCGAGAAGCCATACGGGGTTACCGTCGAGGCAGCTTACCTGGACAAGATGCTCTACACTCCCCTGTACGAATACATGGTGGGTACTGAGCATCGTGAACCTCCAGAGAAGCTCGAATGGCTCTTGATGGATCATTACTGGGGCACTCAGGCTAACCCTGAAGAAGGCGCTGGTGAAAGTGCTTTCAATCAGTTACGGATACTGTTGGCCGGCGAGATGTATACCAAGTATGAGGTCAACCATACCTGGTTTGAATGGCGTGGTTACCGCGTGAAGTTATCATCCAAGCGTGACTGGGACTACAGTGCTCGCGGTGGCATCAGTGACATCGTCTACATCAGTTCAGTCGGCATAGACGATGTAAACGCTCGTGATGGCATCGTCTACATCAATGACTGGTACCGTAACCCATTGCTGGTTAACGACCTGCTGAACGACATGGATGGCATCGCTGATGACCTTCTGACCAGACACGAACTATCAATGAAAGAGGTCTAAGCAGCATGAACAATTCAATCGGTGCACGTCAGGTCCACTGGCATTTGCACGTCACTGCCTTGGCAGAGCTGGAAGCTGTCCTCACTGCCAACAAGGTCTCCGTCGATCCTGAGATCATTGACCAGTGCCGTTACGCATTGTTCGGTGGCGTTCAGGCTGCTCATCACTTGATCGAACAGGAAGGCTGGAAGCCTGAGATGCCTTCCTACCCGACCACGAAACTGAAGCTGGAACACTTGCAGCGCTACTGGCAAGACCGTCACCAGATCAGTCCTGAAGACCCGTCGTACATGTACGGTGCTCTGGACCAATTGCTGTTCTCCACCGCCAAGGTCAAGTACCTGACGGAGCAACTCCAGATCTACATCCGGTTCGCTTACGAATAAAAGGAGAGGGCTTCGGCCCTCCCTTTCTTTTTTGATTCCAAGAATCTGTAGCACTACATTGTAAGAGTGAGATAACCATCACCAAGGAGTGAGCAGTGAAGAATATTCCCGAATGGCGTCAAGAGATCATTAAGGGATTCTCACATGTGTGGGAGCTGAATGATAAAGCGCATCGAGAGAATCACTTTGAAGCGGTGTTTCAATGTGGTACTGCAATCAGTAACCGAATGGACTTTGGGTATGATCCAAAGCTGATTCTGTTTGCAGCGTACTTTCACGATATGTTTGCGTGGAGTCGGGTGAATCATCATGAATTGAGTTTTCATTGGATGATGAGCACGGATCATCCGGTGATCCTTGATAACCTTGATCCATTGGAAACAAAGATGGTCGCATGGGGGTGTCATCAGCATCGGGCATCGTTCAAAGGATCGTTCCACAGTCAGTTCTGTGAGCTGATTAACGCAGCTGATCGAATGATGCCGGGGAATGTCTCGGATATGCTGGAACGAGCCATTCTGTATCGCGTGGCGCATCATCCGGAACAGTCGGAAGATCAGCGGTATGAAGAATCGGTCAAGCATCTAAAGGAGAAGTTTGGGATGAGCGGTTATGCACGCTATCCTGAAATGTACCTGACGTGCTTTGGTGAAGAGCTGCAAAAGCAGCGTGATGAAATCGCATTGTTGTAAGGGAGAAGGTAATGAGTGAGTACGGATTCAGGACGTTGCACGTGATGTCAACGTCCGATCGCAACGGGATGGAGCAAGTGATGGCCAAGTGTGACGAACTTGGCTTAGCCCATAGCGGGCTTCACACCTGCGCTCCCAATGGCGGGACCTATCTGACGGTGTTTCCGCTGGATAGTAAGGTTGGCTGGGAACAAGAGACAGAGCACAAGAAGGATCTCTACAAAGTGCTGAGCGTAATTCAACGCAAGCACTACGAGCAAGGCTACGTGAGCATGCACTTCACCATGTTGTACAGCTACAACCACGAGCAGTTGAACAACTGGCAGAACATCATCGAAATCTCGATCTGACGGAATAGAGACAGGAGCCCTAGGGCTCCTGTCTCCTTTCTTTTTTCTTTGTTAGCTGAGGCCGTAGTACGCCAGCAGCGATTGACGCGTCTTCTCGTTGGTCACTTCTTTCAAGGAAGCGTTCCACTCGATGACTTTGACAGCGCGGTCACGGGTCGCAGGATCAGCAGTCTGCATCAGAACCGACGTCATGTTGTTGAACAGACGCAGGCCTTTTGGAGTGATCGACATCTGGCCAACGCCAGTGTAGACCTTCTTCGGCGACATGATGCCGTTGCTGTTCTTGTGGAAGAAGTTCAGCAGTTCGGTCCAACCCTGCACGAAGTCTTCACCTTCCAGGCGCAGTACACGGCTGATGCAACGGTCCAGCAGCGTCTGGTAAGGCGCGGCAGCAGCAGCGTTGTCGCCTGCGGCTTTACGGCCTTCTTCGTACGACTTCAGGTCGTTGTCAACAAATTTGACGGTCATGGTCATGGATTCCTCAGTGATAGAGCTGATCCGTTTCTTGATCGAATCAGCATCGAGCAGGGTAGTTACCCCAAAGAGATCAGCAGCACGCTTGATCATGGTCTCAGGACTGGCAGAGATCGAAGGCATGATCTGCCCACGGCACCAGGCCTTGATTTCCCGACGTGTCCAATGCTTCACCGGACGAGCATCACGGTTACGGTCACGTATCCAGATGCCTGATGGAGTAGCAGGTACTTGCTTGCCGGTCAGCACATACGATTTGGCATCCTCACGGTACCAGAACAACGGAACGCGGAAACGAACGTAGATCTCGTCCCACAATACGTCCTCTGGAGCCTTGACGGTTTCGGTGATCTCACCCCGCAACCATGCCTTGAGTTCAGCGTCACGCCATTCGATGGCCTGTTTCATTGGACGGGTAGGGTCGTTGATGTAGACCCCGCTTTCCAGTGACTTCGGCTTCTCGTTGGTGAGCAGGTAGTTCAGCACATCGTCGTCCGACCAGTGAGCAGGACTCACCCCGAACTGCACGTCGATCAAACGACGAATACGGTCCATGGCATCGGTGATGGTGAACTGAGCAGTGAGCTCGCCTGCTGCCAAGGCACGCAGTTCTTTCCACGACCAGTTGGTGCATGCATCGTTGCACCGCATCCGATCTTCGACCAGCGTCCCATCGGGCAAACGCTTGGGCGAGGAGCCGTTACGGATGTACGCAAGGAGGTGAGCATTGGTCCAATGGATGTCAATGCCGTACGCTTGTCGAGCCTGCACGAACAGGCGCTCTTCCTCAGCCTTGTCAGCCGGGAGTTCACCTTTGAGCCACGCATCCAGTTGACGCTTGGACACAGGCTTGCACGCTTCGATCGGAGGAATCGTGTCATCAGGCATGATACCTGTCACGATGTACTCCTTGACTTCTTCGTCGTTCAGTCGGTCTGGGATACTGAACCGATTCCGAGCCGCTAAGAGGATACGGTCAGCAGCAACAGTCGTGATGACTTTACCCGCCGCCCATGCCTTGACTTCCTCTTCACGCCAGTCACCTGGGTGCATGCGATCACGGATGCAGTCCTCAACCAGAACCCCTGTCTCAAAGCCCGCAGGAAGCTCCTGAGAGACGACAAAGGTCTTTACCGCACCGTTTGACCAGTTGGTAACAAACGACCCCAGAGCGACTCGCAGAGCCGTAATGAGAGTGTCGTCAGTGGTGTTCAGGCTGTTGGAGATTTCACCCCGTGCCCAACCGATGAGTTCAGTGAGGGTCCACTTGGAGGCACTGAGCAAACGTCGACGATCGGTGTCGGCGATTACGACATCAGGTGTCCCAGTGACAAGCGCTTCATGGAGTGGCGTACCTTCCGGCACCAGATCCGTCCAGAGCACCGTAGGCGGTTCCTCAACATCCGGTTCCGCTTCCTCCGGGCCACTATCGTCATCGCTAGGTGCATCCGGCTCAGGTTCAGGTTCCTCAGGCTCTCCAGTAGGGCCTCCGTCTTCTGGATCAAGTCCAGTTTCTTCCTCTGCTCCGCTGTCGTCAGGTTCTTCGGCAACAGGGGGTACTGGGGCTGGTTCATCTTCAGGCTCCGGTGGTGGGTCAAACGCAGGGTGGCGGCTCAGCAGTTCATGCTGGGCTTCGGTGTCGTTGTCTTCTTCAGCCAGGATGGTCAACTGCTCGTCAGTGTACTGACTGTAGTCAATGTCGGGCCAGTTACCCAAGGGATCATCAGGACCGGCACCACGAATGACGTAGTCCTTGATCATGTCCTTGGTCCAGTAACGACCTGTACCGAACAACTTCACACACCGGGCCAGCAACTGAGCCAAACGTTGCTCATCTTCAACAACGATCTCATCCAGCAGCCAGGCTTCGACCTCAGCTTCCGACCAATCCGCAATCGCCTTACCCACACGGTTACGGTCATTGACCAGGATGTCGTTGTGAGTCAGGGCAGGTTTGGCTTTGGTCGTGATGTACGCACAGAAGTCTTCCCATGTGATCCCGAGCGGCAAGTCAAAGCGCTCACAGGCCTCATCGAGGATGTAGAGCTGGCTCTTCTCCGGTTCCCCGAAGTAACCCGCCCCCAGATCCGACAGTTCAGTGTCGTTCCACTTGCTGGCATCTTTGACCCAACGTTCCGGGTCATTGATGTAGTAACCGTTCGGGCTTTTAGCCGGAGGACGTTCAAACACCAGCCAGTTGTAGAGGTCTTCTTCACCCCACTTGACAGCATCACGATCATCCAGCACCGCTTTGCCACGGACAGCAGCGTAGAAGTCGTCACTGCCGGTGGTGTGGAAGGAATACAGCTCACCGTTGGCCAGTGCGAACAGTTCAGCCAAGGTCCAGTCCTTCAACTCCTTGGCTTCGCGTTCACCATCAGTTACCCACAAGCCGTTCTTGGACTTGGGAGGCTCGTTCCCGGTTTCTTTGTAGGCTGCGACCTCCTGCGGAGTCCACGCCTTGGGATATTTGCCGTTGTATTTGTCGCTCATGAGGCACCCTTAGGTAAATGCTTCCAGCACGTTCAGTTTGGCCGTCTTCAGTTCCTTGGCGTGAGCCGAGGCCATCATGATGTCCATGAACTTGGAAGCCACGGAGGTACTTTCCGCACCGATAGCGAATGGAATGGCTGCCAGAGCATCACCCACACACCGCGCACAGAAGTCAGTACCGCCCGTTTTGCAGAATTGAGGGGAACGAGTACGGATGGTCTTGCCTTCCAGACTCTTCGCACGTTCTTCGGTCAGCAGAGCAATACCTGTCGAGGTGATTTCCCACAGACCAGCGTAGTATTCACCCTGACCTTTCTCGATGGTGCGTTCAATACCCAGTCGGGAGCCACAATCTTCTTCAGAAATGGCAACGTTCTGGAACACCCGCATGAAGAACTTCACCGCTTCCCCGCCGAGGGCTGTCAGAGCACCCCGATAGAAGGAACCCGCCCGTGTGGAGTTGAACATGGCCACCAGTTTGTCGGTGTCCCAGCCTTCTTCCAGCGAGTTGACCACGAGTTCAGCGTTACCGCCCTCGTTAAAGCCTGCTTCAGGACCGTGGATGAGGAACATCCGCTTACGCGCCGTACCCCAAGTCTTGTTCGACAGGAGGAAACCTTCAGACGGGTCGTCTTTAAGCCACGCTTTGTCCATGTCGATGAGTTCGTTCTGGATCTTGGCCACGACAACCGGGTCATGGAGACGATCAGCGTTCTCTTCGAGCAGTTCACCCCGACGTACCCGCACTTGAGGGTCGGTCTGGAGTGACTTAGGCGTCAAGGTAGGCACGAAGATCTGTGTAAAGCCCGCCAAGGCCCCGACACAACGACCAAAGCGCATGTACATCTTGACCGGGATCTGGTCAGGGCGTGGTTCGATACCCGAGATCTCAGGATCGTCCACCAATTTCTTGGCAATGATCCGTTCGATGGCGCCAATCTTCACCGGACCGACTTGATAGTCAATGCGATCATGGAAAGGCTCGACCAACGCGATCCAATTGAACAGCATATCGCCAAACGTGGACTCCACGGCCGCTTTGCAGTTCGGAATCATGGCCGGAGTGACGTTCAACTCATCAGCCGGGTAGAACAGCGGGGTCATTGGCACGGTGTCTTGAATGGAGACCCACTCATTACCTGCCAACGTCGGCACGTAGACCTCAGTGCTCTCACGACCGTAGCGGATCGAGTACAATTCGGTCCCTGCAAGGTCACCCACCCCCATTTGCGTCTCAGGAACCGGTCCATGAAACGAGGCCTGTTCACGCACCACCGAAAAAGCACTGATGACCCAGTCCTTACGACGGTACGCACCTGCCTGGAGGGCATCAATGTAAAAGTCAAGCTTCTTCACGGCGTATTCTCCGGTGGCAACTCACTCAGGCGCTTGGTAACGCGCTTGTAAGCCTTCTGAACCATGAACGGGTCATGGATGATGTTCTCTGCGAAGAACATGACTTCGTCTTGCAGGGCATCGCGTGGGGTCTTGGCGATAATCGCAATGGAGAGCAACTGATCTGCCAAGTCTTCAGCCGGCAAGTCAGCCAGACGACTGCGAGATTGGTTCACCAGCTCTTCAGCCGACGCACCTACCTCAGTACCTGCCTGCAACGACTCCATGCCCACCGTCAGTTTGTCCCCAACGAGGGTCTGGAACTTGTTCAGCAGCACGACCGCATCTTGCACACCCTCTTCTGCCTTCTCGAGGTAGCTGAGGTTACGTTCCACGGTCTCACGAATGGCCACGATGACCGCACCGTCCACACCTGTGACGTACTCCATCAATTCGATGGGCTCACACTGCATGTAGATGGCCAGAATGTCGTGCAGCGTGTCCTCAGAGTCCTCTCCAGCATCCAAAGCTGCCAGATACTCTGAATCATTATCGCTAGGTGTAAAGGTCAGACACTCCAGGATCATGGAAAGCTTGTCCATGCTCAAGGTGTCCAACTCCAACTGGATTTTCATCTGTTGGGTCAGGGCACGCACCTGGTCGTAGACGATCGAGATCGCCTCATCGGTCAAGGTGAGTGGTTCACGGTTATTCGCATCCATCCGCAATTGAATGATGCGCTCCTTGTACTGGACAGCTTGATGCTTTTCCAGTGCCCGAGTAAGTGTCACCATTCCACTGTAGATGGCAGGGTGCACATTGTCCAGAAGAATGTCAGAGAGTTCTTGGAACATTGTGTTTTCCTAATAAAAAAAGTTTAGCCGACCTACTATGAGTAAAGTACAAATAATTGGCCAGTCCATTTTCCATATTACTGGGGTTTAAAAGATCATGTCCAAGCTTACACGGAGTCAGGGGTTGCAGTCCCTTCACCAACAGTCCTTGAGACTACTGCACAGTTTCGCTACAACCACTCAAGACGCAGCTCGCTACGATTGGAGTAAATCTCCGAACGGCAAGCGTGTCGCTGAGTTGACCCGCATCATCAAACGTGATCTGGAAGAGATGAAGAAACGTCTCGACGGGATCAAAGCCAAACACAGCGCCGACATCACGTCAGCCGTGTTGAATAATCCTAATCACCCTGTGCTGCTCAAGGCCGGTGGTGATTATTATGATTTCATTGAACAGACCACTGCAACCGTCTCCCCTCACTCCGGTGAGCTGATGGATTTGATCAGTGATCTTGTTCGTTCCGAAAAGAAAACTGCGTAATAAGGCAGGATCATGAGCGACGACCAGAAACCCCAGAATGAAGGAATGGATGAGGTGGAGTTGGATACGTCCAACTTGGTGCCAAACGTTGACAGCTCTCAGAGCGCTGATGCGTTTGCCCAAGCCACCACAGCAGCGGCCACTGCTAAGCCTCCAGCAGAACAAACACCTGAAGTCACCATGGAAATCGAAGGGTTGTGGGATCAGTTCGATAAACCGAACCCTCACGTCACCCTGACCGAACCAATGTTCAAGCGTCAGTCACTCGACCCTGCACGTCCTGGCCTCGTGGCTTTGAAAGTGGGCATGGACGAGATGGCAATGATCATGGATCACCGTGGTCTGAACGAACTCAGTAAAGAAAAGGCTGAGTCCCTCTCCCCGGAAGATCGTCGTCTGGTGAACCTGTCCCGTACGCTTTCTGCCGTGTGGCAGGACATGTACTTCGACGGCATCGACGGTGAAGGCGATTGGCACAACACCGTGCTGCACAACGAGACCCGTCTGGGTGCTGGTAAGGTCAAGCCTGCCAACATGAAAGACCCGGTCATGGCAATCCGTGCAACCTTCGGCCAAGGCTCGATGGTGCAGGTGCCGCTGTGGAACACTGGTCTGTGGGTGACATTCCGTGCCCCGACCATCCAAGCGCTGCTGGACTTCGAACAGAAGACCCGCATGGAGAAGATGAACCTCGGTCGTTCCTCGAACGGCATGGTGTTCTCCTCGGTGGAAGTCTACACCGTTGAAACCTACATGCGATTCGCGCTGGAGCACATCGTCTCCGTCAACTACGCCTTCGAAACCGGCGATACCGTTGACGAGCTGATGGAAGTGATCCGCAGCCGTGACTACCAGCAAGTGATGTGGGGTCTGGCCTGTGCGATGTACCCGGACGGCTACCCACTGCGTCAGCCATGCGTGGCCGATCCAGACAAGTGCAAGCACGTCGACGAAGTGCTGATCAACTTTGCTCGTATGGGCTTTGTTGACCGCGCCAAGATCACCCCAAGCCAAGCGCTGAAGATGGCCTCTCGTAGCGCCAAGCGTGATGCGAAGTGGCTGGCTGAATACCAAGCGGAGTTCCCGTTCTACGAGAAACGTGTTCCGCTGGGCAAGGGCCTGACTGCTGTGCTGAAGGTGACTTCGCTGGCAGCCCAGATCGATGGCGGCCACGTGTGGGTCGACGGTATCTCCAAAGCGACCAACGATGCGTTCGGCGCCCGTCTCTCTGAGATGGACCGCATGCGACACATCATGCGCAGTGGTGCGTTGACGAACCTGCGTCAGTACGGCCATTGGGTCGATCATTTCGAGCATGCGCTCGATCCTGATGCAGCGCCGATCATCTACGATGACCTGGTCAACAAGGACCGCATCCTCGAGATGCTGTCTGAAGATCCTGAGGTGGGCGACAAGTTCACCAACGAGATCCTCGAGTGGATCAAGAAGTCGACGGTCTCCTACATCGGCCTGCCGAAAGTCAAGTGCCCGGCGTGCCAGAAGGAGCCTGAAGATCAAACGCATCCGTACTTGATCCCAATCGACATCGGTTACGTTTTTTTCACCCTAGCCGCACTGAAGATCAGCCAAGTAGAAGGCGCGGCAGTCTAACCCTTCCGTTAGGCTACCATGCTGGTGATCGTCGGTTCGGGATGGATAAGCTGGAAGACAAAGAGAGCATCACTGCTCTTGATGAAGTGCTGTCAAAGTTCGAAGGGACTCTTGACAGCATTCCAGCTCAGATCATCATCACGGAGTGTTACGACGATTACTTCGGTGTTCACGATCAAAGCTCACAGGGCATGAGTCCTTACGCTTCGATTGCGATGCACGAATCCGAAGATCTGGCATTGGTTGATCCGTTCGATGTGTACCTTGAGCGATACTTGGTTGCCAACGTACTCAAATACACCGGCATGTCACTTGACACGTTTATGAAGATGCCTCGCGATCGTGCAGAAGCAGTTCTCAAGCGTTGTGACACGGTCTCCACGAAAGAGGATACCGAGGTCAACAAGTTGATGGGTGGTGTCGCGGGTCAAGGCAACGGAAAGAAAAAGTAAGGGGAGGGCTTCGGCCCTCCCTCTATTCCATCTCGCCGAGACAATACATTATCAGCATGTATATTCTTAGGAACTAACTCATGAAATTATCTGCTGCTGGCAAGCTCACCAATGTTCAAGAAGCATTGGATGATTACCGTAAGGTACAGCTCCTCAACGATCCTTCGGCACCCTACAGCCTCGTTGACCCTGAACTGAAACAGGCAGTGGCATTGCTGAACGAACAACCCGGTGTGATGACCACAGACTGCTGTGCGTCGCATCATGAGGAAGGCAAAACGAAGAAGCAGTTCTACTGTGCATTCTTCGTGACTGAGGAGGGGTTAGACTTCTTAGCGGATCTCGTGATGACGTTCACTGGATTCGTGTCCGGTAACCCTCACATCGATTCATTGGTCAGTCAGATCCACCTTAAACATCGGCTACGATTGGTAGCACGGGAGTTCCAGCACGTGGGCCATGTCTGGACCATCACTGTCCCGTCTCATACCCCCATCACCGCAGCCTTCTTAGCAAGCTGCTTTACCGAGGCGGTTGAACATGTCATTAAAGATCGTGGAGCAGGATCTATTTGACGTCCCTGCTGATACACGTGTGATCACGATCAATCTGGTCGGGGCAATGGGAGCCGGTGTGGCTCGAACCGCCCGTAACACGGTCCCAGGGCTTCACAAGCACTACCGCAAGATGTATCCAACCATCGAACCGGGCAACATCATCTCGTATAAACACGAAGACATGCGTTACCTGTTGGTGCCGACCAAACTGGACTGGCGAGATGCCTCTCCGCGTAGCTTGGTCGTTCATCACATCAACAAGATAGCAGTCTTGGCCAGCCGGCACAGACTTGGACGCATCGTCTTACCACCCATGGGTTGTGGCCACGGCGGATTGGATTGGGAGGAAGACATTCAGTACGTCTACCGCGCCATCTATCCGTTCATCGAGGCAGACATCACAGTTGCCTTAGGCGACAGCAGGAGAAAGAATGGAAGGTCCTAACTATTTCCGTACAGCGATGGAGTTCTTCAAACGCTCGAAGCGGATTGCCGGAAACAAAGAGTTGGCGGTGACACTTCAAGCCGCTATGAAAGCCCCCAAGTTCGCCCTGCCGGAAGGTGGACGCGTACTGGACAACAACCTGCGTTGCTTGCCGGAGAAGATCCGGTTGCCTTACCCGTGTGTGGTGATTGAGTATTTTCACAAGGAAGACTATCTGGCCGACATGGCTGCTGAAGCCGCCTTGCACCACATCGACGACCCTGTGCTGAAGCTAATGACCTCAGGTCACTGTTACCGGGACAAGGTCATTGTGATCGCCACTCAGGAAGGCTCGGGTCCGATTGAGATCACGGTGGTCAGTCACGTACCCGATCAAAGCTCATGGATCAGTGCCCCGTTCATCTGCAAGATGCCCGCAGAGAAGGGCCCGATGTTCGAGGCGCTTGAAAGCGGCATACTGCCTTGCACCCTGACCAACGACGTTGGCCTGAGCAAGGAGTGGTTTGAGAAGCTGGCGGGTGCAACCATGCGAGGTCCAATCAAGGCCCTGTGTGAGCTGTGCGAAGCCTTTGCTTTCAGCAACATCTCTGAGCAGGAGATTCCTGCCAAGAAGTTGACCTTCACCGAACAGCGCAAGAAAGCCTTGCCGTATGACAGCTACCGTGTGTTGGTAGTCAACAAGTCAGAACGCATCGTCAGCGCTGGCCGGACTGAGACTGGTCCGTGTGGTGAACGTCGTCAGAGCCGCGAGCATGATCGCCGGGGCCATGACCGTACTTATAAACGATCCGGTAAAACCATCTGGATCAACCCCATGGTCGTTAACGCCGGTGTCGGCGGTAAGATCGTCAAAGACTACCAACTGAAGTAACCTAGGAGCATCGCATGACCCGTCTCGTGAATATCAGCAAGGGCCGTTTGCAACAAGTCGATCCCAAAGCCCCTGTGATCTCGATCACCGACCGTTACAGCAACGGCGTAGCCATCCCCGGCAAAGACCAACGTCCGCTCTTGCAGGTGATGTTCTTCCCTCGTGACCATGCCCCGGAACTCGACCCGGAAGGCTGCATGACTCCAGAGCGTGCAGCGGAGATCTTCAAGTTCGCTGAAGAACAACGCGATGCCGGTGCTGAAGTGATCTACGTGCAGTGCGGTGAAGGCCGTATTCGCTCGTACACGATCTGCGCCACCCTCGCGCAGCTGGAAGGCTTCGAGCACGACCATGCGAACAGCTGCATCAAGTCCGGCACCCTCGACCGTTACACGTACAACATCCTGGGCGATGAGTTGGACAAGCGTCTTCGCGACGAGTAAAAAAGTCCGGTTAGGAAGTAGTCTATGAAAGACCAGTGTGCCATCACGCTGGTTGCTTTAGGGGGTTTGTAGAGAGGCCATCTACCTCGTTTCGAACCTAGCGCACCCGTCCGCAACATGGAACGGCTACAAGCCCCCGCCTATTTCCAACAACCGGTAAGGATATACCGATGTCGCTTCCAACCTACCAACACTACACTGGCACCAAGATCGTTCGCGCTGCCAAGATGACCCGCAGCCTCGCTGCTGAAACCCGTGCAGTCGGCGGCAACCATCCCAACATGGAAGAGGAAGTCTACGTCGTCGAATACGAAGACGGCTACGTAAGCCTCTCGCCAGTGGAAACGTTCGAGAAAGCGTACATCGCTATCGGTGATGCTTCTGATCTGCCCCCATTCATTCAGCGCCTCAAGGGCGAGCGTGCTGAGAACTACGACCGCGTCAACAAGCTGCGTACCTTCCTGGACATCCAGGACGAGAAGGCGGCTGAAGTTGACGACCGTGCTCCCGAGCGTCAAGCGTTCCTGGACAAGTTCCCAACGCTGGACATTCACCAGTTGGCCCTACAACAAAAGCAACTGCAACTGATGCACGAGCTGGACACCGTCCTGACTCAGCGTCTGGAACTGCTGCTGCCAGAAGCTCGCGTGGAACACAAAGCCAAGATCCGTTTCTCGGTAGCCAACGGCACTCGCTTCGACATCATGCCGCGCATCTTCAAGGCGCTGGAAGGTCAGATCGACGCCTGCTGCTACACCGGCACCATCTACAACATCCCGGTCGGCGCGATCAGCGTGTTCAATCAGAACGGCGATCCAATCGACGACGCTACCGTGCGTGTTGAGAAGATGGTTCGTGGCTTCGGCATCTCGGGCGACATCGGTGATGAGCTGTTGTTCGACATCGGCCTCGATGCACAGCGTGGTATCACTCACGTGACCTCCTCGTTCAGCGAAGACTTCCAGATCGAAATCGAAGTGCACCTGGCTGACGGCAACCGTCGTCTCGTGTAACGTTCCCCGCATAGCGCCGTGTGTGATGCACGGCGTTTATGCCTGCTTTCCAAGTAAGTCCTTGTAATCGTGTAAAAAATTACACGAGGGACGTAGTCTATGTGAAGAGCCTTTGTCCCTTACCCCTTAAACGGTTGTAGGCGAAAAACGTCCTAGGCTTCGAGCGTTTGGAAAGGCCGTCGCCTCCGCCGCCGTGATCCATGCAGCCTTTGAGCAGCGAACGGATCGGCGTTATCGCCATCGCGGCTAATGGCGACGGCCTTTCCACCCTATTAGGAGAGGTTCCCGAGTGGTCAAAGGGATCAGACTGTAAATCTGACGTGCGACCGCACTTCGAAGGTTCGAATCCTTCTCTCTCCACCATCTTCTAGGTTCCATAGCTCAGCTGGTTAGAGCACCGGCCTGTCACGCCGGGGGTCAGGGGTTCAAGTCCCCTTGGAGCCGCCATGTTCGAACGCTTCCTCTCACGAGTGGGGGAATTGGTATACCCGAGGGTGAGGGCTTCGGTCCAACAACCCTAAGTCCATTGTGGCTGCCTGTCCGTTGGTGTGGAATGAGTGCGGCCCTAGGGCATCAGAGCTCATGTCCGTTGCGGGTTCGAGTCCCGCCTCAGAGAGAACGGAACATAAGGGGAAGCGTTCAACGCTACATTGCAACACGGGAGTGACGTCCCAAGCATTTAGGGGTGTAGCCAAGTCTGGCCTAAGGCAACAGGTTTTGATCCTGTCATTCTCTGGTTCGAATCCAGATGCCCCTTCCAGTTGTCGACATCTTCAAGTATCCAGTTAAAGCGTGAGCCTGGATGCAGGGAATCAGCCGAAAGGTAGGCAAGTAGAAAGTAACATCACAGCCGACGGTACGGTGAAATCTACTTGAAGATGTTGATAAACCGCTCACTGCCCATTGGCAGCCGATCCCGCAAGCCCCTTCAAGGCGAAGCGAATGGGATTGGCAGCGCAGGGGATCTGGGTATAGCCCAGCAGTGAGCACATTCCGCGATAGCTCAGTTGGTAGAGCATACGGCTGTTAACCGTAGTGTCCCTGGTTCGAGTCCAGGTCGTGGAGCCATTTCGGTCCTGTAGCTCAGTTGATAGAGCACTGCCTTTTCAGGCCCATACTCCCTTCCGAGGGACTTGGGCCTAACAACGTGGCAGCGGTCGGGAGTTTGAGTCTCCCCAGGACGACCCTTTTCAATCAGTGGCATTCCTGCGCGGCGCGTAGGGTGTAGGCGGACGCCGTCCCGCTGGTTGATTCAAAGCGCGCCAGTGAAGCTGTACTCGTTAGCCGAGCTCTAAGTAACCCTCGTAAGGCGAACAGGGAGCATAGTCCTCAGGATGAGGGAAAAGTCCCGGACACGAGAGGAGAACGGCTTCACTGTCTTTTATACAGGAGTTTGAGCATGTGCAATCGAAAAGGCGCCCGTAGACGGCGCTTAGAAGCAGGCCCACCCCCTCCTCTCATGGAGTTTCACGGTGAGATGGAAGGGTACTGTCCTCCACTGGAGGATTTGTACATGGGACCGCTGCCGTATTTGCTCCGCTCCAAAGGTATCGTAGTTCTTCGGGAAGATGGACTGGGTAACGTCAGTAGCCGATACGTGGCCACTGAAGTGTTCAACCCGCCCATTCCGATGAACTGCAACTGAACACATCTCATGGGGGTGCACACCCAGTGAGCAGTCTCTACTCGAGGTCCGTCTGAGTAGATGCCTGAGTGTTACCCGGATGGACTGTTGTACGATCTGGCTCATGCCAGCCGCGACATGTGACTCGGTCGAACAGTGACCGACAAAGCCTCTAGCTGCCCGTTTGTCTTTCAAGGCAGGCGGGCAGTTATGCCGCACCACGTTGCTTGGGGAAGCAGCACACACTAGGAGCGCTACATGCATTACTACCTGTTTCATCCTTCATTCCGTGGGGCTTTCGATGACAATGCTGACCTAACGGCTCAGTTCATGGGCATTGGGAAGTCATTCAGCCACGCGATGGAGTTGGGTACAGAGAAGATCCGCACATTAGAGGCGGACGAAGCACAGATCCCACTACTTGCCCTGATCGAGTCGATGAAGGTGACCATCATTGAGAAGAAGTACGCTTCTCTCATGGAAAGAGTCATCAGTCGATTCGGTTCTTCGCTACAGGCACAAACGCCGGGCGATAAGGGCAAGCTGTCGATGATCGCGTTACTCCTCCACCGAGGACGATACGATGTCATCGAACAGATTGTGGATGCACCAACAATGTCTGCCACAGAGTTTCGTGCATAACTAGGAGGCTTCGGCCTCCATTTATGCCGTCCACCATTATAACCTGACCATTGGAAGTACACCATGCATCCTGAATTGAGAAACGACATCGACGCTGCCCGTTTGCGCAAACTACTGCCCAAACCTAAGGTCACTCGAAAAGAAGCGACCACCAAACGCTCTCAGATACTCAATGCAGTCAACCGTAAGCTCAACACCCAGCTGAAGATCCATCCGGCCATGCTCAAGCAGCTCGGTCGTTGCTACTACATCGTCAAGATCGGTGCACGTCGCGATGTCACCGTGATTGTCGTGTCAGGTGAGGCACCATTGGGGTCGAAGCGTAGCACGTTGCAGAACAAGCAACTGTACGGGCAGAACTCGTACTTCGGTTATGTCCGCTTCAACGGTGACAAGTGTGTCTTCAAACGTGAGACTCGTATTAACGAGACGACCACCTACGCCGAGGGCGAAGTCCTCATGACGTTCAAGTTGACTGCGGCTCCGCCAGACATCTTCACGTCGGACATCCCAGACGCCTTCCATTACTACTACGGACAATGACATGAAATCAATCGGTTATTACTTCGGCTACGTGAAGGGCTACTTCAACGGCTACTTCAGTGGTAAGCGAGCAGCGATGAAGTACATGGAGCTGTGTCAACAGCACGGTGGCCTTCAGCACGTCCCTACGCGAGCATTGGAGAAGATCGGGCGGCAGTCCGGTATGTTTGTCGGGCGGCAGCGTCTCATGCTGGCGGCGATCGCCCTGCGTCATCTGACAAGCAAGTATGTCAACAACGAAATCCCGCAGACTATCAATGTCGTGGGTGACTACTTGGACTTCAAAGAGATCTCACAAGCCTCTCAGGACCGCATGGAGTCGATTGGTGGATCAAACAGTGTCGTGCATGCCTTAGCCACGTATGCCTCGACGTACGACGCTCTGGACATCCCTGCGATGCATGCTGCCATGATGGAACATAAGAGCCTTCATCTGTGGCACACGTTCGAAGACAACGTCCTACTGCGGGTAGAGTGAATGGAGGAGGGGTGCACCCCTCCTTTTCTTTTGTTGATTCGAAAGATTTGAAACAATACATGATAGCGGTGACTAGGGAGAACAGTCGACCTAGCAACTAACCAAGATTTAAGGAGTCAGCATGAATACCCAACACGAGTTCTACGAGAATGGCCGTGACTGCGTGATCGTCACCACTGACGATCTGGAAGTGGACTACGGTCGCATCCGTACCATTGAAACTGAGTCCGGTTTCAAGTTCGTGACCGACATCACCAACTACGGTGACGTCATCGAGACCTTCCGTCTCGAGTCGTTGGCCATGGGCAAGTTCGATGGTGAAGCCAACTTCGATCTGTTGATCATCGTGGGCGACACTGTTGAAAGCAAGTTCCGCATCTGGCCTACGAACAATGCGGACGTGGATCGCCTGTGCCGTCTGTTGACGACTCAGACAGGTGACGTAGTGACAGTGGAAGCCAAGTCCCGTATCTTGGCAGTCTACGATCGCAGCGAGCAGAAGGAGAAGTCTCACGGCCTCGATCACTTCTACCTCGACGTCGATCCGGCTGACATCGAAGCGACCACTTGGCCTCGCGCTGAGTTCACCTACGATGATGCGGTCAATCTGCTCTCCACGGCTACTCGTGATGAGCTGCGTGACCATGCGTTCGGTGATCGTGAGATCTACTGGACCAACGCGTTCGATCATCAGGTCGCTACTGGCTACGTCGGCAGCGGTGGATGTGAGATCGACTTCCTCGGTTTTGATGTTCACTTCGAAGAAGATCAATACCGGGATCTCATCAACCTGGGGCAAGTGGGCAAGGTTGAGCGTAACGATGAAACGGGCCCTGAAGAGTTTGCTGAAGGGGAATGCATGCCAGGCTTGACTCTGGAAGGCGTTCGGAAAGAACTGGAAGGCGAATAAGGTATGGGGACCTCTTCCCCAACTATAAGAAACAACACTAACCAAGTAAAGGAATGCAACAATGACTCAACAACTCTCCGCTCGTCAACTGAACCAGAAGTTCATCGAACGTCTGGAACAACTCGCTGCTGCTAACATCATTGATGATACTGGCTGCGACACGATGGGGCAGTACTTCCATATCGAGTATTCGAAGGAAGACGGGGAAGTGCGTTTCGATCAGTATGGCCGTGTGGTCTGCCGGGCGAAGCAAACGGATACTGGCTTTGGCAAGATCGAGATCCTCGATCCTGAGATCCACGTGATGGATCTTATCGAAGCCACCTGTGACGTGCTGAATGTTGGCCCGACCATGTTGGACATCTACGGTGTCAAGCAGCGTTGGTTCACCACCAAGGGCGCAGGTGCTATTGGCCTGAATTTCTAACACACGTAAATAGGAGAGGGCTTCGGCCCTCTCTTTTATTTTCTCACCATGGGATGTACATCATGAATCGCGAAGAACTGAAGAAACACATCACTAACTTCCGCTTGATCCTGCCACGAGGGGTCAAGTTCTCGGTGATCGCACAATCGGCTGCCGTACTGGAGTCTTCGAAGGACCTGCACTGTGAGTACCTGTACGTGGCCATGGATCGTGTTGGTTACAACTGGGCACGCATGACCTACGGTGAAATCGAGACCCGCATTGAAGGGTCCTGGATTGGCACCAGTTGGCTGAAGGTCTACCTCTGCTATGACGAGGAACATCTGGTCATGGTCGATGACATTCCTTGCCAGTATGTAGGTTCGACCAACCCGTTCCAAGACGATCCGATGCTGGAACGTCCTGTACCGAGCATCGAGGACTACATGCGTAAACCTTCCCAGCAAGGTAACGTTATCCGTGCGATGGCAGCGGCCTTGAAAGATGGGATGACTGAAAGCGGTGGTCTTATCGACATCTCTCCAGAAGCCGTTCAGAAGGCACTGGATATAGGGATGGACAGCCCGACTGTGCCTGTCATTGTGACAGGTTCCACGCCGATGATCGCTCGTCGCAAGTTGGAACACGCTCAGCCGTTTGCCTCTCGGGGTATCATCGTCTCTCCCCCAATAAAGGGTGATGAAAGCGATGCTGAGCTGTATGCCCTGCACTTCCTCGGCGATACCAGCGTGCTGGACAAGTTCATTGCGGATGGACTGGAGTCTCGTTCGGCAAGCAAGGCTCTGTTGCAGAACCCGACCGCTCTGAAAGACTCACTTCAAGGCATGTCCCAACTGCATCGACTTCGCAGCACCCCATTCCTCACGTCCGAATACCGGGGACGATTGGTGGCGTGTTCTGAAGACCAGATGAAGTTGACCACCGATCCGGTACACAATCGCCGCCAGTACAACAATGCTTCGTTGCGGGTCAAGGTGGCCTACAAACGTCGGCTGGCTGCGTGGGCTCGGGCACTCGGTAAAGAGTCTCTGACGGCACAGTGCACGGTGACTAAGGACAATGATGGCCGTTGGTTGTCGCGCCGTACTCATCTGGCAACAATGGAAGATCACTCGGTCGACTCCATTGCTGTTGCTCGCATGTACCGTCCAGGGATGGGTCGTGGCGAACCTGTCCACACCGTCTTCCTTGATCCAGAACTGCCCAGGGAAGTCAACGACACCATTGAGAAGTTCATTGGTGACGAAGACAAGAAGGAAGACAAGGAATGAGCAAGGACAACGATCTACTCGTCGGGGCCATGCGGCTGAAAGAAGAATCGGGTAAACCATTCCCTCGGGATATTGAATCGGACATCTTCCAGAGGCCTCTCCGGTCTCCTCAGGCAGACTACGATGGTGACACCCCGTCCTTCGAGATGCCGAAGCCTCAACTGCCACGCGATATTCGCCTGCGTCGCAAGTTCAACAGCATGTCGCTCGCTGCGAAGAACAAGGTGCGCAAGCTCAAACGGTCTCTCAAGAATGCACGGCGTCCCAATGTGGAACGTCTGCGCCATGAAAAGAGGCAACGCCGGGAGTTCAAATGACTCTGGTCATATCCACTCAGGGTTTCTGGTATGCCGGTATTGCATTAGGCTTGTTCCTCGGGAGTGCTGTGATACTCTTTTGGCTCAACCTGTGCATCTGGTGGCGTGCATGGGGTAGTGGCTACAATCGTAGATACGCACCCAAGTGGATGTATAAGCGACAGAAGTTCTTCACGAAGACGTTGCTCGTGGGGTTCTTCCTGACGCTTTATATATTCAAGTGCATCTTCTGGCCTGACCAGATCTGTTATAGTCTTTTCATTGAGTAAGGAGGAGAAGTAGTGAGTGTCTCAGCATTCGGGATGTGGTTCATTGGACTGTCTTTGCTGTTCATCATTGGTCTGGGTGCCGTCGGCATCAAGACTGAGTTGTTCATCAAGTCCATCGAGAAGGACGACTGGGGCAGACGCACCGGGAAACATGCATCCAAATGGTTTCATCGCCTTGAGCTGTTCTGTCTGGGCATGATGTTCGTTGGATTGATCATGCTGGTTGCAGCAGGTCGTTGCCTGTTCTATCCCGGACCGTTCTGCGTTGCGTTGTATCCATAAGTAAACCTGTGCACTGGGGAGAGCGGTTCTCCCCAGTCACCCCGTCAAAGCCGACGAACGGTCATTGACATGTAACGGGGATATGTTACACTATTAATAAGGGCCACACGGAGGACCAAATGAATGTAAACAACAATAAGAGAGGCAGTATGAAGAAAGCGTTAAACTGGGTAACAAATAGATTAGATAAGTGGTTCAAGTTCAAAGACCTTAAACTAATCAACGTAGAGGTTGGTGAAATGAAGTGGTTTGGATACGGAATGATTGCACTAGCGTTTGCATGGGTGGTTCATTCAGGAGTAACAGCCTACGCCGTACATGAGGGTAAAGAGATCCACCAGCATGTCGAAATCAACATCATCAAGAAGGAGGAACCAAAGCCCTGATTACGGGCACACGAAATAGAACCCAGGCCAAGAAGGCCCGGGCTTTATTTTTTTCTTTGTTTACGCAGCTTGCTTGAGTTCTTCTTCGAACGCTTCCAGCAATTCGAATGGATCGGGAGCCTTCATCACATCGGTCATGATCTCGATTGAGTTCACTGGGCCGCCTGTAAGGTTGATCCCCACCAGTCGTTGCTTGCTGGCTGTCACCCCTGCAATCCGACAGACCTCGTACATCGTCGTCATCTTCGACAGGTTCATGATGATCTCGCCGTTCGGATACGTAGACCCGATGTCGGCGTCAGACGTGTACCGACGTACGAATGAACGCACGGTTGGCAAGTCCTTGATCATGTACACGCCGTTCGCTTCCACCAGACTCGTTGGCAGCGTGACGATCCAATCTTCCTTACCGAGCAGCAGACGATCCAGTTCGTCTTCCATGCGGTCCGACAACGTGCCCGTCATCATCCCTTCTTTGAGCATGTCAAAGTAGAAGTCGTTGACGTTACGTTTCGGGTTGGAGTTGAAGATGCTGTATTCCGACGACCCAGACAAGATACCGATCTGGGTGTTCAGGTCAGTCACCTTCTCATCCAGCAGCTCTACGCCCAAGCAGTCATACACGTTATACACGACGTACGGGATCTTGAAGCTCTTCTGCATCTGCATGTGCCATTCGACACTACCAGGGTGAGCAGAGGAATCACCAGTTGGGAAGTACAGCTTACCGAAGTCCTCACCCAAGTTCTTCTTCAAGATCTTGTCGAGAGCGTAACTCGGCTCCTTACCCTTCGCCCGACGGATGTTCCGGTACACAGCCGCACTGTCGATCCAGAAGTGACTGGACGGAGTGGTGACGGTGTGCCAGCGGTCGTACCATGCCAAGTTCTCCGACTTGCCGTCAGCCTTGACCTTCTGATCAGGACCACGCTTGTACTTGAAGTACTTGTACTCTTTCGGCACTTCCGGAGCACTGAAGACTTCAGCGAGGTTGTAACCCTCGTTCTCCAGAGCACGGATCATTACCGTCATGTCGAAGTCCATGTTCCAGAAGGACACGAAATCCGGCATCCACTCATGGCACTTGTCGACACACTCTTTGACCATGGCCCCGGCGGACTTCATGATCTTGATCTCGAACTCAATGCCCCGTGGTTTGACCAAGTGACCCAAGTACGTGTTCAGTGCATCACGGATCTGGTTGACTGCGTCCGGTATCCCCTCGATCCAAGTGTCGAGGATAGTCACGATCGCTTTGTTCTTGAACGTCACCGTCGAGATGATGATGTCCTTACCGTCACCGTTCCACATGTCGGTCTCGGTATCGAGTACGGCGACTTGGTTGGCATGGAACAGACCGGGCCACTTCTCTTGGTACTGGCGTTTCAGCAGAGTGGCTGGAGCAATGTCTGCCCCGTAGATGTACTGGTTACGGCATAAGGTGCGTAACTGCTGACGTGGGTTGCCATAGCCCATGCGTCGTACGATCTGGTTGTTGAGGTCACGCTGGGTGGTCTCACAGAGGATCAGCTTATCGAGGTCCTCTACTTCTTTTTTGTCCTTGTGGTTACGGTATTTTTCTTTTGTGATGCCAAAGGGGCGCATGCGGTTAGGGTAGAACCGAAGTCGCGGCACACGAGTACCATCCTTCAGCCACACCAACTCCTTCACGGTCAGGAGGTCATCGGTGTCATTGAGCTGATGTTCGGTATAGATCGCGTGTTTGCACTCAAGACCTAACACATCCTCTTTGTTGAAGAGAGGAGCTTTCTTAACGGCTGTCATGAGCTATCCTGAAAACTGTTGGGTGGGTATATACAAATCAATACCAGAGCTTTGTAAGAAATAACGCCAATCTCTATGATTGGGTACCTACACCAAGCCACCTTCAAGAGACTCTGTCATGAATCCAGCCCTCATTGCCTCGATGGAAGCGATTGACTTCCAACGCGACTCTACACTGCTCAAGGAAATGGGACTTCAGTTCGAAGCCTGTCTCCGTGATCCGTCCAAAGACACCTTCAACAAAGTCAGTGCTGCTCTTCACGAGATCGCGAAGAAAGTCACTAAAATGAACTTCCGTTTCAACTTCGCACGCCTGGGTGGGCCCAACGCTTTCGTTATTCCGCCACAAGCTGACATCGCCAGTCCGATGCGTCCTGATGAGATCGCCACCAAGGTCAAACGCTTTGGTCGCCCTGTCTCCGAGCAAGAACTGTTCAAGGGCACGGTTGATGTGAAGACCGGTCAGGTTTCGGGCATCTACTGCGAAATCCCGATCGACATCTTCATCGCCACCGAGTTCTTTACGGACCGTAACATGGTCGGCATCACTGGCATGCACGTCGCAGCTATTGCCTGCCATGAAATGGGCCATGGTTTCACCTACCTGCGTTACTTGGGCCGCATGGTCCTGTCCAACGTGGTTGTGGCCGAGATCACCCGCCGTCAACACGAAGGTGCTGATGACAAGGTCCTGCAAGAAGTCGTCAAGGTCGCTGAACAGAAGACCGGCTGGCGTCTGCGTGACCTGGGCGAGATCAACGGTTCCACCGATCCCCTGTTGCTGCAACAAGTGGTCATGGCGGGCATGGTTGAGAGCATCCGTTCGGAGCTGGGCACCAAGTTCTACGACCTGCGTGCATTCGAGTTCTCCTCGGACCAATTCGTGGCCCGTCACGGCGGTGCTCAGTACATCGTTGAAGCTCTGGACTACATGTACAAGAGCTACCCGGCGTACTTCAAAGAGTACCGTGGTCGCAGTGCCAACATCATGTCGTCTCTGATGGGCTACGGTACCATCCTGATGGGTGGTCTGCTGGTCGTCGGTGGTGTGGTAGCAACGTTGCCAATCGGCATCATGCTGGGTCTGCTGGCTGTGCTCATGCCGTTGTTCGGCAAAGGCGATGACGGTATCTACGACCCGATCCCTCAGCGCTACGAAGCCATGCGTCGTGAACTGATCGCCTCGGCCAAAGACGCGTACCTCACTGTGCGTCAGCGTCAAGAGATCCTCGATCAGATCCAAGCGATCGACGACATCCTCGCTCCGATCCGCAATGGCGTCAAAGGCTACTTCGGCCCTGACGTGATCGGCGAATACATCAAAGGCGTGTTCAGCGGCAAACCGGCTGAGCAGAAGTTCCAGCGTATGCTCGAGAACCTCGTGAACAACCGCCTGTTCGAACTTTCCAACCAACTCCAAGCCAAGGTGTAAGCATGAACATCACTCGCCTCCTTCAACTGCTCGAGGGCGTTGCGAACCCAGCGGAACGCAAACCCTTCCTGGAAACCGCACTGGCCGTTGAGCTGGGCTACACCTTCCCTCTGCCAGGCAGCAAGGTCGACTCCATCGTGGTTCACTTCGAGCAGTTCCATGCCGACGTGGTCAAGAAGGTGCTCGGCAACGTCAACGAGATGTACCCGTTCTCCCTGAACGTGACCTACAACATGGTCGTGGACATCTACAAGAACCGCTACGTCCTGTGCCATGAGCCTCAACTGCTCAGCGTGCAAGACATCTGCGTCCAACTGCGCCGTCCGGCTTTCGAAGCCTCGGTTGACGCAGTCCACGCTGACGTGCTGAACAACAGCGTTGGCGGCTTGATGCGTAGCGACCTGAGCGATTACATCCGTCGCTTCATCGTAGCCTGACCACTCGAGAGGAGCCTAGGCTCCTCTCGCCCTATGAGGGTAACTCAATGTCAATGATTTCCGATTCCGGTGCGGTGATGGACATCAACGAACTTGCCGCTACACTGGAGTTGACTCCTGAAGTAACGGAAGAGATCAACAGCTTGTCACTCGAGCAGTTGTTCGATGAAGTCGAGAAGCTGGCCGTGGTAGAAGAGCTGAGCGATGAGGATGTCACCATCCTGACCCCAGCCCTTGAAAGCCTGCGTAACGTTTACCACAGCGTGCGTGATTCCGGTCACATCTCTCGGGCTGATGCCCAAGTCCTGATGAACATGACCGCGTCGTTGGAAGGCTTCAACGATCCGTTCGTGACCATGCCGACCAACAGCTTCACTGAGTTGCCCTCCAAGGTCAACTACAGTCCAGCAATGGAAGGGATGCTCAGTTCCATCCTGCGCAAGATCTGGGAAGCGATCAAAGCACTCGCTGCCAAGATCAAGAGCTACTTCGCAGGTTCTGCCATCACCGCCACTCGCAGTGCTGCGATGGAGAAGAAGGTTGAAGAAGAGCTGACCAAGCGTGTCATCAAGGTCGACTTCAAGAAGGTTGAAAAGGTCACCGCTCTGCCACAGGTTGAAACCGAGACCTGGAAAGAGATGTCGATGTTCTTCGACATGGCGATCAAAGACAACCGTCTGGTGAGTGTCGTCTATGCGTACGAATCGTTCCTGAACACCGTGCTGCAAAACATCGATGGCGGTCTGGCTGCGTTGTACGAGGCCAATACCAAAGTCGCTGCCATGTACAGCATTGAGTTCGGTCCGGTTGAACCGCATTGGGACCAGTGGAACATCGCCAACCGGCAGATGCTCGACATCCTGCGTCACTTCAACGCCCTGAAGGCTCAGCCGAAGAAGTACACCGTCTACGACATGCCGTTGGTACTGCGTGACATCGACACGGCGACTCAGCAAGTGCGTAAGCATGGCGTGCTGCGAATCTTTGCTCTGTGGAAGAAGGTCTGGGCGAAGTTCAACGAAGAACAACGCGAGTACAACCGTCAGTACCGTGAAGCCGAAGAAGGCGGGCAAGAAGAGCAAGCCAACCGTCTGCTGGATTTCATCAGCGGTCGCTACGGCATCTCGCATGCACTGGCCAACTTCGACACCGTGCGTAACCTCATGGCTGGCGTCAAGCTGGACATGGCTCGCATGATCGACGGCGTGGACACCAAGGTGGACCAACTGCTGGCTGCGTAACACGCGAACATAGGGCCAGGGGCAATTGCCCCTGGCCTTTATGCCGTTACACCGAGTGTTTGAAGAACTGGATGTCAATGCTGTCTGCTACACCGAAGGTAGCGTTTGGCAGAGTCGTCATCTTCTTGCCGATGCACAGGCGAGAGGATTCGTCCTTCATGGTGATAACGCTGTAGTTCTTGTAGCCACCCAAGCCCGTGATGTTCACGGTGGTCACGTCATCGCCCATCGTGGTCTTCAGGAGGTTCTCAAGGCCGTTACGGGTCACTTGAATCTCTTTGAAGGCTGCGGTGAGGACACGGCGTGCCGCCTTACGGATCTCGTCCTGAAGCGCCAAGTCCTTGTACACCGTATCGGAGACGAAGAACTCGATGTACAGGTGTTGAGCCGCTTGGATGTTGACTGCCAGACTGTCGTCGACAATTGCACCCACCAGACCCACGGTGGATTTCGGGTGGAACCACAACTTGGTCTTTTCCAGCAACTTCTTGCGGGTTGGAGCCAGGGTGATGTTGACCCATTCTACGATCTGGTTAGGGACCGTGTCACGGTAGTTCACATCCGTGGTGTTGGTGACGAAGTAGTACACGCCATCAAACAGGCACAGCTCAACCTGCCGCAAGATGGCACGAGGACTGGACACGATCGGTTCACCGTTCTGGTAAATGATCGAGTTGGCTGCATGAAGGATCTCAGGCTTGCCGGTCTCTTCGTTGATCTTGACGTCACCCACACGGTGTTTGTACACCACGTACGGTTTGCCATTGCCATCGTAAGCCACCTTGACCGCACCGGTAGCCGTCTTCTCAGGAACGTCGGTGGTCCACAGTTCAACCACGTCCTCTTCGTACCGCAGGTATTGCTCTTCACCCACAGTAGAACGAGCCCGAGCCCACAGACCATCCAGTGCATCGCCCAACACGACCGTGACCTGTTCATGGTAGAGACCCATGACCCGGAAGTCGTACTTGAACTTGCCCATGAAGTTGTCGATGTCGGTGTACTCACCGGCTTCAACCAGCCCTTCCTGCACTGCAAAGAAGATGTCGAACACGGTGTTCATCGTGGCAGGGTAAGCGTGAGGCGCAATGCCGTCAGCTTCAAACCCATTCAGGTAAACGTTGTGCTCCTCATCCACGTCCCAGTTCGAGGTGAACTCAAACTCGAAGATCCATTCCTTGGTTTTAGGGTCACGGCCCAACGACGTACCGTTCAGGTAGACGCGAGTCACTTCACCCGGTGGAATGAAGGCCAACTGTGCCACGAGGGCTTCTTCGTCCAGCTCTTTCAACGAGTCGGTGCTGCTGGTCATGACCTGCAACTTCCAACCTGTCTCAGTGCGGATGAAGTTGTGCGTGTTGGAGTTCACACCCACACCCATCGTGCCGTTATCTTCCACAAAGAAGCGTCGGGTCAGCTTTGGGTTGCCGAAGTAGTACGGACGTACCGTCAAGACGTTGTCAGAGACGTCGTAGACGTAATGGAACGGCGTGTAGAAGTAATCCCCGCCTGTGACACGTTCGACCAACACGTCGGCTGGTAGAGCCTTCAGTGCATCACGGTCTTCATTGTCCACAATCGACAGGAACCCGCCTTCATCCTTGTACAAGGTGGTCGGCAGGATGGTGATCCGCTGGCCGTTATCCTTAACATCCGCCGAAGCCAAGATCTGGTCGATGGTTTTGCTCAGGGTCACGACGTTGGAACCCATGCCGGTCGACACTTCCTTGATGTCAGGGGCTGGCAATTCACGACTGGCTGCGTACAGACGGTTGGTCACGTTATCAATGTCGGTCACGCAACTGAAACCAGCATCGGTCAGCAAGTCCAGTTGAGACTGGATCTGCACGTTGGTGATCGGAACATCAATACGACCCAAGGCGTTGTTGATGGCACGCTCTTTGAGCTTCTCGAACGTCAGGGCGTTGGAACCGCCTGTCGCAGGAGTCGACGCCATGAAGTAACCACTGACCAGACGCGAGATCGGCGAGGTGTACTTGCCGTTGTCATCGTTGTCGTAGTCGTTGTAGGTCGCTTTGAACATGTCAGAGCTATAACCCTGTACCGCCAGCTCCAATGCACCCCGAGTGGTGTACACATCGATCCGCAAGGTACGGTTCATCAGACCCGTGCTGAAGTAGATCTGTGGGATGCTCACGTTCAACTGGTTGTTGTCGAGGATCTTCAGGACGGCGGTCGGTGTCAGTGGGTTGAAGACTTGATCACTGTGCGTGGTCTTGATCTCTTCCCATCCGCCTTTGCCATCGCTGGCGTACACCCGGCAGAAGTAGAACTGGTCGGTGTACTTGTAGGTCTTGTTGAAGACCCGAGACGCCGTCATCGGAGCTGAATAGCTCTTGATCTCGATCTGTTGGACCGGGACTTCCAGTTCGATGTAGTCTTCATGACCCAGATTGTAGTTGTCAATCTGAGCTTTGACCTTGTTCGACTCCAGGGTCATCAACGGCGATGGTCGGCTGTTGTCGTAAACGATCTGTAGACCGCCGTGAGGCAGCACACGCAGCTCGATCGGGTACTGGAGCGTGAAGGGTACGTCTCCGGCCATGACCTTCGTGTGACGCGGAATGACGAGCTTACGCATGCCTGCTTCGCCAGTCGCTACCGCCTTCTCCAAGATCTCGTCTTTATGATAGACCATCAGGAGGTTGGTGCTGGACGGTCCCGAGAAGACGTTGATGTAATCCACGTCGCTCATGTGACGGTACAGGTCTGAACGGGTCATTGCCAGCTCAGGGTAAAGCACGCGGTTGAGGAATTCGTCCTTACGAGCACCGTTGGCAAACAGTGTCGAAGCGAACTCCATCAAGTAGACCATGGCGTTGCTGGCGTCGACGATTTCAATCTCGCCGTTGCGTACACGTTCAAGGTATTCGATACCTGCACGCTGTACTGCCATGGGATTGAGCTTGGCCAACTCAATCATGGTATTCAGGTCGGACCTGGACATGGGTTACTCCATTAAACAGTCGTTGTGACGTTGGCTGAGGACTGACCGGCAAAGATCAACGAATCGGGATCGGCCATGTCAGCAGTCAATGCCGGCACTACCCCATTGAAGTTACCTTTGGTGACCGTGTCGTACTCAGAACGATCCATCCACCACTCCAGCTCATTGTTCGCAGCCAGGTTGATGTACGGGAAGCCTTTATAGTTGAGCAGCTTGCGTTCTTCAGCAGAGATCTTCACCATCTGCTTCTCACGAGTGCCGTCACCCATCTCAGGGTTGAACATGATTACCAGCTTGTTGAATTCCCACAGCGTGATCGGGTCGTTGTACTCAGCCACGGTGCATTCAAAGGTGGTCTGAATGGACTTCTGACTTTCGTTGTACGGGTTGTCACGCGAGTAGTTGAACGCACTGCCCATCGAGAGACCCGCAGGGAAGGCAGCACCACAGGCAGCCCACTTCTGGATGTACCGACCAGACCAATCCGTCACGAAACGATAGATGCGGGTGTTGTAGTCCATCTCGTTCTGCACGATGCTGTAACCAGCCGGCAGAATCTTGGTGCCGATGTAGACACCCCCGATGTACAAAAGCCACGCAAACAGCGTCAATGATATAGGATCGCCTAAGGTATTTTCGAATGTGCAATCCAGGGAGTAACGTCCATTGATCTCTGCAATGGTGTCGTTCATCATCCAGGATTCTTTTGCCATCCCCTCCGAAGTGCTGTAAGCGTGGAGGGTCAAGTCAGGCCACCCGGACATGTTTGTCAGGGCGTTGCTTAGCAGCGGCAAAAAAGCCTGACGGTTGTCAAAGATGGTGTTGTCTTTCTTAATGTCAGATTCAATACTGTCCGGCCAAAGCATCCTTCGGATGATCCGGCTGTAACTACGAGGATTGTCACTGGCCAAAACCGACAATTGCCGGTACGCCATGATGTTATCGTATGACAGGTTCAAATTCGGACGTGTGAAAAACGTCAAGCCCTGCATGTCAGTGTTAGCTGGCACCGCAGATCCCTGCTGCGTACGGTTGTACCCGCCGAGCAAATCATGGAATCGACTGCCAATGGCACCGGTACCTTGCTCACGAGTCAAACGGCGCATCAAGGCGTCATCGCTGTCGAAACCACCGTGCTGGGCAATTACGTCCAGCACCTGTTTCATCACCTTATAATCGCTCATTTCTGGCACGCCTTAAAGGGAAATGTTCATGGACAAAAAACTCACGCAGTACCAAGTCTCGCAAGAGTTCGCTGGTACTGCTCTATTGGTTACTACGGGCATCGGCCTTCTGGCCAAGTACACCCCTCAGGTCGTGGCCGCCATCTCCAGCAAAATCAGCGAGAAGGCTGCTGGTAAAGTCATCGACACTGCGAAGAGTGTGCTGGCTGGCAGCAAGGAAGGCGATCTGATTCGCTTCACACAATCTGCGCGTGTTGAGCCCATCTTGCTGATGGACAAGCGTGCGGTGAACATCCCGTTCATCCAAGACGTGGTCCACACCGCGTACAACATGTTCACTGGCTACTGGTTGCTGGCCGTTTCCCTCGACACCAAAATCAACGGTGTATCGGTGGGTCGTCGCCTGGACAAGTTCGCCACTGACCGTGATCTGGCTGACGCCACCCTGATCATGATGTCGGAAGGCAGTCCTTCGATGGAAGCCTTCGCCGCTTCGATGGCTGACTTCGGTCTGCCGTTCATCGACGAGATCCTGGCCGAACAACATCAAGTAGCAATGGAAGCCATCAGCAACGGTGACATGGTTGCGGCTAACGTGACTGCTGACCTGCTGGACGACGGTGACGACGTCAAAGCTGGTGCCAACGCTTCTGCTTATGCTCAGAAGAAAGCTGAAGCTGCCGACTCTGAAGCCGCTAAGCGCGCTCAGAAGAAAGCAGACGACGCTGAAGAAGAAGCCAAGCGTAAACGTCTGGCCAAGACTGGCACTGGCGTACAGAACGCCGCCAAGTACGTCGAGAAGGTGAACAACCTGGCTGTCGGTAACGTGATTGACGTGACCATCAGTGAAGACGGCAAAGACGCTGTGGTTCCAGTGACCATCCGTCTGCGTGTGGCTGCCATGCCTTCTGACGTCATGACCCAGACCCTGGCTGTCGGCGGTACCGATGTCACCTTCCGTAGCCGCTGGAGAGCCTGGCGTGCTGGTGAAGTGGGCTTCTGGTCTGACTTCGTACTGCAAATGGACCGTGTCGACGCTCACCGCGCTGCCATGATGAAAGACGAAACGGGTTACTACAAAACCGTTTATGCTCGTGCTGCCAAGAACTCCGCTGCCCAAGCTCTGGCCGGTGGTCCTTCTCTGGGCACTGCGTCTGCCATTCTGGTGCTGGACGTCAAGACCGCGACCGAACTCGAACGCCGTATCGGCGGTCAGTTGAGCAACTTCAAGACCCGCCAAGGTATCTTCGGTCACACCTACTCGATGCTGATGATCGTAGTAGACCCGGACTGGGAATCGGTCACCATCTACACCCGCGGTATCGAAATGCCTTCCAAGCTGACCAAGAACGACATCAAGACAGCTGGCAAGTCCGACAGCAAAGAACTGATGGACATTCTGAAGTCGTACCAGCTCGGCAAAGCACCAGGCCGTATCTGATCCCCAAGTCCGTTAAAGGAAGATAGCAATGCGTATCCTTGATTTCCTGCGCCGTATGGTGTCGTCCTTCACGAAGGATGAACTGAAAGAGAAGCTGAGAATCCTTTCTCAAGCTTTGCAAAAGTCTCTCGAGACCTTCATGAACGCTGAGGGCACCCTGAGTGTCTTCAAGTCCAAAGCCGGTAAGCAGTTTGAACTGGACTTGGGCAAGAGCGTTCGCCTGCCCCCACGCATGACTCCCATCGCCTACATCCGTCAAGTCCTGACGAACATGTCGGTGACGCTGGAACTCCTCTCTGCCATCGCTGAGAAGAGCTACGGCAAGGACATCGTCGTGGAAGGCATCACGTATCGCCGGGCTGAGCTGCTGCGCACCATCGGGTACATGGACTTCGTTGTCTCCTACTCGATGCAGTTGCTTCATTACCTGCTGGTGGCCGAAGCGTCCGTGACCTCGAAAGAACACCCGGATGGCGCTGAGCGTCCTCGTCCTGAACTGGCGTGGCTGCGCACCAACCAACTGGCGTTCTTCACGTTGCTGACCACGTTCTCGAAACCGAGCCGTGAGATTGCGTCGTTGATCGAGTCGATCCCGGACATCGTGATCGGCGAAGACGATGACAAGATCATCGCGCCTCAGGTGGGCATCCTGAAGCTGGACCCGCTGAAGAACAACTTCATCCCGGGCATCTCCAGTGTTGCCCTGTCCATCGGGATCTGGTACTCGACGCTTCAGGTGGCTCGCTACGAGCGCTTGAAAGAAGACGCCCGTTCCATTCAACTGCGCCTTGAGCAACTTCGCCTTCAGAACGAGGGCAAGAACGATGCTCAACTGGAGCGCACGATCTCCAAGTACGAAGGTTACCTCAACCAGACGTCCGAGAAGATCATGAAGATGGAGGCTCGATACGCATGAGCCACTTGAAGACCCACCGGGGTTTTACCCTGGACCTCAATGGCGACAGCGGCTACGTTGACCTCCCTGTGATCGATCGTCTGTATCATCATATGGAGACCAATAACAACTTCGCAGAAGACTTCGGTTATGTGAAGGATGTGCTGGCTGCCGCCAAGCAAATGTTGTTCGACCGCAATGGCCGGTTCATTCTGGCCAAGCAGTTGAATACCCCGTGCTCGCATTGGGTCTTCAATTTCACGGTCAGCACCATGGCATTCATCGGTGGTGAGGCTCGTAAGCTCTCTCTGGAGAACTATCGCGACCTGTTGATCTTCCACCCTTCCGACATTGTCAGGGTTGACTCGAAAGCAGTCATCCGTGAACAGAACTTCGGCTGGGTGTTTGATGCAGACGCGAGCACGATCCTCTCCAAGTGGCTGGCAATGGAAGATGGGCTCACCGACCTGGTCATGTCTTTGAACCTGATCGGCGGGAGCCTGCCTCCGGGCTGGTACCACCAGACTGAGGCTCGTCCACCGAGCTGAGTGTCACTCGAATCAAGTCCAGTTAACTGCTGGCAATACCACGATGATGCGGTGTGAGCCGCATCGTTGTCAAAAAGCACCTATTGTGTGCAGAGATGCGGAACTGTCCTAGGCTCCGTCTGCGTCTCATTCCTTCTGTTTGCAAACACGGGGTTTTATACTCATGCGTAACTCGATTCTGCACAGTGCTCTGAACGTCTCCATGGAAGGCATTGATCCAAATGCCAGCCAAGAAATCAACCCGGTAACCGAAGAAACCATCGTCGCTGTTGACGAGGTTCTGGAAGAAGCCCGCGGTGATTCCGCTATCGTCGAAGAGCACGACGAAGCTGTTGAAGAACTGTCGCAAGCTGCCGACAGCATGGAAAGCCTGATCGCTTCCCTGGAAAGCGCCATTGCCGACGGCGGCATGAGCCCTCAAGCTGCTGACGTTCACGGCCGTGCGCTGGCAATCGCCACTCGCCGCCTGCCACTCGATGCTTCGGAATACACCGTCTCCACCGAATCCTTCGGCGGTACCGGCGACAAGCTGCAAGCCTCGATGGAAGCTCTGGAAGGCGCGAAAGCCCTGCTGAGCAAAATCTGGGAAGCCATCAAGAACGCCGTTCAAGGCGCTTGGGCTGCCGTGAAGAACTTCTTCGCCACCATGGGCAAATCCGGTCCTGCCGTCGTTGCTGCTGGTCAGTCGCTGAAGCAACGCGCTGCCGCTGCCAAAGGCCAGAACCCTGCCGCTGCCAAGATCAACCTGGGCATGGCGCTGAACTTCGTCGTCGTTGGCGGCAAGTGCGCTCCTGCTCAAGCCCTGGCTGCGATCAACCACGGCTACGACGTAGGCGTGAAGAACTACACCAACAAGATCCTGGCCGCGCTGAACCCGCTGTACCAGGCAATCCAGAAAGGTGAAGTTCATCCTGACCGTCTGAAAGCAGTCGCTGGCTCGATCAACGTCGAAGCCTGCCTGACCGAAGACATGAAGGGCAAGCTGCCTGGCGGCTACTTCTTCGACCTGACCGTCGGCAACAAAGAAGGTCTGGACGGCTTGGCCGAAGCCAGCCTGAAACTGTCGCAAGACAAGACTGCCAAAGTCACCGCCGCCGAGTTCGATCTGCCTTCCGTTGACGAAATCAGCAAACTGGCTGATCAGATCATCAACATGGGCAAACTGATCATCTCCTCGAAGTCGGTTGCTGGCGCTGCTGAAAAGGGCATCAACGACGCAGTCAAGGCCGGTAACAGCCTGGTTGCCAAAGGCGATACCCTGGACAAGACCGAAGCTGGTTCCGCCAAAGCCGTTCTGGCCAAGCTGAACAAAGCTGCTCGCCTGACCACCGGTTGCTCGCACCAGTATCTGTCCTTCATGGGCAGTGCTGCCAAAGCCTCCGCTTCCTTCGGCGCCAAAGTACTGTCCCAGTACGGCAAAGCGGCCAAGAAAGCTGACGCTGCTGCGGCCGCTGCTCCGGCAGCCTAAGTAGCTCTCGGCTAGAGATGTCCACCTGGCTACGGCTGGGTGGACATCTTTTATTCCGTTTGAACGAATTCTATGGTGAATTGTCCTCCTCCATCCTTAACGAGCATTTGTCATGTCTGATGAAGAACTGCCAGCAATTGCGGGCAACGAGAGTGAGGGGTTCGTAGACGTCCTTGAAGCGGAGCGTAGTCTCTTCCAAGGGAAAGCCCAACTCGAATCACTGCTCAATGCCACCGACTCACTGGAAGCCCTGATCAACCATCTGGGCAGCCATGAAGTTGTTACTCCGGGCCACAAGGCCTCCATTACTGTCAGCTTCGAAAACCTCATCGGTAACATCGGACTGACAGTCGCTGACATCATCCCTGAGCTGGAAGGTCACGAGAACGGTACTGTCTCCACGGAATCTTTGAAGGATCGCCTCAAGGAACTGTGGAAGCGGTTGGTTGGTGCGATCCTGTCTCTCCTGAAGTCCCTCAAAGGCTTCTGGGGCAAGATCTCCACGTACCGTGGCCGTCTGCGCATCTCGGCTCAACACCTCGCCAAACAAGCTGCTGTGCGCCGTTACGGCACCGTGCGTAAACCGAACATCGACCTAGGTCTTGAGATCAAGTCCTTGATCGCCGGTAGCAACGTATTGTCTGATCCAGATGCCATCATCCGGTCGGTCAGTGCAGCGCTGGACCAGTACAAGATCTTCACTGACGCGTACGGTCCTGGCATGTTGGAAATCGGTAAGCAGTTTGAACGCATGCTCACTGATGGTAACGCAGGTACCTCCAAGTTGAACGAGGTGTCCAACCTGTTCTCCACCATGCCTGTGGATCAGATTGCGTCGAAGATGAAGGCCATGGTGTACCGTGACCCTCGCTTTGGTCGTCGCCTGACCCTGACTGCTCCTCCGATCATCGGTGGGTGGTCGCTGTTCTTCCTGACGCTGGAACCTGAGCAACGCGGCCTTGCTGCCGCTAACCCTCTGGGCTTTGCACAAGCTGTGCGAACCACTGGGGTGAAGTTTGCCCTGACCAGTGTCAACTCCGCCAGCATCATCTCCGGGTCTGTGAAAGCAGCCAGTGGGATGCAGGTCGAGATCATTGCCAAGCGCGTGGTCGAGATCCTGGACGTGATTGATGCTCAAGAGCGCTCGATTGGTTTCAACAAAGTCGAAGCTCAGATCAAGAATGTCTTGCGTGCCGGTGAACGCTTCCAAGCCACGGCCTCTTCGGACGGCACTGGGGCTGATGAAAGCGTGCTTCGTTTTGTACGCAACTACGCAGGGTGGGCCATTGGCCCGGTGGATCAGATGACCACCAACCTGTTGACTGTTTCCCGCAACCTGCTGACCTACGGTCGCAAGTCTCTCGCTGCTCAATAAGGAACTGACATGAAAGCCAGTTTGGAATCCCTGCTCGCCAATTCGTTGTCGGGTGTGACTCAACCAGTCGCCACCAACACCGATGACCAAGGTCCTGTCGAAGGCCTGTCCCTCATCACCTCCGAGCAGATCGCTGCTGACGTGACTGAGCACATGAAAGACGAACGTTACAAGGACGCGGACTTCCTGTCTGAATCCTGCCGTGACTTCCTTGAGCAGAACGAGATGGAACACGCTGAACTGCGTGGCTCGATCAACGACATCAAGGAAATGGTCGGCGGTACCATGGCGTCCATGGAAATGCTGGCTACCATCGCTTCGATGGAAAGCATTGACGACACCGCTCTGGTAGCAGCGAACACTGCCATCGGCAACATCAACTCCCAGTACGGGATTGGTGAAGAAGCGCCGGTATTGGTGTCTGCTGACAACGTGATCACCACTGCCTCGATGGAAGGTCTGGTTGACTGGGTGAAGAAAGCCCTGCTGTCGATCAAGAAGTGGATCGTCGAGAAGTTCCAGAACATGGCGATCAACCAGCGTCGTGTGTCCGTGAACCGTCAGTCGTTGCTCGAGCGTGCTGAAGCCGTTCAGAAGCGCATGTCGTCCATTGGCGAAGACTACGGCATCCCGGTCAAGCAAATGCGTTACAACCCGAAAGCGTTGTTCGCTATGTACCGTGACGGGGCCTTCGTGCCGTTCGAACAAACCACCATGTCGGCCGCGATCAAAGAAGCGTCTGACCTGATGAAGTTCGCCAACGAGAACCTGTACAAAGACGCCATCACCCGTTCCGATGCTATCGGCGATGTGATTGCTGACGTGCTGGTTGCCCGTGACGAAATCGCTGCTGAAGAGAAGATGCGTGCGATCTTCAAGACCGTCACTCAGCCACTGCCAATCGACACGTACTTCGCTTCGGCGAACATCCGTGAACGTGAAGTGGTCGGCGGTATGACCTTCATGGACCCGTCCAAGCAGTATCGTACCAACTACCGTGATGCTGAATGGATCATGGAACTGGTGCGTCTGGTCGACATGAACCAAGCGTTCGTGAAGTATCGTCAAGTGGGTTCGGTGCCAAGCACTGTCTACGACATGCCAGTCCTCCACACTGTGCTGGACGCCGTGGGCACCATCCTGGACGATGCCGGTCTGACCGACATGACCTACTACGACGAACTGGCCAGTGCCTGGGCTCAAGCGAACAAAGTGTACAACCGCCTGTACACCATGATCGTGTCGATGGAATTCCCGCACATGAACAACGAGCTGTGGCGTGCTCTGGACGTGGGTTGCACCGCGATGTTCATGTTCCTCGACAAGGCGTACTACCACACGCTGACCCTGCGCTCCCCAATGTACCGCTACGCCGATGGCCTGCTGTACGTGCTGGAAGAGCAGATGAAAGCTTACGTGGCTGTCAACCGCTGATCAACGGAGGAGGACTTCGGTCCTCCTCCTATGCCGAATCGACTGATTTTATGTCAGAGATCATCCATCCGGGGGAGCCCCCATGCCTAACCTTCTTATCCCGTTGCCGAACACTTACGATACCGTCACACGCCGTGTGGCCAAGTCGGTGATTGACAACGTCGTGCGCATCTCCCGCATTCCCGACACTCGTATTGAGATCAGGGGCGATTCGGGTGTAGCCGCACAGCCCGGTACTGAACTGGGCGACACCAAACTGATTAACCGCTGGCAACATGACGGGCGTGTAATTGTCTCGCTGCGTGAAACTTACGTGGACACCGAGGTGATCAACAGCGAAGTCCGTCACCCGTATGCCCAACCTATTTTTGCTGATCCTCAGATTGGCGTGCACATCAAACCCATCTACAGCAACACCGAGATGGAGCTGAACTTCACCTACCGTGCCAAGTCCAAACAGGAAGCGGCTGTGTGGCGTGACGACATCAAAGTGCGCATGGCAGACAACCGTCAATCGCACTTGCACCAAGCCGAGTACTTCTTTGCTGTGCCAGACTTCTGTGCAGGTCTGTTGATCCACATGCATGAGCTGCGTGAGAACGTAGCCGGTTACGGTGAGAACCTTGGCGAATACTTGCGTCGTTATTACACCAAGCGGGCCAAAGTCCTGACCAACCAAGCCGGTAATGAAAACGTTACGCTGTTGGTCATCGGTGAAACCCAGATCGGTATCCAAGGATGGTTCGACTTCGACCTGCCTGTGGAAGAAGAGAAGCAGGAAGACGGTCCAAGTTACATCGTGCAGTTCAACTACAAGTTCAGTTACCTGAAGCCTGTAGAGCTGAACGTGTACTACCCGCAGATCGTGCACAACCAGCTCATCAAACCTGACTTCCTCGTCATCAAGGCGAAGACCGAAGACCCGATGATGCTGCCCAGCTACAAGAGCGACTACCGCTTTGCGCTGGATCACTTCGACTACTTGGCTCGCATTCCGAAGAAGCCAATCGGCGGGATCATGATCCCTGACTTCGATGAGTGGATTCCCAAGTCCGTCATGCCGTACACCACCTCGTTCATCAACTGGATGACGGTGATTGAACCGGCTGACTTGACGCTGGTGCTCTCGGAGAAGGATATCCTTGATGTGGGCTTCAAGCCTGAGTTCATCGCGTGGATGCAGCGTCAGGGCAACAAGATGGCCACGTTGGGCCGTAGTCCGATTCACTTCAGTTTGTTCCGCGGTGATCAGTTCATCGACGATGGCGACATGGAAGTGACCGTCACGGACAAAGCGTTCGAGATCCGCTGCAAGACCCCAGCCGACTTGCGTCAAACGTACCACGTGCGTATGGCGTTCTGCACCGAGCTGGCCAAGTACACCGAAGCGGCTCTGATGGGCATGCATGAGGAAGGGTACAACACCCTGCACCTGTTCCAGACTGTGGTCAACCGTTTGGACGTCGTGGACGCTCAACAGAACCACATGACGGAAGACGGCAAACTCAGCATCTCCTACATCAAGCGCTTCTTTGGCTTCTTGCAGGATCAGCGTGTCGGGTCTGAGAACAACGGTCCAGGGCCTGATGGCAGCAACAATAACAACCGTCACCCTAGCGAAAGCTGGTATGACAATGATGACAACTTCGGCTTCCGTCTTGACATTCCGTACGTGATGTACTTGACGGTCATTGCTGGTAACCGTAACAGGGTGAATGAAGATGCCAGTTCCAACGATGCCTAACATCGACACCGTTGTCGGCAAGCCGGTCAATGAACCTGTCAAGGTCCAACCGAAGGCCTACATCGGTAATACGGTCGACACAAGTGAAACCCACTTCGACCAGTTGACCAGCTACATTGCAGGCCAGTCGTGGACCATCGACTACTTCTGGTTGATCCGTGGTCGGGACGATGACAACCGCTTGCAAGAACGGGACACGCACCCGATCTTCCAACAGTACAAGCTCATCAAGGGCTTTGAACTGAAGGTCACGCAGCCGTTGACGCCGTCTCAGGTGGGCGACACCAAGGACATGACGCTCAAAGGCGCTGCAAACGTCTACGGGGTGCTTCCACCGAAGGAAGGCGACATCTTCCTGGGTGACATGGGCGATGGCCGTGAAGGCATGTTTGGTGTGACGTCGACCAATCGACTGACGCACTACACCTCGACCGTTCACGAGATCGAGTACAGCCTCATCAGCCCTGTCGATCAAGAGCTGCATGACAAGCTGTACAACTTCAGTGCCCAAGAGACCACGGTCTTCCACAAGGAGTTCTTGGACACCGGCAACGATCCAATGATCTCCGAGGGGCAGACCGAACTGGTCAACCGCCTCAAGGAACACTACGAGCGTCTGATCGCCTTGTACTTCCACGATCACTTCTCCCGTAACCTGAACTCGTTGCTGGTGCCGAACCAGCGTGAAGCCCAACGTCCACGGATCACCTACGACCCGTTCCTCGTGCGTTACCTGAAGACCATCCTGACCACTCAGGATCATCCGGCCATGCGCAGCCTGACCGAGTTCAACGTCCAGGGCGACCAGACGATGTACGAGTTCACGTTCTGGAACTGTCTGGAGACCATGGACCATGCCATGCTGGCCATGAGTGTTCACGAGGCAGGTGTGGTGGACGTGGACCAGTTCTTCAACCGTCGTCCTACGTTGAACAGCGTGTACTACTCGGGTGTTGAAGCCGTCATCTACCCTGACATGTCCCGTACTGACGCAGACAGCGGTTATGGCCCGTACATCGGTGATCCAGACCTCGAACGGCTGGTGCGTGGTGCTGCCCGGTTCCGGGATCTGAACCGTCTGCTCAAGGATACGTTAAATGTAGACCCGACGCTGGAAATCTATGAGGTTAACTCGCCAGAGCGTACCCCACAGATCAAGCGTGTCACGGTCGACAACTATTACGTGCTGAGTAAAGACTTCTATCTGCACAAGCCAGACACGAAGTTGAGCAAGCTGGAAGCATTGACCATGGCCGCCATGAAAGGCGATGCCATCGACATCACCACGCTTGACTACCTCTGCACACACGCCATCCATTGGGACAACCTGGAACGCTTCTATTACTTCCCTATTCTGTTCACGCTGCTGCGCGTGTTCAAAAGGAGATTCAAGTGACCAACAAGACCATGTTCCCGGGTCTGGACCTGACCAACATTGATTCGGTCCGCAAGCACATCTTCAACGCCACGTACCTCTACGCCATCCCGGGCTACTACCGCTACTCGCGGGAGTACAACGAGAAGGTCGGTCATCTGAGCACCGGGTCGAAGAAAGGCGATGCCGATGCCATGAACGAGTACGTGAACGTCGGTGGCAGCATTGTTGACATCCTCAAGCTGTACGAGAAGGGTGCTGACGTCCTGATGCAACACCGTGAGGACTTGGTGACCATCTACGAAGTCTTGGTGGCTCACTTGGGCTTCTGGCAACGCCACGTCAACCATGACCCGAACGTCAAGGATGCACCCCTTCAGTCGTTGTACTTGATGTCCGACTACTGCAAGACCATTCAGGCACAGGTCATGGGCTTTAAGCCTAAGGTCGACGACGTTCCTCACCTCAAGCGCATGTCCTCGTTGTTTGGTGGCATTGCCGGTGCAGAAGAACTGTTCAACCCAACTGGCGTGGGCACCACAGTTCAAGAGACCGCCCCGATCATGGGTCGTATCGAAGCACTGCTGGCCGAACGTAACCAGGCACGCAAGTAACCGTAAGGGGTCCTCATGGAATTCTCCCAGTCGACCCTCATGGCAGAGTACGACCTGATCAGACGTGATGGGCAAGAGTCCTATTACAGCTTCGATTGCACCTTCGTCACGGAGAAAGAAGAAATCCCCGCGATGATGGTGGTCAGCACCGACACCATCCGTGATTACCGCAATGCGGCCACGGATGAAGTCCTGATCAAAGTCGTCTTGCCTTGGGGCCAGTACCTGAACCGCGTCCTCCCGTTCAAGGAGAACCTCAAGATGACCGTGACCCGATCTCGGGTGGGTAATCAAGGGGAACGCACCGCTGACGCCATCGTGGTTCAGACCTTCAACGTCTACCTGCCAACTGAGGGTGAAACCTCCACCATGGCAGACAGCCCCGAGACGGCCACCGAGTATTCGGCAGACCTCTCGGGTATGAAGACGGTGACGGTGCAGTTGCAAGAAGAAGCGTTTTCCCTCACCCGCTCTGAATTGGTGGGTGGGGTGTTTCGAGACAGCACGCCGTTCGATGTCCTGATCGCCTTGCTCGATCAATCGATCAAAGGCATGGAGCTTGAGGTGGAGCAATCCATCTTGGGGATCAACAGCATTCCGCCGAACAACTTGAACAAGCGTGGCACCACGATTATCCCACATGGGACACCTCTGGTATCCGTGGCAGACAAGTTGCAGGCAGAGTTCGGTGGGATCTACACCGCTGGTGTCGGATGTTACCTCCAGAAGGGCTTCTGGCACGTCTGGCCGCCTTATAACTTCAACCGCTATGACGAGGCCGAGTACACGGCGTTGTTCATCCTAGCGCCCTCTCAGCAGTACCGTGGGGTGGAACGGACATGGCGGATTGTTGACAAGCACTTGACCGTGTTTGTGACCGGTGGTGTGCAGCGGATGGACCCGTCTGAGATCCTGTTGTTGAACGAAGGTAACGGCACGCGGTTTGCCAATACCGACGCGATGATGGAAGGATTCTTTGAAGTCAGTGGCAACAAAGCCGTGGCAAAAAGAACCAACAACGCAAATGAGTACGAGGCAGTCAGCCGAAAAGCCAACAACATGTCCCGTGTGAGCGGAGACATAGGCACATCCAACGCATTCAACGAAGCGAGCAAGATCGCTGTGCGCAATGGAGCATTCCTGACGATGAACTGGGAGAACAGTAACCCAGATGCCATCAGTCCTGGACTGCAATGTGAAGTGGGCTTCTTGGTCGACGGCAACCCTGAGTTTGTCAAAGCGGTCGTGGTTCACGCTCACGCTTACTCGGCAGTCTCCGGAACCGGGATGCATCAGAAGATTCATCAGATCACTACGGAAGTGGTGGTGATGGTAGATCGTCAGAACCCGGCGTACAAAAAGTACTTGGATGAAGCAAGCGATTCAACGCAATCGTAGCACTACATTATTCAAGCGAAGTAACTCAACCTGAGGTCCACAGCTATGCATGATAATCATACGCTGGGGAGGTTGTTCGTCAGGGCAGGAGAAATACTCACCTTAACATTCGACGAAGCTGTCTCTGGACATAAACGTCACCTCACAGTCGTGGCCATTGTTGACATCGACCTCAGTCGAGAAATGGCCTTGTTCTGTGCGGAGACCGACCGGTCGGGTAAGGACATCTATACAGAGAACGCTCTTCCAGAGTTCCTCCAGTCCTTATCAGAGAAACAGTTGATACACGTCGGTAAAGAGATCAGCGTGCACTTTGGCGACCGGGGTCGTCCTGCTGCACGCCTGATGAACGAGTACCGGTTCCGGATCAATCCTGAGTCGTATTGGGAGGACAAGCTGGTCAAACGTTACACGACCGGCTCGTTCACGGTCTTTAACCACCAACACCACTGCTTGACTGTGATGCAGGGCGTAGACGCGCCATTCACTGCACACGCAGCCATCGTGGACATGCAAGGAGAGTATCTCGGGCACCTTCGGTTGTCCATCCTGCCAGATCAACGACATTCCTTTATCAGCGACGACGACATCGAACGAATCCGTCTGGCACTTCAAGCAGACATAACCCTCAACGTTGAAGAGATCAGCGTCATGGTGGAACGAGTCACAGTGACATCCAACCCTGACTTTGGTCAAAATGTATTTAAGAAGCACGTAGCACCCCTCCGTCATTCCTCATCAGAGAAAACTACTTAAAGGTACCCGTAATGAACCAAAGAACCTCGTGGAAAGATACTCGTCCATCTGCCAGTGTTGATCGTCGTCCGAAACCGGTCGGTAACACCATGAGCAGCTTGGGGGCTTTGCGTGAGATTGCTCAACCTGAGCGTAAACCTCAAGTACAGCCTGAACCGCTGAAGTTCGAAGGTGCCAACAACGCATGGTACAAGACCACGCGCAATGGCGTCACCTCGAAGATCTTCCTGGTCGAAGTCCGCAAGGATGTCGCCCTGTTCAAGGACAAGGAAGAAGACAAGCACACCCAAAGCTTGTCGCTGGCAAAGTTCATGAAGTTCTACACCGCGGTGTGATTCACTGGGAGGACTTCGGTCCTCCCATTATGCCGCTTGGACAAGTTAAAACATACAAACCCGATAGATTGTTTGTATGTCAGGAGCATGTAAAATGAAAGAAGTCCCTATCACTGAACACTTGGAGTTTGACACCCGAGACGATCTTGAGAAGGCCTACTTTGAAGGTAAACTTCATCGTGGCCAAACGTATCACGTCAAGCACAATCAAGCTACGTACCGCCTCTGCGTCACCCGCAAAGGCTTTATCGAAATGAACACTGGGCAGAGGTAAGCATGGACCACGTCTATATCTGGTGGCTGGACAAATGGCACCTCATGGCAACCGACATGGTGCTTGAGGAAGCTGAACGGGCTAATGTGAACACGCCTGTGTTACCCGGTCACATCCAGATGGCGTTGCGCCAAGCGGAAGGCCACTACTTCGGTGGTCAGCTCTACCCTCCCGTCACCTTGAGCATCATCGACCGGGATCACTTGAACTTCGTGCAGGAAGAGGCCAACTTGGCTCAGATCTTCTCTAACGGTTGGTTCGGTATCCCGTTCGAAGAAGTACACCTAAATACGATGCGCCAGTACCCGGGCATCATCACCACCTTCGGCCTAAAGGCGATCAAATAATGCGCTACCTCGACTTCCTCGTAAACACCGATCACAAACGCACCCTCAACGCCCCTCAAGCAGTAGAGACGGGTTTGCTGCGCGCCAACATCACTGCACAGAACGGCGACCAGATCAAAAGTCGTTACGATGTCCTGTTCACCCCCGGCAACAGCTTCGGTCACATGACCGGTGGCTTCGACCTGGCTGTGGTGGACGTGTTTGGACGTGAGATCCAGACCAAGGTCCTGCGCATGATTCGCGAGAAGTACGCGGGCATGATGCCAGTCGGCGCTGCCGAAGTGGTGGTGCATGATGAGCGTGCTGTGGTCTACGTGCCCACCATGTTTGCCCCGACGTCCAACGTCGACCCGATTGCTCCGTACATGGCGATGCACAATGCGTTGCGCGCCTTGGCCGAGTACGAAGAAGACAACAATGCTTACTTCGACCGTGCACTGGTGCCGTTGTTCTGCACTGGTACAGCGAACATCCCGCATGAAGTGGCCCTGTTCCAACAGAACGAAGCCCTCGTGGAATTCCAACGTGCACGTCACCAGGAAGACCTCGGTTGCCTCCACCTCTTCGACGACGGCATGGCGCGTTACAACGCACTGATCCAACCACGCTAAGGGTCGCCATGGCTATCAACTTCACCAACGTCTGGGGCGAGCACACCCAACTCATCGTCGATGTCTGTAGCGGCATTGGAATGGGGTTCTTTCCGTTCGCCATTCTCATGGTCTGTAGTCTACCGTGGGCCATGAAGGACGATGAGGAGTTTCGCGAGGGTTGGCGTTACGGCCGTGAGTACAAGATGAACCGGGGGCGGAAGTTCGGCATCTGGTGTGGGTACCTGATGTTCTTCTGCGCTGGTGTCTACTCACTGTACCTCATTGCGTGTTTCTTCACGTTCATTGGGGTGTTTATCAAAGCGGCGTACCTTAGCTATTGGGGGTAGGGATGGATTTCTGGAAGGCGATTGGATGGCAGTGGCGATTCACTTGGTGCGGCGTAGGTAGTCGTAACGACTTACCCGAAGAGTGGGAGCCATTGCTGCGCTGGGTTGGACAGTGCATGGCTATGCTTGGAGGGGTGTTGTGCACCGGTGATGCGCCAGGGTCTGACACGGTCTTCTGGGAAGGGTACGAACTGGGTAAGGGGCCAATGATGCCTCCTGCCCAGATCTACTACACCAAGCTCAAGAACATGCGCAACTTGAAACAAGACCATTTGAAAGGACATCACGAAGCGGAGTGGTACGGTACGTACGATGAAGCCCAAGCAATGGCCTTCAAAGCGCGTGGAAGCTTCAATGGGCTGTTTCCCTCTGGGATAGCCCTGCATACTCGCAACGCATTCCAGGTGCTCTCTGAGGGCCTCGATATGCCTCGGTGGATTACAGTCTTTTGGGCTGTACCTGTCGGGAAGAAGGGTCTGGTTCGCGGCGGTACGAACACAGCCGTTCAACTGTCCATCATGAACAACATCCCGATTGTGAACCTCTACGTTGAGGAACAGCGGACTCAGTTCATCGAATGGATCAAAGCACAAATGACCAAGCAGGGACTTGAGATCCCTCCTTTAGAATTACCAGTAGCGGCTTAAATGTCGCATCACCAAGGAACTCACCATGGCTACCGTCAAACAGACCAAAACAATCGTCACCTGCATCAACATGAACAAAGTGGGGATTCGTAACCATCAATCTGTCCTCACGTTCTTTGAAGGTGGGTCTAGTGATCTCGTGCTCTCGTCCTTGGCACATCCCATTGATCTTGAAGCCAAGGATTACTGGAACCTGCACGACGAACGTGATGGTCGTCGGTACGTCATTGAGTTCCCTAAGGGGACGTTCAAAGGCAATCAGCAGTTGGTCACCAAGAAGCTGCTGGAAGAATACGTAGAATGGACTGGGCTGGTCTTTGGCGAATGGCAGACCAAGTTCAAGGGCATCGTCATTGAGTTAACCCCTGAGCGGTTGACCAAACATGATGTTGCACCTCTTGCCGATGAAGACCGACTGTATTATTGGACGCGCCCTGACTCGGATCGAATCACGTTCCGCTACGCTGTAAAACAACACAAACGCTACACCAAGAATCTCTAGGAGTAATGCATGCTGTTACCGAATCACAAGGGCTTTCTGCTCGGTATCGAAGGACCAGATGGGGCAGGCAAGTCCACCCTCCGCACGTGGTTAAACGAATGGTTCAACGGTCATGGCATCACTGCCGTGCTCACCCGTGAACCAGGCGGCACACCAGAAGCTGAGATGATCCGTGAGGACATCCTGCGCAAGCGTAAGGACCATGAAGAACCTGTCTGCGCACTGACCCAGACCTTCAAGTTCATGGCGGCTCGTGCGCAGCACATTGAGATGCTCATCAAGCCTCGTCTGGCCAATGGCGAGCTGGTTATCACTGATCGGTTCTGTGACAGCACGTTTGCTTACCAGACTCAAGAAGGCGTCGCTACCAGCAAGCTGCGTGTACTGCACGATGTTGCGTTCGACAACTTCAAACCGGACTTGACCATCTTACTTGATGGCAATCCTGAAGTGTTCCGTGAGCGGATGGCAGGTCGAGGCGATGACGCCTTGAACTTCTACGACCTCAAGCCGATCGAGTTCCACCACGCCACTCGCAAGGTCTACAAAGAGTGCGCGATCCTGGACATGAACCGTTACGCGGTGATTGACGCTGAACAAGCGTTCGAACAAGTGCAGGCTCAGTTGATCCCGTACTTGATGCAGATCGACGCACACTTGCGCAGAAGACCGGTGAGCGTTCCTGCGTAACTTCCCCTGAGTGGTGGGTCCGCCCACCGCTTTATGCCCGTAGGAGGGTATCATGACTATTGAATTGACCACCATCTTGGCTGGTGAAGAAGAACCCATGCAGCCCGTGGGTGTTGATGCACATGGCGTACACCGTTTCCTTGAGAACCGCATTGTCCGCGATCTACTGGACTTCGCTCAACCTCGCGGCTATGGCCTCAACGAGATCGCCTGTGGGCACTACTCACCGGCAGAGCACCGTCAGGTCGCTCAGCTTATCGGCTACAGCGTAGATGGTTACGGGACGCTGTCGTACGTCAACGATGAATCTTACGAACGTGCACACGAGCGTTCTGAGGCTTTGCTCGAGGACGATTCAAAAGCGAAATAGCGCTACATTACCAACGTACAAGCACCCAGGAGACAATAATGTCTAACACCAGCGCAGAACAGTTGGCTCAAGCTGTCATCGGCATCGAGCAGAACGTCAACACTATCGAAGCCCTCGTGGCTAAAGCCTTCACGGATGCTGACTTCGCCTTTGTCGATCAGTTCCGTGACAACCGCGGGGCTACCCTTGCCGAATCCGGCGCCATCATGAACGTCTTAGTCAAACGGATGAAAGACTCGCTCGATACACTGGGCAACGTCCTTTACATCCGTGAAAAGGAATCCATCAATACTCCAGCTGGCTGGCGAGAGTTGGCAGATGCGGGCCGGCGGGTGGAGGCTATCAAGCTTCTGATCGAGTTTGCAAGCAGTCCGGCGTTTGTCCTTTCCGATGCCCGTGATGTGGTTGACGCTTACCTTAAATACAAGTTCTAGGAGGCGTCATGAAGACCCGCGAAGAGTATCACGTACTCATTAACGAAGCCATTGCACGACTGGATACCGGAGAGACCACTTCGATGATCCTCCTGAACATCAGTAATCCAAAAGGTGGTTTTCTAGAGGTTGCTGTCACTCAAGAAAAGCATCGCATGGATAACTGGCATGGCGTCTTCCATAGCGGCAAACCCGACGCTCGTTACTGCGACAGTACGATGGATGAAGTCGCCGCTGCATTTGAGTCCATCAGGTTCGACACGCAGAACCTGATGGCCCTTGAAGAATTCACTAAACTCATGGGGGAAAACTTCCGCGTCAAGAAGTTCGTTGACAACGATCACCAATTCATTGGCATGAGCGATGATCGCCTTGTGCTCTTTCACGTCAGCAATGACTGGGAGCATGTCCGCGAAACCGTCGGTCAACACGTAAGCTTAGCCATTAACTAAGGAACTCACCATGCACACATCAACTACAACGCATCACCGCATCTTCTTCACCGACGTTACCAAACCAGACTACCTTGAAGGTCTGTGTAAGGATCTGGGCTTCGAGAAGATCGACGACACCACGTACGACCTGGTGCTTGAAGAAGGTACTCAGTTGACCGTGGAAGACGCCTGCCGCGTGGCTGTCAGTGTGGCCGCGTTGGGTAACCCAGCCGGTGATCCTGAAGACCTGCTGTTCATGCTGGGCTGCATTGCTCGCTTGCTGGCAGATCGTGGTTACGTGCCGCACAGCACCACCTTCGAAGCCGACGTGGATCTGGAAACGCTGAGTGGCGTGGACATCTCTTGCCTGGAACTGTTCGACCTGCTCAGTGCACTGTCCTACGGCTACAAAGTCAAGGGCATCTACACGCAGTGGGCCATGACCAGTAACAAGGCTCAGTTCGGCGCTAACGCTGGCGGTACTCGCATCACCATGCGTAGCTTCTCGATCCCGTGCCAAGTGTACCCGGATCGTGCTGAGTCGTTGATCGACCTGCTGGCCAAGCACAAAGACAATGAGATCGGTGACGTCTTTGCAATGGAATTCATCCTGCCTCTCCTTGAGAAGCCGATGATCCTGACCAAGGAAATGGAGCTGTCGATCCAGGCATCTCTGCACCGTTTCTTCGGCGGTCTGCCACAGGCTGGGCTGGAAGACATCGTTCCAGTACACCTTGCGAGCATTGATCGTGATCTGCGCAAGCTAACCATGAAGCCAGAGTACCAGTTCCAATCTCCACCAGTTCTCCGTAAGCCGCGTCAGGCCCCTACGCTGGACGACTTCCGTAACTTCCAAGCGGAAGTGCGTCCGTACTCGCAGTTGTCCGAAGCACAGCAGTTCTACATCGCATGGTTCGGCGTTAAGCTGTTGCCAAGTGGCCATTGCCCAGAGCTGCCTGCTGATTTCGAACTGCAAGTAGACAACATCCGTGCTCACTTGGCGGCGGGCCATGACATCGAATGTCCGGCGATCCACAAGTTCCACCATCCTGATCCAATCCGCATTGAGTGCGAGATCCCAACGATCATGCCACGTGCGCCGGAACCTGGTGAAATCGAAGACGTACTGAGCCGTGGACGGGATGTCATTGACCGCGATACTCATCGGCCAATCAACCGTCAACTGATCCAGACCGGCTTCGAGCGTGATGCAAAGCCACTGGACCCGGCTGACTTGCAAGACATCCATCTACGTGGTGTTTCATTGGCCCGTAGTAGTCAGCAAGGTGAGCACACGTACGGCGGCGTGCCTATGGAACAGACTGGTAAAGATTGGTCGCAAGAGTCGTCCAGCCGTTTCTCCAGTCCAGACCCGTCTCCGAGCCCTGTATCGGATACGTCGTCGAACGATTCGTCCAGCAGCAGCCCATCCGACTGATACAACATGAAGGCAGGGGCACACAGCCCCTGCACACTAACCGCATAGACACCTAGGAGCACCACTCGTGGACGAGACCACCAACGCAATCGACAACATCGAGCACGACACCCTGAAACAGGAGTCGGCCATCCTTGACAAGTTCGAGGCCTTGAAGAACCCCAATGCCAAGAAGGTCAAGAAGCTCGCTGCTCGACTGTACAACGAATGTACGCTGGAGATTCAGAAGCGTGTCTGCCGTGACATTTACCGTGCGGATGACCCGGTCAAGTACATGCGCTCGTGCATCGACAAGATCCGCGACTGTGCCATGTTGATCGAGCAGTTCATTGCTGACGGTTGCCACGGCATGATCTTCACCGGCAAGAACGGTACTGACGTTTGGCCTATCCAACTCAACACGCGTGAAAGCTGGTTGACCGAAGGCAAGCGTTGGGACGAAGAGCAGGAAATGATCATCCAGCACGACTGCGTGAACAACTGGATGAAAGAGCATGACAAAGGTCGGTTCTACGGCAAGGTCGTCCTCTTCCCCAAATTCGGTTTCTCCGGTGAGCCACGTATCATCGAGATGGCCTGTGGGGATGTGGAAGGCATGGTCAAGTACCCTGGCACCAACTACTACGTCAAGCCGCAAGCCATGCACGACATGCGCGTCTTGAACGAAGAGATGGCAGCTCAAATGAAAGCAGGCAATGGGTCTGCTGCTGTTCGTCAACTGTTCCATCTCACCCACGAAGGGTAAGGAAAGACCATGGCAAACCGCCTCTTTGTCCGTGACACCCCCAAGGTAGCCAAGCAGATGGGTCGTCTGGCGTTTCGTCAGACTCCCAAGGGCCTGTATCAACTGGATGCGTTCATCCAACAACATCTGGACATTGATGAAGAGTGTCCAGCCGGCTACCGTCCCGTGGCGGTGCACATCCTGCCGTACACCATGGTCGAGGATGAGCACGTCTACTACGCGTTTAACAGCTTAGGCGCCCCTACGCTGTACGTGAGCTTCCAAATCGGCCCAGAGGACTTCGTAGCGGCCTCTGAGACCGATCCGTACATGTCTTTGAACCGTACGGTCATCGGTAAGGTCGTACGCACCTTGGACGCCCCTCACATCGACATTGCACTGGACATGGAACGCTTCATGTACCCGTCGGTCGTTGAAGGGGAATTCATATGGGCGATGGAAGTACAAGGCGATGACAACCACACTGTGGATGAACTCGTCGCCCAACTGGGGACTGTCCTTGGACGGATCACCAAAGCTCAAGTCCTCAACAAGGACATCGAAGTCAACGCTCTGTCGTTGGCAGCAATCAACTTCAAAGCACCAAAGTCCGACCTAACCGTTTAAGGAGTAAGCTGCATCATGGGCGCCCACTTGGCCTTCTCTATCCACCTGTTTGCAATGTCAGGTTTCATCGTTCTATTGGTCGCGTACATTGTACACGGCTTGATTTACCCGAGGGTCAGTGGAACCATTCCATTGGGTCCTCATCAGGTGGATTACAAGGTAGGCCGGATTCCCTTCGTCAACGCAGGCCGTTTCTTCATCAACCTTTACCATCACTGGTGGCTGGTGAAGAACATCGAAGAATTCCTCAGCAGCACAGGCAAAGAACTGCGCTATGAGTACAAGTCTTACTGGACCCACATCCTCGACTGTGGCCTCCTGTATCCTGCGTTGTTCGTCTACGCGTGGACGGGCTACAACTGGTTGTTGACTGCATAACCCCTAGGCCTAGTGCGGTATCCCCGCACTAGGCTTTCTATTTCTTTTGTCTTCGTTTTAAAGAACTAGAGTTTCATCCTCTATGACAAACACCCTGGGCCAGGAACACATTCCTGGCCCCTTATTCCGGAAGCTAAACCATGTTCGACAATATGCGTAAGTCCGAGTTCATCCCTCTGCCTCCTACTGTTGGCCGTATCATCGTCTGCGTTCCTTCGCTTCGCCACGTCAAGGCCCTTCAGGTCGTGCTGGGTGATCGCATCTCCCAAGAGGAGCCGATTGGTTGGGAAGAGTTTCACGCCAACCCTGACGACTTCCAGAACAAAGCTCGCTTGATCTTCCTTCAAGCTGAGACCACTGGGGAGACCATCGTCAAGATGCCTTCCCAGACGACCTTCTTGGCTGAAGATGTGTTTGTGTTCGTGGATGGCAAGAAGATCCTGCCACTGCGTGACCAGACCAGTCGCAAGTGGGGTGATGAGAACACCACCACCGAAGATGCACTGGCCCGTTACTTCGACGTACTGGCTACCATCCCGGAGGAACCGTATGCGAGCTAAGCCTTTGGCCTTGGCCATTGCCAGTCTACATGCCACGAAGGGCGACTACTTTGTCTCCACCGCACCGGTGAAGTCTCAGTGGGACCCGCGTGAGAAGCCAACCATGGCTCGCAGGAAGTTGATCAACGTCACCCACGTTGTTGACCTCGTTCGGATCGAGGGTGTGGACTTCATCCTCCGTCCGGCATTGGCTATCAAGAATGGCATTGTCCGCCGGACCATCCATACACCAGACTACACCCACGTCTTCTCGGTCAAGGCTAACTTTGCGACTGGCGATGTGGTTGGACATTTACAGAGTTTCGAGCACGGTTCTCACGAATACGTGTACATGAAGGGTGAGTGGGCTATCACCACCATCGAAACCAATCAAGGAAGCCGTGGAGGTTCCGATGTATAACCGTTCTAACACCTTGGGCTTTGCGGCCCTGCTGGACATCTTGGTCATTGACCTGAGCACAGAGCTTGAGATCTTGGTGGATCAGGCTCCTACTCCCCGTGACCACTTTGCCACACTCGCCGCAGCCAAGACCCTCGTGAAACACGAGGTGACGGTGGTGGGCGTGCAGATGAAGGAAGGCCTGATGGAAGTCCGTGAGTTCTTTGAACTCAAGGGCACGCCTGGGATCACCTTTGAAGTGCTGATGTTGTTCAACGATGATCTAGCGTTGGTCAGGTCGGATGTGCATGTGCGTGGGGTGACTACAGCGCGAGTCGGTGGGGACCGATTCATGCAGTGGGGCTCGGCTGAGAAGAAGTGTTTGGCGTTCGAGAACATCGACCTCAATCAGTTCGTGGCCACGCCGAAGCTACTGGGGCCTCTGGCAGCCGTGATCTTCCCGATGTTGTTCAACACGCAGTACTCGGATGATTTCATCGAGATGGCTGAGCTGTCCTTGGACTTCGCCATCGGCAAGCACCAGATCTTCATCGAAGGTGAGCACTACGGCACCATCACGGACCATCAGAACTACACGTACTATCCGAAGAAGGGTTTCCACGACCTGATCGAGCTGGCTGCGCTGTCGTTCTTGAACACCTGCCCGACGCACAAGGACATCTACTTCGTCTCTGAGCCGACCAGTTCCAAAGGCACGGATCTGTTTCTGGCAGTGGTCAGCGAGGACTGATGTAGGAGTGTGATCTTATGGCAATACTCCAATAAAGCAACCTTAGGTATTTGTCTATGGATCGCACTCCCGTGTCACTCTGGAGTAAGCACTTGATCCGAGCGTCCATTGATTACTTCAATGAGCGTTCGGTACAGGCTTGCCTCATTGTGGACAACACCGTTCTGAAGGACGGAGTCCTAGCGTCATTGAAACAGGACGGCGGCGACTTCATCGTGTGCGTTGCTCCTGGCTTCACCACCCAACTGGACTTCGATGAGGCTGAACTGATCATCGCTGTCAAGTTTGATAACCTCGCTCACGTCATGAGCATTCCGTACAACGCCATCAAGGCGGTGATCGCTGCTAACAGCGGTGGGGTGCTGACTGAAGATGGGCACATGAACATTATTAGCATACCGCCGGTGATTTACCCGCCTGCGTCACGCTTTCGCAACGAGCACGAGTTGGCCGAGAGAGCCCAAAAGGCTGCCGACGCCGAGATGCATGCCCAGCCTGGGCAGGATGAACTGCAACTCGTAGCCAAAAGAAGGTCATGAGGACACAATGATCGAACAAACCTGGTACGACACCTTTTCCAAGCTGGAGCAATTCACCAACGAGCTTGAGAAGGTCAAGTCCTATGTGGCATTGAGTGAGATGAAACCGCTATGGCGGATCATGAAGTCCATTCAGTTGCGTTTCATCCCGGTTGTCACCGAAGAAGTGAATGTACGGCTCACACAGCTGCTCATTCGCCTCGAGATTCGTGACGTTGGGGCCAGTGCTTGGGAGGCAGACAATGCCATCAAGTTCATGCGCAACATCCACATGTCCTGCTCTCTAGACCCCGTCTCTTTGGGTGACGAATAAAGTCATCTGCACCAACATAACCACCAAGTAGTAGAAGGGATAGCCATGAAAACTCAAGATAACGCCAACCCGTTGACCCTGCTCGGCCACGCCATCGTGTTTGTGACTTCCTACGAGGAAGCTGCCAACCTGATCCAGCGCATGCCGAACGTTAAAGAGTTCTTCGTGATTGGCGACAATGTGCGGAAAGTGCCAACACCGGTCCAAGCCCTCTTCAGTGAGCGCAAAGCGAGACCGTTCCGCATCCGGACTTCCGGTACATGGAATCCTTTGTTCAAAGCGATGGGCGAAGTCGATGAGATTCGGGGTGAATCCATCAACTACATGAAGGCGGGTGATCTGATGTTCATTTCCCTTCTGTCCGCCCATGAGATCTCTTCGGCGCTCAACCGTCATCGTGCGGTGAGTCAGATCTCGTGCCGCGAAATGTATTGGCTCGACACGCTCAGCTTAGGAGAGGAAGCTGACGAGTCGGTCGATATTGCATTGCGCAGCATGCCGTCCGTCCTGACCCCGATTGCCTACAAGGACCTGACTGCTCAACAGCGGTTCGACCTGACGGCGTTCGAGTTTGCACGGTTCACCCGTCCGATCCATTGTGTGGACTCGGTCGAGAACTCGTACAAGGGCGTGCCGTTCTACACCAACTTCAAGTTGGGCGAATCCTTCCATGGCGTGCGTGCTGGTATCGTTACACGCGCTGCCTAAGGGTGACATGAGGGCGAGGGCTTCGGCTCTCGCCTTTATGCCGTCTGACATGTGTTTTTGAACAGATGTGACCTATCAAATAGGTAACCACGAGGATGCCGCTATGGAACGTACATTTATCAGTAAGCAGGAAGGGCCGACACAAGTGTGGGTCACCGATGACCCGGACAAGATCGCCATGTTGACTCGTCCTGGGGTCTTCCCGCTGCAACGTCACACTGTCGTGCTGAAGGGTCGTCCGTTTGAGCTCTTCTTGATAGGGCCTGACACCGAGCAGTATCAAGGTGACACCGAAGGCGCGATCGCATTTGCCCGTGACTTCATGACCAACGACTCCTGTGAGTTGATGGACATGGCGCGGGTACTACTTCTTCATGAGGGAAGGCAATGAGTGTGTTTGAAGCAGCACTGGATGCGTTTAAGGAACAATGTCGACACGATGTCCAGAGCTATAAGCAAGTCAGTCGCTTTGAGCTCTGGATACGCTGCCTGAACGACTTTGTTCCGGATTGGGTAGGTGAGTGGCCGGAGACGGTACATGACCTTCATGCAACGAACGCACTCCATCTGGTCTTTGCACCGATGCTCGTTGGTATTCAACGGCGAGACCTTGTCAATCACCCAGGGCACCGGGTGGGCAATTATGCAATCTACATGCTTGAATCCGCAATGAACCGTCAAGGTGGTATTCGCGGCGCTGGGTTCTGTGTTTACAGAATCAATACCGTCGAACCACTGTTCAGGGAGTCGGGTGTTGTAGCAGTGAATCCTTTTTGGTACGACTTCAAATGACTGTTAAACACCGTAAGAAGATGAAAGAAGCCCGCAAGATGCGTCAGCGTCAGTTGAATGTGTTGAAGGGTATGGCGTTCCTCATTGTAGTAGCAATTGGCCTTGCTGTGTTCTCTGGGAGGTAAGATGGAGAGCGACACCGATTTCGCGTTGAAGAACTGGAAGTCATCCAAGCTTATCAAGAAGCAGGTCAGGCATCTCAAAGAAGAGCCTCTGTACGCCAAGGAAGACCCGGAAGCCAAAGCGGAGCTGTTCAAGTTCTGCTATGCCGTCCGGGCCAAACTGCGTGAGATCCAAGAGAAGCCTCTTGAGGAGCGCCCCGCCCTGCTGGAAGAGTTCCGTAAAGACTACAGGCTGGCGATCAGCACTCAGGACTTCATGCGCTACGATGTAGACGTCCATGAGTACACACTCGGCATGATCATGGATATACCTAACCCGGAGGAAGTGGAATGAGCATTAACCAAGAGCCGGTAGGCGCTATCCTGCTGGACAACTACGAAGCGATTGAAGAAGCGATCTTTGACGGCACTGGCTTTCATGCCTCTGAAGGTCTGCCTAACGATCTGGCTGACGCGGTCCATCGCTTCACTGAGAACGGTGACAACGTGGTGTTCGTTGACCCTAATCACGAAGAGTACGTGGAACTGATCATCCGTATCCCGAGGACCTAGTCGTGAAGCCTGTCGCCATCTGTCGTCTCTGTAGCCGGATCGCTGTCATCATTGATGGCCTGTTCCCCTACGAGACGCTTTACAACCGCTGTACGGTCCACAAGGAGGTCAAGTGAGCATTGAATCCGTGACGGGTAATGTCTACCTGCTTGGCGGTAAGCTCCGAGACCAGTACGCCGATCATTGCTGTCTCCACGTGCACGACCAAGAACTGGCCGAGTACATGAACCAGTTCAGTGGCAAGTACGTCACCATGCGCTACTGGGTCAATGATCGTGAACTGACCTCTGTGGAGCACGCTACCGAACTGACGCTCGAGCAGGTCATGGGCGCTGGTGCGGTATCGGCCAAGTGCATCCATCACTGGTCCGAAGTCACCGGTTATCTGTACACCACTGAAGATGCTCAGGTCGGCGGCCATGACCTGATCGCTGAGTTGGAAAGCTGGTGTGGCAAGTTCGTGCTACTGGAAATCGAAGTGCATGACGAAGCTCCAGCCGGTGCCGTAGTCAATGAGGTGGCCAAGCAGATCAGCTACGACACCCCAGCCATCGAAGCATTGATGCGCACCCTGATGGGTAAGTCGTCATGATCGAGACCCGTACCATCAACTTGGCTGAGGTGATCCAGAAGGAATACCCCAAGGTCAACAACAACTGGTCGATGAAGCGTAAAGTCGCCCACCGTAAATTCATCAGTGCAAAGATGAAGCGCCATCAAAGCACTATCCTCTCCGTTCTCAAGGATGTTGTTCATGAGTCCATTCGTAGTTAACACTCGTCTGACCCCCACCGATGATCAGTACCACAACCTGATCGAAGACGTGCTGCACAACGGTAACTTCAAGGGTGACCGTACTGGCACAGGCACTCACGCCGTGGTCGGGCGTCTGGCTCGTTACAGCCTCCTGAACAAGCGTTCTCCTCGCCTGACTACCAAAGGCATGCAGGACACCGCTGAGCGCGAGATGCTCTGGTTCTGTGGGGGTAGTTCCAGCATCAAGGAACTGCGTGACCAGAAGATCGGTATCTGGAACAGCTGGTTGATCCCGGGTTCGGGCAGGTACCACATCCGTGACCTTGAAGAACTCGTTCACCTCATCACTCGCAAGTTCGATGGCGATGAAGGCACGGTCAACATCACCACGCCTGACAATCTGGCCAAGATCCAGGAAGGCAAGGGGATCAACACCTACGGCAAGTGCGTCGTCAAGATCACGCTGAAGGAAAGCCTGAAGAAGACGGTGGCTGTCTACGGCAGTACCGCCGAGTTCGCCAGTGTCGAGGCGATCATCAACTACATCGCGGTTGAACTGGGTATTGCTCTGCGGGTACTGGTCGATGGTGACATTGGTCCAGGCGGCTATGGTCCACAGTGGCGTCACTGGCAAGACACCCAAATCGTGTCCCAGACTGGCCTGCACGAGTACTACCAACAGGGTTATACCTACCGTGGTGAGATCGCTCCAGTGGGTCTGCCACAAGGTGAAGCCGCCTTGCTGGCTGAACTGGACAAGGTAGCCAGTGAGAAAGGCTACGTACGCACTGATGTCGTGAAGGTGTCGTTCGACGAAGTAGGCGATAAGGGCTACGACGTCTACAACGATGGCGGTACGCTGTGGGCGCGTTATCACAACGATGAAGGCTTGCGCAAGATCTTCACGGTCATTGCTGATGTGCCTCGCTTTATCGTGCACCGTGAAATCGACCAACTGGTCAATGCGATCCAGCTCCTGAAACACGATCCGAACAGCCGTCGTATCATCGTGTCTGCCTGGAACCCAGCGCTGACATGGAAGGCGGCTCTGCCACCGTGCCACCTGTACTTCCAGTTCATCTCTCATGAGTTGACTCTGGAGCAGCGTGTCATGATCGCTCAGGATCAGGTCGAGCTGGCCAAGTACGACCTCGAGAAGAAACAGCGTCAGACTGGCATGATGGACATGGCACTGCGCACCTGGACTGACTGGACTCATTATCAGGCTCAAACGTTGGTCTCTGATGAAGAGATGCACCGTCGTCTGGATGAAGCCGGTATCCATCGTCGTGGTCTGTACTGCTTCCTGTTGCTGCGCTCGAACGATCTCGGTCTCGGCCAACCGTTCAACGTGGCTCAGTACGCGACGCTGACCCACATGATCGCCCAGTGTGTCGACATGGCTCCATTGGAGCTGGTGTGGGCTGCTGTGGACGCTCACGTGTACACCAACCACGTGCAAGCCCTCGAACACCAGTTGACACTGGAATCGAAGGACTGCATCCCTCGTCTGAAACTGAACCCTGAGATCAAATCGATCGACGGCTTCAAGATCAGTGACCTCGAGATCATCGACTACGACAGCCACCCGGCCCTTACCAAGGACATGCCGGTAGCTGTGTAAGGAAACGGAATGAAAGCTATCAACCATACTCGCAACGCAGCTCGGTTTGCTGTTGTGGTCTTTTGGGTTGTCATCCTTGGACTGGCATACACCGCGTTTCAGAACTCCGGCAATAGCTTCTCGCTGGGTTGGGGCACGTGGCTGTTCTATGCAGTCGTGACAATCGTTGTACTTTACGCCGGTGTCGTTTACACCATCAAACTCTGGAGCTTCAAATGAAAAATGTTGTCGTAGCTGTACTCCTCATGCTGGCCATTGCCGGTTGCAGCCGTACCCCGTCAAACGTCCACGTGCTGTCGACCAGCAACTGTGGCGCCAGTTGGGAAAAGCTCGCGGTGGCCTCCACCGTGCCCAAGCACACCGGTAATCCGTGCGGCTACAACGTAGCACTGCCGAACTGGCCGATGGCTGGCGGTACTCAGTTCAAGACCCAATTCTCCAAGAAGGTCTTGAGTATGGCCAAGATGTCGTACACCTACACGATCACTGATCCGATCCGGTTTATCAGCGAAGCGCGTTACCTTGGCAAGATGGGCGGTTCTCTCGAACTCTCTGCTGATACCGTCGGCAGCCGTTACGAGATGGCTGAGAACATCATCATCGACAAGATGCTGCGTGAAGTGACGACTGAGCTGACCCGTGACCTGGACGTGGTTGATGCCAACCCGGCAGAAATCGAAGACGCCATTCTGAAGACAGCCAAAGACACACTGGAGAAGAAAGGCATCGTGCTTAGCGACCTGGCTTTGGTCATTGAGAACGACGACCTGACTCGTCTGGCCATCGACGCTGCTACAGCAATCCGCGTGTTTGATGCTGCCGGTATCCGTACCGTTGGCGAGAACGTGATGACTGCCCGCGCCGGCGCTACCAAAATCCAGGTCATCACTGGTGGCGAGAACAACTCGGAACAGTAAGGGGCAGTAAATGTCCAATCCTCGGTTGCAAGAAGGTAAGCAGCCGAACATGACTCACCTGGGCGGCTCGATGTATATCGTGCGTACCCAGGCGGGTCTGCGTAAAGCCATCAAGCAACAGTTTGACGACTGGAAGGAGATGGAAGTTTACGGTCGGCCTAAGAAGTATCCAGCCATTGTCGCGATCATGAGTGGACGATCCTGCGGCATTGACCATGTACAGATTGCCAGTACGCACCTGAACGTTATCAAGGACGTGCTGGCTCAACAAGGTGAGTTATGACTGCGCCATCTGCCACGATTACCGTGCCTGAAGTTCTTGATCGGTTTAAAGCCTACCACCTGGACCATCCAGTCTGGCATTCGCTTCACATCGTCCTCGAGGACTTCAACGTCGATAACCATCACGTCGAGTGGTGCATCGAGTACGCCATCAACGAGGGTGATAAAGAAGGTGAGGAGCTGGCCAAGATCCTCTTGCAGATGTCCAAGTCTCAGCGCCTGAAGATCGCTCACACCGCTTAAAGGGAATTACCGTGAAGAATGTACCCATTTTGTTGCTCATGCTGTTAGCAGTAGTGAGCTGCGGTCCTCAAGAAGCACGCTCCAGTAATGATGCCAAGTCTCCCAACATGCGCTACGTGGGGGAAACACCAGGCTGTAAGATCTATTCTGGGTTTGAACACGGAATACGTTTCTTCGTGACTGACGGTAAAGGTGCTCACGATAACTGCTCTATCTCCACTGCCCCGTAAGGAATCGTCATGTGCTTTGAACGTCTCTACTCTGTACCCTTTGTTGAAGAACCTGATTTCACCCGTGAGATCAAGATTCTCAAAGGCATCGTCGATATTCCGTTCACCGAAGCGGTTGAGCAGATCGGCACCACTGCCAAGATCGTCCTCGATGGAGCGATCGTTGACGCGGTCATGCGCGAAGCAGCCAAGCACTACGTGCAGGTCAACATCGTGGAGCCAGAGGACACACTTCAGGAGCTGGAAGATCGCTCGGTGGTGTTCTCGTCTCCCGGGATGGTTAACCGCTTCCTCCTCAGTAGTGTGCATCCTGAGGTCCTGACTGTCAGCCACCACAAAGACCTTCAAGGTACTGTGGTCGTGATGAAATTGAAGGACTTCTCGTTCGTGGCCATGTACAGTCTGGTAGTGGCTCCGCCAACCGGGTTGCCAGAAGGCACGATTGCACTGGGTGAACTGCGTATCAAGTTCGGCCTTGAGGCTGAATCCGTCCGCATGTATCGCGACTATGCCAAAGAGGTGGAAATGAACACACCCGCACCACAAGTAGTCTCCACGTTCCGCAAGGTGTGGAACCACTCTCCAATGCCGTTCCCGGACTTCACTGGCCTGCGTGTCATGATGATGCCGGTCAAACTCGGTTGCCTTGACGGTGTGCCTGTCCAGTACATGGACCTCGTCTACGACCTGTTCGGCATGGTTGAATCACGCTTCATGGGTGACATCGGTTATCTGACCATCGATGAGCAAGAGCTGCAACCAGGCGAGACCCTGCGTCGTTCTGGCCTGCACGTAGACGGCTACTACCAAGGTCGCTGTGGCGCCTGGGGTGGTGGCGGTGGTTGGGGCAGCGTTGGTAACGGCATGTTGACTGTGTCCAGCACCGCTCACTGCAAAGCCTGGCTGGGGATCGCACGTGGCGAGATCGGCAGTGAAGGTGAAGCCGATCAGATGGACCTCAGTGCCTGTGGTTCCGTTATCTTCGGGGCGGGTGATGTCTACTGGGTTGACGGTGCGTGCATCCACGAATCGTTGCCCGTGGAAGAAACCACCAAGCGTCAGTTCGTGCGTCTGTCCATGCCCAATAACGGTCCTTGGTTTGAAGGCTACACCGAGAACCCTACCGGCATCAAACCGTCGAACGACATCCTGCCTCGTCGTGACAAGTTCATGAAGGGCTAATGGCGTCTGCCAAGAAGCCGCCCACTGCTGAAGAGCGGTGGGCACGGTGGAGGGAGGGCAATCGGTCTATCCTCCCTGACATCGAAAAAGCTAAAGACCAGATCACCGCTATCCAGCTCAAGCGGGCTGGCAAGCTTCATTAAGGAAGATTCATGGCTACTTCGAACACGCAGGTCAATCCTACCAAACGCGACTTCATGTTGCAGTACATCCTGAACGCTCGTTTGAGTGGTCGTGGACAAGACATCGGTTCTGACGGCACCCGTGGTCGGCGTGAGATCGTTGATGCTGCTGCTGATCTCTACGAACTGACCGTGAAGAAGTGCGAAGAGCCCATTCCTGAGGAGAAGTGACATGCTGAAACTTCGTTCGATACTCGATGAAGACCGCCATCGTTTTATGTGTTTTCATGAAGGGTTCCGTTTGATCGTCACGCCTCAGCTGTCAAAGGTAGGTGATGCAGATCGGGCTGTGGTTCCTGTCACCGTAGACGGCGTGGCTCACGTCCTCTTCACCGATTACAACCGCGACAATCACCTTCAAGACATCTTCTTGCATGTGCCGGACGGTCCATATAAAGACTACAAAGGCCCTCGCTTGGTTTACCAAGAGTTCGAGGTTGATCTCGAAACCTTCGACAAGCACTTCAGCATTGTGCTCTGGCGTCGTGAACGCGGTACGCTCTATGCGCAGCAGGTCAAAGGCATTGATGCGATGCTGGCCGCTCTCAAAGAAGGTTGGTTCCGTGAACCAGTTCCTGAGAAGATCGAAGACGCCCCGTACATCCAGGTCGCCCGTGACGGCGCTGTAAGCCGTGAACGCAATCCGTTCTACGTGCCACCGGCGCCTGAAGGAGCAGTCTGATGGGTACGTACACTCAGATCGTCTGTCAGCGCAAGATCGGTGACAAGTGGTTCATCGTCCTGCCTGAAGGATTGGGTTACGACCCTGAACTCCCGCATCACTACGGTAAGCTGGATCAGATGGACAAGATCGACAAATCCATGGGTATCAACCTTGAGCGACTGGGTATCCTGTCTGCCAAGCGTCAAGACTTTCAGTCTCCGGGCGAGTACTGTGAGCCTGACGAGTATGCTCCGTGGGCCAAGCGCGGTCTTCCGGAAGATGCAGACGACGAGATCAAAGAACTGTTCGAGGACGAGTACCGCAGCAGCATCAGTTGGGTCATGCTCGACGAGATGTTGGCGTACGACTTCGATAAAGAACTCGTTAACACTGGTTACGGTGACGAGAAAGTCACATGGACCGAGCACCTCAAACCTGCCTACCGCATGTGGTTCGAGCAGTTGAGGGCGGTCGGGGTAGAACGCGTCATCTACAGCAACCATTGAAGGAGCTGAACCATGTTTAGCGATGTTCATATCGGTCACTTCCGGGGGAAGTCACGTAACACGGATGATCTCCTCGCACTTTACGGAGAGTTGGACTTAGGTCCAGATCCGTGCTGTGACGATCGTTTCCATGGCGATCATCCCAATGACCAAGGCGAACGCACGAACAAAAAGCTTCGTGTGCAGCCTTTCTATCAACGCGGTCGTGATGGAAAGATGAAGAGGTTCTGATGAAAGCCACGTTCCCTCTTGAAACAATCCTTGCGAGCATGAGGCAACATGAGCAGGTGTGCGTCAAGATGCCTGCTCTGAACCATTTCATGTCTCGTTTGGAAGGTAAGTTGCTCGAGGTGCTGAAAGGCAACCCTTCGGCCAATGTACCTTATCACAACAACGCACACATGGAGGGTGTCTGGAGCATTGCTCAGGTCATGTGGGAGGCTGAAGGTGAAGACCTCGGCCTTGGCGGTGATTGGGCGTACGTGGCGTTGATGTTCGTCACCTTGTTGCACGACTACGGTCATTCAGCTGGCAAGGACAACGACCACTACAACGTCCTCAGTACCCGTGAGTTCGTCGCGGAGTTAATTGCACGCAACGGTTATAGTTTGCCAAGTCGCGTCGTTGAAGTCATTGATAGCGCCATCGAGTGCACCGAGTTTCCGTTTGTGATCCCTCCGCGCAACAAGCTGGAGATGGTCATGCGGGATTGCGATGTCCTTTATGCGACTGTCAGTCTTGATCCTACCCTCGTCATGGAAGACCTCCGTGCTGAGATACAGGTAGCGGCGAAACGTGACGTGACCTATGAAGAGATGCTGGTCGGACAATCCAAGTTCATGGAATCCGCAGAGCTCTTCACAGTAACCGGTCGTGCTATCTGGGACATTTACGCTCCCCGTTACCTTGTACGGCTTCAAGAATACGCGAAAGAAAAAGGAACACCCGATGTCTGAGAAGAATGTCAATCAGGTCCGTGCGTACACCATGAGCGATGACGCTCTGGCCGTGTTCACTGCGTTGTTCAACAAAGGCCCATTGGCCAAAGCTGACCTGCCGAATAAACCCGGCATGCGCGAGTTGATCAGCCTGAACCTGGCCAAGAAAGACCCGAAGGACGAAGAGCGCAACCTGCTGACCAAGCTGGGTTCGCATGAGGCTGCGGTGTACTTCACCGAACAGGCAGTGCGCAAGCAGCAAGACGAGTCCAAGACAGTTGATGTTCCGACTGCCGAAGACGAAGCTTTCCATGAAGAGGCCCCACTCGATGAAACCCAATCGGCGTGAATTCTTAGGTCTGTTAGGTCTGGGCGCTGGTGCTCTCGTGGCAGGTCCTGCTATTGCGAACATCCCTGACCTCATCGCCACCACTGCGCCTGAACCACTCGATACTCTGGGTGAGTTAGCGTACCAGTTGAATGGTCAGTATGTCGTGGCCACTCAGGAGCAAGCGTGTGCGGGCATCGAGACCAATCGGGTCGTCACGCCTCGCGACATTAAACACGCACTCGCTACCGCTAAACAAAACGACTTTGATGAGCGTTTCTTCCACACTGTCGTGACGTACCCGTAGTGCTTTCTGAAGTTGAAAAGGATCACGAATACCTTTCTCCGTCAGGTCTTCGGTTTAAGGTGCTTCATCGTGGTAAACACGGACAAGACTGTTCATGGCCGATGGTTGTTTACACCAATCTGGAACCTACTCACGATAGTCCAATCGGTGAGATCTGGGTTATTGCTGAGTCAGTGTTCCTCAAGCAATTTTCAAATCCGTAACCAATGCCCCGGGGTTCGCCTCGGGGCTTATATCCCGATAGGAGGCTGTATGGCTTTCAACATGAGCATTGTTGCCTTTGGTAAGGAACCCGATATATCCGACGAGCTGATCCTCGAGTATCGTGGTTTCGATCCAGTACTTGTCGGTAAGACAACACAAGGCACTCAACATTTCTACAAGGTAAAGACCGAAGTCCCTGATGTGCAAATTGTCCATGTTCAGATCCGTGATGAGCTGGTTGATTCACCGAACATGGTACTGGTGTTTGAGAACGCTATTCCGCCAGGTGCCAAGTTTGAACACGACCTCCCTGCCGGGCGAACAGACGAACTTCAGGCTATCTTTAAAGAAACCATGCACCGGCTAGGTGTGTACTCCATCGAGCGCATGGAAGGACCATGGCTTGCATGTGGCGTAATGGCGTACACGTTTTTCGACGTCCGTAAGGAACTTGATGATGACTTAGCCAAAGCAGCACGCAATGACATTTTCCAGAGGAACCAGCCATGAACAACGATCCCGAAGAATCCGGACCTCTCACCCCAGCACAACACGAAGAGATGCTCCGTCATCCCTTGAAGGGCCAATCTTTTTTTGACCTTGAAGAGGACTTGAAGTACTACACGACCATCCTTCAACCAACGACCGAAGGCGACCCTGTCTTTACACGCTTCACTCAACAGAAGGAAATTACTGAGCGTTACCTACATCTGCTTCGTCGGTTTGAGACGTACGGGGTGAGCGATATCATCACCCTTGACAAAGTCCATGACGAGCGACGCTAGTCAACTTTATTACGGCAATACATTATTGCGGTGAATCCCTAACCCTCTAGGAAAGACAATGAATTGGTTCGCCGTTGTTCTCAAGAAACTTGGTATGCTCCCTGACGTCGAGGTAATTGTGACTCCACCTGCCCGTATGCCTTCTGAACCTGTTCCTCAGTCTGAACCGGTCATGGACTTAGCCGCCATTGCTACGGCTGTCAAAAACCTCAAACGTAATGAATACATCATCCTTCGCGGGAAGTGCTTCAACTACGTTGATGCTCGGAAGCTGTATCACCAGAACCCGGAAGGCAACTACGTAAACGCCTATGTGTTGTCACACATGCCTGATGACTTCCATCGTCACTTGGATTACGTTCCAGTCCCACCGGAATACATTCCTCAAACTTGGGATGAAATCGAAACACCAGGCGATTGGATTGAAGACATCGACGAGTGCCATAACCTCGCCGGCCGCATGGAAGACCTGACACAGAAAATCGGTGCAACCGCGCGACTTATCACGGCCCCAGAGCCCATGATGTTCATCAAGTCGAACAACACCTTGCATCCGTGTATCAAGTTGTTCACCGATCTAGGTTGGATTGAGGGCGGTTGGCAAGGCCCTGCAATCATCGCCGGGTATCAGGGTGATCACCGCTACCCAACGGCCATTGGAATCATTCCGGACGAGATCAAGCTGTACGACGCCAAAGACGCGGTCGATTACTTCGAGAAGTTCCGCGATGGTCCGATGAAAGCGATGTTCAGTGACCATGACTCGGTGGTCTACTTCAACGCAGCTTACCGTGACTTGATCACCTGTCTGGATAAAAACTCCATCACCTATCGCTGAGGTCCATCATGGAAACTAACACCTACATCTCTATCTGGGGTTTCCTCGTCTTCGTCGTCGATGGCACGCTCGATGTCTACGAGAAATGGGAAACGTTCCAGCGCCACGGCATCGCTCGTAAGGAAACCTTGGACGAGCGCAAGGAGATCTTCCTTGAAACCTTGATCTCCAGTGGCATGGTCAATGAAGTCAGTGATGCCGAAGTGATCCCGGACAACATCGACCGCTACTTCGACTGGTTCTTCATGAAAGCCGACCCGAAGGCTGAATTGGTGCCTACTCCTGATTGCATGCGGCGATTGCAGCAGGCCATTGGCGATGAGCAGTTCAATGCCATGTCGGTGTACGAGCGTGAACTGTACGCTACAGGCTACCGTTCCCCGCTCATCACCGATGTGAACTTCGACCGTCAGACCTACTTCCGCTGGATGGGCGACCACAAGGCCGGTAGCTTCGAAACGAAGAAGATGGCCTTGTTCAAGAGCTGGTTCAAGCGCAATCAGGACATGGCGACTGCGGAACAAGGCTTCGCTGTTCAGAACGTCACTTCCAATGACCCGAAGGACACTTGGAGGTCGTACTCTTACACGTACGGCGCTCAAGGCAAACTCGGTTACGAAGTGTTGATTGTCAACGCTGGTCCGAACTCCGGTGCAATGTTGGCACAACTCACCAAGTGGGCCATTGAAACGGGTGGTTTCATTGAGAACATCCCGTTCACGATCCCTGGCTACACAGTCGGTCCTGGTGGCGAACCTCTTAAAGCAGTCGCTACTGAGCAGGTCATGGGTCCTGTGGCTACCACGCGCCTACTGGGGGCGATGAATGCTGGCATGAAACGTTACATGCAAGTCTTCGTCGGTGACAAGAACAACATCTTGCCCGGCGAGGAAGGTTACGACACAGGCTACGTGCAGGAGCTGACTCCAGAGGTGGATGATGAGCAACGTAACTGACTTCATGGCGTTCAACAGTCGCAAGGTTGAAGAAGCCTCAGCCAAGCAGCGGACGTACCTGAAAGGCTATGCCAAGAAGGTTGCGGACATGACGTTCGTCCCGGGGTTCCTGTATCCGCTATCTGGTCAGAGCATCTGCGCTGGCTGGGCAGGTTACCTTGACATGCCAAACACCACCGACTGGTGGTTGTCCGCTGTAGTTCCCGTTGATCCACCTCAAGAGCCCGGATCGTGGGTGATCGACTTCTATAATTGCCGCATCCCGAAGAAGGACAATGTGTTCCCTTTGGTTGGCAAGATCGAAGTCAGTACCCGTCTGTGGGACGTGCAGAAAACCGATGTGGACTGCCTAACGTTGCTGGAGAACTTCACCAACAGCTTGGGAGATGGGGCAAACAACCCTGCCTTACCGTTTCATTGCATCATGTTCTTTGCTCAGAAAGACATGGGCTTTAAGTACAACTGCTCGGTGATCGATGGCAGTACCATCACCATCATCCTCCAGTCGCTCACAGAGCGCATGGTGGTGACGTTTTATGCAGAGCAGTGCTTTGTACTGCTGGACTACTTAAAGCAGACTGTCGAGCGCTACAACCGTCGTGACGGCAAGCCCCTCGATCTTGAATGGCCTGAGCCGAAACCCACCGAATAAACACCTAGGAACCTCACCATGTCGTACGGTATCTACCTACTCAAAGCTCACCACCCTGCCGCACTCGGTCTGGATGCCTTCCCAACTGACACCGGTCTTCTGTCGTCGGGTGTCCATGACAGTCGCTTCTTTACGTTTGGCAAGACCACGTTGGAAGTCAAAGTGGACCTGTTCAAGTTCCTCGCTGATCGCCTTCAAGAGAAGCTGGATCGTCGGGTCCCTGACGACTTGGAACTGATGTACACCACGGAAATGGAACCCATCGCTGGTCACGATCCTGACATGGAAGTGGCCCGTTCATTCCGTGAGATCGATCTCGATCACAAGCACGGTGAGCTGGACACCATGTTCGCCGGGTGTGCGTTGGAATGCGTTGCCATGTTGCCGCCATCGGTGTGCGACTTGATCGACGAAGCCCGTGAGATCGTGCGTGATGCCGAAGTCACTCGCGCCTTGGCGATGGCGAGCAACCCACGTGGCCGGGTACAGGAACTCAATCACCTGATCAACGAGGTGGACCGCAAGTCCAAGCAGTGTGTCTCCTACTCGATGCTGAGCTTTCAAGGGGATGCCATCCGTGAACTGCAAACGGCCGTCACGGCGTACGTGGACTTCTTGAACACGATGCGCATCGTGGCCCACCCATCGCAAAAGGAAGCTTGACATGTCGTACGCCATTTATGCGTTGAACTGGAAGAAGCAAGAACTCCATCATGAGTTTGTCAGCCGTAAGAAGAATGCGGTACATGTCTGGGGTGACGTAATCACGTTCATCACCGACTACTGCAAAGGACTGAACACCGACCCTTCTGAAAATGTGGCGGTGATGCAGAAGCAGCAGGATGACTTGCATGCGTTCATTCTCGAAGAACTGCCCAACTGGACTCTAGAAACCTTAGAGATCATGGACAAGGACACGGAAGAACGTCTTGATGAGATGTTCGCCTTCTTGAAAGCTCAGCGCAAGTACTCCGATGAGTTCACGCTGGTCGATAACCGTGATGCCATGGTACTGATGAGTCGTCTGGACTTTGGTGTCCGTCGTCTCATTGATCGGCGCTTCCATCATCTGTGGCTCGAAGGACCTCAAGAGATCCGTGACCAACAACAAGCTGAGTTCATCTGGTACTCCAACCAGATCCGCGTCTTCAATGCGGTTGTAAACAGCAGTGTTGACATGGAGCGCTTCAGTCAACTGGCCGAAGCGTGGACTGGACCGCGGTCAATCTTAAAAGATCCAGCACATGCTTTAGATCTTGATCCTGCTGGCGAGTTCATCTGGTGGACCAATCAGGGCGATTGTGAAGGCGTCATTGCTTATCACGAAAAAGCTCGTCTGGAAGGCATGATTCCATGGGGCGGTCCGTTGCGTGATCACGTGTTCAGAGAACTGCGTTCTCGCCATGGTCGTCATGCGGCAGGGTGTGTATGGGGTCTGAAAGATCAGCCGAAGTTCGATCGGACTAACGACTTCCATCATTACATCATCAAGTATTGCGGCGGTGTTTTGATCACGTACGAGGATCTGATGTCTGTCCGCCACAACCAAGGGTTCGTTACGGACCTGAAACTCAAACCGCTTTGGGAGTTGAAGTAATGAGCAAAGAACTTCGAGACTTGTTCGTCACTGCGCATCGTGCCGAGTGCGAAGCTGCACATGACGGTAATCAGACCACGGGTATCTTTCGCGACATCCGTGGTGAAGAACAATTCCCGGTCACCGAAGAAGGCATGTTCATCTACAACCTCGGTGTGGGTGCGGGCGTTCAAGGCATGCTCAGTCAGCTGAGTGAGGAAGGTTACAGCATCGTCACTCCGACTGGTGTTCTGCTGGAGAACAAGAAGGAAGACGATCAACCGCAGGACTTCGGTAAGGCGTTCTCGCAGTGGCTGATCAACCCAGACCCGGTGCAAGATCGTCCTACTGGTAATGGCGGTGGCTACCAGGGCAACACCGGTACCTCCGGCGCTTTCGAGCGTAACAAGCTGCGTAACTTTGCAGCCAGTTCTCGTCTGGACGGCATCAACATGCCTGACCCAGATGGTGGTCCGGTAGACGAAGAAGAGCCAATGGACTGAGGGATCGTTATGAGCAGTATCCCTGGGTACACCCTTGAGGACTTCGTCGCATGGCAATGGAACCTCGTTGTCGATGAAGCTCCCGAGAACAACATCAGCCTAGGGTTCGCGGAGGCGCTTGGGAACATCCCTGAGCGTCCTCGCCTGACCAAGGAGCAGTTCGCTCCTATCTTGGCTGTCTATGAACCGCTGCGTGAAACCATTGAACGTCGACTGGATGACTTCGATGAAGACAAGCAGTCTTGGCGTGGTTACGCGAGTTATGTTGATTGTGACATGACAGACGAGATGAACGCTGAAGCAGAACGACTTGTTAAGGAGTTGAAATGCGCATTGTTAACCGTGCAGAGTTCTTAGCCCTTCCTGGCCAAGTCCTGTACTCCAAGGTCCACAAGGGGTCGCCTGAGGAAGGCATCAACATCAAGTACCCGCACTGTGAAGGTCAAAACCACAACGACTGGAACTACGACGCCATCTCGGGTTGCGGTGCCATGGAGTGCGGTGGTTCGGATGAGCTGTGGGACAACATCCACAAAATGGAACGTGATCCGACTATGTCGGTACCCACTGACTTCCATTACACTGGTCGTGACGGTTGCTACGACGGGGATGAAGTCCAGTTCCTGATCTTTGAGAAGGAGGACATCGTCAAACTCAACAGCCGTTTTGCTGAACTGCTGGAGAACATGGCGTGAACCAGATCAAACAGCTTCTCATTAACCCTGTAGAGTTTCACTACGCTGACCATGTCCCGGATGACGGGAAGCATTACTACGCCTGTGCTGATGCACACGGGCATGTACACATGCCAGCGGGAATTGAACCGGGCGATAAGGTCACGGTGCAGTATGAAGTGCCGAACCCTGTCTACCTTCGCATCCCAACGCTGGAACCCAAGCGCCTTCCGCGCAGCCAGCGAATCCCTCACCTAACACGCGGTGGCCTCCACCGCTAACGGAGATTACATGCCAGACCAAGACAAACCGTTTTCCCAGAAGATCATCGACGCTGGGGAAGACTTCCAAGTAGACGCGATGGAGGACTATGATGCCCGTATTGCATCCGGCGAGTTCGCCAACAAGACACCTCAACAAATCCGCGACATCTATCTGGATGAAGCCTGCCACGCAGAAGACGACGCTGATGCAGCGGCTTCTATCCGTGCTACGGAAGAGCAAGAGCAGCGCGAGCTCGACCGGGAACTCGACGGTGGCGACGATGACTAATCTGACCCCGACTGTTGAAGAACCGGATGACGAAGCCATTGTTGACCTGCGTCAAGCCAGCTTCGGCAAAGGCACCCTGATCAAGGTCCAGCTCAAGAAGGTCAAAGACCTGAGCCAGATCAAGATCGACAAGTTCAAGCCAGGCAAAGCCTATCGGATCAAGAAAGATCCTGACCAAGCCTTCTTCATCAACGCCATCGGGTACCATCCCCTCTCAGCACTGCCGACCGGCTTTGGCTTTGTGGTGGACAGTGCCAGTTACAGGGAAGCGTACTTCTACCTCCATGATCTTGGCGGCGAAGTATTCTTCTAGGAGGCATCATGGGCGATCTTAAACTGGTCGTGCCACTTGCCAACGCTCGTCCTGACTACACCGTGCGTAGCGATACGCACGTCCTGTCGATCCAGGCCAGCTTCTGGTTCAAAGCACGAGCTACCGTTGATAAAGAATGGGCTGTCAAGCGCTTGAAGGCGTATGCTCAGAAGGACCACGGTGTCGACCCTGATTCAATCTACTCGATTGTAGGTCAGTGCCGGTATCCGTTGTACACCAAGTAATAGGGAGGAGGGCCCATGTCCTCCTTTCCTCACCATGTGAGAATCATCATGAATGTAAAGACAACACCGGGCATCCTCCAGTTCAACCAAGAACGCAACCGTGTGGAGATCATCCGTACGGTGGTTCCAACTGAACGCGGTAAGGAAACGATGTACCAACTGGAAGAGTTCTTAACAGGGAATGCCTTGGCGTTGGTCCCTGGGGAGAAACTGGATTCCATCCGACAGCACGAGCACCTGCACATCTGGAGCAAAGAGCTGTTCATGATGGAGGTCTACACCAACATGATCCGTGACGTCCACCGTGTGGTCGAGCATCACGGCGCTAACGATGAGATCTTCGGACCTCGTGCGCAGCATGAATTGGTGATCTTCCACGGTAATGGCGGAATGAAGGTCGGTCTGCGCATTGTTAATGATGCGATGTTGCTGGCCATTGACTGTCTGGTCTCGGGTGTTCAAGTGGATGGTTCGATCCTGCGTCAAGGGACGGTCACCCGCTTCAAGAGCATCTTGCAGATGGTCACGGGCAAAGCACGGCACTTCATTGACAGCTTGCCTAAACAAGCTCGTGATGCAATGAACCGCCAGTGGGCAGAAGCCATCAATGATGAAGTGGATGCGGTGGATCGTTTCTACTCGCGTTCGTTCAACGAAGGATGGCAGGACTTCCTGAGTATCCGTCAGGTCTGTGATCGCTTGAATGTCTCCGACACTACGCTTACTCGCTACCGCGATGGGCGTGTTCCAGGTGACGCACCAGTGTTCCCAGCCCCTGATCGTTACAAGGGTCGTTCGCCTTACTGGCACCGTACATCTCTCACCCGATGGGAAGAGAGTCGTCGTCGATAATAAGAGGCGGGCCTAGGCCCGCCTCTATGCCGTCTCACCCTTTATTTTTTCCAAGGTATCCCTATGTACAGATTCTTTTTAACGGCCGACCCAGCCTCAACCAAGGTAGTAAATCATGCCGCCCAGCCTCGATATACTGAAACAGAAACTCGCAGGGATCTTGACTGCAATCGCTTTGCGGGTGGACAGCAAGCTTGATAAGAATGCTGCCTCCGTAAGTGCTGCTCGACTGACCTCACCCTTTACCCTCTCCCTGACTGCTGATGCACTAGGTTCTGCCAGTATCCATGGCGGGGCCAATGTCAGTATCGCGGTCACCCTGCCGAACATTGCTTCCGCAGGGACCTACCCAAAGGTCACCATCAACGCCAAAGGCCAAGTGGTCGGTGGTGAATTGCTGATCGCCGGTGACATTCCTGCACTGGATGCTGGAAAGATTGCCACCGGTGCATTTGACCCAGCTCGTATCCCAAGCCTGGATGCGTCTAAGGTCGGTAGTGGCGTGTTCAACGCTGCACGCATCCCTTTGCCAGCCCGCTTGGCTACCGCACGGTCTATCAGCCTCACAGGCGATGGTTCATGGACTGTCAACTTCGACGGTAACGCCAATGCCACGGCTGCTTTCACTCTGACTGCTTCGGGTGTGGCTGCTGGGGCCTACGGTAGCGCAACTCAGATCCCTAAGTTGACCGTAGATGCGAAAGGGCGTGTCACTGATGTCACCTTGATCGACATCAAAGCTCAGACTGCCATTGTGGTTAACGAGTACGTCACTGTCGCAGTTGATGGCGTGAAGCAATACGACTTGCAGACCCTGTTGGGTGCAGGTCATGCGGCCTTTGACAAGAAGACGGCTGAGATCTCCGTCCGGGCCAAAGACACCAACGGTTCTTCGCCGTTGCTCAATGCGTACGCCAACGCTGAATCATTTATCAGCTACGGTATCAAGGACGAACGTTACGTCATCATCGCTAACCAATCCGGCGGGGCTGTCGACCTCTATGTCAAAGTCCTCGTACACCCCATTTAAGGACTGAGTCATGGCCGATATTTCATTTGACGTGGCAGAGGGTTACTACCTCTCCCCGTTCACTGCCAAGATGATCCTGAGCGGTAACGTTCAGAGCTTGCAGTTCAGCGTTAACGGTGCGCCTCCGTCAATTTCCAAGTACGTGGCCTACGACCAGCTTGTTCCACCGAACCCGTTCATTGCCGTGACGCAAGATGGTAACGGCAACGTGGTCTATGATGGGGGCTTCCCGAAGTTCTACAACAACGTCGCACCGATCCAAGGCATTAACGCGTCGATCTCCATGGAGTTCCGTGCTACATGTCAGGGTGCATCGGCAGGCACCAACCTGTACTACTACAATGCGTTCACCAACAAGAACGTCACCATTGCTACCGGTGACAAGTTGGTCTACGACATGGCGCAGGACAGCATCGATGCCCGTGTGGGTTTGGATGCGGTGACCAACGCAGACCCTGCCAACAGTACTCAGTACTCGTTGCGTGACTGGGGTCAGGCTTCGTCGGTGATCAAGGACCAGAACGGTCTGAGCATTCATCCTGCCACCAACTTGGGCAGTCGAGCCGTCAACCAATGGTACCACCGTGAATTCGACCTGAGTCCGTGTGCCGGTAACACGTTCATCAAATGGTCGTTGGCTTACGAAGGTGAAACGGCAGGTAACTTTGCCACCCGCTTCCGAGACGTGTACATCCTCGATCGGAATGGGAACATCAAGGCTACCTTGTTTAAGGACGTCCTCGACCTCCCAGGCAACTCTTCGACAGAAGTCGGGGCATCGGGTTACACCAACCTCGTTAAGATGCTCTACGACCCTCGTGGGCAGCTTACTGCATCGTTTAAGTACTTGTACAACGCAATCTTGTGGGTGGCCAACCCAAAGAAGGTTACGGCCGGTAATCGGAAGATCCTGATCTTGGGTGATGCCATATCCACCGGGTCGTACCCAGTCAAGGGCACTGCGGCTAACGGGTTCTACACAAGCTTCACCCGACTGTGTGCCGCGGTAGGTTTTACGCCAACTTTCAAAGATGTCTCCGATTACACCGGGGGCGTCTTGGGCTGCACTGCTACTGAACTTGACCAGTATGCGTGTGTCTTGCTCATGTCGTCTGCTACAGGTGCGGCTGCGATCTCCGACGCATGTGTGGCAAACATGGTGGCGTATCGTGAAGCGGGTAACGGTCTGATCATCGTCACGGACCACGGACCGGTTATCAGCGATATCAGTCAAGCCAACAACTCTGCTCTCGGTGGTGCGTTCTTCTGGACAGCGAACAAACTCATCACGCAGTTTGGTGCGTACTTCAGCGGCGATTACAACCGTACACCCGTTAACGTGGGGTTCTTGCGTTCGACGTACGGGGACCATCCGTTGTATGCGGGGATGACCAATGATGAAAGTATCAGCGCTGGCGGTTCTGAAAGTCGGGTGCAGGTGGCCACATTCGCGTCCGTGACGCCCGGTCAGGTTCAACCCTTCAATATCGGGAATGGCAAGACCATCATCCGAGTGGCAGCGATTCTGAATTCGGGTGAGATCATCCCGTTCAAGATCGAGTACAACGTTGTGAACTTCAAACTGTCCTTTTCGGACGGTGTTCTGACGGTTGACAATGGCCAACGCTTGAACGTCGGGGCAAAGAACCAGTCGACCATCAATGTCGTCCTCAGTGGTAACCCTGGGGTAGCGGCTACGGGCAACGTATTGAAGAACGGTGTCAAGGTGGGCAGTATCGGATTGACTGCTGCCGGTGTGTTGTCGCAAGCGTGGGACAATGGTGGTGTGGGACCTGTGGCTGTGAAGAACAACGATGCGTTCAGTGTCGTGATTGCTTCACCTATCAGTTACACCAGTGCCATGACAATCAACCGGTTCCAGCCAGATCTCACCCCTCATCGGTCATTGGGCGATGTGATGCGGATCATCCGTGCGTACAAACCGACGCTGACTCCGATCAAGGCCATGAAGACCATCATCGACGAGATCGCTTCTACGGTTCCGTGGTTGGGGATCAAGTTGGTCTTGAACATGCCGATCAACCTGAAGCTGATGAGGGACTACTTCAAGGATCAAGGCTTGGCGTCCATTGTGCTGCCTAACGCGGCTATGAAGACGTACACGGCAGGTTCTCGCCCATGGGCGGCTACGGGTGGGTATGCTCTTTGGGCACCGCCTAACCCCGTTACAGGCGCACCTATTGATTTTGGCTACTTTGCTTTCTCTCCGGTCTACGGAAGTGAGCTGGTTCCTGCCAACTTCAAACTGGACTACTACGCCAACGTGTTTATCCCGGCAGGTAACTACCGGGTGTTTGCACAGGCGGATGACGTCTTTGACTTCTCCATGGACGGTGTGCAGAAAGCGTACGGTGGCGGTCAGTTCACTCAAGACTTCACAGTCGCTGAAAGCAAGTTCTACGCGTTAAAGGTGTCGAACATCAACACCCCAGCCAACACTCCATCCTACTGGACGTGTGCCGTGGTCAACCTCGCTACCGGTGAAGTTGTCCTGCGTCCTACGCCAGGCGTGTGGAAAACACAAGAGTACAGCGCCTCCTAAGGAACGGCTATGGATATTCCACTTCCCCAATTTACAGACACCCCGGCTGAAGTGAAATACTTCAAACGCTTCTCCAACTTCGACACGCGTCAGGTGGGTAAGCGTGAGTACCTGATGCTCGCGGACTTCAGCTTCGATGATGAAGTCTACGGAACCATCACGGTGCCGAAGGGATTCAAGACCAACTACGCATCGCTGGATGCCTTGCGTAATATTGTGTTATTCCCTGTGTACGCCTTGCTGGCTGATTACGGGGACATGGCGGCAACGATCCATGACTGGCTATACAGTGGCGGTACCATTACCGTCAATGGTGAACAGGTCAAGGTGACTCGCCAACAAGCTGACGAGATCTTCTACCGTGCTCTTCGTGGTGAAGGCATTGCCCGTTGGCGTGCAGGGATGTTCTTCTACGGTGTCCGGTGGTTCGCTGCCAGTCACTTCGAATCGGCATAAGGGGAGGGGACTTCGGTCCCCTCTCTATTTCGATTCGAATTTATTTCAACCCTACATTGTAGCAATGAGTAAGGAGTCCCTTATTCATTAACCATTGTAGGAGATTCACTATGTACACTCTTAAACACATCCGCATGATCGACAACTATGTAGAACTGGTTAAAGCCGGTCTGTCGAAATTGCACGCTCGTCTGATCGCTCGCAAGATGGCCTCCCGTGTCATTCTGGAAGTCGCCATCAGCGACGTTGGCGTACACGTAGAGTTCTACGACACCGCTGAGCATTCCGAGAAGACATGCGTCTTCAAGTTCACCGCTTAACAGAAAAGGGCCATCCCCTTTTCTTTTTTTTGTTTTCCAAGGGATTGGGTATTTTATGTGGCTTCTTCTATTCAGCGCCTGAAGGTATCTCTCAATGAACATCACTGCTATCAAAGCGTCCATCAGTCGCTATGCGGGTCTAGTCCTGCAAGCACTGGGCGGCAAGGTCGACAAGGTTGAGGGTAAACAACTCTCTACTGAAGATTACACCACCGAAGAGAAAGACAAGCTCGCTGGTGTCAAGTCCATGGCCATGCGTGACCTGCATGTCAGCACCCAACAACCTGACAACGCTGTTGGCAACGATGGTGACATCTGGCTGACCATTCAGCCGCCTCAGCAATAAGCGAGGTGCGTCATGCGGATTAAACAAGGAACGTACCCCGAATCCACTGGTGTTGCTGTCAGGGTCGAGGGTACTTACCGAAACGTACTGCAAGGCTACAACAAGATTGACGGCAAGTGGGTTCCGTGGGAGATGCCTAATGACAACGGTGACGTTGATCTGAGCACTGCCATGACCAATAAGACGCTGGATGGTCTCATCCTCAATCTTCTGGGCTAACGGCATAAAGAGCGAGGGCCGATGGCCCTCGCTCTGTGCTGCAAGTACGGGATTAAGCCTGAGCTTCGAAACCGTCCAGGTCCTGTACGGCGTACAGGTCAGCGAAGCGCTCACGGCCATCAACTGGCTCGATCACGTTGATGGTCACGGTACCGATGTAGGCGTACGAACCAGCCTTGGCCTTCAGGGTCAGTGGAGCGGTTTCGCCGTCCACAGTACCGTCGTCCCAAGTCGGCATTTCGGTCTCGGTGATTTCGAGATCGGCAGCGATCAGGCCTTTGGCAGCAGCAACAGCGGCCAGTACGTCGGCGATGGTGCTTTCTTCGGTGGTCTGGAACTCGTAGCTTGCGCCAACAAGTGCAGCCACGTCCAGACGGGTGTAACGCAGGGTCTGCGCGCCCTTGAACTCGGTCGAGCCCGGCAGAGCCGAGATGGTGACCTGGGTGTTGCGCTGGTTGGTGTCTTCAGGATCATCGAACACCTGAGGCGCGCCGATGGTCATTTGAGCAGCAGTCAGAGTCTGGCTGTTAGCAGTGTTAGCCAACAGCAAGAAGTTCTCTTGGCCACTTTTGAGGATGTCAATTTGCATGGCGATCTCCGATGCAGGTTTACGAAAAGATCAAGAATTCCTGACCTCATAGGATAGGTCGTAAAAAATTACACGATGGGTCCAGCAAAATAAGGGAGGGCCGAAGCCCTCCCGAATATGCCGATTTGCTTACAGGTTGTAAGACGCAGCACGAACAAACAAGCGCTTGTTCGAGACGTAGTCCCCATGTCCTGCGTACGCACCAGCGTCTGCCACAGGGCATTCACGGGTTGTACCGAAGACGTTGGCACCACCACAACCACCCACGTTGGCCCACGCACTCCAGAAACCGAAGGCAAGGTTCAATGTAGTGTCTGCTGACCAACCCGAACGGATACCGAACACTTGACGACGACCTTCTGGCGTATCGACCACAAGACCTGCCGATGTGAGCGGTACAGGGTCGATCGGAGCTGCCTTCTGGTAAGCGCCGAATAAGGTCTTCCAAGTAGCGTTGTCAGATTGGAACATCCAGCTCGACGCTTGGTTGTTCAGGATCTTCCCGGCTGGAATTGCTGGGCGGTTGACCGCATCGCGCGACCAGCCTCTCAACGCCCCACCGCGTACAATAGTCTCGTTGTACGACAGTGTGGTTCCCATGTTCCCTGTCCAGTCTGCCAACAGTACCCAGTAACCGCCATCGGTGGTCATGTCCACGTACGCATTGAACGTCGTACCGTCATCTGCCCGGACTGGGTAAATGCCGTTGACTTTCTCCTTCGCCCCCACAACCGACAACGGACCGGTGTTCTTGACGAACCCTGGCAAGTCAACAGTCTTGTACAACAGCGAGAGGTCTGCCACGTTCTGGTAGACGGTTTCACTGCCGGGGATGAAGAACCAACTGTTGCTGGCAATGCGCAGCGTGAATTGGTTGCGAGCGTGATCAATCGGGACGTCATCCAGATCGTTCGGAACAAAGGTCGTGCCGAAGGCTGCGTTGATCTGAGGGATCAGGTCATGAGTACCAACCTTACCATTCAGATCCAGCACGGCAGTCTTTCCATCGAAGATCTTGCCCACCGCATAACGCTGGAAGTGAATCTTCATGGACCCAGAGAATCCGGAGGCAGGCAGCGCCGTGATCTCCATCTGGGTGTTCCATTTGTTCGGCACTGTGCTTGGCTCGGGATTACCGTGCGTGAAGTGTGCCGGGATAAAACGGGTGTTGTTGTTACCGTTGATAGCCGTGATCAGGCGGACCCATGGGTCAATGCCAAACCGCGGTGGATCGTTGACCACTTCCAGATACTGGAGACGCAATGCCTTTACAGGTTGTCCATCAACCGTGCGGGTCATGACGAAGCCATTCAACCGTCGCAAACTGGCCGGACTGCTCTGGTCACTCGAATACTGCATCCGTACATCGCGTACGCTGACTGGACTCTTGTCGATGATCAAGACCTGACCCGTCACCCGACGAATACTCGCCGGGTTTTGGATGTCCTCTGAGAACTGCATCCGTGCACTACGCACGTTCAGAGGGTTGCGATCAATGATAAGAGCTTGGCCGTTGATGCGGCGGATACTGGCGGGGTTATCCCCATCGCCAGTATATTGAAGCCGAGTGTCCCTGAACTTAGTCGGCGAGTCATCGAGGACAAGGTATTGAACGCGCACCGTCCTCAGATTAGCCGCTTCGCTCATGATAGTTACGCCCCGGTTTTGGAGTTGATGAGAACTTCAAGGGAGTCGATGCTGTCGTTGTTCCAAGCAGCGCCATTGAGATCCACGTTGAAGCACCCCAGACGGTCACTGGCCGCACCGCGGTTGTAATCCAACGTTGGCGTGCTGAAGGTCTTCTTGGTATCGGTCTTGGCACCCTGCTTCAATTGCGCTTGCAGGGTTGGAGCCGTACCGGTGTCGCGATAACCGAACACCTCGATCGACACAGCCTTGATCGCCAGCTCAGCAGCGGGCTTGGCGAAACCAATCGAAGCCACCGATTCGGCAGGCGACGTACGAATCACCGGAGTGAGTTCAGTCGTCGGAGCCATGGTACTCGCATCAAGAATGCCGTCTGCTGTCTGACCTTCTGGAACGGTCCAGTCGCTTGGCAATACAGAACCTGCAACCTTGGCCGTCTTGATCTTGATCGGACCCAGACGGTTCGATGGCAACTGATCCACATCGCTCGAGTCCACCAACCAGTAGAAGTCGGTGTACATGTGGACTTCGGCCACCACTGCACCGGAAGTCTGGCCGTAGTTGATACGGATGTCCGTCAGGTTGGCTGGAACCAATGCAGAAGTCGACACCGAACGCACCAAGTTACCGTCCAGATAACCGTCGATCTTCTGAGCGACCAAGTCAATCAGACATTCGATGAACACCTCATCGGTAGCGCGCTGAAGGTCTGACTCAAGTACCGGGTTGAAAGAACCAGCAGAGCCTACAGTGTTTATGTTCAGGATCGCGTTCGCCGACAGTGCTGCTGCGTTACTGCCAATCTGATACCGGAAGCCAATCCAGATCTTTTTGGCACGCATCTCAGCGACACTGTATTTCATCGTCGACAAGAGTGTTGTGAGGCTCTGGTTGGCGTTGCCGGTGACCTTGATCCAGTTACGGCCGTTGTTGACGACCGCACCAGTGTTGGCTGAAGTGAGCCCTTGGTTAACCTGAGGCATGACACCTTTGCACAACAGGTTCAGTGTGGGCCATCGGGCAGCGATAGGAAGATCGTCAGTACCCAGGATTTCTTTGATCGCCATGATTACTTGGCTCCACTTTTCGATTTAATGACAACCTGAAGACTTTCCAGGCTCGCTTTGGTCCAAGCAGTCCCGTCCGGCGCTTTGGTCACGGTCGGGAACAGTTCATGGCGCTCAACGTGAGGCTTGAGTTCAATGACGCGTTCAGGAGTAACGGCTTCACCGACTTTCAAGCGTGCACGCATGTGTTCAGAACTGGCCTGATCACGACGACCCGTCACACCCATGCGCACGGCCAAGATCTGACTGGTGCCGGTGTCTGGAACCTTGAACCCGAACGACCCTTCGCTGCCGTCAATGCCGGTACGGACCACTGGATAGTCCATGTCGCCTTGTGACGTGTTCGGACTGCGGGTCAGACCGTCGTAAATCCCGTTCAAAGCAGCATCTGCCGGATCACCCAAGATTTGGAAGTGACCCATGTACACGCGACCGGCTTGTTGAGGGGCAACGAGTACCTTCGACACATTCCAACGGAAGTAGCGATAACTGCCCACCTTGACCGGGTCGATCTTGAAGGCGTACGTCTTGGTGCCCAATTGGATCTTTGTAGCACAACCTACCCGTGTGTCAAGAACAGTCCAGGCTTGGCCATCGTTACTGCCCTCAAAGGTCCAGTCGTCGAACGCCCCGTAACCGTTGCTGTAGCCATTCAGGCTGTAACCTACTGCCTTCTTCGCCCGTTCAAAGGTAATGTTGGCAATGATCTTCGTGGCGGCAGCTGGGGCAGCCCACGAATCACCGGCACCCGTCGGTGGGTTGAAACGCTGGAAGATCGTGGGGGAGGTACTGAGCGGTGCAGTGTCCCATTTGAACTGTCCAGCTACGTCGATTTCACTGGTGAACCGTGGGATCAAGCAATGGCCGGTGAACAACCCCGCCGTGGCATCTTGATCCCAATCGAAGTAGTTGTACATGGCGTCTGTGTCAGCGTACGACCAGTTGGCCGGACGGGTAGACTTGTCCACTACCATCGGCAACACCTTCACCGGACCCAACCTCCCAGAAATGTCTCCATCCTGAAGATCGTAAGTGGTGTAGATGTCGTTAAAGCTCAGCATGTTTACTGTGGGCAAATTCTGATACCCGGTCCCGCTGAAGCCCAACGTCATCGCGTGTGTGAATAGCAGCTGTCCAGCAGCCTGGTACGTGTTGACCAAGCTAGCGTCGTAGTAGGTTTTGACCGTATTGGCTACGAAGTCGATTTCGTACTCAACAAAGTGTTCACCCACTGTGAGCTTACTCAGGAGCGGTCCATCGATAGGCGCACCGTTAATACCCAGCAGATAAGTACCTACTGATCCTGCGGCTAACCGATCAATGAGGTTTTGATCGACCCAGATACGCAGACCAAGGACACCCTTTGTCAGCGGTGTCGGGTTACCAAAGAGTTCGCCTAACGTACGAGTCATCAGCCAGAACGATCGGCTTACCAGCGAGCCATTGGGAGCGTAGTAGGTCTGTTGAGCAGTCAGCCACGTCCGACCATTGATCTTGGTGGTCTGCCAAGCAGCGTTGGTCGAGATGAGATCGAGTTGATCGAACCCTTCGGCCTTCATGTGTGCTGCGTACAACCCTGTGCGAAGCGGCAGGGTGTCAAATCCGAACATCAAGGGTACGGACATGATTACACCACCTCGCGGTTGTATTGAAGGTAGAGCTTGCCAGTCGGACCTTCCGACTCAGAACTGAATGCCAAGATCAGCACGTGGCTGTACTTGGAGTTCGTGGCAAACCGGGTGCTGTTGCGGTCGTTGTAGAACACGGAGGCCAAGCTCAGGTTCCACTCTTTGCCCGAACCGTCAACGATCCACAGGTCCTTGCCCACACCTTTGTCAGTGCTGGTCAGGATACTGGCCAAAGCCAGTCGCTGGTCGTGTTCCAGTTCTTCAGTGACGGGGATCTGAGACAGCGTCTCAGCGTGCTCACTGAAGTCCGTGTGAAAGAAGTAGTTGATCCAGTTAATGGTCATCACTTAACTCCAGGAGAGGTTGTTGTCCACGATGGCCAACGAAATGTGAGGAAGGTTGCGGAATACCAACAAGCCGGTACCGTACCAAGCATACGAGCCTGCCTTCGCCGTCAACTGCACTTGATAGTTACCGTCTTGACGGGTGACCACCGGTGCATCTTCGAGATCGTCAGTTGTGAACAGGATGCTGGTCCCATCGGCCAAGGCCGTCAGCATGGCGTACAGCGTAGCACCGGGGACGCAGCGTGGAAGTACCGGAAAGATACCGGGTAGATCGGCCAGATTACGCCGGCTGTATTCAAGGACATCGTTGCCCTTGTACGTGTAGGTGGGAAGTGTCGACAAGCGCACCTTCACCAACTTGCCGGACGGATCAGACTGGAGCGGTACGACTGGGCTGAAAACCAACCCAGCGTAGTCCAATGCGACTGGCGTCTCCCGGTTCAATGCTGACACGAGGTCAACTTTCGAACCTTGAATAAGAGCCATGGGCGTCCTCGTTAGACGTTGTAGTGCAGCAGGATCTTGCCACCGAACCAACTGGTGGTCCGACTGGAGATCACCAAGACACGGTTGAACTTGGCAGCGTTGGCTTCAGGCACGTTGACGTTGGGCAATGTGAAGCGAGACATGGTCAAGCCCTTGAGCCCATTTGGCAACGTGTGATCGACCCCCAGATCCAAGGCCAGACCGGCGCACTTGTTGAACCAGTCCACAATCGTTTTGATCTCACTGTAGTACGCACCTGCGTTGTTCAGCGTGATCCCGTTTGTGATGGTGTCGATGTTGAAGAACCGACTGTAGTCCAGACTGAAGTTCACTGGTGTCATGAGTGGCTTCCCTTGCACATAGGAACTATCCCAATACAGACCGGCGTACCGATCCACTGTCAAGATCTGGTCCATGGCCCGTTTGCCACGTGTCCAACGAACCCGCAACGTACCATTGTAGCCCAGCGAAGTACCCGCCAGGTTCAAGACGTACGTCGTTTCGCCCATGTCCCCGTAGCCTGCCATGTCAGCATCGACCAAGGCCAGACCGTACTTCTTGTTGATCAAATCGATCCACGTGGCTTTAGGCAAGTTGCCCGGAGCCCAGTACTCGATGTCCAACGTCATGTTGGCAAACAGCTTGCTCAGATCGATTCGCCGATAGTGAACGATCTTCTTGCCGATGTAGAATGACCCGGGTTGTGCGTACAGTTCCAACGACGTGTTCTGGATCTCACCGGCAGCAGGCGTGCGTACAAATGGCACACCGAGGCGAGTGTTCACCAAGTCACGAAGCTCTAACAGCCCTGGGTTGGACTCGTTGATCAGCTTCAGTAACAGTTCGACCTGAGGTTTTGAGTAGTAAGACGACATCTTCAGTCTTCCTTTGTGATGGCCCCAGTTACCTAGGGCCGTTTACTCACACCTCGTTCGGATCGAACGGATCGTCGTAGTGGAGGTAGCACACGCCCGGAGGCGTGATGTTGGTCGCCTTGAGCAACAGACCGAGTGCGTACTTGTACGACTGGTTAGTTGGCAGGACATTGGAGTTGATACCGCTGTAGACAACCTCAGCGCCCTCCAGAGACCACGCAGTGCTTGCCGGGTCCAAGTTCCACAGCGACTTACCGGCGTTGGTGTCAATCGCCTTGATCGCAGCCAGAAGCGCTGTATCAGCCGCACCCAACTTGGTGCCCACTTGGTAGTTCTCCAGCGTCGACTTGTACGCTGTGAAATCATACCCGTAGAGGTAAGTCAGTGCCGAACCTTGAGAACCGTCACCGGTCACTGGGTAGTTCAGCCCCGGCAGAGCTGCTTGAGTCAAGTGCTGGCCCAGTACCGCAGAGCCCGACTGGGACATGACGGTCAGTTGACCTGTCCAGCCGATAGCACCTGGCTTGGCTTTGAACACGCACGGAGTGGGGTTAGCACCATCGTGAGCGAAAGGCTCTTCGATGAAGTCTTCCTTACTCAGCACAATCCCGTAACGGCGGAACAACGCAGGCAGCACGTCGAAGTTGGTCGCAGGCTGGTAGCACTTGACCGACAGCCCGTTGGCCAGGGTCGAAAGATCCGGCAGGTTCAGGCGGTCGTAGCAGATCACGCGAGAACCTTGGAACACCGAGGCTTCTTTAGCAGTGATCTTGATAGCGGTGTTGGCATTGACCAACCCTTCACGCCACGTCCCTGCTGTGGGCTGCGGTGTACCAAAGTCCAGCTCATCCACGGTCAGTGGTGAACTGTTAGCAGCGTTGATGTAGTTCACCAAACTCTGCTTGGAGTTGAAATGAATAGTCATGGCACCTGCCCTTAGACGTTGTAGTGGAGAAGGATGCGACCAGTGCCCCAGTCACGCTGGCCCAGACCACCGAAGGCGTCATTCACACTGATGACCAAGCAACGGTTGTAGAACTCGGAGTTGGCTTCTGGCACGTCAGCATGCGGGAGGGCATAGCGACGGAAGTACGCACCGTTCAACCGGAATGGCGTGGTCATGGCTTCGGTGACAGCCGCAGGACCGCCAGCCGTTACAATGGTGTAGAAATCGCCATTGCGGTTCTTCAGCGTCTTGAGAATGTTGTTCTCGATGATCTGACGAATTGGTTGGCTACCGTCAGCGTAGTTGTCGCCCACGTACACGTTAGCACGGATACCGCCAGCGTAGCCTGTGGCCACAACACCCGATTCCAGCGTGTCCTTGAATGCCGAGAAGTCCATGTCGAAGCCGTCTGGGGTGACCCAGTACTTGTGGCCCGGAGTCACGAAGTCATTACCGCCTGGGTAGCGACGACCTGCAACAACGTCTACAGACAGTAGCGATTCCAGCGTACGTTCACCGATGGTCCACTTGCCCTGCACGTTACCCACGAAAGCCAAGTTGTTGGCAATCGGCGCGATGTTAAACACGTCACCGCGGATACCATTGAGGCCACTCAAGTTACCGTCGCCCCATTCACCCACTGCGAAGTTGAAACCGTACTTCTCGCTATAAAGCGGGTACAGCGAACTCAGCAGAATCAGAGGGCTACCGTTGGCGCCGGTGTTGGCAACCCAGCGAGACACTTCCAGCGTCATGTTGCGGAAGATACGGCCCACGTCCAGACGACGATAGGTAAGCTGTACGTTGCCGACGTAGTTGGTGTTCGGTTTCGCAGTGATCCGGATGCGAGTGTTGTGGCCATTGCCTGGGTCAGCGATGACTTCCGGCAGACCGAACTCGAAGTCCGTCTCGTTGATCGGGAATGGCAGTTGCGGATTCCCTGCGTTAATCAGATCGACCATCATCTGCTTGGTCGTTTTGCTATAGATAGCCATGAGCTAAACCTTCTCAAGAAAGGACAGGAATCACCAGTCCAGGTCGTAGTGGAATAAGATCGGACCTACCACACCACCGGTCGCGTAGCTCTGCACCATCACCCGTTGAAACTTCGGGTTGGCTTCAGGCATTGCGCTGGTTGGGAGGTCGACGATCCCGCCTGCATTACCCCATGCGGGCAAACCTGCTTTGGCGCCTGCGGCCATGACCAAGTCGAAGTTAGCCCAACGGCCAGTCTTCGGGTCACGTTGCAGGTCAGCTTTATAGGCTGTGAAGTCGAAGTTGTACGTGCACATGTACCCGGACTTCCGACCTCGAAGCTCTTTGTGATCCGTGGGGTGTTCCAGGATCGGCAGGAGCTGTACCAAGACCACGGTTTCCAGTAATGGGTTGCCGTAGGTCATTTCGAGGGTAATGGTCCCGACCCAGTTCCACGAGTTGTCTTTGACGACGATCTCGATGGGCTTGGTAGTTTCCAATTGGTCGAAGATAGGGACATCGATGTTGTTCAAGTCCGTGGCCTCAAGGTACAGGCCGTACTTGGTGTTCAACTTGTCGATGATCCAGGCTGGAGTGATCTCAGCGTTGTGACGAAGGTTAGGCGTGATGCCCGCTTCACCAAACAGCTCAGGCAAGTCGTGACGGTTGTAGAAGATCTCCGTCTGACCTTTGTAGCCCTTACCGTGTACGCCACTGAGGGTCACCCCGGTGTTACGCGGATCGTTCTGTCCTTTCTTTACAGGCAGCGACATCGCCACGTTGTCCAGCGTGATCGGCCGATACAGAGTGTTCTGCTCGTTGACCATCTGGATAATCAGATCACGTCCGTCCATGACTCACCTCACGCTGGCTGAGCGAACGGGTCAACCGGATCGCTGAAGTGAATGATCAAGTCGCCAGTGATACCGAACGCATCATCGTGGTTCAGACGGACCTGAATGCCGTAGTCGTACGACGGGTTCATCAGACCGTTGTCAGCCGCTTTACCAGCCCACACAACCTGAGCACCGCCCAGACTGAACTCATGGTAGCCAGTACGGAACCATGCGTCGCCAGTGATGCTGGAGAGGATGTCAGCCAGCTCTTGTGGGATCGCCTGACCAGCCGTGATGGTCTTCAGGTAATTCACGTGAGCCGAGAAGTCACGCCAGTAGCTGTACATCTGCGCAAACGGCAGGGTAGCGTACGGCGTTGGGTAGTTCAGACCGTTGAGTGCAGTGGTCGTCAGGTAGTTGGTCAGCGGGATGTCACCTTGTGCCACCGAAATGGACACAGTGCCGATCCAACCCAGACTGCCCGGTACAGCCGTCAGTTGCACGGTCTTGTAATCGGTCATGTCTTCAGCATCAACCAGTTCCAGATCCGACTCTTCCAGGTTCAGACCGAAACGGTCATTCAGGAACGGCAGGAGGTCGTGGGAGTTGGTGACGCTTGGGGCCTTCATGGTTAACGTGACGAGTTTCGCCAAGTCAGCCAAGTCCAGACGGTTGTAGTACACCACGGTCTCGCCCTGATACGGGGCAAAGGCGTTGTTGGCCTTGATGGTGACGATGGAGTTTTGCTCAGGATGCTTGCCGCTGGTGTTCGGCCGAGGATCGATGAAGTCGAAGTCAGCCGGATCGAGCGTGATCCCGTTGTAACTCCCGACGACGTTCAAAAGCGTCGTGACGGGGTTCTTATAAAGAGACATGAGTCATCTCCGATCAGGCGTTATAGTGGAAGAAAGCAGTACCGGAGTACCCGTCGCTGCGCAGGCTGGTTTGCACCACCACCCGCTGGTAGTTACGGTTGGCATCCGGGTGATCTTTCGTGGCGTAATCCCTGATCGTCATCTTGGAGTTGGCACTCGTGTCAATCCTCGGCCAATTCTCGATGCCGAAATACTGAGCCAGGCCTGCTCTGAGCCCGGCTTCGTCGATCCAGCTACCCTTGTAGTTGTTACCGTAACGGTTGACCTTGAGGTACTGCGCAATGATCGTGAAATCCTGCCCCCAAGTAAGCAAACCAGCGCTCTGATAACCTTCAAGGACTGGGTCAGCGTGTTTGAACTCTTCGAACGCTTCCACTGGCAAGACGTCCGTGAGCATCAACTGCCGACGGTTGAACAAGATCGTGGCCAGACCGGTGTAAGCCAACGAGCCAGGCTTAGCACGCAGTTCAAGGTTGACCTGATCGCCTTCTTCCAACAACTTGAGGTCGACGTCAATCAAGTCGTTCTTCGTCAAGTTCAGGCCGAGGGCCTTGTTGATCTCAGGCAATAGACGATAGAGGGTCGATTGACCCAACGCCGTGAATTCTGGGCGGTAGTTACCGCGGTACAGGACACCAAGGTCCAAGCGATTGTACGAAATAGCAACCTGACCAGCGTAGACCTCACCCTGGATACCTCGCACCTTCACTGTGGCGTTGACAGAAGGATTGCCCGTTACAACTTGGGGCGTACCGAAGGTCAAGTTCTCTGGAGCGAAGGGAACGAGAGGGGTGTTGGCATTGTTGATCAGTTCGCGCACCATCTGGTCGGGCGACTGACTGTAGATTGACATGATTCTTTCCCGGTTAAGAGACTAATGCCACTGAGACCCGAAGGCCCCAGTGCGCGTTCTGGTCAACTACCAGCACCATTAGCTCAGGGAGAGCGTCAAGCCATCCAGGACTTTCTTGGTGACGGCAGCGTTCAGGTCTTGGTCAGCCATCTGGATACTGATGACCACCTGACCACGGTAGGCGTAGGAGCCCGCAGCGGCGATCAGGGTGAAGTCTTCCGGAGTGCTGGTCAGATCGCCGGGCAGCGTGAGGTCGCTACGCACGTCGTTCAGTTGCAGGTTCGCCCCGTAGAACAGGTTGAAACCATCCAGAATGGATTGGATGGTCACATCGCCTTCTACTTGGATCTGCGATGGGATCTGAACTTCGAAGTCTGCCAAGTCGATCCGGTTGTAAAGGATGGTGGCAGTGTTCTTGAAGCCCTTGCCCGGGATACCGGTCATGACCAGTTCAGTGTTACGTTCCGGGTTTTCACCAGACGCTGCGACAGGATCACCGAAAGTGACTTTCTCGTGCGTAAGGTTCAGGCCCGGGTTTTGCTCGTTGACCAAGGCAAGTACTTGGTCCTTGGAAAGCAGGGAAATGTCAGACATGTCTTGATACCCGAAGTGGATTTAAAGAGCGGCTGACACTCGATAAATCGAGATGAATTAAAGAGAGCAGCTACACATCATTTGGCGTGCCCTGATACGGTAAGTACCTATAAAAGATATAAAGCAAATAAGGAAGGGATACAGGCCGTGGCCTGTATCCCCTGTTTATAGTGGATTTGATTTTACTCAAACGATACATTACCCTCGTAGCTAAAAACTAATCGAGGTGATCCTATTGTATGTACAGGCAGTAGATACTGTCTAGTGAGGGGGTGATCCAGCACACGCTTAACCCGAAACGGTTTAGCAACGGCGGGAGCCAGTAGCATACGTTTCAACGGCGCCTGTACCGGGCAGCATGGGCTCAAACTCATGCTGCCCATTTATGCCGATAGACATTTCTCAGGAGACATCCAAATGCGTAATGAAAACGGTATCAGTATCATCATTGCCGACTCTGAGGACGAGGCGTTAACGATTGCTGCTGGCTTAGGGATCACCGAGACTCACCTGATCGAAGCCCTCCCTCACCTGCTCATGCCGGACTTGGAGAACGAGGTCTTCATCGCCATTCTGAACGGTCCTGTTGAAAACATGAAGAGCTACGCCAACCGGTTCAATGTCCGTCGTGGTGTGTTGTCTGTCAAAGGCAAACGTGAATTCATCGGTTTCAATGTGGACTGGATGAAGAAGCTGATGTCACGCCCTAAGCCCAGTCACGACGTGGTCCGGGTATTGAAGTCCTCCATGCCAGTAGGCTTCAGCAATGCGTTTGAAGGCTTGGCAGAGAAAGATGATCCACACGCCGATCTTGGCTATCGTCGTTGAGCATAGGCGGGCTAGTCCCGCCTTTATGCCGTTTCACCGATTGTAATTAAAAATTATAAGGCAATACATTATAATCGTGGAACTACAACCATAACCGAAAGTAAGGGGAATCTGTAATGCGTAACACACTCCACGATACCGTAGCAGGTGAAGAACTTCCAGAAGCAGCCAGCCCGACGGCAGCAGAAAAGATTGCTCATCACAACCCCACCGAGAAAGTACTGGTGGTTAACGAGCAAGGGAAGGGGGAAGAACGTCTTCGCGTTACCAGCGATGATCAAGGCGAGAGTGTCGTGCACCATCCTGAGGGCGATATGAAGCTCCAGGATTATCTGGTACTGCGTTCTCAAGGCATTGATCCAGGGGCCAAGGCCCGTGAGAAAGTGCTCACCCGTGGGCAGAAGGTAAAGCGCGCTGTGGTCCGGACTTACATCCTGATCATCACCGCAGTCGTACTACTCGTGGCGGGGGCTGCGGGTTACGGCTATTACGAATTTACCAAGCCGGGTAAACGTATGGTGGACTTCCGCACCTGCTCTTTCGTTGACGAGAAGCTGGGTGTTGAGATCACTGGCAAGCGTGAGTTCTCCTATCTGGAGCGTTCACTGTTCGGGGTTCACTTCCGTCTGGACAAGGACATCGAGCAGAAGACCATCATCGACATCAAGGGTGATCCGATCACCGTGGTGGGCATCAACAAAGATGGTAGCTGGTGGAACAAGTTCGCCGACATGGGTGAACGTGGCGTCATGATCTTGCCTCAAGCAGACCAGTACGTCTTTGCCACCAAGAAGAAAGCCCCAGTGGTAGGTTACGACCAGTTCTGCCGCTAAGCAAATACACCAAGAACAGGGAGACAAGGTGTCTCCCGCACAACTACCTGTACACCATCATCGAGATTATCATGGCAGACATCGACGCAAACATCGCTAACATCCAGCACGGCTTAGCCAATCTGCTGGCGCGCGTCAATAATGGGGAAGTTCTGTCCAGGGACGAAGTACTGGCACTCCAAGAGTGTCGCAAGGGGTTCGATCAGTTGAAGCAGATCGACACTTACAAGGAAGTGATGAAGGGCGCCAAGTTGAAAGCCGTCACCGATAAGTGGGCTTAGGAGTATCACCATGACACAGAACAATCTGCCTGCTTGCTACAACTCCCGCGTGTGCTTCCAAGCCAAAGGCGAAGAGAAGAAGTATCTGAAGACCTTCGGTGACAGTAAAGACAACAAACCGATGGTAGAATACACCACCGATGTCAACGAGGCCAAACTGTTCCGCTCTCATGTAGGCTGGATGGGTCCTGGTCCTGATTTTGACTGCTATCACGTGGCGATGAGCTTCCTCCGTACATTCTTCAGCATGGACGGCGCCTATCGTACGGCAGTTGGTTGTGAAAATTTCACTCAGCCTGATGGCAGTGTGGACTTCATTACCGAATCCTTGGAAGGTCAAGCTCGACTGACCTTCGTCCTCATGAAAACCGAGACCTGAAATGACTGACGCCCTGGTGAATGTTGTCAAATGGCTACACTCCTCCTCGGGCCGCAGTAAACGAAGCGATACCACTAACCAAGGTTGCTACATGTTAGAGCATGTAGCGACTGGGCGTTTCTATCTGGGCCAAAGCGAGACCGTTTCATCTGAAGTAGACAAACAACTTTCCCTACTCGCCATCGGTAAGCATCCCTGTAAGCTCCTTAACGGGCTTTACTCCAAGGATGCTGAGATCCGGTTGTTCGAGTACCCTCTTAAAGCTAAGAAGGCCCGTACGGCGCTCCTGAAAGAGATCAAGGAGACTTGCGAGACGGACTACTTGTGCCTCAACCCTAGAGACATCAAATGACGGGACAAATACAGCTGTTCAGGGAGATCACGATCTTCGATGCAGCCGATGTATTCGCAAATGCTCCTGCTCACAACCGTAACGTCAGCATCGGCCTCCCAGATGGCATGGGGATCTGCGACGAAAGCGCTGGTGAGTTGGTGCCGGTTGACTTTATGCCGATCTACATGAACTGGCCGAAGCGCGACTGGGGTGATGAACCCATCGGTGAGTTCTACCGCAAGCTCAAGCCTCGCCAGATCGGTCTGTTCGAGGTATCGGCGCTGGTGAAAGAAAATGAAAAGTGGGTATTACATGGGAAGGTCCTCTGGAATGGCGGAGACCGACTGGATAACAGTCAATTGACCTCACCCTACCCCATTATTCAAAGTGTCGACATTGTTCGAGGCGATCCTACCCAAGGGCGTCGAGCTATCCGACTCGATCGCCTGATGGTAAACCTGAAAGTGAGTTAGGAGTCGCATCATGGACAACCGCATCGAAGCTCTGCGAGCAGAGATCAGTCGTCTGAACCACCTCTACTACAACGAGGGGGAGTCAGACGTCGAAGACGACGTGTACACCTCCCTCAAAGCAGAGTTGCGGGAGCTGGAAGGGGAAACTGACGATCCCCTCTCGCCGTTGAACCAAGTCGGGGCCGTCTCTAATGGCGGCTTTGAGAAAGTCAAGCACCTGACGCCCATGCTCAGCCTCGGTAACGTCTACAATGAGGAAGAGCTGACCGATTGGGTCACTGCGTTGGGTTATTCGGCTCATGCTCAGCTGGAAAAGAAGCTGGACGGGCTGGCCATCGATCTGTTGTATGACAAATCCAAGTTGAAGTACGCTGCGACTCGTGGCGACGGCGATATTGGCGATGACATCACAGACAACGCGATTCACTTTGAAGGCATTCCTGAGCAACTGGAGAACTTCAAGGGTAAAGTGGAGATTCGGGGTGAAGCAATCATCCCGCACGACCACTTTCACCGAGCGTGTCAGATGCGAGTGGCTCAAGGCAAGAAGATTTACGCCAACCCACGCAACATGGTCGCTGGACTGGCTCGTAAAAAGGAAGGTGAAGGCCTTCAGGGCATGGGCATTCGCTTTATTGCTTATGACGCGGTGCTTCATACCGACGCAGGACCGCTGTCCATCCCGATGTCGTACCTTGCACCGGAGGTTCAGGACAAGTTCTACATCTCCGAGCCTGTTTGGAAAGGTTTGACTGGGCAGTTAGACAAGATTGTCGAAGCAATCAATGACATTACCAAGCGCCGTAAGGAATTGGGGTATGACATTGACGGTCTGGTGCTGAAACTGATCCATCCTGCCGAACGAGCGACCCTTGGACAGCGTTCTACTTCCCCTCGTTGGGCAGTGGCGTACAAGTTCGAGGCTCAAACAGCCACAACCGTGCTGGAAAGTGTGGAAGTGCAAGTGGGTCGGACGGGTGTGTTGACGCCAGTAGCGAAGATTCGTCCTGTGAGCCTGTGTGGTGTGACCATCTCGAGTGTCACGTTGCACAACTTCGAGGAAATCGAGCGTCTTGACCTGCGCATTGGCGATACCGTGGTGGTCTCTCGTCGTGGTGACGTGATTCCGAAGATCGAAAGTGTCATTCTGGCGCTTCGGGTCGATGACCATGGGCTGATCCACACGCCGGTTGAGTGTCCGTGCTGCGGTGCCAAGGTGACCAAGCGCGGTGAAGGCGATGATGAGGGGGTGAAGCTGTTCTGCACCAACCTGATCAACTGCCCAGCCCAGCTGATTAACCGCATGGCCTACTTCGTGAGCCGTGATGGCATCGATGTCAAGAACTTGGGACCTGCTGCGGTTGAGTCTTTGATTGCTGTGGGGTCGTTGGGGTCGTTCAGTTCGCTGTTCTATCTGGGTGAGCAGGATTTCTACGCGGCGGGTATTGGCGAAGCGATGACTGATAAGATCATTGCCGGCCTGAACCGTTGCAAGAAGCTGCCGTTCTACAAAGCACTGCGCGCTGTGGGCATCCCAGATGTCGGTGACAGCACTGCACGGGCTCTGGCAGCACGATTCCCTTCGTTCCGTGAACTGGGTAAGGCCAGCTTCAAGACGTTGCAGGAAGTGGACGACGTGGGCCCTGCGGTAGCCACCAGTATCATGTTGACCTACGTGGCTAACGATGCTGACCTGCATGCACTGGACACCGTCTTCACGTACACCGACGTTGTGATCCCGAAAGCTGAGGTTCAAGACCTGGCTGGCAAGACGGTGGTCGTCAGTGGATCGGACTTTGACGGTCTAACTCGCCGGGCCATGGAAGATGACGTGATTTCACGAGGTGGCAAGTTGACGAAATCTGTCAGCAAGAACACCGACATCCTCTTTGCTGGTGTAGGTGCCGGTCCTGATAAAGTCAGGAAGGCCAGGGAACTGCGTTTCATCGAAGATGGGATCAAGTTCACCAACCCCAACTCTCTCACCACCATTATGTCCACCGACAACGGACTTACTTCTACCGCAACTGGAGATACCAATGAGCAATGAAATGATCATGTTCGACCATCCACTCACTGTGACCGAGGCTGTTGCTAAAGCCCCGGACCACAACAACGCATTGGGCTGGGGTATCCAGTCCATGGTGGTCGACACGGTCCGCTCGATGGTGTTGCTGGCCGCTGCACGCTCGGAGCATTTCCGCTATGCTCTGGGTGTGACTGCGGGCATCGGTCAGTACTTGTACGACCTGCCTGAAGGCGCCATCACCAACCCGGATCACTTCAAGCGTACTGATCAGGTCGAATCCCTGATCGGTCACTTCGACAACCACGAAGTCCACGTCATCCAGGAACTCACGCCGGAAGAAGAACAAGGCCTGATGCTCCTGGTCCTCGACGATGACCACAAAGCCGTCGGTTACATTTACACGCAGTTGCGTGAATACGGTGACCACATCAACGTCAACAACATCCTGCCGAAGAAGACCAACCAATGAGCATCTTCAACTCCATCGTAGCCGCCCTGAAACCACTGGCCACCGACGACGTCCAACTGACCCTCGCCGGTAAAGAAGGCCATGGCAACCAGAACGTCCGCGTGCACTACAAGCGCGACAACTTGCTGAGCAAAGTGCTGTACCGCGGTGACCTGTCGGCCTTGGGTGCTGACTCCGAAATCGTGGCTCAGTACCTGGCCGGTCTGACAGCACCGCAGCAATCGCCGTGGACTTCACTGCCGGGCAAAGCGCAAGTGCAGTTGACTGCCATCCTGCGTGCTGCCAACATCGACGCCGACATGTTCCTCAAGGAATCCAACGACGTCGCGCAAGCAGTGCTGGGTGAGTACGAGAAGTTCGAGCGTACTCATGCATTCGTGCGTCAGTGGCAAGCAGCCGGTAAAGGCATTGGCCTGGAAGTGATCGTGGTGTTCAAGTCTGACGACGAGTTCGCCATCTTCGAATCCTCTCTGAACTTCTACATCGAACCCGATGCCTCGAAGTTGATCCGCATTCTGCGTGAGCGCAAGGAAGCTGAAGAGAAGGCCAACGTCAAGACGGCTGACGTCAAGGTCGTTGCTGATGGTGTTGAAACCACCGTTTAAGGAGCACCGTTAGGCATGAAGATCAATCTGATCTATGCCCAGAACGAAGATGGGGCGATCGGCTTTGCCGGCCCCCATCCACTTCCATGGCATCATCCCGAAGACCTGGCACGGTTTAAGGAGTTGACGAAGGGCAAGCCGCTACTCATGGGCATGGACACCTTCGACAGCCTCCCAAGACTGCTGCCGGGTCGATTCCATTATGTGCTGACTCGCCGGAAAGGTCTTCCGCGTTTGGGCCGTATGGACAGCGTACAGTTTCTGAACAGCATCGAGCTGGTCCTCGACGAATGCCGTAAACTCGACATGACAGAGATCTTTGTCATCGGAGGAGCGGGTATCATCAACGACCTGATCGGCAAAGCTGACACCATCTATCGGACCATGGTCCTCAACCATCCTCTCAAAGGCCAGTTGGCACGTGTACTCAAACCAGAGGATGAAGATCCTGTCTGGAATGGTTACAAGTGTGTAGAGACCTCTTACGTCGATAACCGACTGGTCTTCAACACCTACGAGAAACACCCAGGGTAACTCAATCATGAAATGGCTACTGGTATTGTTGTCGTTGTGCATCTTCTCCGTCTCTGCTGAAGAAGAGAAAGAGAAACCTCAATTCGTCATGACCGCAGCTCATTGCGCTCTGTTGAAGCAACACGCTTACATGGCGATCACTGCCAAGACTGCGGGTCTCGATTACCCTCAGTACTTGCGTGAGCGGGTTGAGGGGTACACCAAGTTGTCTGGCATGGAGCGGGTGATCTATCTGGACATCCTGCCGTACACGCTGGACATGGCGTACGAATACTTCGAAAGCGACTTCAATCCCAACACGCCGTATGAAGAAGTGATTGAACGTAACTGCCTTGAAAGGGTGGGGAGCGGTGCAAGATAATAACGGGAGGGCTTCGGCCCTCCTTTTTTATTTTTTGTAATTGTATGTATTTCCGTCTTTCAACAGGGACAGACAAATGGCTACCCCATCGCAGTTGGCTGTCAAATTTGATGGCATCCTTAAAGCAATTCGTACAAAGATTTCCAGTAAGCTTGACGCCACTGCCCAGGCTACGGACTCAGCCAAACTTGGCGGCAAGACATTAGCTGAAGTTAAATCGGCTGTGGTTCAAGAGAGTCTTGGCACGGTCAATGGTCGTCGTGGTGAACTTCCTTTCTTTAAAGAGGAAGGGACTCCGATGTCGTTCGTCAGTGGCGAGGTGCTTCTGAAGTTCCGCATGGCCGACAACGACGATGCGATCAACGCACTCAAGGCTGAAACCGTTTCATTCGCTGACGTGTACAACACGTGGCAACGGATCAGTCACGGTAACAACTTGCAGTTCCCTAACAACGTCTCTGAGATGAACAGTTGGGCGTACGACAGCGCCACAGACAGTGCGTCGTCTACTGTCAACTCAGGCAGTCTGATCGGGTTGATTGGCTTGGATCGTTTCGAAGAATACACCTTCGAAACCATCATGAAGTCAACGGGTGGTGATGACGACACCATCGGCATGTGCGCGGCATTCAAGCGAGCCAATGGTCGAGAGTACACCTTGACAGTCTTGGTCAGCGGCGGCGGTATGCTCCCAGCGGGCAACTACGACGAAACCAAAACACCAGTCATTTGGTGCGGTGTGAACTATAACCAAGGCGCTGCTAACGGCGCTGTTCCGTTGTGGTCTCAGGAGTTGGGTATTCCTCGTCAAACGTGGGCAGCGGCTGGGCCTCTGCAAGCGGGCATCAAGGTCAAGGTCGTTCGCAAGAAGACTAACCAATTGGAAATCACTGCCACACAGGCAGACGGTACTCCATGGCCGAACCCTATCTTCGCCACGGTTGACATCCCGGTCATGTTCCAGTCTCCGTGCCAGATTGGTTACATTGCTGTGTCTCAACCAGCAGCTACGTGGAAGAACCTGCAAGTGCCGGTGGCCAAGCGTGACATCATCGACAGCCGTGATAAAACGGTGTGGCGTTGGAACGCTACCACAAGCTCGTGGGTCAATGCAGGGAAGTTCACCAACCCTGATGTGATGACCCCAGGGCGTCTCTACAAGAACACGGTTGCACCCTACTGGTCCTACTACTTGGACTTTGAAGGCTCGCTGCTTGTGCTCGGTGGTCCAGGCGTTCTATAAGGTGAGGGCTTCGGCCCTCCCTTTATTTCGCATCATTGTATGATTGGGGTATTCCACTCCATCATTAAATGACCCTACATTATCCACGAGCATGACAATAAAGCCAACACATAACCGTGAAGAATAAGAGTCGAGCTGAGTTTTAAGGGATAACTCTCCATGTCGAAAGGCAAATATGTAGTACCGGTGATCTTGGGGCAACCGGGTAATGAGCTGTTTCTAGTCAAGGGAGAAGTTCCGGCTAAGCAAGGGATGGCGCTCGTCAGGTTTGATGTAGAGCGGGGGCTCTGCGTTAAAGACGAGAAGGCATTGGAACGTCTGTGGGAAAAGACTGGTGCTCCACGCAACCGTCCTACCCGCGTGAAGGAACTTCAGATCCTTGATGCCACACTTGAAGGTGTCACCCAACGAGAAGCCACCCTCGTGCAAGGGTACATCAACAACACGTTGCCAGGAGCCTTCCGTGCGGTCGAGCTCAACAACTGGTACATCTTTGAACGGCAGGGTGATCTCACCCCGCTGAAACTTGCTCGTTTCGCAATCAACTTGCTGGAACGCAAGGAGCGCACTGAATTGCTGGGTGATCTCTCGAGGAAGAGCGTGCCGTTTACGCACCCGAGTTACGATACCTATCGCTGATTCGACGCCGTCCTTCGGGGCGGCGTTTATGCCGCATGTCAAAAGAAACGAACCCTTCAACATCTATGTCTACCAGTGAGATCTCACCATGTCGTTACAGAACCTGTTCTATCCTGCCGTTTCGGTGGGTGACACCAAAGCCTCTTTTGGCGACCCGATCAAACTTGAAACCAACACCATGCAGGCGCTGTTGGAGACCATCCAAAAAGGCGAGAACCTGAGCACGCTGCCAGAGCGTCGCCACGTCGAAGTCCTTATGCACGCTGACGGGAATGGCTCCAAGCAACTGGTCCGCTACAACAAGGTACTGGTCGGCATGATGCTCTATCCACTGGACGAGCACCTGTTGGACACCACCGGCGGCATCGAAGTCGAAGCTGCGGTGGATATGGCGGAGAAGCTGATCGAGAACAACCCGCCCTTCCCTACCGCCGAAGAATGGTTGGACAAGCTGCGATACGCTGCTAACGACGATCCGACGATCCTCTGTCTGATCGACTCCCTACCTCCTTCGTTGCGTGATCTCGATAAGGTCGGCAAGACTCACGTCATCGTGCCTGACTCGTACAACATGACCGAGGAGATGGAAGACGCCTCTCGTCGTCTGTTGCTGTTCACGGACACCTTCGGCAATCACCGCGCTGAAGAGATCCGTCAGCAGATTGCGCTGCATCCGTGGATCAAACGTGTCTTGCCTCAGTGGTTCAACGAGCAGCAAGGTCACCTGACCAAAGCCGGTCGTGCCGATCTGGCGTACCACCTGACCATTGCAGCGTACACTGATCCAATGACCGATGATGAACGCATCTTTGGTAAAGCCCGTCGTCCGTCCAATGTGGCTGACTTCTATTACGGGATGGAACTGATTCTGCACACCACTGGTGAGTCCGAACTACTGATCCAGAAAGCTTTCGAGTCGTTCTGGGACAAGGTCAAAGACGGCGACACCTTCGATCTGCGTATCAACCGCCACGAGTTGCCAGCCGCATGGCGTACCTTCTTCAAGAAGCAGGCGATTGAAGTCAGCGGCCTCATCAGCAAAAACAGTGACGGTTCCCTGTGCCTGATCAACGAAAAGATCCGCATGGGGTTGAAGAATGATCACGTCAACAACGTTGGCTGGAAGTTCCAGCCGTCGGTCAAGGTTCCCAAGAAACAAGTTCGCAACGTAGACGAGTAAGCAAGCATGGCTAGAAAGAAAAGCAACGCCCTCTTGGCACAACAGTTGATGGTGGCGGCTGTGTTGGCAGCAGTGGCGTTCGCAGTGGATGTCGGCTATGCCGATCCCGTCGGTGCAACTCGGCACCTCGAAGACGAAGGCTACACTGACATCCATATCACTGGACGGCAGTACACTGGCTGTGGCAACAACCTTTATCGCACCGCGTTTGTCGCGAAGAACTCGCGCGGTATCAAGGTACACGGTCTGGTCTGTAAAGGCGTGTTTGACGCGTCGGTCATCAAAAGGACGTAACAATGGTTGAGAAGTCGGATGTGGGTGTAGCGGACGTTCAGCAGAATGTTCGTGTAGGCGTGGGGGTGATCCTCATGCGCGGTACCAAGATCTTGATGGGTAAACGCAAAGGCAGTCATGGTGCTGGCACCTATTCTGTTCCAGGTGGCGGTCTGGAGTTCGGTGAAACGGTCGGCACGTGTGCCAAGCGTGAAGTCTTGGAAGAGACCGGGATCGTTGTCCATGATCCGATCTTCCAAGCCGGGTACACCAACGATCACTTCGAAGAGGAAGGCAAGCATTACGCTACCCTCTTCGTGGCGTCTCGTTTCAACGAAGGTGAAGCCCAGAACCTTGAGCCTGAAAAGTGCGAAGGCTGGGACTGGTACGATCTGGCCGAACTGCCTGAGCCTCTGTTCCTGCCGTTCAAGAACTACATGGAGAAAGTCTACGTGAGCCTCAAGGCAAACGAAGGCATGACCCGGTTGAGGCCTGACTGATGTGCAGACGACTCGGTAAGAAACACTTCCAGTACGTTGGGACGGAAGGGATTGAGCAGTTGAAGGCCGACAAGTCTCACTGGAATCCAAAGCGCCGGTTGTTCGACACCTACATGGTGCAGATCCTGCTCACCCACACCAACCTGCGTGATGTGTTCTGGAACCCGCAGAACAAATCCCCGAAAGGGATCAGTAAAGGCTTGACTCGCAGTAAAGCCGCACTGTACGCCAAACTCCAACGCTACTACGATCGTGCCGGAAACGGCAAATAGGAGTAACACCGTGGAAACGACTCCCACTACGCAGTACGACATCTACGCCATCTTTGAAATGGTGCGCAAACAGTGTCCTGCGATCTATCCAGAGTTCCGTGAGAAACTGGACAACGCTCTCAGCGAACTGGTTGCTAAGCGCGGCCGTCGTCGTGGGCTGGTGACTCGCCTGTCCAACGATGCTTCGCTGCTGAGCAGTGACGCCGAAGCCCTCCCCGAGGGCGTGTGGCTCCTCAACATCCTCGACATGGGTGACAAGGAAGCGGCCTCCGACATCGCCATCCACGCTGTAGTACAGGTGTTCTGGGTTCTTGACTTCAACGCGCAGACGTTGGTAGACAGAACCTCTACCCTCGAAACAGTCCAGTAACCCATCTATTTCGTAACCAAAGGAAGATTCCATGCCTCAAGTTGCTGAAGCTTTCAAGTACCACGAATCGCTCGACCAACTTCAAATCGCTGCGCAATCGAAACTGGCCCCAGGCGCCGGTGCGATCTTCGCTACCCAGCAGCGCAAGAAGCTGATGAACTTCTACATCAAGTCCATCGAGAAGGTTGCCAAGGCAGCCTACCCAGACCACATCCGTGAAATCGTGCAGCATTACAACTGCTCGCAGTGTGCACGCTTCATGTCGCGCGTTGGCCACTTGGTGGTCGAAGGCGAACAAGGTCTGGAATCGGTGTTCTGGAACCCGAAGGTCGTCACCGATCCTTTCTTCAAGGAAGTGGTCACGCTGATGAAGCGTTTCGTGGAAGAAGGGCGTGTCACTACGCTGTTCAACCCGGAAGGCCCGTACAAGAACTACCAGAACATCACCAAGTCGGAAGACGGTGAGCAGACCTGGCAGCACTACTTCATCCAGCCGAACTACCTGCGTCACCGCTACGCTGGCCTGGACCGTGAGATCTCGTTCGACGAGTTCCACAAGACAGCTGACCGTGTCAACTCGCTGATCAAGATCACCAAGGAAGTCGACCTTCCAACCGTGATGTGGGTCGAGCAGATGTTCCAAGCCCGTACCCTGGATCATCTGGAAAACAGCGAAGCCACGATCAAGTCGTTTGCTGACCTGCTGGCCAATCTGCAAGTCGCTCAGTCGCTGGTGTCGTACACCTCGGCCAACGATTACCAGAAAGAAACCATCCTGGTCAACCAGATCTGGGTCTTCGCCGTGAAACACCGCGCGTTGGCGGCACTGCGTAACTCCATGCTGGGCAAGCTGCTGCTCGAAGCGGCGAAGCTGATGAAACTGCAACACCGCACCAAAGCTCACGAAATGGGTCTGGTGTCCTTCTGGAAGTCGCAGACCTCGTCTGTGAACTACCGTCGTACCAAAGCCCCGGCATCGTCGGGTCAACTGGAACGCACGGCCAACTTCCTGAAAGACAACGACTGGCTGCCTTCCCTCCAGCAGCGTGAAGCTTCTGAGAAGGAAATCCCAGCGCTGTGGGTAGCCAAGGACCGTTGGACTTGGATCGAAGGCAAGCCGATGTCGGCGCAGACTGACTTCACCGAATTCGCCTCTCGTAAGGGCGTGGAAGTGGAACAGATCAAAGCACCGATCACCATGGACATCGCGTACTTCTTCAACGAAGTGCTGAAACACGTCGATGCCCTGGGCGTGGACATGACCGACATGAGCTGGAAGCCTTCGCTTCTGAACGTCATGGCGAACATGGACGCCAAGCCGATCTTCAAGTGGGACGTGGCTGAGCGTCGTGCTCCGTTCATCCCATGGACCTACAACCAGAACTTCCGGGCTCATGAACTGCTCTCGGACAAGTCGGTATCCCAGAACGGTCGGATCATCCTGCCGGTCCTGTCGCTGTCGACGTCGTCTGTCGTGGGTTACCACAACGATGACACCGATAACGAAGCGATCATGTTCTGGTTCCATGGTATCGCCATGCCGTACGCCCCTCACCCGGCGCTGATGGCTGACGGTATCAAGAACGAACTGTACGAACACCGTCGTGCGATCGAAGACTACTCGCGTGAAACGCAACTGCCGCGCTGTGAAGGTCAACAGGCTATCGGCCTGACCTTCGGTCCTCGTCACCCGAACCAAACGGGCGAAGTGAAGATCGTGCTGCATGCTCGTCTGAACGCGGCGGGTCAAGTGCTGTTCGGTGCCAAAGACGTCCGCTTCGTTGTGGACGGTACGGGCTACCGCATCAAACCTCAAGTCGCTGGCAAGCCAGTGATCCGTGAGCGCAACGCTGTTGCTGAACCTGAAGTGGCTCCTGTAGCGCCTTCGGCCGCGACGGCTCAACTGTCGATCTAAACCTTAGGGGTGGGGCAACTCACCCCTTTCACCCTTTCGTTGTCCATTAGGAGTTACACCATGTCCCAGCCACAACTGCCGAAACTGTACGAGCGCACCAAACGTGACGAAATGACCTTCGGCATCTTGCCTGAGTTCGTACCGAACAACCTGGTCGGCAACATGGCAGGTGATGCACGCCTGTACGAGCCTAACGAGATCTCCGAACTGATGATGCAGATGGACGAAGGTTTCGTCGGCATGCGTCGTTCCCTGATCGACAAGCTGGAAAACGTGCGTCAACTGATCCTCTACACCCTGGCTGGCAAGATCGTCGGCGACACCGCTTACTGGGCCATGTACCAGCGTGCGGCAGGTGCTGAAGCTCAACTGAAAGATGGCTTTTCCATCGGCTTCGGCGGTCACCTGGAATTCCGTGACCTGACTCCTCACTACATCGCCGGTCCTCAGGAAGGCACGGTCATCGCGGCTGAAGAAGTGCCATCGAGCTTCTACACCACCCTGACCTCCGGCGTTCGTGAACTGTCCGAAGAAGTGGCGTTCTCCACTGCTGCTGACAAAGAGCGTCCACTGACTGACGAAGAGCAACTGGCCGTACTGTGTCAGGGTCTGGGTCTGCCTGAAGGCCTGTCGGTTGTGGTCGTTGAAGAACTGACCGAAGAGCTGAAGAAAGACGCCATGATCCCGGCGGCTGAATTCGTTCTGCGTCGTGATGCCATCAACCCGGCTGCTGGCGCGTTCTACGTACTGGAAGGCACCACCGTGTCTCAGGTCTTCCAACTGATCACCGGCAAGCCACCGATCCGTCCTGAAACCCCAGCTGAACTGAACAGCAACGTCGTACCGTGCGGCTTCGTGTCCGACCGTGACATGAAGAAGCCTGGCTTCGTCGGCAACACCCACCTGGGCGTGATCGCCGTGTTCCGTGTCAAAGAAGACATGGACTTCAAGGTGCTGGAAGAGAAGTACACCACCGTTGGTTGGAAGACCAGCGCTGAAGTCATCGAAATGGCCAGCCGTTGCGAGCCATGGACCCGTTACCTGACCGAACACATGGAAGGTCTGGAAGCTGTCCTGCGTGACAAGTGTTTCACCGAACAACCGCAAATGAATCAGCCACAGGGCGACCTCGCTTCGCAACTGGCTGAGCTGGCTGCCAATGCCGGCGATGCGTTCGCACAATAACCGCTGCACCATTAGGAGTAACACTGATGTCCACGACTGTATCTGCTGAACAAGCTCGCAAAGACGCTGTGACCTGCCTGAACGACATTCGCCGCGATGCGATTGCCATCGAAGACAAGGCTGAAGCCATCAACTTCGCGATCCAAGGCACGTTGACCATCGTCGACACTGCCATCGAAACCGTTGACGGTGCGCCGAACAGCGTGACCCGCGATCTGGCCAAGCAATTGGCTGAAAGCTGGTCGTTCGAGCCGGTTGCTGAAGCAGCGGCCGAGTAAAGCAACATAGGTGGTGAGGGGGCCAACCCCTCACCGCTTTATGCCGATTCAAAAAGTTTGTGACCCTACATCATTCACGTGTATACACCTACATAGGGGACACTATGAAACTCCAGAAGCTGGCAAAGCAATTCACCCAGTTGATTGAACGCGAACTCCGTGGTCAACTCACCATCACCACTGGCAAGGAAACGGACCACAGTGTCCTGACCAGCCACTCTTTTATTGAGCTGTTCCGTCAATGGAACATCTCGGTACACAAGCCTGTAATCCGTTACGAAACGGAGATGATGGGCGCGTCTGGCACGATGTACGTGAAACTCGGTCATGTGGTACTGGCTGTGATTCAGAACTACGACGCTTGCCCGGATGGCCTTAACCGGTTCATCTTGGTAGTGCCAATCTACGCCGAACCTGAAAAGGGCAGCTTGACCATCTTTGGACACGACGAAGTCCCGATGAGCATTCTGGCCGATGCGTTCGAGAAGTTGACCGACATCTTGGTTGACTTGCACAACTCTACCCTTTAACCCGCACATACACCCAGGAACCTCACCATGGATAACAAAGCTATCATGTCTGCTTCTTCTGACGTAACTGCCACTCCAGGCAAACTGTTGACTGCGTTCGTCGTGATGCACAAGACCGACGAGACCATCCCTCAGCTCACTGACAACTTCACGTTCCTCGATATGCCCGGCGACTGGAAGCTGGCGTACCTGAACAAAGAGAAGTTCGATGCGGCTGATGCAGCGTTCACCGAGTTCGAAGTCCTGTACACCAAGAAAGCGCAAGACGCCTTCGGCTACATCGACTCTGAACTGGAAGTCGTCACTCGCGACAAGTGCAACCGCTTCTACGTCAACCCGACTGTGGCGCACTTCTGCGGTCTGATGTTGGACTGGTCGACCGTGGGCATTGATGGCGGAACGCTGGATGACGCCGATGGCAAGAACTGGACTCCAGTGGACGACGAATGCTGGCACGGTGACATTGACTCCGTGATCCTGAACCTCGTTATGCCGAAGGACGGTGGTGGTGCGTGTGGTTGTGGCGATAACGCTGGTGCTGTTGTGGCACTGGGTCGTTTCCTCGACACTCAGCGCAACCACCCGATCATCGTCACTGAAGAGGCCCGTAAAGCAGCCCTGGACTCGACCACGTACGACAATGGCCTGCTGGGCAATGCCATGCTGTTCATCGGTTACATCGTTGACGCAGCAGGCTTCACTGAACACGGCGGTTCTGTCTACCACGGCTGGCTGCAACTCAAGGGCGTGTACCTCGCGTTCTTGATTGCCGAATCCATCGCAGAGACCGCCCGCGTAAACGCCGAGTAATCGGCGCTTTACCTTCGTACATTCATTTCGAAATTCACCAAGGATTTACCTCATGGATCGCAAAGCTTCTATCAGCATCAACAACTTCGACAACCACATGGTCATTCGCATGAACGATGAGTCCAACCTCATCGACCACGTGCCGGCCATGGTGTACAAGGCGTCCATCGGTCGTATCGGCATCATCATGACCAAGGACCGCCCGACCTTCGTACTGCCTCAGCTGCGCTTTGGTAAACACAATGCCCGCGTTAAGCAGATCACCGCCAGCTATGACCGCTTCGGTAAGAGCAACGGCGTCCTGCTGCACGGCATGAAGGGTTCGGGTAAGAGCCTGCTGGCAGAAGAACTGGGTAACTGGATGATCGCGCAAGACCTGCCGGTCATCATGGTCACTGAGGCCATGGGTGCTGAAGAGTTGAGCATCATCATCAAGGCCATCGGCCCTTGCATGGTGTACTTCGACGAGTTCGGTAAGACCTACAGCGAGAAGGTCGAACGTGAGCGTCTGCTGCCACTGTTCAGCGACACGTCGTTCCTGGGCGTAATGTTCGTCATCACTGGCAACGAGGCGGAAGAGTTCTCCGACTACCTGGTCAACCGTCCTCAGCGTTTCCGTTACAACATCGGCTTCGGCACCATGATTGACCTGGAAACCCTCCATGACATCATGGCCAAGATGCAGGTCTCTGAACATCTGCACAAGGCGTTCGAAGCGTACGTGAAGCGTGAAAGCGGCAAGCTGAACTTCGACTCCCTGCTCTGCGTTATCCGTGAGTCGGCGGGCTGCAAAGATGCCATCGAAGTGGCCGACATGTGCGAGATCCTCAACGTACCGGATTTCCCGCGCATGCAGTGGTTCGTCTCTCGTGTGGAAGTGGTGGACACTCCTGAAGAGTTTGAAGGCTTCGGCTATCAGGTCTACTCGCACCGCCACAGCCGCAGCGACCTGACCGTCCGCATCACCGAGACCCGCAAGTCTGGCAACACCAGCTTCCTGTCAATCGACTCCAACCCGGACCCGATGTTGAAAGAAGCTCAGTTGCACATCGAAGCCCTGGAAGAATCCGAAGGCACTCGTGTCGTAAGCTACCAAGGTCATCGCAAGTTCAACATCACGTTGAGTTACGGGTTCGAGTACAACACCCCAACCATCAACCTCGCCCCGACGGAGACCTACGGCGAAAAGAAGTCTGCTGGGATCGGTCGCTACCTGAGCGAGGGTCCCGTTGCGGGTGGTGAAAACGCCACTGAATTCGCCAACCGCGAAGCCATGCTGTCCAGCAAGCACCATCCGGCTGCTGGCCAGGCTAACTAATCCATCCCTGCTACACCAACCCAAGACTGAGGAGTCTGCATGAAAATCAAAGAAATCGAGAAGCACCAAGCGATCCTGGCATTCCTGGCCAAGGACAAGAAACCCTTCGAAGCCTACGTAGCCAAGGCTGACAAGAAAGAGCTGGTGTTCCAAGTGGACAAGACTATCCAGATGTCCGTGGAAGTCGAAGACTACGACAAGACCATCAAGGCAGGCTCCACCATCGCCATCGACGTCGAAACTGGCGTCGTGACCCTGGTCTCCGAAACCGGCGTAGCCCCACAGGGCGAACTGCCAAAGTCCAGCCCTCGCAAGTCTTGCGGTTCGCTGTCTGAACTGCGTGAATCGCGCGGCGGCTACTAAGCCAGCATAGAGAGGACCTTCGGGTCCTCTCTTTATTTTTGGAGTTCGTATGACTGCTATTGTGTACCATGATGGGAAACTGATCGGCGACCGTAAACAGGTGGCCTTGGTAATCCCTACAGCATTCGAAGACGGTCCCAAAGTCTTCATCAGCCGCGATAAGCAATTTGCTTACGGTGCCACTGGCTCCGCCATCGATGAATCCATTCGTGATGAACTGGAACACAAACTCCGCGTTGTTCTTGAACGCCTAGTCATTGACAAACGAGACGTCGTCCCTCTGGAAGACATCTTGGAAGACAAGATCGATTGCTTCACTCACGGCACCCTCATGACCCGTGACCAGCAATTCGGTATCATGTCCTACGGTTCTCGCTTTCGTCGCTTAGCGGGCCATACACACGGCTGTGGGACGGGTGGTAACCTACTCGCTGCTATGTTGAAGTGCGGCATGACTATTAAAGCGGCGATGCCAGTCGTTGAGCGTTTGGATCTGTTGACCGGCTCGAAGGTCGATGTGATTTACGCTAGCCGATTGAAGCCATTTGTTATCAAGGGGACTACTCTGTGAACTTCCTAATCTACCGCCGTGGCATGGTCGGGTTCCCTGAGGTCCATGAGGCCAACGAAGGCGTACACTTCAAAGCCCTAGAAGCCGACATCGGCACGTACTTCAGCAATGAAGGTTTCATCTACCCACTGAGCGGCACTGGGCCGAACATCGCTGACGTGGTGAGTGGTCGCTTGAAGATGGCCAGTCACCCTCGTGTCTCGATGAACATGTCGGCTTACATGATCTCCAAACAAGGGGCTATCGCGCAGGTTGACATCTTCAAGAACAACACCAGCCCTGATGAAAAGCGCTGGACGTTAGACTTCCACGGTCTGCCATCGGGCCAATCGACCTACGTCATGTGTTCTGAGATCAGTACACGCGATTCGTTGTTGGGTGCGCTGGCTGCTTGGAAGGACGAAGAGAAATTCCAGCAGGATACTAACGGGATGGCAGTTGGGGCCAATTACCCCATCGTCTGGATGTCGGTTGAGGACATTGTAGCGCGCCTCAATAAAGACTACCCAGAGCCAGAACAACCAGCGGAAGATAACGTGCCCTCTGGCCACCGTCGTCGTAACAACATACGGCCAAGATTACCCCGTTAAATCAAGGACATACGGGTCACAGGTAAATAAATACGTTTCGGTCGAGTTGTATGTAGTAGCACTGTGACATCGATTAAGGATCGTGCCATTGTTCGGATCGTTCTTTGGTTCCGTGCGCCGCATCTGGACATCAGTACAACGTCTTCTAAAGGCCGTGTCACTCGTGACGCCGCCGAATGAGACCGATGACCCGCCGCGCATTACCGGGACCGTTACATCCGTTTCAGTGACTTCGGTGCCCTACCTCACGCATAAGGCGCGTGGAACGGTAGGTGCACCGTAGCACTGGAGACCATTGATAACTCATGAGCGTTCAATTAAGCCTCTAAGGAGCTACTGATCAGAACCCGCGGCTTCTCCACTCTCGTGGCGTTGGCCCTAGCTGTCACCTTGTCTGCCCAAGCGGAAGAGCACAATCGTGCAGTCGCTAAGCAAGAGAAGAGCGCAATTGCGTCGTCGGATAAGATGCACCATCAGGACTTGGGGAAAGGTCTTCTCCCAAGGGCGATGCCAGCAATGGCTCGCTTAGAAGGTGTACTCTTCATGGCACGAGCTTCGCAAGTGTGCGTCGTGAAACCAGCAGAGGGCTATCGCACGGCGGTGTCTGAGCGGACTATCCAGCGCGTGCCTAAGGTGCACGAGAGCTAATCAATAGTCCGTGTCAGTGAACACATTTGATGACTATTGATTCCGATTGAGTTCGGTTGAATTGGATGGCAATGGCCTCCAGTCCGATCCAAACCTACGACTGATTAACGCAAGGCCTCGCACTACGCGATGACGCACTTGGTGAAAGGGCTCGGGGGATGAGGAAGACAAGCGCTACACAAGGTTACGGGACACTGTCGACTCGGAAACGTAGTAAGGGGCTGATCTCCCTGAGGCGAATGATGACGAACAGTGTCCCAAGACTTCTTTCTTTTTTTGTTTTGCCGAGATACCAATCCTATAGTCTTGAATTTGAGGTGTCTCATGTCACTCGTCCACGTTTCTACTTCCTTTGCCAATAGCACTTCACCGGGTCACAAAGACATCCCTGAACGCTGGATGGCTGCCCGCATTACTGCCAGTCACATGAACATCATGTTGCAGTTGCTCAAGCGGACCTCCTTCGACAAGTTGTCAGGTGATGAGTTCGAAGCAGCCAAGCACCTGATGAAGACCATCCAAGGGGCGGCAGGGTGTTTCATTGATGCATTGCACACCGCTACATCGGTTGATCAACTCATCGAGATCAACAACGAATTCTACAAGATGGCCTGCACCAAATGCTGACATGGAGCCAGGGCAATTGCCCTGGCTCCTTATACCGATTCGATTCGAATTCTTTTCAACAATACATGATTACGCTGACATAACCCTAACCCTGATCAATGGAGATCAACATGTTCGCACTCATCCGTCAACTGGAAGAATCCCGTGTTTCGACCACTCAAGAGAAGGTGTCCATCTGGACTGCCATCAAGCGAGTCTATCGGAGCTGGCAAGGCAAGCGTAAATACGAAGCCTTGAAGAACGCCAAGCGTATCGAGAAAGCTGCCCTGCGTGCCAGCAACCTCTCCCGTGCCTTGGAGCTGGAGCAAGAAGCTGACGATCTGATCCTTCAGAGCGTTGGCATGAAAGACCGCATGGCAATTGAGAAGATCATGGACGAGGCGACTGCCAAGATGATCGAAGCCACTAGCCTGCGTCAAGTACAATAAACTTACCTCGGAACTGAAAGGAGTTTCACCATGGAAAAGCAAGTTGCCGTAATCGTTGGTGTGGGTGCTGTTGCTGCTGCTATCGTTGGCGGTCTCGGCTGGAAGACTGTCAAGGCTCGTAAAGGCGATGACAAACTCACCCCTGAGCAAATGGAAGAGCGTAAAGCCATCCTGCGTGCTCGGGTACAACAAACCACTACCCAGAAAGTGGAAGTGGCCATCACCGAAACCGTCATTGAAAAAGCTGAAGGAGCCGACATGGCTGATAAAAAGGACACTGACGGCCCATTCGACTTCATGACCTACCGTTCGCCCAGCACTGCTACGAGCAACGTCAGTCTTGACTTTGAACAGGCGCCTGGGACCATTCCGAGCATCCGTCAGTTTGGCGAAGAAATGATGGCTTCCAGCTCGGAAGCTATCCTTGAACAAGTCAAGGATAGAAATGGTGACAAGGTGGTCAGCATCTCCCGTCCTCGGGCGGTGTTGAACCCAGTACAACCCGATCAATCTCCAGTCTTCTGGAGTTCGTTCGTGGCCAAATTGCGTCGTCCTGACGTCATCGAGTTGTCTTCGGTTGACTTCGAGACCCGCAATACCGAGTTGGCACGTGGCTACCACAAATGCTCCGTTGATGGCGTTGCTGGTGTGCTTCACGTGACCAAGTCGAATGTCTCTGCCGTGCTGCACTTGGGCGGGGACGAGTTCACCGGGATCAGTACTTCGGCTAGCCGTTTCCACGGTAAGGGTTTGGTGAACCTTACTCAGGAACAAGCGAAGAACTTCTTGACCGGCCGTTGATACATCGCCATAATGGCACTTCACCACCATAACCCGGGACTCTAGGGTCCCACTTGCAAGAGGCTTTACCATGCGTCCTTTGAAACAAGCAATCTACTCTTCCCGTACTGCTGATAAGTTCGTTGTACGTCTGCCTGATGGCATGCGTGAACAGATTCAGGAGGTGGCGAAAGAGAACCATCGTTCCATGAACAGCGAGATCATCGCGCGCCTCAAGAAGAGTATGGCCACGCCAGACCCTGAAAGCGGCACCGTGGAGTTCGATGGCGAGGGCGTCATGTGGAACCCGTCGGTTGGCATGTTGGTTAAGACTCCCGCTGGGATGGGGTCTATCCAAGGTGTCACTTACTCGGGCGATTCAACGGACCCCGTCAAGATCGTTGTTGACGGTGAGACCTATCCACTCAGTGACATCAAGCCGATCTGGCTGATGTCGTAACGGAATAGACAGGGGACCCGAAGGTCCCCTGTCTCTAGCCTCTTTTTTTTTCTTTGTCACCAACGCATCGCTGCGGTCTTGCCTTTGATCTCGACCTTCTTGTGCTTGAGCCAATTGCTCAGGTCCACAGGCTCACAGCTTTCGATCATCTTCCCGCCGATGACCTGCTTGGTCTTGTACTCGTTGGACATTCCATTGTGCAGGTTGTCTACGAGGACCCACACGGACTTCTCCCAGTGGATCTTGTACAGATACACCGTCAGGGCTTGAAGCTCCTTGAGCGACGGGAGAGGCCCATCAACGATGATCGTAATGGTGTCGCCTGAGGACTGGTAACGAGATAGGTTCCAGTGCTTCTCAATGACCGACGCTAAGCCTTGGGCAATGGCTTCTTCCATCAACGTGGTGGCGTAGAGGAACTCGTTGGATTCGGTCTTGTCCCAGCGCTGCAATTCACCCGAGTGCATGATGCCGGGTTTAAGCTCCGGTTGTTTGTAGCCAGAACCGTGGTACAGATGGGACATGACGTTCACCGTTAATAAAGAAAAAGTGCTGAGATGGTGTAGAACTAGCTAAGGCCTTACACCATGAAAAAGTTGTTGGTATTCCGTGAAGGCCTGCATCCTGACTCCCGGGAGTTGGATGACTACCTATACGATAGCGAGGCCGTTCGTGGAGATTTCTTTGACCTTGATGCACGTGATGCGTTCGGGGTCTACAGCGGGTCACTGAGTCTGCATGCTTCTACATGGGATGTGACCTTTAAGGACGATGACAAGTATGACTTCTGGCACATCGTCTGTGAGGGGTCGACTGGGTACGCCTTCACTGAGGCTGCGTACATCGCCTCCATGGAATTCTTCAAGCCTGAATGGCGAACTGGCAAGTTGGTCAATTGCCGTGCAGTGGTACACAAGAACAATGCCATGGTCTCTATTTACCGTCTGACGAAGGCAATGTCAGAAGTGATGGACATGGATCTCAAACATCGCTTGGAGAGCTTTAAGGATGGGAAGTACCATTATGAAACGCCTGCGGATGCTCTTGGACCTCTGCTTATTGCCGCGGAGAAAGAAGAAGCTTCGTAAGGTGCTGGCCAACAGCATTCGATTGACGCTGTTGGACAAGCACACGTACTACATCTTCTACAGTCTGAACACAGGACTGGGTGTGGAGTACGCTAGAGCCATGTTGCGTGACTCCATGTACGACATGGTCAAAGGGATGTACATTGAAAAGGGTCTTGAGATCTGTTTCTACACTGACATTGCACGCGACTTGTGCGAGTGGGGTGAACGGATCATGATCTTGGGCACGTACATGCCGACTCCTCAACGGGAGAAGTTTGTCTTCATCCATGAGCAAGGCATCAAAGCCCGGCACCTGTACTTCCAGTTTGGCGATCACATGTTCAATAAGCTATCTGATCGTCCTGCGGTCCAGATGGAAATGAGCAACATCATGTTCGATGTGATTGCCCGTTTGGGCGACTCGACTCAAGAGCCTGTGATCCATGCCGATGGTCGGCGTACGGTCAGTATGTTCTCGCTCAAGGAAGACCATGAAGAGGATAGTATGAAGGACTAATTAAAGTCCTCTGCCAACTATCCTAAGGAACACACCATGGCCGTCCATGACGAAACCAAACCAGTCGCAAAGAAACCAGCCGGTAAGCCCGCAGCTAAACTGGCTGCCAAACCGAAAGCCAAGGTAGCCCCTGCTGACGGTATCAAAAAGACCAAGGTCGCCTCGATCAGCGTTCCTCCTGCTGCACAGGCCAAGCCTGCTGCCAAGAAAGCCCCAGCGAAAAAGCCCTACAAGATCCCAGCACGTCTGGCCAAGATCTTCGAAGGCTTCGCCAAAGGCGGCCTGACTCGTTCTGAATCGCTCGGTGGCAAGATCACCAAAGCGCAGAAAGAAGTCCTGATCAAAGAAGCGGCCCGCATGGGCGTCACCCCCGCTGCACTGGTAGCCGCTCTGGTTATCAACTTCCTCGACACCTGCGCCGAGTAAGTGAATCTAGGGGAGGGCTTCGGCTCTCCCCTTTATGAGGAGTTCTCATGAGCAAGCTACTCTCGCTGGTCAACCTTAAATGGCTGCTGGCAATCGCAATTGTCCTTGGTGCTTTGGCCTACTGGGTCAATTGGTCATTGGACATGAACACCCAAGTAGCCAACCAGAGCACCACTATTGGCGAACGTGATGAGACCATTGCCGGACTGCGCACTGAGATCGAGACCTACACCTCGACCAAGAAGCAGAACAAGATGTGGTTCGATGAATTGGAGGAAGCCCAGATCGATTTGATGTGCGCTGCACGGAACAATACTCCGGTTGCCCCTCCATCTCCTGCAACGCCTCAGATCGTTGAGGTGGTCAAGTACCGAGACCGTGTCTCCAATTGCCCGACTACTGACATCACCAAGTCTGAGGTCTTTGACCCCAAGGTGTCTGAACTGCGGCCCGTGAATGAAGAGATTGCGTTGCAGTCTTTGAACAACGCATGGAAGGCGTACTGCATCTCCATCAAGAATGAGGACGAGACATGCGCTCCCTTCAAGTGATCCTGCTGTTTGTCGTCCTGATGCTGGCAGGGTGTGGCAACCGTCAGTACCAAGCGGTGCCTGAATGTGAATCCGCTTCTCCTCCTAAAGGCGAACGATACACCACGGCGACTCCTGATGAGAAGTTAGTGCAGATGACCTCGGCCTACATCCGTCAGACCCAGTCCCTTACCAACTGCAACGCTGACATCCGGTTGATCAATGCCGCTAATAAAGCAGCCCCCAAGTAAGCATAGGCCAGGAGCGAGTGCTCCTGGCCTTTATGCCGATTCGATTCGAATTCTTTTCAACAATACATGATAACGGTGAATGACCCTAACCTAGTGAAGGAACGTATCATGTCTAAAACTTACGGCGCTTGCGCTATCGGTGGCTTCGTTGTTGGTTACCTTGGGATGTCGTACTACCTCAAGCGTAAAGAAGAAAAGAAGATGGCACAGGTACGTGCTACCGTCTCTAACCTCATCAAGGATGTCCCGGGCTACAACAAACCCTCTCGTTAAGGAGAGTCCCATGTACACCGACGCCGTTGTCGAGATATTTGCCCCAGCTCTTCGGATCTGGACAGGTCATGGTGATCTGTTAAAGGGCTACATCTCAGGACAACAGTACGCTGTCGCTATCGAAATCATTCAGGGCTTTTTGACCACGATCCATGTCGTGGGCCTGAATCAAGTTGTACTTTACACCGAGCAAGTGAATTACCCTTTCGACGGTTTGGTCAACATGGCTGAAACGTTGAGAGGGATACCGATCTTCTCACTGCGTCACGAATTACAACCTGAGTACCGCACCAAGGTCCTCATTGAGTCTGCCAAGATCATCCTGTCGGTTGACTGGGCAGATACACCCGAGTCTTCGCACCACTTGCACTAACCCTACCCTTTACCCTCATGCTAAGGAGCATGTCATGACTTACACCATCATCGTTGATTCCCGCGAAATCGCTGAAGCACAAGCCAACACCCGTGAACCCTTTGCAGACCTCTTCATCACTCGCCTTCCAAGTGAGTGTGAAGAAGTGGGCTATGAGCGGGCTGGCGACACCCTGATCGTCAAGTACGAAGAGAACGAAGACGGCCGCATGGTTGTCAACGCTCAACTGCCGTACGAGCTGCACGATCACCTGCCACGCATCTTTGGCGTGATCCTGCAACTGCACTACGGTGTGACCAAGATCAAGCTGGGCAACAAGATCCATCGCATCGAAGTTCTGGTTAACGCACCTTGCGGTGTGTACCACAACGAAGCTGTACTGGGTGGCCGCGCCCTGAAACACGAGACCACTGGTACCGTGTTTACCCGTGGCGGCGACACGTACGCTGCTGTAAATGAAGCCACGCTGGCCCTGCTGAACGAGCGTTTCGTAAAGCGTGGTACCGGTGTCTTCATCCCTGAAATGTACATGGTCCGGTTTGTCATCAACGGACGTTACGTGTACCAACCAATGTCTCGCCTGTTCAATGATGTCGATGTAGCGACCAGCTTCAATGACGCCATCAGCAAAGAAGAATGGATCGAGAAGAACCAAGAAGTCATCAACAGCCTGGGAGATCCCAAATGACACATGTCTATCACGAAGAGCAAGGCCTGATCTTCCGGAAGCTCGAAGCAGACACAGGGATCAGTTACATCTCTGTGCCCCTCGAGGAATTGAAATGGGCTGACACCGTTAAGGGCCTCTTGGTCCGCCACGGTAACCCTTTCACCGGACAGTGTGGCTACTATCCCCTCTCGCTGCTGTTCGTCACGCCTGACAAGCGTGAAGAGGTAGCGCTCCGCAATCAGAAGCGTCCGCCTGATGAAGGCTGGGTCCGTCGTACGTTAGACAACCTACAAATCGAAGGTCTGGAAATACTGCACTGACGGCATAAGGAGAGCAGCCCTAGGGCTGCTCTCCAGTGCTTTCTTTTTTCTTTGTTTACTTGATCGAGCGATCCATCCACTTGATCAAGCCTATGATAACGCGGTAGTGACTGTTCAATGCGAAGATGTCGTCCGACCATGCATCGTTGGCACCCTGCCAATAGAAGCGATGGTAGTAATCCATGTAGACACTGTTGTCTGCGTCGTAGATCCAGTCACTGAACTTACTGCCGTCCTTGAAGTCCAGCCACCTGATCCATTCCATGTGTGGCCAGAAGTCAGGGTTCTTCATCATCTCGACAACCAACTTGGCTACTTTGAGCACCCCATCTTTATCCAGCGCAGGCAGCGTGTCACTTGGGGACATCGGCATCTTTGCTTCGACATTCACCACGGGCACACTGAAGCGGGTATTGATGACGGGGACCATGTTGGACAATGCAGTGCCGGAGAACGAAGGGAACTTGGCAGTGGGGTCGGGTAATGTATTGAGTTCATCAACCGCTTTGCGGACGATGTCGATCGCTGCTTCGTCATCAAGTGCCGCACCGGCAGTGGCTTTGACTGTACGCTGATGGATGGCCTGCACTTGGGTGTTCAGGTTGGCCAAGACGCCGTGCCATGCTTTGATGAACGCACCAGTGTTCTTCTTGTGCTGCTCGATGTTTGCCAGTGGGTCTGTGACCGGCTTCCCGTCAAGCTGGAACGCTCCTGAGAAGTCCTTGGCAGGGACAGTACCTTGAACGTACTTCTGCTTACCCAACCAAACCGTGTTCAGGTACGTCTTCTCCATGTCCTTGATGAACTGGAGGATAGCTTGTTGGCGTTTGCTCCAATCCGTCTTCTCTTCATCAGAGATTTGTTTAGAGTCTGGTTTAGGCTTTCGCCAGAACCCAGACAGCTTTGTGGCCAACCCCAATAGACTTTCATTGGAAACATTGGCACCTTCGGTAGCGCCCATGTTCTCAAGAACCTTGAACATGCTCTGATGCATGTCACTGTCTTCAGGAAAGTCCCGACCGATGCGCAATGCCAACGAACTTGCCTCTTCGATTGCATCTGCTTTCTTCTCTTCCCCGAGTTCCATCTCTTCAATGGACTCCAGCGACGCCAGTAGACCACGACCAGCCTGACGTGCGTCAGACATCATGTACTGGCTCAAAATACCTTGTTTCATGTTCGATCCTTAAAAGAAAGGGAGACCAAAGTCTCCCGAGTATTATGGTGCGAGAGCTTCTTCGACTTCGTCTTGCGGAATGGTGTCCACAGGAAGCATGCCTCGCAGCTTCTCCATGAATGCCTCACCGTCGTCGATCGATGCTTCTGGGTTCTCAACCAGAGACTCCAGAGAGGCTTCCAGATCGTCCGGGGACTGTACCCCTAAGATTGCCTCGACCTGGTTCTTCGACCACTGCATGATGTCCTTAGACCGCGTGGAGATGTTCGGCTCTTGACCTGTGTCAAGGAAGGTCTCGTGCACATGGCACCGATGCTTCTGACCGATACGGTCAACCCGAGCAACTGCCTGAGTACGTTCGTAATCACGGTACGGAGAGTTGGTGAAGATCTCCGTATTGGCCATGGTCAGAGGCACTGCGGTGGACAAGGACTTGAACGTCGCAATGAGCGGGTTCGCATCCGGGTCGTTCTCGAACTGCTTAACGATGTTGGTGAGGTCCTTGTTGGTTTCCCCATACACCAGCAGTGGCTTGTACCCAGCCGCCTTGAGCAACACTTCCAGTTCCTTGACGACATCGACGTAGCTGGTGAAGACCACCGTCTTTGACGTAGCGTTGTCAATGATGTCATCCAACGGCATGTTGGGCAGCATGTCAATGTGGCACTGGATACGCAGACGACCTAGGACTTGGGACAGTGCTTCACCCATGACCTTGAGTTCGACGTACTTGATGATCGCTCGCACGTTCAGGAACGGTTTGCGGTACGCATCAGGCAACGAAGGGACAATCTTCTTCAGCTCGTACCGGTTGCAGAACATCACCATGTCTTTCATGGTGACTGGGTCGTAGCCTTTGCGGATGGTCTTGACGTAGCTCTGGTACAGTTCGAACTCACGCATCTGTGCAGGAGCAGCCCGAGCCAGCGACTTCTCATGCATGATGAGGCAGCGTTCGTACAGACCTTCGTACTCCTTCATCCCATCCCGGTAGTACTTCAGGCGCTCTTCGATGAACTTGCTCATCTTGTCCCGCACGGAAGTCAACGTGTAGTCCAGACCGTTTTTCAGACCGATCTTGACTTCATGGTACTCCACGCCTGGGGTTTCGATGTCCTGCTTCGGCACCTTAAAGGACACGATACCGATTCGGTTAGCAAGGATCTCCAGGGCCTTCTTGGCTTCCTTACCGAAGAGTTTGCGGAAGGCTGCCTCTACTTCAGGGGTGAAGTCAGAACACACTGTTTTGAGCAACGTGATCGCTTCAGAGCCCATGGCCTTGAACGGCGTACCAGATGCGTGCACCACATCGCGTGCTTTAAGTCCATGACAGATGTCCACCAAGAATTGCGTCCGTGCCGACTGCTCGTTGAAGTTGTGGGATTCGTCAATGGCCACAAAGACCTTGCCGAACGAGCCACGGTTCTGCTTCACGAACGTCAGGAACTTGTCCATGTAGTCGTAGTGAACGATGTAGTACTCTTGCCCAATCTTGGGCTCATCTCCACTTAGACTATGCCAATAGTTCGGGATGCCTTTCTTGAAAAGCATCTTGATCGTCTTGACCCATACGTCGAACACGGAGTTCTTCGGTACGATGAACACTTTGGTATCAGCGCCAAGCACATGACCGAGTGCAAAGTTGGTAATGGTTTTACCGCCACCTGCTGCCACGTCCATGAGCATGCCATTGAGGTCATATTCAAACGTGGTTCGGTCGTACTCCCGTAAAAAATTAAGTTGGTGCTGAAATAATGTGACATTGAGGTCATCAAGCGCCTTGTAATTCAAGCGAGATGCGAACCCTGTCACGCCGATGTTGTGCAGCCATGTGGATTTGACGAGCTCTTCTGCGACCTTGGACAATGTCCGACGACCGCTGAAGGTACGGCGAGAATCCTGTAGTTGCTCCAGGATGTACAGGACTTCGATGGCGAAGAACTTCGGAAACTTAACGGAGGACCGTGACACCGAAGTAAAGATGTTGTTGGCGATCTTGCTGGTTTTCCAAAAGTTGTAGATGTCCTTTTGAAAGCGCAGACCGGGTATTCCGTTCACTATAATGTGAGAGTCAGTCTCTTTGACAGAGATTATCCCCAACATGCGCGAAAAGCTGGCGTACATTCCTATATTCCTCAAAGGGGAGTATATCTGAGAAGAGGGTCATAACATGACGCACAATACCACCGCACGACCAAACGCGGCTCAAATGCTTCACGAGACTCAAGCCTACCGCACCAGTCTCGAAGCTCTGATGTCGGTTGGTCAGGCACTTCTGCTGACCCCATCGTTGGAAAGCGATTCCGCTTCGTCCTTCATGGTGCTGGCTGAAAACGTGCTTGAACAAGCTGATCATCAGGCCGACTTGCAGGTCGTCGATGGCGTGAGCGAGCCACAAGCTCAAGTCGAGCTGATCATGCAAGACGTGCTTACTCCTCGTCTGACTGAAGTCGAGACCATCGAGCAAGCTCTGCAAGCCAAGGCTGATAACGAAGAGCCTGTGCCGTTCACCACCCGCGACACCGAAACCACGGCCTCGCTGGAATCCCTGAACTTCAAGGCAGAAGCCCTGGGCCTGTTCAAGGAAAACATCGACACTGTGAAAGCAGTGATCTCCATGGAAGGCATGACCATCGAAGCAGCCCGTCCTCTGGTGCTGAACGTGGCTCGCCGCATGGGCGACGGTCTGGTTGCTCTGGGTGTCTCCATGGAAGACCTGGAACAAACCCAAGTCCTGGGCGACATGTCCGACGCGGTTGACCGTATCGAAGCGCTGGTTGCCACGGCCAAGGAAAGTGCTGAAGAGAGCGCAGAAGCTGCTCGCTCCGAAGCTGCTGCCATTGGCACTGACGGTGAAGACCGCATGGGCGACCTGATCGAACAGCACCGCGGTGAGAATCCATCGGGGCCGAAACTTGATGACGGCGTCAATGCCAGCACCATCGAGAAAGACACCCCGTCGACTCAGAACAACGGTGAAGGCGACGTTGTTGATCCAGACGCACCGGTTGATCCGGATGCCGCTGGCAGCACTGACCCACTGGACCCTGATGCGCCGGTCGACCCTGTCGATCCCGATGCACCTGTGGACCCAGTAGATCCGGTCGACCCCGTTGACCCGGGCGCTGATCCAGTAGATCCAGTTGACCCTGTCGATCCAATCGAAGAGCCAACTGACCCGATCGACCCAGAAGCTGAAATCGCTGCGGCCAACGCCGATGCCGATCCAGTAGATCCTGATGCTGAACCGACCGATCCAATCGATCCGGAAGCTGAAGAAGAACTGGACGCCGAAGGCAACCCGAAGAAGAAGGTCTCGACTGAATCGGTTGCTGATCCAATCGTCATCGAAAACATCACCACTCGTGTTCAGGACGTCGATGCCGTTGTTGGCATTCAGCGTCAACTGATGTCGTGGCTGGACTCCAACGGTCTGCTGACCGCTGAAGGTAAAGCTGCACTCGAAGGTGAAATCAATCACGAGTTCTGCCTGAACACCAACATGGTCGTTGACCGTGCCGGTGACGTGCTGGTTCGCCATTACGACACCTGGGTTGCAGCCTGCATTCGTGACGGGGACACCAACACCCGCGCTCTTCAAGCACTCATGGACATCTAAACTGGCAAAAAGCCTGTATAGTATGTAGGACCTGTTCTTTAACAGATAATCCAGCATCCATGCGCTTGATTGCGTAGAAAAGAGGAGAGCATTTGCTCTCGCACTCGTGGTACCCGTCCACTCCCCCATTGGATGGGCCACACAGCTGAGGGCATCGCGCCCTCAGCTACTATTTCGTTGCCCCTAATGAACTCGTCGTGATAGTTAGGGTTGTTGCGGTTCCGTAGCCCCACGCCAACGCTACCCGTGGTGTGTTACGGTAAACGATGACGCGTCTGAGCGTGTGCTCCACGTCGCTGCCAATGGTGTCTCCCGATCCGGCTGAAAGGGGACATCAGGCGTCACGAAGTGCCACTCCTCATGGAGTGATGCCATCTTTAGTGCAGCCTCCAGTATTCTGTCTTCGGATAGAGCACTGGGGGATGCACTGCGGATGGCTTTTATTTTTATTTTGCCGTGTCACTGTATAGACGAAGGAGGGAATTATGGAACTCTACACCATCGCTCTCTCCCAATGGCGCAAGGCTAAGGAGAGGCAAGTCACCCTGATCGACATCACTGTCAAGTCAGGTCTCGCTGTCTTTGCACCTGAGCCGTCCGTACTGTGGGCTTACAAGCGTAATGAGGTCACAGACGAGCAGTACACGGTCTTGTACCTAGAACGCCTCAGAGAGCAGTTCAGGCTCTATCCTGAAGCCTTTCAAGAGTTCCTCGAACAAGAGGGTTCCATCTGTGTGGCCTGTTACTGCAAGGCGGGTAAGTTCTGTCACCGACACATCTTTGTTGAGTTCATTCAGGATGTGGCAGAGGACAATGGCTACCGTTTGGTGGTGCGTGGGGAAATACTATGACTAGGGCTTTACTGAGGCTATCTCATGGCGTGCAAGACTGACAACTTCAAGTTCGACCCCGACAAGACAGCGCTGGAGAACCTCTTCGCCCTGATCTATCGGACCAACCGCGTTAAGCTGAACCCCAACATGGTGGAAGTAGAACTCCCTCGTGCTCTGGAAGAAGGCGAGGACGACGATGGTGACAACACCGTGATCTTGGTCAAGGCCAAACCCGGCGGTCCCTTCAAAGGCCAAGAGGATCTGTACTACGCTCGGGCTGACATCGAGACCCACTACCCTGTCTTCCAAGTGGATCTGGAAGAGGTGAAGGACATTGCAGACAAGGCGGCCTTGATTGCCTACCTTGATGGCAAGTTCAACCTGGTGGACGGTGAGTTCGATGTGGACATCAACGATCCCTTCAACTCCCTGTTCCAGTTCATGGACGTGGACATCTTCGCCAAAGAGAAGTCCCTCATCTACATCGGGGACAAGAAGATCCATTTGTTCTGGTCTGGCGGTATCCGTCGGATCACTGACGAAGGGCGACTGCGCATTACCGACGAAGGACAGATCCGGTTCGTTGAGAACGGTTCTCTCGACTAACGGCATAAAGAGCGAGGGCCATTGGCCCTCGCTCTATGTCGCTTTGCTTAGACGCCTGGGGCTGGCTCAGGTTCTACGCCTTCGAGCGCGTCGGACGCTTCGTTGAACGAATCGATGAGGGCTTGCGCCAACGCGTCGACTTGTCCTGCTTGTTCGTCAAGTTGCTCTTGGAAACCCGCAACACTCTGGTCGGTGTAGGCTTTCGCATCGGTCAGTGCTTGACCGGACTTGGTGGTGGCGTCGGTAGCAGCGGCTGCAATTGCAGCAGTCTGCGCGGCGTCGGCCTTGGCTTGCGCGCCTTCAGGGGTTTCTTTGGTGCCGATCTGGCTCATCAGGGTGTTGATGATGTCCGGATCGTTGTTCAGAGCGTCAGCGATCTCTTTGATGGTGTCCAGGGTTTCTGGAGCGCCACCGACGAGGTCGTCGATCTTCTTCTGTGCAATCTTTTCAGCCAGGAACGCAGTGACGTATTTGTCAGCAGCGCCAGCCAGTGCTTCAGCTTCGGTAGCCACGCCGAAGTTTTCGACGTTGCCCAGGCCAATGGACTCTTTGTCGATGGCTCCGATGGCAGCCTCGAGTTCGAGTTTGGCAGCGGCGACGGCTGCATCGATAGCAGCAGCGTAATCAGATTGCAGTGTTGCGAGGTCCTTCCCGCCGATTGCCAGTGCGTTATCAGCCACACCAGCGGTTGCAGCTTTGCCAGCCAGGATCAGGGTGGTGATCTCGGCCAGAGTTTTGCCTTCCAGCTTCAAGCTGTTGAGGGCGTCTTTGTCGCGCAATGCGGCTACAAGGCGAGCGACTGCCGCTTTAAGGGCGGCTTCAAGTACGGCGTTGGACATGGCCATGAAAACATTCCTCTCTTGGGAAGGGTTAGTGAGGAAGCCTGTATTGGCTTGCCACATAAAATAGACGAATCTGACGCACGACCCCAAATGCATTAGGACCGTACGCCAGTGACCTCATCACGGAGACGCGATTAACGTATCGGTGATGTCGTCAATGTCACTTGTGACGTTTTGCAACGTCTGTTGAAACTCTGCAACCAGCAGGTAGTCTTCAGCCAGCTTACCGCCCAGCTTCAGAGCATCCACCGCCACTTCATCCGCACCCAACTTCCCATCGAGAAGCTCTTGAGTCTTCTCTTTGGTGAAGGCACCAGTTTGCTCAGCAGTGACTTGGTTAGGGTTATCTCGCCTTGCGGCGTAGATAGAGAGGAGGTCGTAGATGCGAGCACGGTAAGTTTTCTTTACCATGCTCGCCCCGCCGTCTTCACGAGTGGTGACGGTGAGTTCTACGCTCTCTTCGCCAGACAGCAGCGAGGGATCAATGGGCGTCAACTGTCCAATAGTGCTGGTCCAGCCTTGGGGCACTTCTGGCTCTGCCATGATTATTCCCTCACCCTATCGGGTCAACCCTTAGCCTTGGGCTTCGGAGTCAACAGGGGTCACTTCCAGGCCGCCGAGCTCTGGGTTAACGACGGCATCAGCCAAAGGGGTTTTGGCTACCGCCAGAGTGACCAGCAGCTCGCCTTTGAAAGCGAACGAAGTCGGCAGGGCCGACAGGACAACTTCGGTGTCTTCTTCGCCGATGGCGGCGGTCAGATCGAAGTCTTCAGCGTTGAAGCCCAGACCGAAACGGTCGTTCAGGCCAGTGACCAGTTCACCAACGGTAGCAGCACCGCGGATGACAGTCACGTCGTTGATGCCGGCAGCGGTGAAGATGCCTTGCAGGTCCAGGCGGTCGAAGAACACGGTCTGTTCGCCGGAGAACAGCGATTCAGGAGCCGCGGTCAGTTCAACCTGAACTTCACGGTTTGGGTTGGTCGAAGCAGCGACTTCACCGAAAGTGAAATCGGAAGCCAGCAGGGTTTTGCCCTGAGCAGCGGCAGCGACGTTCAGTGCGGCGAGCAGCAGAGCCCGACCAGCGTGAGCAGCGTTCATATGAAGATCCTCATGTGAGCAAATACAGCGAAGGAATTGCTGTACATAGGATGTCGGCATAAACCCCCTACAGCGTTTTGCGCGCTGTAGGGGGCAGGTGCTTATGCTGGCAACAGAATCCGCGAGGGGTTCTGTGGACGGTGCAGTTGGAACGGGAACACCTTATCGTGGTCGTCATGACGCACGACGTTCACGCGGTATTGACCGTTGTCCTGTTCTTGTGGGGAGGCCTGAGTGGCCGCCACGTCCAACCATTTCGCCATGTACGGCAATGGCATCTCCAGCGGGGCTTTGAAGTCCACAGGACGTTCCAGGACGTCACAGGCATCAGCCACGTTGAAGTTGATGAACGAACCAATCTCATCCCAGCCCACGCCCGGTACGATGGAACCCGAATCACGCTGGAAGTTTCTCCAACGCATTTCAGATGCACGCACTTCGAGGGTCATGTCGTCGATCAGGTGACGGTTGGCTTTCCAGCAGGCACGGCCACGTTCAGTGGACATCTCGTACTGGAGCACGTACTTGCCGACGTTGACGTGGATCTCAGCTTCGTCCTGAGCAATGCGCTGTACCGCTTTGCAGATTGGCATGTAGGCGCCAGTCTGTGCGATACCGCCAGTCACTGCGAACGAACCCATGAAGTTCACACGCTCGAGCAGGAACAGTGCAACCGTGAACATGAACGCAGCACGGTAGGCTTCGTCGGAGTTACGGTCAATGAGGCCCAGGGAGACCTTCAGACCCACTCGGTAGCATTCGCCCATGGTACGGCCAATGACTTCCATGCGGGACATGGCTTCTTTGATGCCCAGTACGTTGGCCAGTACTTCGTTCGGCGTGTCGAAGCTGTAACGCACGATCTCAGAGTAGGTCGTAGCGTGCAGGTTCTCGTTAGCCACGATCTGGTCCCACACTACCTTCAGTGCAGAACTGGTCACGAAGTGGTTACCCACGGCCATGATGCTGTTGGCTGCGAGGGTGTCACCTTCCCACTGCCAGCCCAAGTTCTGGATCATGGCTTGAGCGACGAACTTATCGCCGGTCTTGAATTCCAGCAAGCACGGACTGAAGTCGAACTCGTTGGTGTCCCAGTCCAGACCACGGAGCGAGCGCCAGAAGTCCCACAGCTTCGGATGCGGATCGTTCACGGTGTCCAGCAAGCCTGCCGGTTCGCCGAGGAACAAACGGCTGTCACCGTAGTTCTGCTTTTCGGCGTTGAAGATGTTCACGTCAAACATGGCGGGTTGGACGATGGATTGCAGTGCAGCGATCGGTGAAGCTTCTTTCAGATTAGACATGTCGTTGCCGTCTATTAAGTGTTGGAGGTAATGCCGGCGGAAGCACCGGCATCATGCCGAGCAGATTAAACGGAGCAACCGCCGGAGGTACATGCAGGACCGCTAACGTCAAGGCCGTCGTCTTCTGCGACTTCGCGACGTACACGTTGCATCACCCCAGCCAAAGCGTCTTTGTCTGAGGAGTCAGTGTTGGTGTAGTAGACCGTCTTCTGTCCCAGCCAGGACATGTAGTTGGTCTCTTCGATCAGGTCACTGGAACTGATCTTCTCGTCACCCTTGAAGGTGGCGTACCAGTCAGCGCTGATGGATTGGTCAGCCCACTTCTGGAAGATGGCGTACGTCTCGCTGTGTTGACGGCGAGTACGGTTCCATGCGATGGAGTACCATTCTTTCAGGGTGTCGGCTTCTGGAGCTACCCAGTACATCGAGTTGTCGGCATCGGTCTTGATGATCGACAGTTCGCGCAGGTCCATCAAGCTGTTGGTGCACGCGCTGTACTTGGACGACGACTCACCCGGCATGTGCGCAATCAGGGAACTGAAGCGGCCACCGCCTTGAGCGATCAGACGACGAGAGACGTCATCCCAATCGTACTGGTTAACGAACGGAGCCAGCGTGTCGACGTTACGGTTGTAGGTCGACTGCGGAGTCCAACCACGTGGCCAGTCAGTCTTGTGAATCCACTCAGCGTTGCCACGCTCTTGACCCAGACGAATCGAGGCGTTGATCAGGTGGTACGCATGACGTTCAGCAATGCGGTGCAGCTCCAGCATGCCCTCTTGGGACGTGTAGGAGAGCTTACGCTGAGCCATGTAGTGCGCCACGTCCATCAGGCCCACACCGGCGTTACGGCGAGCTTGTGCCGTGAGCTTCATGTGTGGCAGGGCGTAGTGGTTGTGATCGATGCAGTAGTCGATCATGTACAGGGCGTTGTAGGCAGTCTCGGCGTACTGCTCTTCGGTGTGGATGTTCGTTGGGATCAACGCAGCCAGAGCACAGAGGGAGACTTCAGGCTCTTTACGCGATTCCAAGACCTTGGCCACGGTGTGCCATTGGTCATCCCCTTCTTTACGGTCCTTCGCAGCACGGCGGAACATGGTGCCGGCTTTGAGTTCCAGTGCAGCCACTTCACCCACGACGCCTTGGATTTCAACCGGGACGTTGCTGTCCAGGAAGACGCCCTTAGTGGACATGGTGTCGAACTTGATGAACCCGATGAACTTCTCGCTGTACAACTCGAGGAGCATGTCGTAGTACCAAGTCGGCTGAGTGATCTCAACGCACAGGTTCGACGAATGGATCGCATCACGGTGTGGCGTGTGATAGTTGATCTCGTCGATCATGGCCAGGTAGAAGCGCCCAGTCTCGAAACCTTCGGAACGGGCATTGACGACCAGTTGGCGAGCGGAGATCCAGATCTTCTTGAAGTTCTCGTCTTGCTCGTACTGTTCGTACAGCGCGATGAACTCGTTCAGGTCTTTGCCGTACAGTGCACGGTACAGGTCCGGTGCAGTGTAGACGTTGAACAGGAAGATGTTCTCGTTCAGCGAGGACTTGTGCAACAGCCAACGGTTCAGCATCATCGTGTAGTCGATGGAACGGTTGCGCTTGTTGATCGGGGTCCGTGGGTTCTTCAGGACCATGATGTCCACGACTTCTGGATCGTAGCCGCTGAAGAACTCGTTCAAGCTGCCACCACGTGGGCCTTGCTTGTTCGATTTCACGATGCCGGTCTGTTTGTTCATGTACGGGATCTTGCCCGAGTGAACAATGGAACCACCGCGGATCGGGTCGCCCAGCGAACGCACCTGCATGTTCTCGCCCAAGCCTGCCGACATGTAGGTCATGACTTCAGCGATGTGACTGGAAGCCGCGATAGATTCCTTGGTGTCGTCACAGGTGAACAGGCAGCATGAGAAGAAGCCGTTGTGGCCAGTGCCCATGTTGTTGTGGTTCGGGGTCGGAGCAGACAGGCGCTCGTTCACCAAGTCACTGTAGAGGGACTCCAGACGGGCCATACGGGTGATTGGATCATGGTGCTCTGCCACGACCATGGCTACACGGGCCAACGCGTGCTGACGGGTCTCGTAGATCCGGCCAGTGATACGGTTGCGCAGCGCGTACTTGTCACGGCCTTGCTTGAGCTGGTAGTGAGCGCAGTGGAAGTCACGTTCGTGATCGACCCACTTCTCGATCTGAGCGTATTCCTCATCCGAGTAGTTCAGGTAGACCATGACGCCCGCGGCTTGCATGACGGTGTGGACTTCTTTCAGAGGGAGCTTCTTCTTGCCCCCGAATACTTCTTTGTGGATCTCCGTGGCGTAGATACGACCGGCCATCAGTTGGCCTGCCCACGTATCGGTGTTCAGTGCGTTACGGATCAGACCGTTGTTGAATTCCTTGGCCGTGCAGCGCTCAGGCATCTGAGCCACAGTAGCCACCACAATGGACTGCCAATCGATGTACTTGGCGAAGCCTTTGGCTCCCCACTTACCCCAGCCGAGGGCCTTGGGCGCATTGAACGGCTCGATGCGTCCGTCGCGTTTGATGAACTCTTTGATCATGGTGTGCTGTGCCTTAGCTAGTGATTCTGAGACCAGATTTGAAGAATGTTTGGTCCTCTATGCATAATGTATCGGGGGTCTATTTATTTTGTAAATTGAACCGTATTGTAACCACACATTATCGTTTCGAGACCACTGTAAAATAAAAACGAAGGGGTCAGTTATATGTACATCAGGGGGATTTATGGAAGCGCTAACAATACACAAGCTTAATGAAAAGCTCGTCGTTAGCTTGATCGAGTTACCGGGGTTTCGCAAACTCGGAACGGTCACGGTAAAGGATGAGGAATGTAGGAAGTCCGGTAGTGTGACCGTGTACTTCGTTGGGGACTACTTCGCCACGCAGTTGAAAGAAGGGGAGTTTGACAAGGTTCGTAACCAAGTCACCAAGCTGGTCAGGAACTACGCTGTAAAGAACGGGTACGGTGTCTCGACAGGGCGTATGAACCTGGCCTTGACATTAAGAGAGCGTCACAACGCTCGCCTGCCAGAAATAGCTTAGGGGAAATGCAATGGGCTGGATTAAACGACTGCGTGCTCGCCATGAAGAGCGCCGCAGACTGTACGAAAGCATCAAGATCAGCCACAAGGCCATTCGCAGACTGGTCGTCACTGACATCTTCGTCGGCTACAGCGGGCACTCTGAGGAAATCAGGGCACTCTACCGCGAGATGATCGAGCAGGTGAGTCGCTTCGCGGACATCTGCTGCAAGCCCACTCTCATCGACACCATGTTCTACGGCGAAGAAATGCGTAAACAGGTGTCCTACATCAAGAAGCTCGATGATGAGATCCGGAACATGATGTTCTCGACTCAAGAGCAGGAACAGGTCTCAGCCAAATGAGCTTAAAATCTGATCGCTGGATAATCCGGCAGAACACTAAGCCCACCCATCATTTCTACGGTCGTCACGGTGCCCGAGACATGATGGTGGGTCCGCCGTACTCGCAGTACGAACAGCAAGCGATCAACGACTACCCTGAGATAGGGGTTAAACGTCCTCCTCGAAAGCACATCGCCATTCCTATCGATAACTCGGTGGAAGGTCGTAAGCTGCTGGACAATTGGAAGCCCATGATTGAAGGGGCTTTTGATAAACCAGTGCGTTACGTGGATCGGGTCTCTGGTGAGCCTGTGGACGTGCCGTACGGTGAAGAGCCACCATCGCATGCCCGTAAGGTTATCTCGTTCGGTGCGTCCTCCTACGGCTACGACGTACGCATTAAAGGTGACCCCGACCAGATCAAGGTCTTCACCAATGTGTTCATGCCGGAGATCGACCCGAAGCGCATGTCGGAGAAGAACTTTGCTACGCCCTTCATTCGCGTTGATGAGGACGGGGCACGCTACGTTCTGATCCCTGCCCACAGTTACATTCAGGCACCGACCATGGAGTTCTTCCGCATCCCGCGTGACGTGCTCGTGATCGTGCTGGGCAAGAGTACTTATGCACGCTCTGCCTTGATCTGCAACGTGACACCCATCGAGCCTGAGTTTGAAGGTGAGGTGGTCATCGAAGTGGCTAACGTGACCAACAGTCCGGTCCGCTGCTACCTCGAAGAAGGTATCGCTCAGTTCGTCTTCTTCCAAGGCGATGAAACATGCCTGCGTTCGTACAAAGACAAGATGGGCAAATACCAAGGACAACGCGGCCTGACACTGGCACGCGTCTAACAGAGCACAGACACCATGAATAAGCCAGATCTGCTGATCGCGAATGACATCGAGCGTGCTATCGCTTACGTCAAAGAACAAAACCCTGCCTGCGCACAACCGTTGACGGAGATGATCTTCACCTCCATCGAAGTCCTGCGTGACAGTGGTTACAACATCACCTACCTGGGCTCCATGTTGACCGGGAAGACTGACTTCATCTTTGACGCCAGTGAGCAAGGCATGGATGACCATGAGCGGGTCTTCTTCCACCTAATGAAGGTGGATCAAGAGGGCCAAGCAACCGATGTGGCTGCGTTCATTGCGATCGACCTGACCGCAGGGACAGTCCAAGACTGCTCTGCCAACATCACCACTACGCATTGAGGCGGACATGAGCGAAGCTGAAGTAAAGCTGGGCATTGGTCAACAGACCATCACACAAGGCACCTTTGAGAAACTCAAAGCCAAGGCTGAAGCAGGCGGACTCTACAGTGAGTTCGGTGCTCCTCGGCTGATGCCCGGTGCCAGCATCAACGAAAAGGCTGATCGTTACCGTGCAGTGCTGGATGACCGCGTCTGTGCACGCATCACCAAGCTGCGCCTTGACGAAAACGGAAATGTCTACGGGACCATCGAAGCGTTTGGTCCTCATGCCAAGACCGTCAAGCAGATCCTCGACCGCGGGCAACATGAGCGCTTGGCGTTCGGTGCTCGCATTGTGACCAAGGCCTCCGTGGCCGACGTCATCACTTACGACCTCGTCAAATTCTGAGAACATCATGAAACCAACTATCGTGCTGTACCACCGTGGTTGCAATGACGGCATTGTTGCTGCCTGGGCTGCGTCAGCTCACTACGGCGCTGATGCCAAGTACATCCCTTACCAGTACGGTGAGGAACTGCCGGTTGAAGTGTTTGGTTCTCACGTGATCATGGTTGACTTGAGCATCCCTAAAAAGATGCTGAGTGCAATCGAAGCTGAAGTCGAGTCGATCCTGATCATCGACCATCACAAGACTGCCGCGGTGCTGGAAAACGTCATGCGCCGGGTGAAGACCTACAAAGAGTACTTGAAGTACCTTCGTCGGGGTGAGATGAAATTCATCTTGTTCGACAACGACTACTCTGGTGCTGTCTTGACATGGGCGTTCTTCAACGACATCGAAGACATCGAGCACGCTGAGCTGCCTCTGCCGTTGCGCTTGATTCAAGACTACGACCTGTGGCAACACAAGTTCCCTGAGACCAAGGCGCTCAACGCGTGGTTGATCAACGGCGGCTTGACTATCGAGCGTGTCGCTGACCTGATGGCACACGGCGATGACATCCCAGCGGAATACTTGGCGGTGGGTAATGCCCTGCTCAAGTACGACGACAAGATCATCCGCAGTGTCATCAAGGAATACCTTGAAGTCTTCGAGACCGATGCTGGTCTACGCTACGTCATGGTCAATGCGCCTCACCATCTGCGTAATGAGATCGGTGATCGTCTGAGCGGCAAGTACGATTTTGTGGTTCTGTACACCCGCCGTAAAGAACGCACCGTCTACAGCCTTCGGGCTCGTAAGGGTGGCTTCGACACGTCTACCATTTCCGAGATGTTCGGTGGTGGTGGTCATGCTGAAGCTTCAGCGTTCTCCATCGCCCATCCGGCTACTGGCAGTATGAACCTGCCACGTATCCTCGGCAAACCACCCACCATCCTCGAACGTCTCTCCGCTGCATGGGGTCTCTTCCGAGGTGTCACACCGTAAGGATTCGACGTGACCGATAATTCGTTACTCATCATCGCAGCAGGCTTCTTGTCTGCTGTGGTGCACCTTGTCATGACACCCTTGTGGTTGTGGATCATCCCGCAGAAGAAGGCTCCCGGGCCTTTCATGTTGGTGCTGGTCTACTTCCCGTTGGGTGCTCTGTTGATCTACGGAGCATTGTACATCGCGTACATGTTCTATTTCACTTATAAGCCCTGAGGACCCGCGTCCTCTGAATCGGAGGCAATGATGTTTAGCAAGTCGTCTCACCTGCTTCAGTATCGTGTTGAGCTTCACGACCAGTACTACCAGAAAGGGTACGCTGATCAAAGCAAAGTTCACAGGCTGTCCGCGTTAGACCAAGACTTGCTGAGCATCAATCGCAAGATCTGGAATGACGGTAAACAGCAATTGATTGATACCGCCGATGCGGTCAAGGGTGCCATTGCTGCCATCCGGATCTTGAACCTCTGTGGCAAGAATGCTAGCCAAGCCTTTATGTGCGACGGCATAGCTGACCCTAACGATGCGAATGCTCTTCTCATCGCGGGTCACGGGCTCTCCAAAGCGATTCGTGAGTTTGCTCTGAAAGGTGACGTCAAGTACCTTCGGATCATCGTTATGGTCGTGATGGAGATGCTGTCGGTTTATGTCCGACAGTGCTGGGCCCATGGCAATGACCTCAATGAGGCCATCGTCGAACAACTCGATCTGGAAGCGGTGGACGATCTGTTCTACCCTTTCCACCGGATCGAGATCCAACGTCTGATGGGAGTCGCTTTAACCACGCTCCCAACCCAAACCCCTCACTCATCGCTACCAATGTAGCTGGAGACTTCCCATGGAAGCTGTATCCCCGTACCGCGCTGTAACCGAAGGCATGAACACCCGCCAGATCAAGGCGCTGTACTGCCTGAACATGTTGCAGTTGATGGCGATCCAACGCCAGACTGTCAACTACGAAACCATGGCCATCATGTTGGGTCTGCCGTCCTCTGGCAATGCCCTGGCGCAAGCGATCTCGCCTGTGCTGTACGACGTGTTCAACTTCTGCAAAGAAGCTGGCCTGCCTCATCTGACGGTCTTGGTGGTCCGTAAGTCCGGTAAGGACAAAGACCTGCCTGGCCCGGGCTTCTGGAAGGTGTACCGTCCAGATCAACAACTGACGCAGATCGAGCGTATCGACCTGACCGAAGAAGAAACTGCCAAGTGCTTCCGTCTGTTCGAGAAGCTGGGCGGTTAACACACCCGTAATAGAGGCTGGGACATCCCAGCCTCTTCACCATTGCAATCCTTTCCGAGGAAACACCATGATCCGTAAAGAAACTGTTAGCCGTGCAGCTCCTGAAATCGTCCGTGCTAACAAATGGGCAGTCAATCCTGAATTGGTGGATGCGGCCTTCCCGTACTTCTACTTTGGCTACTTGTTCAACAAGAAGCTGCAAGAGATCAACGCTGTGACCATGGTCCGTGCTGAGATCGCTCCGAATCAATTCGCCGAATTCCCACTGGGTGATTTCAAAGCTGACATGACGCTGGAGCATATCCACAACCGTGGCTGTCAGTTCCGTCTGGTGGTAACTGCCTTCCCTCCATCGGAAGACTTCGTTGACAACCCGCCGTCCGACCTGAACTTCCGTCTCTCGTCCGGTGAAGATGTAGAGGTCAAGTTCGATCGCAGTCACGTCCCCGATGAATCTGCCAGCGCCGATGAAGGCAATGGTGCTCGTCGTCAGGCTACCCGTGGTTCTCGTCAGATGCGTGAAGAGATCAATGCGGTGGAACGTGCTCGCTTGGATACCTGTGCACTGCAAGCGTCCACCGGCGTGATCAACTTCCTCAAAGGCGATCAGGCGAAAGCTGGGCGTAAAGAGCTGGAAGAGTACTGCTTCAATCTTTATTGCGGAGTGCGCATTCAAGCAGCGGTACAGGTGATCAATCGGAACTACGTGGGCGACAAGGGTGAAGACATCCTTGTCAAGAACCTGTTCGACAACCGCGTTGTTCCGGGCTTCAGCATCAACCACGGTACTTCTGCCGAATGGGTCAAGAGCAACATCAACGACGGCAGCTCCCGCTCCGGGCGTTATGAGTACACTCAGGAAGAAGACGACATCATTGAGGCGTACGTGCTCTTCTTGAAAGACATCGCTGCGTAAGGCAGCATCAAGAATAATCAACTGAAGAGGGATGCCCTGTGTCCCTCTAGACCACTATGGGGTTTAACATGTCTGTATTAGTTCTGGATTCTGGCTACATCGTTGATGGTCTTGGATTGGTGCCACGCATCAAAGGCATTTACCGAGATCAATCGGAAGGGCGTGAACGTTGGGTGGTGTCGCCTAACAATGACAACAACCTGACTGAGCGGGCTTACTTCCACGACAACGTGTACGGCGATGCCGATGAAGCCTACAAGGCAGCTATCAAGTATCTGTACGAACACGGGGAGTTCTTCCAGCAAGGCATGCGCCGTATCCTCAATGAGCGTCGCGACAAGCAATGGCTCACAGGGACGGTAGGTGTCTGCGTACGACGTCAGCACAGGGGTAACCTAGACTACTACGCGATCATCGCTACACCGATCGCTGAGGAGCCTGGGTGCATCGCTTATGCCGGTAACGAGAACACACATGGTCACTACTTCGAAGCTGCAATGGAGTTGGTCACCAATCATCGACATCGGGCAGTCAAGCGGTACGTGAAGAAACGTCGTGTGAAACTGAAGGATGCCATGCCCTGGCAGATCCCCGGTATCATGTGACAGCTCTAGGCAGGAGGGCTTCGGCCCTCCTAGCCACCCTTTTCTTTTTTCTTTGTCCGAGGACGCTATGGCTCGTAATACTCCGCCGATGAACATCTCGGGTCCGTTCTTGCTGCGAGCCCCGTTCGTAGCAGATCCTACCAAGAGTTACACCGTCACCGCTCACCGTAGTTTCAGTGAACTGATTGCCCGCAGTCAGGACGTCCTGAAGCTGGTCTACAACCCCGTCGGTCTGACTGCCACTGCGTACGTCGAAGACCAGATTGAAGGAGCCATTGTCATTGCCCTGCGTGACAGTGCAGGTAACGTGCTGTATGTGCCTGACACCTACGTGGAAAGCTACCCGGGGCTGGGCAGCGTACCGTACAGTCGTCTGATCGGTGTCGTGGACTTGGGCATGTGGGCCAACTACCGTGACCTCGATGACGTCATGGCCTCCCTGAAGGAAGCCTGCAAAGGCAACCTGGGTGTGGATGTGGAAGTCACCTTGGCTCGAGGCTCCGTCACCAACAGCATCACTGAAGAACAGCACATCCAGATCACCGCTGCTCGTGAAGCGGCCAAGACCAACAACGAGACATCGACTGCGACCATCATCCGTCTGAGCGATGAGCTTGCAGCCCGTGACGCTACCATTGCAGAACAAGCCACGCTCATTGAAGCACTGGCTGGCACACCGACACCCTGACACACGGCATAGAGAGCGGACCAATGGTCCGCTCTCTATGCTGCTATGCCGCCATGCGGGAATCGTTCATCTCATCGATGTCATTCCAAGCCATCCCACCACCTTGGGAACTTGGTCTGCCACCAACGATCTTGTAGCTCAGATCCACTTCCAGATGGAAGTCATACGCTACGCCGTACATTGGGTGATCGTTGAACTTGAGGACGAAGTACTTGTGCGCCTCTGGAGTTGGCTCCACCACGCCACGGTGTTTACCCCACAGGTACTCGATGTACGCGCCGTCATTGACCACTTGCTTGTTGACGTAGAACTCCCAGTCGACTTCGGTGTCCAGTTTCTTACAGCCTTGGTAGTAACCTCCGCCCGGCATGTCCCGAATGAACTTCGTCGGGTTCATCCGCTTCTCTTCCTTGGCTTGGGTCGAGAGCTGATGCGCTGTGACTTGCAGGATCTTTTCGGCTGACGTGTATTCACGTGTCCGCTTGTACAGATCTTGCAGGTCGTCGCCAGTGGAACCTTGGATGCAACCGTCCTTGCTGAACATGGCCAAGTAGTCGATGTACGAGGCACAGACTTCGAAGCCCTTGGCCTTGTACTGCTCCAAATGCTTGATGTACTTGGCGTACGTAAACGACGAACCTTTGATCCGGTGCAGTTCCACGTGCCAACCACGGGCTTGCAACTTCTCAATGACGTAGGCGGAAGCTTCTGCGGGGTCAAGACCCTTAACAGAGACTGCCATGCCCAGTTCCATCTGCTTGAGGATCACGTAGATCTTCTGGATGATGATTGGGATGTCATCTTCCGTACTGTAGAACAAGCAGAGCGGTTTCTTGTCCGGGTCAAACAGGAACGGGTCGTTGAACAGGCAAGTACCAATGAACAGGTCAAGCAAGGTGCCTGACTTGTTGTTGTGAGGTAAGGCGTTAACCAAACCAAACTCACCCCGACGGCCACCACCTTGTACACCCATCATGCGGTTCAACGCTTTGAAGGGGAACTTGATGATACCTTCGGTGGACAAGGACTTGTTCATGTCCGCGAACGCGGCTGTAACAGAAGCTGGGTCGTTGAAGTTGATGCTGGTGATGAACGCAGGGTCTACCCGCTCGTCTGTCTCCATATCGACCGACAGGAGGTCCTGTGCAGTCTGTAGTACAAAGGTGTCCCAGTCTTCAACCTCGGCTTCGTTGAACGACAGGGTGTAGGAAGCTTTCTTAACGATCTCGTGCAGTTTCTCACGGTTCTTGTAGCGGCGCATCTCCCGTGAAATGTCGTTGATGTGTTTGCGAATCACCGATTCATCCGGGTACTTGCGGATGACCTTTTCCAAGGCTTTATAAGTGATGTCATCGGATTGCAGGTTCATCCGAATACGCTGCATCAGCATATCCGGCTCATATCTCTGTGAACCACCGCTGTTCAACATCTCCAGAACAGTGGAGCGCAAATTCGACAGGATGTTCCTCCCGTCTCCGATGTCGCCGATGTTTTCGGGTAGCTTGATCTCGCTCAACATTGAACGGATCACTGATGCGTTACTCGAACTGTACCCTTCGATTTGACTCTCGAGGTACAACAAGGTAACAGACTTGACTAGGAATAACTTGATGTCCATTCTTTGTCCCAAGAGGGTGAATACTGATGTACAACATCAAACTGGTCATTGTGCCCGCATGGCTCGACCTCATCATGAGGGAGCTGGGCATCACGAACGATGATCTTGCTGATTGGGAGAAACTTTCAGGCATACTATCGCCTAGAGATCTTTTGATTTACAAGATGCTCAATTGGAACGCTGGCGAGGTGCTCGCGAAGCTCCCAGGCTGCAACGATCAGGTGGCCAGTAAGGTCATTGATATGTTTGCGGTAGCCACTCCAGTGCCGACTTTGGAAGAGCGTGCCTTCTGCGCTAACCAGTCGATCGATGTTCTTATTTACGGTGCAACTTGCACTCGTGACAAGGAACAGCAACTTTACGCCGACGTCTACCTGTCGGACAGTGAGGTATTGTGTGTCCGACTGATTCCTTTCAGCCGTGCACCGGAAGAACTCAAGAATGATGGTCAGTCTCTCTCTGAGAAAATCACCAACATTCTGTTCCACCGTGTCGGCCTTCGAGCGCTGGCAGAGACCGGGGCGTTCAAACAGTATGTAAAGGAAATTCCTTTTAACCCGGTATTGTATTGAGAGCCATGTAGTAAAAAACTGCAATGGTATGCAAAACTTGCGAATGCGCTGAGCGATGATAAAGAGACCTCAGTATGCCTCGCAGTAAATAGCAGCGCGCGCTGCATCTTCCGCGGAGAAACACAATGAGCGTAGTAGGTAAATCGGCTCGCACCAGTCAGCAAACGCTGAATGCCCAAGCGAACGCCATTCAAGAGAAATTCAAGCAGGGCGGCATCGTCGGCAACAGCGCGATCGCTTCCATGGAATCCTTGACCACCCTGGATCACGAAAACCTGTTTGCCTCCATGGAATCGGCCGTGATGTCCATCGGCGAAACCGTTTCGATGGAAGCGCTGGGCGACTTCGGCGTTAACAGCGCTGACCTGACCCGTGCACAACGCGACGCCATGGGCGTGATCGCAATGGCCGCTCTCGAGCCGGGCGACTACGCTCGTCGTGCTCTGGGTGCCAGCGACGTGTCGGCTCCTAAAGTCGGTACCGTGGTTTCGGTTGAATCCATGGGCGACTTCGACTTCCAGGACAAAGCCAACCCGTCCATGGAAGCGTTCGACAACTCGAACCTGACCGATTTCATCGGTCTGTCGATGGTTTACAACCAGAAAGCGGCCAAACAGGGCGAGTTCGCTGAAGCGTTCTACCGCACTGTGATCCTGACTCCGGAACAAGGCGGCGCTGACGTCACCATCCGTAGCCACCTGGTTCTGAACCACTTCCTGCACAACACCCGTGGCGACCACGCCGATTTCAAACAGCGCCGTCTGCTCGAAGCTGCGATCAACTACAAGATCCTGGCTGACCAGTCGACCACTCTGGTCCCTGAAATCCACGACGGTAACAAAGACCTCTTCGTTGCTGAAAGCATCGTTGAGCCGCGTTCCGTTGAACTGGGCAACCGCACCGTCACCACTTCCGCTCTGGCCATCGGCAAGCGCGTGAACCTGGTTGGCCTGGCTCAGAACAGCCTGGTGAAGATCGCTGGTCAAGCGAACCAAACCGATGCTCTGGACCGCGCCGTTGGTCTGAAGACCATCTACGTCCGTAAGGGCGACTCCGACGTGCTGGCTTTCGACGTTGAAACCCTGCCACGTGCTGCCTTCATCAAGGGCAACCAAGGTCTGGCTCGTGAACTCGAGCTGAACTTCCGTACCAGCTCCCTTCAGCTGAACGCGAACAGCGTCAACTACAAGGGCGTTGCGCTGACCAACCCGGTTCTGAAGCAGATCGTCGACGGTGACTACCGTGTGACCCTGGCTGTTACCGTCACTGGTAACGTTGATACCGAGAAGGCCAACGCCACCGTAAACGCTGCGCCGATCACTGTCGACAAGATCGTGAACGCCGCTGGCGAAGTGCTGGCCCTGGATAAAGCCGGTCCTGGTAAGGACATCGCTGATGCCCTGCAAGACCTGGTCATCATCGGTTGGGAACCGAACGCTCGCCTGTCCAACGCCAACCGTCGTCTGCGCGGTCTGCAACTGAACAGCTCCGAGTACACCGAGCGTTACCCAGTAATGCTGGGCAGCCCGTTCTCGATCCCGAGCCCGCTGCAAGAAGCTCGTGGCATGGCCGACATCGACCTGCTGGTTACCGCTGCGCGTCTGCGTAACGACAACATGGCGATCACCACCCTGCTGCGCTTCACCGACGGCCTGAGCCGCTGGAAGTTCCTGACTGACTCCATCAACTCTGACGACCTGCTCCCAGAAGTTGAAGGTATCGCTCGCTTCCTGGTCAAGCCATGGTACCGTGAGCGTGATCTCGACCTGCGCAAGCTGGTTGTGTCCCTGCGCTCCTTCGACCGCGTTCAAGACGTTCAGGCTGCTCTGGCCAACGTTCTGCGTAGCGACATCCAGGACGCAATCCTGGAATCGAACTACAAGACCGCGCTCGATGCGTACACCGGCTACACCGGTGAGAAGGTCCACGTTCTGATCGGTTCCGATCCGAAGACTGCTTCGTACATCATCCAGACCGGCGACAGCCGTACCCTGGGCGACGACATCACCTTCGAGAAGGTGTCGGCAGTTGACCAGCGTATCCGCAAGCAGATCTTCTGGACCTTCAAGCGTCAAACCGAAGGCCTGGACCCTCTGAACTGCGGTACTCACTTCTGGATTCCAGAGCTGATCTCCCACGTGAACGTATCGCGTGACGAGACCCAGATCCGCGAAGCCATGGTGCAACCGCGTAACCGTCACGTCAACCACCTGCCGATCTTCGGCAAGATCAACGTGATCGGTCTGGACGAGGTTCTGTCGGAGGGCTGGCACATTCCTGTTGCCACATTTCCAGGAGCCACCGACGACGACACCACCGGTGGTGAAGGTGGCACTCAGCAGCCTGTTGCCCCAGGTGATACCGGCAATGGCACCACCCAGCCTTAACCCGTAAGGGCCAAAGGTAAAGTGGCGTCAGCGCTAGTCGCTAGGCGTTAAACAAAAGAGCGGGGCTTCGGCTCCGCTCTTTTGCCGTATGTCCGAATGCTGGCTCGAGGCTATCACGTTCAAGACGTTTTTGGCAATACATTATTTACGTGAGCAAACATGGGTAATAAAATACACGTGTAAATTTTTAATAAAGAGCCAACCTATATGGACGAGTTCTCACGTATCGACAATGCACATCAGCCGAAGCGTATAGACACCCAGAGACATCACCAAGCTAAGACGGCGCTGCCGTTTCAACATAAGGCAGCCAGTCGTATTCGGTTGGCAAGTCGTCAACATGAGAATGGTATCAAAGGTTCACCGATGGTTACGGTGTCGTACTTCAATTACATGGAGCGCGACATTATAGTGACCAGTCGGGATGGCTCCAGTGTTGTGGTGCCTCCTGTCGGGAACTACTCGGCCGATGAGTTCATTGTTTGCGTGACCCACACCATGCCCAAGGAGTCAATGGAACGGGCGCTGGACATTTTAAAGAATCGTGCCAATCCTGATGAGAGAGAATGTCAGTATTGGATTCGAGCCTACGAGGCAGCGCTGTACAACAACAAGTCTCATCACGTTGTTGCTGCGAGCGTCGAATACATCATCTACTTCCGGGATATTCAGGACGCCGGTGGGCGTTGCTATATGCCGGATGTCGATCTTCTGGTGGAGTGGTTGGCAGATCACGGGGCTGTTCATCCGTTTGACAAGATCAAGCGCGATGAGGCCACGCTGCAATCCATCGCACCAGGTGTAGGGGAAGCCACCTTTGTCTTCATGATCAAGGCGGTGGACAATGCACACAACGTCCAGCGGGCGACCCGCTACATTAACCTAGGTGGTGATGTCTTTATGGTGCCGATAGAACGGGACCTGAAGTATCAGACTGGCATTCACATCGTCAGTCGTACACCGATCAAGAATGGGGAAGCTGTGTCCGATGTGATTCATCGGTCATTCACCTTCGAGGAGGCAGATGCAAAACTCAATCTTCACCGTACCATCGAGGACGCCCACACGGGAGGCCCCTTGAATGACATGGTGAAGTCAATCATTGAGCGAGAAACGACCGTTAAGAAAGTCGAAGAAGTAAAGTTGCGCAGTGAACAGCTTGGGGCTGATGCCGAACTCCAGCGCCTGCGTAATGAGGGGGCGTTGACGAAAGCTCAGCAAGATAAGGAGGCCGCAATGCGGCGCAACTATGTCGAGTGGGCTAAGACAGGCGTCGCTCTCATAGGGGCGGCAATAACCATTTACGGGATATTGTCAAAGTTACGATCATCCAAGTGAAGGCGTTCCAATGGACGACAAACTACACGAGTTCTCACACCGCAAGCGCGCTCCTGTCTTCAATCAGGATGTGGTGAAAGGGATTGCTTGCAAGGATGTTCCAGGTGCTCAGCGTTATGTAGAGAGCATCATCCGCTGCGGCGAAAAGCAGTATCCCGAGGGATTTGTGTTCATTACGAGTGAGCGCTGTAATCCACTGGAGGAGTACAACGTCATTACCCGTGCTCGGGCTGGCAACAACCGGATCTACGACATTGCGCGCAGTTCAGTCTTTCTGGTTAAGTATCGGTTCTCGCTGCATGGTAAAGAGCTTCACCCGATGTACATGTACCTGCCGTTTGTTCACCAGGCCGGTATGCTCTACATCTCTGGCAAGCAGTTCGCTGTGGCACCAGTGATGGGGGATAGAGCATTTGAGATCGATGAGAACAGTGTGTTCATCCGGATTCCTCGGGCACCGATCTCGTTCAACCGCGAAAGCCACACGATCGTCATTGACGGCATCCGTGAGAAGGCTGACGTGGTGTACTCGCAACTGCACAACAAGGGCGGTAAGAAGTCGCGCAACCGTTCCGAGCTGATTCGCTTGGGGCACGTGCAATCTTCGCTGGCCCATTACTTGTTCTGCAAGTACGGGATGTACGGGGCGTTCGAGAAGTATTGCGGCACCCGTCCAATCATCATGAAGAAAGAAGACTACGACGAAGCCAAGTACCCGTCGGACCATTGGGTCCTGGTCTCGTCTCACGGCAAAGAACCCGATGGCATCAACCCTCGGCGGAAAGCAGGCTACCACAACATCGCCACTCAGCTGATCATGCTGGTGGACCGTGGTGCGTGGACTGACATGACCAAGTCTTTTGCTGCGGGGTTCTTCTATGTTATCGACCACTTCCCAGAGTTCGTGACCGAACCTTCCGAGTTGGAAGAGACCTGGTGGTGGTGCGTCTTCATGGCGTTCATCCAGTGGGGTGAAGGTAACAACTACGGTCGTCTGGTAGAGGATGTCGAAACTCACCTCAAGTCTCTCGACAGTTACGTCGACCAAGAGACAGTCAAGACCTTGCAAGAGGTCCAGGTGAACTGTAAGGATCTGTACGATCTGATGGCGTACATCATGCGCGAAATGCGTGCGATGCTTGAGAACAACCGGGGCAAAGAAGCCAGCTTGTACAACAAGCGTCTGGAAGTTCTGCGTTATCTGCTTCGTAACATCAATAACAGCATGTTCGAGTTCTTGTTCAAGATCACCGGCAACAGCAAGAAGGTTCTCCAACCGAAAGAGTACGAGGACATCCTGCGCAAGTATTTCAACCCTTGGCTGATTCACGGCATCAGCTCAGCAGCTGAGCATCCCGAAGTCAGTTCGGTATCCAACCCGAGCGACAACATGTTCTTCAAGGTCACCTCGGTGATCGTCCAGCAGACCGATACACACGGTCGTGGGAAGTCCCAGGATGCCAAGCCCATTGGCCCCACCATGTACTTGGACTCTTCCTTTGCCGAAGTCACCGGCTTTGGTGTGTTGCCCAAGTCGACGCCGATTGGTAACAACCGGTTCAACCCATGTGTGAAGCTAGATCCGGAGACTCGCACTACTGTGCCAAGTCCCGAGCACCAACCAGTCCTAGACGGTGTACAACGTCTTATTCAACGTGTTTAATATCCAGCTGGAGTCATCATGAGTAACGATTTCGTCAACTTTGTCTACGAGCGTACGGTCGATTATATCGAAAACCGCGCACGCGACAACGAGCTTCGCAGCGCTTACGCCGACTACATGTCGAAAGGCAACTGGAACAATAACGAGATGGCTAACGTCGTCGAAGTGATTGCCGTGGTTGCTGAAGATGAGCTGCGCAGCTGCCGTTCTCAGCGTGAAGAAGACGCTTGCATCAAAGATGTCATCATGACTATCGTTGATGCCAACTGCGGCTCTTTCGGTCTGTCCGACCGCACGATTGCCAACGCTGCACCCGATGACGTCTACACCGACATGAAGCGTGCAGATGCCAAGTGGAACGACATCCTCAACCGCCTGTCTGGCAACACGCGCGGTGGTGGTCGTCAGACTCAGTCCCGTTCGTGGGGCGGTGGTGGTGAGAGCCGTAGCGTGTTCGATCGTGGCCAGCAGTACGGCGCTCGCCGTGGCACTGCGTTTGACCGGGATCAACCACGTGAAGAGCGTGCTAGCAATAGCGTGTTCGCTGGTCGTGATGTGCGCGGTACGAGTCCCGTTTTCGATCGTCATCAAGACGAACGTGAGCGTACCCAGACTCCACACCGTTCGGCGTTTGCTCAGACCCGTGAGCGTCCTGCCGATCCAGCACCAACCCGCCGTGAAGAGCCTGCTCGTACTGAGCCAGCACGCGAAGATCGCGTACATGCCCAGGAAGGCCCTGACATGAGCCAGGAACGTCCGTACGACGACTTCTGGATGAAGGGTGAGAACTGGCAGATTGCACACCGCTCCAAGTTCGTATGGAGCTGGTCGCCTAAACAACAATCCCGCCGTGCGTACGACCCGGACAATGAGGTTCGCTTCCTCGTCAAGGGTGTCGACGGTCAAATCCGAGAGGAGTTCATCCAAATGACCGACGATCTGGTCGAAGAAGCTCATGCCATCCGTGCACACCAGCGCCCTAACCGTCCACGTACCAGCACTGAACGTCTGGAAGGTGATGCGGTGTTCCAGGGCCAAGACTTGGACGTAGTGGATCTGGACGCGCTCAACGCGACCCGCCATTACGCTGCCAAGGAATTGCTGCAAGAGCTGGACATCACCAGCCCGTACATCTCCGAGCAAGCCATCTCCGTGGCAACCCTCGAAGAAGCAGCCGTCCGTGTGGCGGGTGACGCGACCAAGAACGAAGGTGACGTCACTGCTACCAACAACATCATGTCTGTCCAGTTGGCCGGCGATGCCACCAGCATCAAAGCCCTGGAATCGATCAAGTCCATCAGCTCGAACGAAGGCGACCTGCTGCAATTGCAGAAGCGCTTCAAGTCCCTGCGTGGCACTCTGGCCGAAAACGTGATGAACTACCTGGACAAGCACTTCACTGCCGAAGTGAATGCTGCACTGGGTGACCAGTTCGGTCTGGCCAAGCCGCGTATCGAAAGCTTCATCGAAGACTTCGAAGACCTGCTGAACTGCAACACGTTCAAGAAACAAGGGCAGGCTTACGCCAGCCAGTTCCTCAGCCGTACCCGTATCCTCCTGGCCTCCATGCAGTACCTCACCGAGGAAGACCTGCGCGAAGAGTTCCTGGAGTGCACGGACCTGCTGCAACCGGGTGAAGGCGATCCGGAAGCGTACACCGAGTTCCGCAAGAACATGGTGGTGCTGTTCAAACCAGTGGCAATGGTTCACATCAAGCTGATGGCTGAACAGCTGGGTTACGTAGACCACGAAGTGCGTGTGCCGGTTCGTACCGGTAACGGCGCTGATCCAACCATGGTCGACACTCTGAACGGACTCTACGCCATTGGGCGTAAGACTGCCGGTGCAGGGCGTGTGTATGTGGTGTCTGCGGACAACCTCATCTTCGAGCTGGTGCCGATCAGTGGCGCTCGTGACATCATCGGTATTCGTGCCGCTTGATGGGTGTTTGATGGATGGGAGCCTTCGGGCTCCCATTTATTATGACTCTCTTCATTTTTTCTTTGTTTGAAGCAAGGATACCGATCATGAATGCAAAAGCAGTATTAGCAACCCTCCTCAACCCGCCTGTGACCACCTCTCTGGAGGCGCTGGCCCCTGCGGATGGGCAGACTGTCAAGGAACGTGAATACGAGATCTACGGACGCGTAGACGACCTTGCAGCGATGCAAGCAGGTGCTCGTGGTAAAGAGTACCAGGAACAATGGGGCATGCCGTGCGACTTCGGTAAGGACGCTGGCATCTTTGGCAGTATCCGTGTCCGGATGACCCGTGAGGGTGAAGGCGAAGGTGCTGCTGTGAAGTACGAGCAGACCATCAAGCAGAAGCAGCCTGATGGTAGCGATGAGAACGAGATCGAGATTGGCGAAGCCACTTTCAACATCTTCGCTGGCCTCGTACCCAATGGCTTGGTGAAGACCCGCTACTTCTTCCCGCTGGAAGGCACTGAGCACGAGCTACAGGTCGATGTCTTCAATGATGCCGACGGTAAGCAGTGCAACGTCGTGAAGATCGATCTGGAGGTCCCTGAGGGCGTCTCGGTCAGTGAGATCAAGATCCCCTTCAAGATCGAGATCACTCGCGTCATCAAGCCGGGCAAGAAATCGGCAGAGGACTCGGAGTACGTACGTGACTTGTTCGCCAATCACTACGAAATCCCGAACCCGCAGCATAAACGCAAATGACGGCATAGAGAGCCACCCGCCCTTAAACAGGCGGGTGGCTCTCTATGTTGTTACTCAGTCGGTGACGGAGTATTCATCAGCGACATCAACGTATCGAGCAGTTTGTTAACCAGCTCGAAATTGATGCTCCGGCCTTCCTTGAGCGCGGCGACAGCTTCGATCGCAAAGGAACCCAATACCAGAACGACAATGGCAATGGCGATGTAGGAGGTGAAGCCGGGCTTCTTTGTGGCCCTTGCTACGGAATTGCTTTCTTCGCTCATGATTAGTCTCCAAGTGAAAAGCCAAAGACTTTGAAGAGAGCCGAGAACAGCTCTCCCCAATGGAAGCCTTTGTGAACGGACAGGTTGGAGATCATGTACGACGCCATGGTCAGTGGAACAAACACCATGGCAAGACATGTCATGAAGAGCGGATTGAGCATGGCACTGCGTAAGGCAGCAGTGTCATCGAGAGTCGCTGACTCCCCTTCATGCTCGATAACCATCCCGCCCCCAGCGGGAGTGGCTACACACTGACGAGCTGGGTCGAGGTTTGCTCGAAGAACCAGATCGCGTGTCTCAGCAGAGAGAGAATCCAAGGCGGTAGTGACATCCATGCCAGTGGAATCTTCCGTGATCTTGTTCGACTCATCCACGAACAAGTTTACCGTGTCTTTTACGACGCAACCCCAGGGGAACGCTTTTAAGGGAGTGTTCCCCAAGACCTTTATAACGTCAGACAAGAGCATGACGTATTCCTCACAGGCTACTTCCTGAGGAACCCGGTCGCTTTTCGAATCGCTTCACCGTGAGCAACTGCTACGGCGATGGCATCGTACTCGTGTTCCGTCAGGGTGTGTTTATCAATGTCCTCGTTGTAGCTAATGTTGGTCATGGCAAGGACGCAATCTTTGATTACGACCTTCTTCATGGTGAACTTCCCTGACTTAGCTGGTTGGACAGCACGCTTAGCTTCGCCTGGAGTTACTCGGTAGATGTCCCTTCCCGAATGATCCTCTACCGCTTGGCGGATGAAGATCATCATCTCTGTCAAGGTCTCGAAACTCTGTACACGCCGAGGCATGAAGAACGGAGTCTCAACTGCAACCGCATGTGGGTTGTGGTAGTGCAGTTCTCGACGGACACAATCCTTTAGGGTGTTCTGTCTCGCCCATCTGGCGCCATGAGACACTACGGTCCCTTCGTGACGCGAGATGAGCTTTTCTGCCACGAACGTCTCTTTCGTAACGACGTGGTAGTGACCCAGCCTAAGGTCGAGAAGAACAATCACCATCCCCAACATGGACGAACCGTTATCGATCGCCATGATCCGGTAGATGTATGAATCGTCTTGGTATTTCATGTTCTCACCTTAGGCAGTTACGTTAAACCCCGCCGAGTAGCGACATGGTAATGGTTGGGATCTGACCGGTAGCCAGCAGAGGTTGGACAGCACCTACTTCAAGGTTGAAGTCAAAGCCTTTGCTGTTGAAGATCAGCTCGTAGTGGCCACTGATGATCGCAGTGATCTGCGCACCGATGGCTTCCTTGAACTGGACAGAGCCAGCCGAGGTGTTGATGGAGACGTCCGCCATGACCGCGGTGCAGAAACCAAACTCGGAGATGATCGCCATCCGGCGGTCGCCGAAGAGGATCTCTGCCACGTTGTACATTTCAGCGACGTCTTGCTCGGTGAACGGCATGGGCACGATGGCCGAAGTGGCCAGGTACTCGTTGCTGGTGGTGACCGCTTCATCGTTCGGAATCGACGCCGGAGTGGGCGACAGGTTCTTCTCGGTGTAGACGTATTCCTCGATGTCTGGCTGACCGTCGACCATGGTACGCTTGGTCATCTTCGGCACTACGCCGTCCATGCTCAGGCGCTTACCGTAGTAGGCGTAGTAGCTGACGTTGTCAACCGTGATGGTCTTGCGCAGGCAGTACTTGGTGCGCTCGCCTGGCGTGAGGTCGTCGTTGATCGGTCGGATCACGAACGGCAGGTGTTTGAACAACCCTGCGTCACCCGAGCTGTGGTCCAGGATGTCGGACAGCGGGATCTCGTTCGGCCCCATGGTGTAGGTGTGACCACCGATACCGATGGTGTAGAACTGAAGCGTAGGGCGCATGTTCGGTTGAAGCACGGCATTCGCTTGGATGTCGAACTTCTGGTTCAACGTGGTGTTGTCGAACTTCTCGAACGGAGTGCCCAGAAAGTTGGACACTTGGAGATAGTTCGACAACTGCGTCGGGACGATCTTTTGCATGGGGCGGCCTTTATGGTCAGAAAGAAATACAGTTCATACGATAGCGCGGGGATTACTGGTCTTGGATCGGGAGATTATCGATCCTTTCACGACGCAGCCACGAGTCACGGTTGTAGTACCCGATAACCCATTGCCCACGGATATTCGTGCAGTGTTCATCGGAGAATTGAACGATCAAGATGTTGGACACCTTTGGATCGTTAATGTAAACCTCACCCGTGTTCAAACCGTTGTAAACCACCTTCGTACCGTAGAGGTTGAAGGGGTTCTGGTTCTGCGTGAATACCCAGTCGTCGCCAGTGATGGCCTTGGCTGTGTCCACAATCCACTTCTCTACCAAGTCGCCCGGCTTCAGGTTCTTCATGACGTAGTCATGGTCCACGAAGCGGTTGTTTGGCAGGATCATCTCGGCCGGCATCTTGTGATGCTCCTCAGGTCCCAAGTACTTCAGGACTTCCAAGGTGGTCTTGATGTCGCGGTTGAGGAATTGGACAGCTTCCCGGATGTAGACGTGGATCTCGCCAACGTAAATCGGATGCTCGGGCTTCATCTTGATGATGAGGTTGTAAGCAATCGGTTGTACGAAGTCAGAACACGCGTCGGTCTCCAAGATGGAACCCATGTGCGTACGGAACAGTACTTCATTCAGACTCACCTCGACGAACTCCAGTGTGACGAGTTCTTTATCAAGGTAGAGACCATACTGTTCGCTTAAAGCTTTCAGAATTACCTCATCCGAGTTGTCCACGCAGTAGATCACGAACGGTACAGAGATGAAGAGGTCCTGAATCACACGGCGACGGTACACCAACTGCGCTGACTTGCGCCACCCTGACTCAGGGGTCGGAATGACTTCAATGCCGGTGAGGGTGTTGCCCGTAGGACGGTGGTTGTTGTAATCGTTCAGGTGTTGAACGTTGATCTGTGGAGCAGGCTCCGAGACCGGGTACGGGAGACCGAACTTGACCTGCCAAGGCTCGATGGCCGTTTGGTTGGTCATGTTCATGATGTCCAGTAGCAGTTGGTTAGCGGGCTTGTTATACCGCAACGGGCGGACGTACATGGTCACCTCTAAGCTTTCAGGATGGTCATCTGCCCGTACCACCGCAGCGAGTTAGGACCCGCTTTCAGGATGGCGTTCTCAGGCGTGAGGACCACGGATTCAAAGTCCGATTCATCAAAGACGATACCGGTGCGTTGCGTGATGGTTCGGGCCACGTCGTGACTGACCACCTCACCGAAGTAGTCCATGACGAATGGCTGAGGAAACAAATCAGTCAAGTTCAAGCGAGTCACTGTGATGTCCCCTTTGCCACTGAAGCGGTTTGCCTCAGAGTTGCTGCGCTGGGGAATGGCCTTGAGCCGTACAGTGATGTCTGGGCCTTCGCTGCTCAGCACCTGATCCAGTCCCACGAAGCGCGGGTTGAGTTGGGTGCCGTGGGTTTCATTGAAGGCGATCAGCATCGCTTGGAACGGGGTGTAAGTGAGCAGTTGATCAAGGGAGAAGTTGGACATGATCAGTTAGCCTTATAGTCGATGGTCAACTCGCCCGTGTAGCGCAGGTTGTCCTCTTTGAAGGTGATCGTCAGCGTCTCCAGCGTCCCCGATGGAATCGACGGGTAAGCCTGTGCATTCACATCTGCTGCCGTGATGGGGAACCCGGTCTGCAACGCTACCTGCTGCACCATGTACTGGATGGTCGGCACTGACGGACCGTTCACCAAGAACTGTGACCCGTTGGTGCTCCAACCAAAGTCGTACCGGGTGTACACCAAGTCCACATCACCCAAGTAGAAACCATCGCCTGTGGCAGTGGCTCGGATCTGAGTGTTGTCGTACCGGTATCCGGAGATCTTGAGGGGCTCACCAAACGAGGTCAGGGCAGGTTCCAGTGGATACGGCAACGTGTTGTCTGCCTGCATCTGGTTCAGCAGTCGTTCTTTCGGATCGTTGCTGAAGTAACCCACTTCCCGGAAGCCCACCAAGGTGGTCTCTTTGATGACGTCTACCAACTGACGTTGCTTGGGCTTGATCGTGAACGGTGCACCACCCCAGAGCAGGAACTGCCCGGGGTTAACGGTAATCACCTGATCGCCCACGGCGGAGACAGGTTGGTCCACCACCTGCTCCGAGCGATCTGCCAAGCCATTGGAGGTCAGGTAGATCCGCATCAGTTCACGGGTGGTGGTAGGTAGGTCAGCACGAATGACCTTACCGTAACGCGTCACCAAGGCAGTCACTGGGATGCGCTTGTAACGGATGGGCTGTGCCCCCTGATACGGCCAGAGAGACACGTGGGCTTTATCCCGATTGACCTTGACCAAAGCAGTGGCGTACTTAGGGTCTGTAGGGTCTGCTGTGACGTCGCTGTACTCAAAGCCAGCCGAGTCTGCGCTGTTCTTGAGTAGCGTGCTCAGAAGCTGTTTGAAGGCCTCCTCGTCAGACACCTGGAGGGCCGTCAGAGCCAGCTGCGTCCCGTTAAGGATTTGTGAAGTCATCGGTCTGCGTCCTGTTGAAAAGATCAGCAATCGGTTTGGTGGTCAATGACGGGATCACGACTTTCTTACCGGTGAGGGTCGCCAAGTCCACTTGTGGTTGAGTCACGACTCCGAAGAGGGTACCCAGTGCCACACCGTGTGCCAAGAACTGGTTCAGTCCTGACAGTTCAAACTCCAAGCCAATGTCCACTTCCATGTCATGGGCAGAGTGCTGATCCATGGTCTGGATGGTGACACCACTGACGTCAATCAACTGGTGCAACTTAGCAGCCCCGTGGAACTCCATGGGCACGGCCAACGTGGCAGGCAATCGAATGTCGTGGGCGGCAGTACCACCTTGGTTGTGCCAACGGACGTGACCCCAGTCAAACATGACCACGGCGTCTTCGTTGATCTGTTGAATGTACTGCACGCTGTACGAGGACAGCTGCGACATGATGTTGAGCATGGCCCGTTGGATCTGTTGCAGGGTCATGGCAGTGCGCAACTTCAGACCAGTCGCCTGGTTGATGATGTTGAGCATGATCTCATCCAGCTCAGCCGGAGTGTAGCTCTCAAAACTGAGGCCACGTGTCCGAAGCCACGCTGAATAGTTCTGCCCGTGATCCATGTCCACTGGGATGTCAGCATAGAAGCGGTTACACATCAACTGCATCTCAGCGTACGTCCAGAGATCTTCCCGGAACACATACAGGTCACGGTGCAACAGCATGCGCTGCTGGATCTTCTCACAGACGGCCAGGAAGGCATCGACCGAGACGTAGCTGGTGATGTCGACGTTGTCCTTTAATGCAGCGTGAATGAACTTGTCGGAGGTGTGAGCCTTGGTGGTCATGCCACGCAGCTCTTCAAACTTCGGCAAGGGCATCCGACGGACACGTTTGGCCTTGATCTGTGGGATCTCGACCATGTCCACACCCAGACGCAGCATGTACAGGTACTGGTAAACGATGAACGCTTCCTTCATGGACAGCTTAAAGCTCTCCCCACCGTTCGGAAGCTGCAACGTCAACACCGTTTGATAGATGCCGAGGTCAGCGAAGTAGATCCACTGGTTCAACAGCACATCAGCGAGGGTGTAAGGCTCCGATTCCTTCATGTCGAGCACGTTGGATTCAAGGACCTTGGTGTCCACCTCAGCATTCAGGCTACGAACGGCCGATGCAGGGATGTACTCCTGAGCGTATTCCTCTTCCCCAGGGTTGGAACGCGCCAAAGTGCGCTGCAAGTCCAACATCTGGCGGGTGTTCTTCATGTCCAGACCCAGTGCAGACGGAATCCCGTTGATCGAGGACCGCATGTACTGAATAGCCGGGTCAAACGTTGCTACCACGTCGGCATCATTCTGCTGAAGGGTGTATTCAGCCACCGGGAAGTTGCGTTCCGTCATCACATTGTCGATCAACTCACGGAAGATCTCGTCTTTACCGTTGTTGCGCATGATGTAACGGATGTTACGGTAGAAGTACAGGCGCTGGAACTCGTTCATCTGGCTGTAGTACTGATCCAGAGGACCGAACGAGGCCAAGTAACGACGAATGTGGTAACTGTGCACTTGTGGAGTGTGGCAGTTCTCACTGCGGATGCTTTTAATAGCCCCCGGCATCGCCATGAACAGGATTGCCAACCGTGCAGCCGTGAAAAGACTGTTGTTGATGCGGTAATCGTCCTGTGCCCAACGCGTAAACTGCGCCGTGATCCACTCTTGCAGCTTCGGAATCAGGTTCGTCTCCCGACCTTCAACCAACGAAGAGTCAAAATAGAGAATACTATGATCCGGCGCGGCAATTGCCGTGGCCATATCCACCGGGTTCAAAATCCCGTGGATCAACATGTCCTGCTTCGGGTATTTGGTGATGAGTTCGGTGTAATACCGAGACCCGTATTGGTACTCACGCCAAGTAGCGCGGTGGATGTCCATATTCTCACGTGTGAAGTCGATTTCCTCATGGGTGTCCATAGAGGTGACTTTCATCAGCGTGTCGGTCGGGTGATACCGGCCGTTCAGGTTGAGGTAATACTTCCAGGTCTCAGGCGCATCGTCTTTCACCTCTTGTTTGAGGGCAGACAAGCGACTATTGAGGACCTGACAAGTAGCCTCATCTTTCACCACAAGGGTGGCGGCCAGTTTGGTCACCGACTCGTGATAGATCTGATAAAGATTACTCATCGTTCGATTTCCAGACGGATATATAGAGGTAAACATGACTGACGAAGTACGGCGGTTTACGAGATTTGCTGCGAACCGTTCTATTCCGAACGAGGTCAAAGCAGCCATCTCCAAACTACAGGCCGACCCCCACGGAACTGGCAACCAACGCAAAAACATGCGGCTGCCCGATGGTCGTGTACTGGCTCATGTTGCCAATACGACCATCGGTAACATCCGAGATGCGCGCAACCTGTTCCAAGTCTTGCCGGACATGGACTATGCGCGGCAGATTCTGATTTCGGCAACGATCTCGCCTGGTGACTTGACGGACACCAAGGTGCTGTACAGCATCAAAGATACATCCATGGATAGCAACCTGTCAGGGCCGCTTCTCAGGAAGGTTCAGGAGTTCTTCGATAATTCCTATAGGATTAGACCGCTGCTGCATCCGATGTTGAACGATGTAATGTTCGAGACCGGCAGCTACCCAATCCTGATTATGCCGGAATCCTCGATTGACCGTATCATCAACTCCGATAACTACGGCGGAGTGTCGATGGAGTCTGCGTTGCAGACGCTGGACGGTCACCTGAAAGAAGAGACTGACGGCAACGGCAATTATGTCCCTTGGGGCATTCTGGGTAACTCCAGCGCTGCCAAGGAAAAGGTGGACAGCTACACTGGCGTGTCGTTTGAAAGCCTGTCGTTCGGCAATGACCAACGTGCTGGGGCTTACAACGGGGACATTCAGTTCAGCGGCATGAAGGTCAGCCTTGAGCAGTTGCTGGTTGACGTGGACGAGAACAAAGAAGCCCGTACCAAACTGACTGAGGCCAGTGCCAAGGCTGTTAAGTTGGTCGAAGGTAAAGGTTCGACGATCACTGTGTCTGACAACCTCACCATCCTCAAGCGCCCGATGGTCGTGGACGCCAAGCGTAAGCTGGCAGTGCGTCGCATCTATGGCGGCAAGTTGCACCAGCGTGCGTCGTTGGAAAGCCGTGCTCAGGCCGGTGATAAAGACGCAGCCCGTAACTTGGCAGCCGTTGAGCGCAGCATGTACCAGAAGCGTCGCTACCAGCACGTCCCTGTACAGCCATTGCTGACCCATGCACAGACCGGCACTGAGACCTACGGTCACCCGCTGGTCATGCACTTGCCTTCTGAGTCGGTGATCCCGATTCACGTACCAGGCAACCCGTCGGAGCACGTGGGTTACTACGTGATGCTCGACATCGACGGCAACCCGATCAACGTTGCGGATCAATCGTCGTACTACGATGACATCCGTTCGCAGATGAACAATGTCGACAGCTACGCCTCGCAGATCATTCAGCAAGCGCGTCGTGGGTTCGAGGGTTCGGGCGGTCTTCAGAATGAGATCGTGGATGAGTTGGGCAAGGTCTACTCCGACACCGTAGAACGTGATCTGTTGGCACGTCTGCGCAGCGGTGCTCTCTCGGGTAACTACGAGCTGGGCAAGACTGAGAACATCAACCGCATTATGTTCTCTCGCCACATGAAAGGTCAGAAGACCGTCATGTTGTTCGTTCCGCCAGAGATGATGACGTACATCGCCTTTGACTACAACGAATTCGGCGTAGGTAAGTCCGTGCTGGAAGACGGCAAGATCCTCGGGTCGATCCGTGCTTCGATCATGTTGGCTAACACCTTGGCCACCCTGAACAACGCAGTCGGCGGTAAGACGGTTGAGATCGGTCTGGACCCTGAAGACGAAGATCCAGTGTCGACGGTGGAGTTCATGCTCTCCGAACACGCGAAGGTCAACAGTCAAGGCTTCAGCAAGATCATTGGTTCGACTCACCCATTGGGTTTGGCGGATCAGATTCAGAACCATGGTGTGAACGTGGTGGTCTCCGGTAACAGCCGGTACCCTGAAACCACCTTCAACGTCAACCAGCGTGAAGGGCAGAACAAGCCAGTCGATGCTGAGTTTGAAGAAACCATGCGCCGTCGTCACATCCAGATGTTCGGTCTCTCGCCGGAGGTCATGGAGGGTATCAACCAGTCGGACTTTGCGACCACGGTCGTACAGAACAACCTGATGCTCCTCAAGCGTGTGATTCAGAGCCAGGAGAAGTTCGAGCCATTCCTGACGGACTTCGTGCGCCGTTACGTATTGAACTCGGGGATCTTCCTGACCGAGATGCGTCAGCTGATCAGCGACAACAAGCAATACCTGCCAGACCACATCAAGGGCGATCCGAACCTACAGGACGACATGCTGCAAGTCGATGCATTCCTGTACGAGTTCATCGAAGCACTCTGCGTGGGCCTGCCTGCACCAGAAGTGGGCGACATCAAGAAGTCCATGGAATCGTTCGACTCGTACAGCGAAGCGCTGGACAAGGTCATCGACGCCTACATGAACGAAGAGATGTTCGCAGCAGATTCGTCTATCGGCATGGAAGAGCTGATTCCAAACGTCAAGGCTGTTGTCAAGGCCGAGTTCCAACGTCGCTGGCTGCGTCACAACAACGTCATGCCAGAACTCGATGTGTTCAACACTGTCTCGGAAGAAGAGGGCTCTCCAGTCTTCGATCTGCTCGAGGCCAGTGCAGAGCATCTTGATGGCCTGAACAACTCCATCTCCGAGTACGTCAAGAAAGTGGTCAAGGCCGCTAAACGTCGTGCGAAGGTGTTGGAGAAACTCACGGCTGGCAAGACGGAACTGGAAGACGCGAAGAACGCTGCAACCGCAGGTCCTGAGGGCGGTGATGGCTTAGACGGTGGTATGGACGCCACTGATCCGAACGCTGATCCATTGGCCGATCCCGATGCTGATCCATCCTTGAGTGGTGGTGATGAGTTGGACTTCGATGCCGACCCTAACGCTGATCCAGCAGCGGACCCAGCAGACCCAAGCTTGGACCCAGACGCAGATCCTGCGGCAGCGGACCTTGATGCTGATCCAAATGCTGACCCTGCGGCTGAACTGGGCGATGACTCGGCCATTGCTGAAGCGCCTGCTGAAGGTGCTGATGCTGCACCGGCTGATGCAGACCCAATGGCAGCACTCGATGCTCCGGCAGACGGTGAACCTGCTCCAGAAGGCGAGCTAGATGCATTGGCAGACCCTGATGCGGAACCTACGGACCCAGTTGATCCTGACTTGGACGTAGCGCCTACTGATCCGGTTGATCCAGAAGCACCGGCTGATCCTGATCTGGAACTCCCAGCGGGCGATGAGCCAGTCGACCCTGAGGCGCCAGTAGATCCGGACGCTCCAGCCCCTGATGTAGACGCACCGATTCCTGATGCGGATGCACCTGTAACTGAAGAGCCGGCTGACCCTGTCGTGGATGAGAACGCGGATAGCGATTTGATTCCTCAAGACAACGACGTCGATCCGGTACCTGACACGGAGTTGGGTAACAATGGTCTGGAAGTGGGTGACTTGGCAGATGCTGATGTAGCGGCTGCTGAGGTGGATGCAGAGAACCCTGAGCTGGCTCCTGATGAACCTGCTGCTCCAGTCGAGCCTGTGGAAGAACCGACCGACCCTGTCGACCCGGTAGATCCAGAGGCGCCAGATGCACCGCTGGAAGAAGAACCTACTGACCCTATCGATCTTGATGCGGACCCAGTAGAGCCGGTTGATCCTGAGGCACCTATCGAAGAGGAAGGTGCTCCGACTGATCCGATCGAAGAACCAACCGATCCCGTTGATCCTGACGCAGAACCGGTTGAGCCTGTAGATCCGGAAGACCCTGAAGCTCCAGTAGGCGATGAACCTCCTGTGGTGGAAGATGAACCTGTGGACCCTGATGCCCCTGTGGTAGAAGAGCCTACTGATCCAGTCGAGCCTGATGCTGATCCTGAGCCTCCTGTTGTTGAAGAGGAAGAGGAGAAGTCTGAGGAGGAGAAAGAGAAGGACAGGGAGAAGGACAAGAACCAGAGAAAGGCTGATGCGGCTGTCAAAGCGTTGAAGCTCCCTAACAAGGGCTCTATCTTGGACAACCTGCCTGACAATCCACCACCGAAGGTGTAACGGTATTAGCGAGGGGCCTTCGGGTCCCTCGTTATGCTGTTTGTAATTTATTCCGTTGTCGTCTCATCCTCTGAGTAATTTCGAAATGCTATAAAAAGCATTGTCGAAGTGTAACGAAGACAATGCGCAAGCGGAGGAGCGGAGCGACGACCTCTCTTATGCTTTATAGTGAACTGGGGACAGGGATGATTGACATCAAGATCGTAGCTGACTTTCTATTACTCATCGCACTGGTCATCAGTCTGGGATGTAGTTCGTGGGTAGATGGGTACGTCAAGCAGAAGAACATTGAAGCCATCAAGGGTGCTGCTAGTTGTGCGTCTATTCTCCAAATGGGACTGTGCATCATGATGGTGGTAAAGATCGGTGTAGCACTGTTACATGGGGGAGCGCAATGAAGTCCATTATCTTGGTCATCATGGGGATACTGGTGACCTTCAGTATGGTCGTGACCGTAGACCTGCACAGCAAGATTCAATACACCAGCTACCGGGATCACATGCGGATCATCTGGTGGTCTGGGTTTACTCAGTTCATGGTGTTGATGTTTATTGTCCCGTGGCTGTTCATGCGGCACGTACGACTTGTTAACGTGGGGTGGTGATGATGAATTCATGGCTGGTGTTGTTTATCTTGGTGATGTCCTTGATGCTGTACTTCCACCTCAGACGGTTGGAAGGTAAGCTGGCCAAGAGCACGTACCTGTGGAATGAAGTAGGGGCTCTACAGGGTTGTCGTATCGTGCTGGGCATCTTTGTCCTGATCACCTTTCTAGTGTTGGCTGATCGGTACGCCTACGACCTCTATCAACTGGGGAGCACGCGATGACCATGTCTGGAGTGTGGTTCATGGGCACTGCGGTGGCCGTGGTGCTGTACATGATCCTGATGCTGTTTGCCATGCGGTTCATCCTGCTGCGGATCAGTGAAGAGCGTACACCGTGGCGTCGGGGTTACTACAAACTGCTGGGTGTCTCCAGTGTCATCAACCTGGTCTTCTGTGGGGCAATCGTGTTTGCCTTGCTTCAAACCTTAAAGCACATGGAGGGATGGTGATGAGTCGTTCAGTGAAAGACGAGTTGGCACACATTGATGCCGAGATCGTCTACATCGACAAGATCTTGTTGGCCATGCGTCAAGCGGCTGAGGAGAAGCGTCGCACGTTGCACACACCTCATCTGGAATACTGCGCAGACTCCCACCTCCTGCGTGAGCGGTTGGAGATCAAGAAGGTCGGTCTTGTCTCTCGTCGTCAACGGGTAGAGATCTTCAAGGACATGCCTGAACGTCGTGCAGCATTACGTCGTATCTGTGGTGCAGAACCCATCGTAGACGGTGAGCCTTAGGGCTCCCGTTTTTATGCTGTTTCTCAATTCGATTCAAACTTACTGTGGCAATACATCACTCTAGTGTCAACGATCGTTGCGATGTTTGTTTACGGCGTTAGACTTGTTGAAAATAGCTGAATGGTAAAAAAATACAAACCTAGGACATGATGTAGGAGAAGGTACCAGTCTCCGGAGATAGTCTCAGGCGCGCGGATCGGCAATAGCCACCGCCCCTGACTATCTGCTATGCCGCCGCACAGAAATCGTTACTCTATAGACACTATGGGAAAACCATCATGGGACAATCCGTAGCACCTCAACGTCGTAGTAGTGATCGAATTATTGACTCGGCTTACGACGATCATTTGAAAGACTTAGAAGTCAAGAACCCAGCAGCGCTCTCCCTTGTAAGGCGCTACCTGCGGGACTCCGTGGTCTTTCCAATGCCCGTCCGTCCAAGCCTTGATGTACCGGTACGTCCCACCCTGTAACAAAGCTTTGCCCCACTAGAGAGCGATACCGCTGTCTCAATCGACGACACCCTTTCGTCACCGGCCATGTTGCCGGTCTACACCCCATCCCCTAAACGAGGGTGATGGGGTGTAGGGGTGTTTATGTCATTTAACCAGGAGTAGCAATGAAGCACGCGTATCTGTACACCGACACTGAATCCAACAGCGGAGGCGGTAAGCTTCTGTCTGCTGCAATGGTCAGTAACCAAGGACATCGGTGGTATGAAGCTGTAGAACTTCCAGAAGGCACTGAGCTGGAGTACTGGCCTCGTAAACACGTGATCCCGCTATTGGGTAAGCCTCAGCTCCCTCGTGAGGCTGTCATTGAGTCATTGAAGAAGTTCCTCTGTCAGTTTGACCGAGTGACCTTGGTCATTGATAACAACTCGGATGCCAATCACTTCGCTAAGCTGTTCGAAGATGCCAAAGCACCGTGCCTGATCGACATGTTGTTTGTTCGCCCCCTCGTTGGCGTCAAGCACATCTCCAGAGTCCCACACAACGCTCTCAGCGATGCCTATGGCTTGATGGAAGCGGTACTGGGGTCAACGGTGGTCGATCATCGTGGCGTCTCTCCACGGGACGTCTATGGCTTCCTTGAGGCCAACCACATCGGACTCACCGTGATCAACAGCGAGTTCAAAACCATTGACCTGACACACAACGGTGACGTGATCATTGAAGTGTGTCCAGTCAAGTCCTCTAACCGTACGACTGTCGATCGTTGGACTGACAGTTACAACCACGCCATTGGGTCGATCTACCTGACCCATGTACTTCACCATTCAGGAGAGCAACATGCGCCACTCAAATTTGTCAATTAAGCAACTGACTCCGTACACTGCCAAACAACCCGAATGGCAGATCCCGGCTAGCGTTGACACCGAGATGTTCGCGGTGTACGCCACCTACCCAGGTGACAACGGTGATCAGGTGTACGTGTCAGGTTACCTGTCTCCCGGTCAGAAGCTTGACCTCGAGAACATGGAGGCGGCGTATCCAGCCAACGTGTGCATCACTCGCAAATGGATTCGTAAAGGTAAGACCGTTGCCCTGACCACACCGAATAACAATGCCCCGCTGTATCTTGAAACACTGGGCCAGCTGGTAGAGCGTGTAGGGAACGACGATAGACCGTTCTACTTCAACAACCGTCTGGGCAACTACAAGGACGATGACTTCAAACCAAACGATCCTGTAGCGGTCTTTGCGTTGAAGGTGACCCGTGACTTGATTGGCGATCTCATCGTGAACAACCTCTTGAGTGGTGAGTTCCGTATGCAGGGCGGTTCATGGGATGCTATCTCCGTCGGCACAGTAGGGACGATGTCATACATGGGCATCGCTGCCATGCTCGATAAGCTAGAAGTCCTGCCCGACGTCCGACTGAACATCCAGACCAGCGTGGGTGGTGAGACATTGGTCTACGTCAACAACGGTCGTAGCGGCACTTACCGCTGGCCGACATTCTTACTGTAACACCGCACAATCACCAGGAGGACATCATGCCGAAACCCAAAGCAATCACTACCCGTGTCGACATGGCAGCTCAACCGCCATTCAAGAAACAACCTCCGTCGTTTCCTGACATCAACTACGATCAAGTCCTGTACACAGTGCACATCCAGTTCGAATGGCAAGAGCACTGCGTCCGCTTCATCGGCTACTTGTCACCGGGGACTCCGTATATCGAATACAGCAAACTTGACCCATTGGGTACGCTGTCTCTGTCACGGCTGCTGGTCAATGACAAAGATGGGAAGTACCTCGAAGACTTCCCGCAAGATGCTCCGTTGATGAAGACGTGGTACGGTGATAAACAGCTCACCATCAAACAACTTTGTGAAGAGCTGGGTATTCAGGACCGCGACATCAATGTCTTCACCCAGCCCGGCAACGCCGCCACATGGGGAGCGTCCACGGACTACGAAGACACCCCAGAGCACAAAGACTTGGCTGAACTTCATGAGCAGGTAATCCCACTCATGATCAAGCACGGTCTCGGCACTGTGAAGTTGCTCTGCGAAGATGGGCAGGTGGCTCTGGTGGCCATGTATCCGTTGGGTCTGGCACTGGCTGACGTGCCTGGCTTCTGCAAAGCCATGACAGGGCTGGTGGGTGATCGTCATCTGCGCATCCGTGCACACGGTGCAGGGGGTTCAACGTTCGATCTGCACAAGGGCGAGAAACACATTGTACAAACGTTCCCATCGTTCATGATGTGACATAAAGGCCTAGGGGTAATTCCCTAGGCTTCTTTTTTCTTTGTTTAAATGCGATTCGAATTTATTTGGACAATACATAGTTACAGTGAGCAAGGAGAATAATCTACTTGCCAATACTAACCTTGTAGGAGAAACACCATGGAAGCTAAACAAATCGCTGTTGCTGTTGCCGGTACCGCTGCTGTTGCAGGTCTGGGCTGGTTGGCAAAACGCACGATCTCGAAGATGGTCGCCAAGAAGGCCGTCACTCCTGAACTCGTAGCGACTGCCAAAACGGCTGTTGAATTGTCTCGCATCAATGCGAACAACGAACTGATCAACAACCTGAAAGCCAAGTCCGGTCGTGGCCCTGGTGACCGTAGCCCACTCGAAGCTACCTTCGATCACGTCTACGCCAACATCGACACCCTGCTGGACTTCGATCCTCGCTGGAAGAATGGCACCGGTTACTTCAACGGTGCTCAGACTGTCGGCCTGGCCAATGGCAACATGGCTAAAGCGACTGGCGACTGTGGCCGTCGTTTGATCCTGATCGGCACTGAGTTCGGAACTGCTGTGTTCTTCGAACGCTTCACTCTGGGCCATGGCCCATTCGTGGTGGTGCACAACTCGGCTACTCAATACCGTGACCAACTGCCAAACGGCAGCCTCACTGTTGAGCAGTTCAAAGACTTCATCAGCGCAATGCAAAAGTAAGGAGGCCATCATGGCTCGTATCCTGACCACCGTTGCAACAGTCATCGTTATCCGTGTCGCCATGGATATCTACTCGACGTCGAAGTTTCGGCAACGACTGATGACCCGCAACTCGTAACAACTGGGGGTGGCAACACCCCTAGCTTTACCCCCCATTCGAAACCAGGAGTTTCACCATGCGTAATTTCATCGTTGCTGTTGCTGTTATCGTCACCGTTCGTGTAGCCGCCAACCTGGCACTCCATGCGATCGCCAAGAAGTGCTTCGAAACCCAAGCACCTAACACCCCGAGTTGAATCAGTCTGAAGGCTTTCTAACCGAGAGCTTTCACATGATCCAATTACCCCTACCCCGTATCACAGGAGATACACCATGAAAGTTTTCACTTACAACCCTACCGCCGCTTGTATCGCTCTGACCCGCATCGGTAAAGTCCGCGGTCTGACCGTGGAGTTCAACAGCGGTTCTGACGTGACCTTCAGCCGTCGCGGTATGGGTTACGAGCTGTCCCGCATCCGTGACGACTACGACCTGAGCCTCTTCATGTTCACCAGCAAGGTGGATGAGTTGAGCCACGAAGAAAACGTCATGCTGGTTGCAGCAATGATGTTGCTGAACATCACCTCGGTGAAGGTGGGTTCTGAAGTGATCACCCTGGGCGCCGTGACTGGCATCACCCACACGATCATCATCGACTCCCCACAGCCTCAGCCGGTGCGTCACGCATCGAACTGGGACACTGCTGAAGAGTTCGCTGTCAGTGGTCACCGCAATCGCTCCACCCCGAACTACAGCCGTCCTGTACAACCCATCAAGATGCCAACGACCAAACGTGGTTGGTTGGCACTGGGTGTTGCTACCGTAATCATCGGTGTCGCAACTGCCGCAGCTGCGGCCGCTGCCGCTGATCAATAACCTAACCGCTACTCCGGAGTAGAACCATGGCACAAGTATTGACTGTTAACCAGATCCGCACTCAAATCGCTGTCCGTACCGCATGGGAAGACAAGATGGCTGGTGGGATCTCCAAGTGCATGCAGCAGATCGCTGCTAGCTTTGGCCGTAAGATCCACGGTGAATCGGATCTGTCCTTCCGCACTCGTGCTATTGGCGAGATCGTCAAGCGCATGAACGTGGAAGGTGTTCCGAAGGATGCCAAGAAGGCACTCTACGCACTGGACGTCTGTGACAAGCTGCCACAAGAAGTCATCGGTAACAAGTTGGTGGGCATCCCGTTCAACAGCGATGAGATGGCCATGAAGTTGGCTGACATCGCGTGGGAAGAAGGCGCTAAGCACGGCCTCGAAGTCATGACCTACTAAGGAGCGCGACATGAGCCTGAGTCAAGAAGTCTTGGACATGCAAGCCAAGATGAAAATCAAACCAGACCTGTCGAATGTCCGTCAGCGGTTGAACAATGCCTCACTGACCATGAAACTCAAGTACTGCAAAGCGGTACTGCGTGACGTGGTCGAGGGGTTGAACGACAGCACACCGGGTCCTAAAGGCGTCACTGGCTACTTCATTGACGCTGAAGGTAACAAGCGCGACGTTCGTGAGATCAGTCAGATCATCGATGAGGTCTTCTTCCCACCTCCGACCCCCGAGCAAGCGAAAGCTGCTCAGGAGTACTTCGAGGCGGTGGAGAAACAACCAAAAGAAAACATCACGGTCATTGAGATCCCTCCGTCGAAAGGACAGTGGCCGTTCGATTAACACCTACAGAAAAGAGCCTTCGGGTTCTTTTCTTTTTCATCATTTAGGAATCACCATGAAGCCAGAACGCTTAGTCATCGAACGTCGTAACGGGCGGCTCGGTCTAGAAGAACAACTTCTCATGAGTCATGCAGAAGAACATCACATCCCGGTGCTGATCTGCTACGAGAAACAGATGTCCCGTAACCAGATCCCATTGTACGCCACGGATCTGGTGGCTGGCAGTGTACCGTTCATGAAGCACGCTCTGCGTCAATTTGATAAAGTACTGCCTGACGAGGACTGCTATCCAGAGTGCTTGTACCATCACCTGCATCGTAACGTCGCCAAGATGTTCACGCTGCGTGATGCAAAGAACCTGATCGAAGACGTGGGTTCACATTTCGTCAAACCGGTTGCCTTGAAACGTTTCACAGGGTTTGTTACTTGTGACTCCATGGACCCTCGGTTCAATGGGGCGTCGGATAAGCTGCCAGTGTGGGTCGGTGAGGTCGTAGAGTTCGTCAGTGAATGGCGTTGCTACGTGGCCAACGGTTGCTTGCTGGACATTCGCTTTGCGGATCACGGCGGGGACCGTAACATCAAACCCAATCGCGGCATCATCTTAGACGCTGTCCGGGACTTGACTGAAAGTGCTGCACCAGCAGGCTACGCAGTGGACTTCGGTGTACTCTCTACAGGACAGACTGCATTGGTTGAACTCAATGACGGTTTCTCCATCGGGGCGTACGACGGGATCGAGCCTTCCGTGTACTGGGAAGTAATCCAGGCCCGTTGGGACCAGTTGATCAGCTAAACGGCATAAGAGGGAGCCCTAGGGCTCCCTCTCACGTCTTTCTTTTTTCTTTGTTACGCTGCGATGCGCAGGTTGTTCGGGTGCAGACCGTCGACGTACTTCTGCGCTACCTTGGCAGCGGCTTCCGCTTTGGTGATCAGACCATCACGGTTGGCATCCAGCCCTTTGTTCTGAAGGTAGGCCTTGGACTTGGTGTTCGCTTCGCTGAACAGCACGTAGTCTTCCGGCTTGCCCACAGCAGTAGGTAGGAGGATGCGCATGTAGATGTCGCTGAGGGTCTTCAGCTTGCCCTTGTACGGCTTGAAGAAGTTGTAGACGTAGTCGAGTTGTTGCTCGGCCGACATCTTCAACAGCGCAGGGATCGTGGTACCCGAGTCCTTGGCTGCTGCGGCACCGAACTGGATCAGACCGTAGAACGGAGCACCTGCACCATTCTGGATAGTCGGACTGAAGCCACTCTCGAACGCCATGCAGGCCATCAGGGTGTCAGTACCGTCCCATGGCAGGGCCAGATCGGTCGCGATCTTGTTGGTCTTGCGCAGGAACTCATCGGAGACCTTGACAGACCACGCAGGAGCCTTGCAGTAAGCAAACAGCAAGCCATTGATACCGTCGGCAGCCGTAGACGGCTTCGACATGTTCACGGCCTTCCGGCGAGCGTTCAGGAAAGCACCGTGAGAGGCACCGCCCCACAGACCGTCGATGATGCCCGTGTAGAAACCCAGCGCTTTGAGGTTACGCTGGAGTTCCTTCAGTTGTTCTTTAGTTGCTGCCATTGTGGAGCCCTTCAAGGTAGGTTTGCATGGCCGGGTAGCAGTCCCGGAGTTTGGCGAAGGGATAGTTGCTCATCTGCGCCGCTTCCATCTGATCATCACGACCAGTCAGACGCCAGTCAAAGCGCAGCCCTTCTTGCACCAGCGTCAACGGAGCGTTGGAGGTCGCTTCGTACTTGGTGATGTGCACGGCGTTGGAGTAATCCCACTGGGACTTCTGCAACACGCGCCATTTACTGGAACTGGTGATCTGCTCAGCCGCTTCTTGAGAGAAGGACTGCAACGTCATCGGCTCTGCCAGCACTTTGCTGTTCAGGAAGTCGTTGATGATCGCGTCTTCCAGATGCAGCATCTTCGAGGTGGCCGAGGTCTTCATGCGGAAGTACAGCTTGGTCACGTTCGGGCGATTGCGCGGGATGTACGGATGCGCTTCACCACCCAAGTGCGGAGCAGGGTCTTGTTCAGGCCACCATTCAATGGAGTAACCCACGATGGCGTACTGAAGGTCGCTCAGGTAGTTGAAGACCGTGGCTTCTTTGATCCGGCAGTTGGCTCGCAGTACCACACCTGCGTTGTCGATCAAACGCATGGTACGGAAGTGTCCACGATCCGCACCCAGGTAAAGAGGTTGTTCGTCAGCCATGATTACGCCTTGAAGTGGAAGTCGTTGATGAGGGACAGACGCATGTCAGCCGGGTTGGCTTCAACGCTGTGTTGGATGTAACTTGGCATCAGCCACAGGTCACCAGCCTTCGGCGCTACGTAATGCTCACCGAAGTGAGTGTCACGCACAGCACGCGGATAACCACGCGAGGCATTGAAGCGAGGATCGACCAGTGACATACCGGCTTTCGAATCTTCCGGGTAGTACACACTGGTCAGGCAGCTGTTGCCATGCAGGTGAGACCCCAGGGATTCACCGTTCTCGAACGACTTGCCAAAGGTGTCGATGGTGATCTCTTTCGGATCAACACCGAAGCAGCGACGGATGTATTCTTCAGCAATCGGACGCAGGATCTCATCACGGAAGTGAGCCAATGCAGGGAACTGCTCAGGCGTCACGTCCAGAGGTGTTTGGCTGCTACGAGGACACAAGCAATGAAGCATGTGAATCTCGTTGGCGAGTTCGTCGTTATCAACCTTATCCAGCAGGTTGATTTGGGCGATCTCGATCTTCCAAGGTTGGATGATGTTCATTATCGAGCCTTCTATAAGTTTCGAGTGACGTAGTACTCATGTAGCAGGGACAGTCTGATGTCCTCCGTCACATGAGGGACACTGTGTTGGATATAGCTGGGGAAGATGAAGATGTCCCCTGCCCGTGGCGAGATCGTGAAATTGCCAAAGTGGGCTTGTCGCATAGGTTTTGGGTATCCGCGACACGCATTGCCCCGTGGGTCAAACATGGTCATGCCATTGTTCGAGTCACACGGGTAGCAGATCGCGGATACCACAGAGCCTGGATGGTAGTGCGGGAACAGGCCTTCACCCGGTTCTATCCACTTGCCATTGGTCTCGACGTAGAAGTCGTCCAAGGTCGTGTCGAAGCAGCGCTTGGCAAACTTCTGAATCAGAGGGGTGATGAGGTTGTCCCGCATGTCCATCGTGACAGGGAAGTTCTCAGCGTTGATCTTCTCCTGCGAGTTGGCTTCCCCTTGCGTCATGGAGTACATCATGAAGACCTCGTTGGAAAAGGCCTCCATGTCGAACTGATCCCTGACGTTGATGCGAGCGATTTCGGTTTTCCAGGGCTGGATGATTTCCACGTTAACCTCCAAGGACGGATTGAACCCCTTCCTCCGTGCACTCGAGCATGAAGTACTTGACGGTCTGCGGTGCCCAGCCCGACTCGATCCAGTTCGGGATCTGTTGCAACCCAATCAGGATAGCGTCGTAGGTGTCTGGGTCTTCGTCGTACGGCACGAAGAAAGGGTCTTGACCCAAGAACAGGTCTTCGTCACGCAAGGCGTCGTAGATCCCGATCCCGTAGAGTTCAAACAGCTTGAACGCGTAGATGATCGCGACCGAGTACGACTTGGCCGGGTAGTACAACGGGAACGTCGCTTCACGGAAGTAATGCAACGCGTTGTCCACCAGCTCTTCGGATTCGACGATCTCCATGTTGGCAAATGCGTCGGGGTGATCAGTCACCATCTCGTTGTAGAGGCGCTGATAGTCTTTATACGGGTGTTGTGAATTCATAGTTGCTCGCCAACGAGACACGAAGCTCGTCAAAAGGGGACTGTTCGACGTGATGCACCAGGTGGGCAGGGAACGTAACCAGCAACCCTGCTTCTGGTGTGACGTGCATGAACTTTCCGTCCGGTAGATGGATGACCAGCTCACCTTCAGCGTCTGTCAGATACAGGATCGACGTGAACGCATGAGGCAAGTGGTCATGAGGGGTAAGGCCAGCCGTTCCCATGTGGAAATGGTTGGCACAGATTGTGATGTCTTGGGTGCTCATCATCTTCTGAGCAAATGGCAGGATGTTCTCCAGCGCCCAGTCAACAACTGTTTCAGTTTCGATGTACTCCTTGTTGACTTCACAGAACGCCTGTTCCAAAAGCCACTCAGGGATCTCCACCTTGTAACGTTTATCGACCCACCATTTATCATTGATCATACAGGCACATCCCAACGGTTTTTCATGTCGACGAGGCAGTCAGTGCTGCACAGGTGTGCCATGATGGCTTGAACATCACCGCGAGCACAACGGTCCAAGTGCATGCAATCGCTGCACGGTTGGTTGTTGCTGTTGTTGACCAACTGCTCCATGTACTGATCTTCCTCGAACTGCTCGATGGTTGCGTTGCACCATGGCTTCGGCACGACAAAGTCATGATGGAAGATCGGGAACTTCTCGATCAAGGTCGGTGTGTAGTACAACTTGCCCGAACGATACGTGGCCTCCAGAGAGTCCGCCAGAGGCTTGATCAGGTACCGGGTGAACTCTGTGTCCTTACATGCGTGAATCACGTCACAGAACTTCCCAAAAGCCCTCAGGAAGGCAGAACGGTTCATCAGGTCATCGAACCCTTTGCGTACATGAGGGAACACGTACTCCACCAGCCGTTTCACCCCGAAGTCCAACTCATGAATGGCCTGATTGGTCTCGACACTGAACTGGTCAATGGAGTCACCGGTCATGTTCACGGTCAGGTAGAGCAGTTCGAACTTCACATCAGGCAGGTGGTCAATGACGTACTGCACACGACGGTTGATCAGCTCTTGGTGCTTGGGGTTGTACGTGCTCTTGAGTGGGAACGGGGTGGCAATCGTGAAGGACTTCCCTTTCATCAGGAAGTTGACCTTCTCACACAGCTCCTCCAGTCCGTCGTCCGTCAACAGAGCCAGCGGCAACACCATCGAATCGTAACGCTGAGCCAACTGGAAGATCAACGGGTGGTCAAGGATGTCCACCCCGGCCTTGGAGGCGATCACATCTACAGGCCCGATGGTGAATTCACGCAGGCGATAGCCCGCAGCCTTCATGTCATCGACCATGTCCAGCAGCTCACGCCGGTCTTTATTGAAGGGACCGGGATCGAAGTCCTTGTCCACCATACAGCCGACGCATTGGAACTTACAGCCTTGTAGAATCTCAAGCGTCAGGTTGAACGCTCTACTCTGAATCATTGTCGACATACTGCAACCCCACGAGGCATTCACGGATCTGCATCCGTTCCATGATATTGATGATCCCCTTTTCGCTACAACTACTCATGTAGACGCAACTCATGCACGGAGTGTCTTTAAGATACTCCATAGCGCGCTCCATGGCCTTCTGACGGGTGTTCAGAAGGTTATCCATAGACCAGGGGCGAGGAACGACGAACTCGTCCTCAAGGAACGGACAGTCGTCTTTAAGAAAAGGCACCCAATACAGCTTACCGCCGGTGTACAGCAGATTGACCATCGTTCCGGTGTGGTAACAGAGGTCAGGATTACGACGACGCTCATCAGTCCCATTGAGGCCTGAGTAGAACTGCGTGATCCGGTGAGACATGCGGGTGATCCGCTGAGCAGTCATCAGGTCTTTGACCTTGAGACGACCATACGGGATGTTCAAGATGTCGTCCTTGTCCACTGGGAAATCCACAGCGAACCCATTCTTCATCAAGTCATCGAAATCCTCACCCACAGTCTCGTGTGTGCAGTTGACCACAAAGCCCGCTTCGTTCAAGTAAGCGACCTTCAGGTGCTCTTTGACGAACTCAAGCTTCTCGGTGATCATGTTGCCGAACTTGTCGCTCTTGAAGAAGTGCGGAGCAGCCGGCATCAGGAAGCGGACAGCCTTACCGGGGATGGAGGCATCGATCTCCTCACACATCACCTTGTACTTGTCCATGTCCTTCTCAAGGAACGCTGCGTTGAACGTCACTTGATGGAACCATTGCGCCATCTCTTGGAAGACAGGATGACTCATGACGTCGCTGGTGTTGTCCGAGGACATGTAGTCGGTAGGACCGATCCCCATGTCAAAGGCCACGTACCCAGCCTCCATCATTTCCTTGATCATAGCAGCCAGTTGAGGAATGTCATCAACGTCCCCACCCAACTGCTTATCGATCATGCACCCTGAACAATGGTGTTGGCACCCCCGAAAGATGTCGAGGGTGATTTCCAACCGCTGCCGGTGCTCTACAAATTCAAGATCCATGCTCCACCCACTTTAACAAGAGACCCTTGAACCCATTGCAGGAGTTCTCAAGGGTTGTGACTTCCCGCAAGTGCTCAGACAGACACCCGCCGTGGAACGTACACGATGCACAGAACGGATTGTCCGCTACTCGCTCATACTCTTGTCCGCACCAGTTGAGGTAACCTTCAACCCCATCAACGGTCAGGAAGAACTCACGATCATCCTTGTCAAACTCCAGTACAGCGAAATCGCCAGTCGGAGTGATGTAGATGTGGTCATCAGAGAAAGCATTACGACTGCCTTCTACGGCTTCCTTGACCTGAGTCTCGTTCTCGAAATAGAACTTACGCTCTGGGTGGGTGATGACTGCCCAGACGAACTCCTCAAACTCCTTGAACGAGATGTCCTGATCGTTGGCTTGGTTGGCACTGTACGGTTTGATCTCACAGCCTTTCAGATGTGGGAACCCGTTCATGGTCTGTACGTACTCGTCAGGAGTCACCAGATCCAAGAACGTACGGCCTGCCAACGTCAGGATGTTGAACTTGTTGCTGAGCTGGAAGATGTTCTGCAACACCTGATCGTGCTTCTCACGCGCCCCGAAGTCATACGACACCGAGATGTCAAATGCCGGGTCGTGGACGATGTCCGGTACGTGCGACAGGTTGGTCACGACGACGATGTCATCAATCCCTCGCATGTGCAGAATGTCTTTGATGTCCATCAAGTACTGCTGAGGCAACAGGAAGACTTCCCCACCGTAGATGTCGATGTGGCCAATCTCAAAGTGCTCCAGCAGTTCATCAATGCGTTGTTCAAAGACGTCCAGCGGAATGAATCGCTTGTCGCTTAACTGCTGCTCAGTGAGGTAACAGAAGTCACACCGAAAGTTGCAGTAGTACCACGGGTTCAGCGAGACGTTGATTCTTGACTTAGGCATTTGTAGAAATCTCGCTGGTAAGGGCTCAGTTTAATACCCCGGGAATCGCTCACGACGTCGAGGAAGTCGTCAACGCTTTCGACACAGCGCTTGAGCACGATCTTCTTCAAGACCTCAGGGATCTGAAGCTTGAGTTCATGACCGGGTGGGAAGAACGCCATTTGATCCAGGATAGGGACGGACATGTTAACCTCGCGCAATCAAAGGAAGTGATTCGTCTTCATACGGCGTCGGCTCTAGGTGAGCGGACATGCCATTGATTTCGATGATCTTGGCAGCTTGGCTTTTCATCTTGCGACAGTGGTGTTCAACCAGCCCAAACCGCTTGGTGTCAGCCACGGTCTTACGGCAGCCATTGCAGATGGAAAACATAGGGCAGGTGTAGCACGACTCCTTCATGGAATCCAGATCGGCTTCGTAACGCAGAGGCAACGCTATCACGTCAGTCGTCATCTCCTTCTCGAAGTCAATCGGGTACGCGCCGTCATCAGCAAAGGCACCGCAGGAAAAGTACCCACCACCCGGTTGCAGAGTGCGGATACCTTCATCACAGTTACGGGCCAGTGGACACGTGGTGTGCTTGTGCTGAAGTCGCTTGGCCATCTGCTTGGTGTTGCTTTCCCACTCCATGAGACCCGCGTCGTAGATCTCGATGTAGTGACCGTACATGTCCGCCTGCGTGAAGAACTGGTTCTGTCCACCGATGGTGATGCCACCCCGGACCACTTCAGGACCTGAACCCATGACGTAGTTGACCTTAGCCACCACGCCCATCTCCTTAGCTAGGCGCACGGTATCCAGCACGGTGTGCTCGTTGTCCCGATCAATGACCGCAATGAACTCTGGACGATACCCAATGCGCTCCAGGAAGAGGTCTGAGACCTTCTGGAAGTCTTCTTGGGTAAAGACACTGCCATCGCCCTTCAGACGCTTGTCGCCGTACTGAAAGGAGGTCGTGACACCCATGCGCTCATGCTTGAACAGTTCTTCCCACTTCTCTGGCTTGACGTAGAACGGCCACAGGTTGGACGTGAAGCTGATCGACGCATCGCTGTCGTTACGGTCTAGGATCTCGATGAGGCTCCAGTAGTACTCAGGAGGCATCATCAGAGGATCACCGCCGTTGACGATGATGGTGTTCACATTGAAGCGTTGCACGAACCGCTCGATCTGTTCCAGCTCTACGATCTCTTTCGGATCTTCAGAGAGGTGGGTGCTCGAGCAGAACGTGCACTTGAAGTTACATTTAACGGTCGGCTTGACGATCAGGTCCATCGGGCGTTTCCTTATCAGCAGGCTGGGCGGTCCATTGACCGAGGTAGTCACGTCGGCGTTGCTCTGCTTCTGGACACTGCGCTTCTTTGAGCTTCTCACGAAGCCACGCATCATCGCCCAGTTTACGGGAGATACGAGGCACGAGTGGCGTACGGCGACGTATTGGCAAGATGGAATCGGTCATGGGTGCTACCCTCCAGATATATTCATAGAGATGCCTCATGTAAAAAAATAACCACTGGACGTTTAGTATGGCCAAGTGTAGAAAACGGCATAAGTGGAGATGACGCCATGTCATCTCCCTATGCTCCGTATGTCGTGTCACAGAATTGCTTTGAACATGGTCTTGATGCTGCACACCTTGGACTTCTCACCCAAGACAGTGTCATGGAGGAAGCACCGCAAGCCACACCGGGTGTAGTACTCGCAGGAGAAGCAGTCGTAATGTTCCACGAACGCAATCTCTGCTTCATCCTTAGCCCGCAGACCTTCAGCCTCATCCAAGATCGCACCCTTGCCCGCCTCAGACCAACAAGTACTGACAACGCCGTCCTTGTTGATGATCTTGGTGGAGCGGCACGTGGTCTCATTGATCACGTTAGCCTTCCAGTCCTTGATCGGGTAGGAGTTGGGGTACTTCTTGTTGAGGTGCAGGTAGAGCGCACTGATGAGCTCTTCATCCGGCTGAATGTACTCGTACATCTGGCTAGGGATGTAGTGGTCGAAGTACACGTCGAACTGTTCACAGAGCCAAGCCACCTCACGACCTTCACGCCCCGCAAGGAACGATTCGATGTTCTGCTTGGTAATCACCACGTTGACAGTTTCAACCAACGGAGCCACTTCCTCAAGCACCTCGAAGAAGCGGACTCGTTGCATCTCATTGAAACGGCCAGCCGGATCGTACGATGTAGCCAGAACGACTTTGCCATACGGTCTCAGCATGTGGATCAACCGCGCTACCCGCCAGACGTCCTTGAAGATCAAGTTCGTCCCCCAGACCAGTTTGGCATGAGGGAAGTTCTCGAGCAGCATCTTGCCAATCGTCAGGTAGTAGCCGAACATCCAGTCCGGTACATCGTCCATGAACAGTTCACCGCCGGTGATGTTGATCACGATCTCGGATTCACTGTCCACCGAATCAATCAGTGTCTGTGCTTTCCGGATCATGTCAACTGCATCGAAGCCCACTTTGGAATCATGGTCCTGATGGCAAAAGGAACACCGCAGGTTGCACCATTCGAACAGGATCAGATGGGCCTCCTTACGGCGACCCTTCTTCTCCCTGAGTATGTTCACTACAGGGATCAGTTCCATTACCAGGCCGCTCCTTCCAAAGCTGCCTTGAGGCTCGACAGCTCCATGTTCAGGATGTGACGAATGAGGTTCTCGTCGTACTTGCCTGTGTCACGCATGGCCAACGCAATCCGCATCTCGCCGTTGAACATCCGGTTGACACGATCAAGGCAGTTAGCTGCCTCTACCATGTTCCGGTCGTCTTCCAGCAAGCGCAGGATCTCAGCCGCACGGTCAGCCGACGAGTCGTCTTCCAGACGGTGCATCAGGTCCACTGCTTCACGCAGCATGCCTTTGATCCACGTATCGTTCGGACGGAAGTCGTACAGGCCAGGACGCAGCAACTGCTGAGAGGCCAGGTGAGGCAGACCCAAGCAGCCTTCAAACACGGACGGTGCATTGAGCAACGTTTCCATGTCAGCACCGGCCATGTCCCAGAACTCAGGACGGGTCAAGTGACGTGCCCAGACATCCATGGCATCATGGGCGTTCGACAGAGCGATACGACGCAGGATGGTCTTGGTTGCCTTAGGGATCTTTCCCGCAATGTCTTCGGTACGCAGTCGAGCAATGTGCCATTCCAGCGACAGTGCATCGGCGTCTTCTGCCACCAGTTCGTTGAAGACCTCTTGCAGAGCCTCTTCCTTATCGAACAGCTCTTGGCACAGCGCTGTGTTGATGACCACACTCGAGAGCACGTCAACACGGGGTTCACCCATGGCTACGATGATCGAGTTGAAGGTGGCCTTCTTGCAGAGCATGAACCAGCGGAAGTTCTCGAAGTCGATGCTTGGAAACACCGCTTTGATCAACATGGCGTACATGCGAGCGTAGGTCTTACCATCAGTGTAGATGACGACCTTCTCTTCCAGATCACGCGCGGCAATCATGAGGTCGAGGAACTGCTCAGGCGTGAACGCATCGAGACTGGTGCCGTAACCCAAATGGGTGCCGACCTTCTCATTGGCCTGAGGGATGTACTCGAAGCCCACCTGCGGGGAGATGGTGATCGTATTGGCCGTACGGTCGATCCGTGTTTCAGTATCGACGTACGTCTGGTTAAGCAGATGGTACATGTTCGAGGCCCTTTAGGTAAGTGTGGTTTTCTTGCAGGATAGTGGCCGCTGCAATCCCCAGATCACCCACTGCTTCCGGCTCACTGACCACCAGCAACGCCATGAAGAACGGGTTGTTCTCCGACTGCGTGTAGTAGAACAGGTTGTGACCACCGAAGCAGTACTCTTTGAAGAACGTCTTGTTCCAGCACCAGTGCTCTTCAGGGACGTCGGAAATCAGCATCGGGAACATCAGGTGGCTGGCCAAGTGCACGAAGTTGATACCGGTCAGGTCTTCGCCTGGGATCTCTTCGTAGTTCTTTACCAACTCTTCAGTCGGCGGGTAACTGTGCAAGGCGTACGTCGGGATCATGCAGCAGTTACGCATCCATACCTGAAGGATCGCTTCGTTCTCCAGAATGAAGTCCAGAGGATTGAAGTCCAAGTGGTACGGCTTGCCCGTCGCTGCCAGCAACAGGTTGATCACGATGTCTTCCAGCTGAGGCAGGTCGACCATGGAGGTGATGTGCAGGTACTCTTTCACCAGCTCCAGTTTCGACTCCACTGAGCCAAAGCGCAGCTCACACTCAACGTTCAAGTTGGTGAGGTACGTGATGAACACCTTGCCCTTGTGGCGACTGTTGTCGTAGTCCACGATGAACTTGATGTTCTCACTGAACTTGCGGCGCATGATGGCGATAGGTACAGGTACGGTTGTCTCGATGACAACCTGCGGGCCTTCGATGGCTGCAAAGCGCGGTTCAGGTAGCTTGTTAGGCTCTTTCTTGACTTCCACTTCGGTAGTCTGATCCACGATGTTCTCCTTGATGATTACCGACGACCGCGGGACGAGTGGCAACTGGTGTGACAGCTCGTGTGGCAAACGGTGTTGGTCAGAGTAAGGACTTGGTTCCGGCAGTTGGCCACGTACACGTTCCAGAGCGCCTGACAGGCAGCGTTGAACATGTTCAAGGACAATGGAGTATTCACTCCAAGGCCAGCAAGGTTGGCTTGGGAGGCGAAATCACCTACACCGTATATAGTGTTGGCCACCGCAGTTCCATCGTACTGGACTTGCAGGTTCCCGTTGTTGTTGTAGTAGATGACGATCCGCGTAGTCCGCACACCACCAAAGGTGTTAGCGATGTTACGCAGCACAGCTACTGTCTGAGACGCACTGGGCTTACCGGCTTGGAAGTGACCCGCCACGGCAGTGAAGTCCACCCCAGCAGTCGTTCCAGCAAACCAGCCCGGCAGGGAGTTGGCAGGGTAGTTATTCGTACCCCAACTGATCCCACTGTTCATGTTGTTCTTCAGAATGGAGTTGGCATTGACGGCCATCCGGTTCCGAGTAATTACTTCGGCCATATCACACCTTTATAATCAGGTTGGACTGTTGAGTTCGACCCGACAAAAAACGAAGGGTGTTCTTGAGACCACCACAACGGCCTTTCTGCCATGGAAGTCGATGACAATCGCCCCCACATAGATCGAACACGTCGCACGTAATGCACGTATCACCCCACGTCAATTCAGTCACGATCTCTTCGACCCGAGATTCGGATTGAAGGAACGCATCGACGCCCTGTTCTAACTTGGCATGGTGAAGCTTGGTGGCTGCGTTAGGGCAACCGGACAACGACCCGTCTGGGTTCATGGTCACAAGGTTCTGCTCACAGTTACGGCAGTTGGTGTCGACCTTCACCATCTTCATCTTGAGCTTTTGCTCGATGATGTCCAAGGTGCGAATCTTTACGCGTGGGTTCCGTTCTTTGTAACGCAAATAAAGCGCGAGGTACCAGTTATCCTGAGCCTCGTTGTTGGGGAAGATGTCTGGATTGACCTCAGCACTGCCGTCATGGGTCAAACGCTCCAGTGACACATCGTCCACCGCAATGGCCTCCATCTGATCGAGGAACCAATCAGGCGTGGTCTCGATAAGAGGACGACTGACAGACACCTTGAGACCAATGTCAATGTCGTGGGAGTTCAGCAACCGAAGATTACTCTTCCACAGGTTCACCTGCTTCTCGTTGCTCCAGCGAATCCAATGATCCCAACTGGTCCCAATGTAACCACCAAAATAATGCTTGATGAAGTCGATGTGCGCGTCAGTCAGCTTGAAGGTCAAGTTGCTGTTGGCACACATGGACACGTTCTCTTGTTCAATGAACGCATCGGCTACGATCTTCATCTTCTCCAGCGGCACAAGGAAAGGCTCCCCGCCGTGGAATTCGATGTGGTAATGAGTGTCTTCCGGATACCGAGACATAAAGTCTTTGATCCAGGCCACTGTCGCCTCTGGGTTGAAGTGGGTCTTATCCCCGTTCTTCCCGTTGGTGAAACAGTGCTGACAGTTCAGGTTGCAAGTACCGGTGGTCTTGACGTAAATGGTCTTTTGATTCACAGTTTAGCTTCCGTGAAGAGTTCCAGGCCGAAACTCAGCATCAAGGAACTGTCAGTGTTGATGGCACGGTGTTCCGTACCTCTCGGGATGTAGATAGCGTCACCGGCTACAAGGTCCATCGACCCGTCCAGTGACTCGAAAGTCTTTTGTCCTGTGACCATGTAGATAACCACATCGTCCAAGTCAGTGTGCATAGGGAAACTTACCCCGTCCCTTGGGGAGATAAACAGGTGACAGGTCACCGGGCCATCATGGCCGAAGTGATCTGCCAACCGTTTACAGACGTTCCACATGGTTCTGTTGAGGCGTTCCATGCCTTCTACCTTGACAGGACAGTCGTCGATCTCAAGGTAATCAGAAATAGTGAAAACATCGTGACTACCGCCGTTCTTGATAAACTTCACCAAGCCCTGCTCGTACACATGAGGACTCATCATCAGGACATCGAGGTCCAGCAGTTCTTCACTGATTTCAGTGAACAGGTTTTCCATTCGTTGAAACATGATGCAGTCCTCAAGCGGTAGTTTTACATCAGTCTTGCCACAGAGGCGGCCAGACTTGGCGCCACGCACCACCACCCCAGATGTAGGCGGCGTTGCCGTTCCAGTGCACCGAGCAGTCAACACCCGCAGCGTTCTTCGGAGCGTAACGGGCATCGTGGTCAGCGGAGTTCACGTGATCGAACATGCCACCGGCGGTCAACAGGTAATCGTCGGAGTTCAACCCACGAGCACGCGTGATGTTGTTAGGGATGTTCCCCAACCCCACTTGCGCTTTGGTCGTGTTGTGTGGATTGTTGAAGTTCGAGATGTGCTGGTTGATGACGTTACCGACCATGGCATCAATAGCCGCCTTGGTACGAGCAGGGGTCATAAACCGATCGTTCAGGATGCCTTGCTGAGCTTCTGCTGCCGTGGCAGTCTGGAAGTTGTCAACCAAGCCAAGGCCAACCTGTGCTTTCGTGGTGTTGTGCGGGTTGTTCATGTCCGCCACGTGCTGGTTGATCTTGTTACCTGCGAACACCATGATCGCCTGGTACGTGCGCTGCGGTGTCATGAACACGTTAGTCGCGGCACCAGCTTCTGCTTGGGCTTGGGTAGCCGTGGCAAAGTTGTCGACACTGCCCAGACCAACCTGCGCCTTTGTAACGGCGTGAGGGTTGTTCTTCTTGGCTTCGTGAGCGTCCGTGATCTCCTGAGAGATACGGTTAGCCAGAATCGCCACCAAGGTTGGGGTCATGTAACGGTTGCCCACAGTACCCGCCAGAGCCTCGGCGTTCGACGCAACCTGATAGTTCTCCACCAACGACAAACCGACCTGAGCTTTCGTGGTCTGGTGTGGGTTGTTGAAGTCATTCAGGTGATTGTCGATCTTCAGGTCCACTGCATCGATGTTCGCTTGCAGTTGATCCCGAATGAATTGCATCTGTTGACGCAGTTCATCGTGAGACGCTTCATCACCGACCAGAATCGCGTTGGTGATCCGCTCCAATTGCCACACCACGTATTCCCAGCCGTAGGTATCGCCGATGTCGTGGATGTGCGGAGCCGGTGGATACGCCGTAGGACGCCCGATGATGGAACCCCATTTGATAGGACGGTCATCGAGGTTCAGTTGCGCGATCAAGTCAGCCAGAGCCGACAGGTTCCACGAGTACTCACCGCCGACCACTTGGTAATCCATGATCACCGTGATAGGGGCCTGCACTTTAAGGACCACCGCACACTGCACGTCCTTACCGCTTCGCAAGGAAGCCTGAGAGAACGGTTGAACCAACACGTAGTCGTCTACCGGCACCAGTGGCTTACCGGTGTCTGCGTTGATGATGACAAACGAGCTGGTGTAGAAAGGACCTGCTTTGGGAACAAACGCGCGAGCCGTGTTTGTACTGATCTCCCGTCGCTCACCAACGATCTTATTCGTCGGTGACGTACCGTCTAGGTCAAGAGGGTACTGGATAATCGGTGGTACACTCATGGAGAAACTCCATCATCCGAATAGTTTCGAAAACAACACGCTACGCCGTTAGACGCAGCGTGTCTCAAGATCAAGCGAACAGCGGCATCGACGCATCAATGACCGTAATCAACTCATCGCACATCTTGCCGATAGAATCATCGACTTTGGCGGTGGTTGTAGCAGGAGTCATCAACAGGTTCGTTGCAGTGCCTGTAACCGCCTGGGCGTTGGTGGCCGCAGCGTAGTTCGGCGTAGAGCCAAGTCCTACTTGTGCCTTGGTTACCGCGTGTGGGTTATCACGACGGGCTTGGAAAGCCTGCAATGCCGCGATGTCAGCAGTACCGTCCGTGAAGACCGCTGGATACACAATCCCAGCAGGTTCCACAGTGACGACGTCAGCCAGATCTTCCCACGCCGGGAACGTAGCCGGAATCCAGAGCTTGTCCGACAGCTCGGTGATGTTGATCGGGTTGCGCTGCCCTACACCTTTAAGGTAGACATCGATCTTCGAGTTCAGGTTGGTACCTGTCACCACAAAGCCCAAGGTCATTGGGTACGCACCAGCCGACATGTGTTTGACTGCCGCACCACGAGGATGCAGAGTGAAGTCACCCACACCACCTTCCTGATCGTACGTCGCACCGATCTCCAGCAGCGCCGTGTGTTGCTTATCGGCATTGAGGGATTCGTCGTTACGACCACCGGTCAGCATCAACGTCAGATCTGCATGCAGGCCATTGATTGGAGCCTTGAAGCTACCCAGCAAGATCCAGTGGACCGGAGCAGGGACTTCATTACCTGTGCCGTCGATCAACAGTGGCATTTCTGGGACAGCGTATTGGATCTTGCTGCCCGCCACTTGGCCTGCCATGTCCTGCTTCACTTCAGCGTAGGTCTTACCGTCAAACTTCGACGTGTCAGCAACCTTACTGGCGAGGAACGTGTTCATGACATCGATGTAGGTCTTGCCGTCGAACAGGAGGGAGTCACCTGCCTTCTGCTGACCGACCCACGCTGCCAACTGAGGCTGCGTCAAGCCGTAGACCTTCAGGGCGTTAGACGCCGCTGTGTTGACGTCCAGCTTGTCCAGCAACAGCGCATCGATCTCTTGCTCGGTGTAGGTACCCACCTGAGCCGCGGTCACCTTGTGCGGGTTGTTGAAGTCACTGACGTGAGCATTCGAACTGTCACCCACCAAGGCATTGATCGCCTGACGAACCGCCAGAGGAGTCATGTACTTGTTGTTGGCCGTGGCATCAGCGGCTTCAGCAGGAGTGGCAATACCGAAGTTTTCAACGCTACCCAAGCCTACTTGAGACTTGGTGGTGCCGTGCGGGTTGTTGAAGTTGTTGATGTGGTCAGTAACACCCGACCCCACTGTTTCACTCAACACCAGCGACAGCAGTCGTGGAGTAATGATGCCGGAGTCGTCCGCACCAGACAAAGCCGCCGCATTGGTTGCGATACCAATGTTAACGACGTTGCCCAAGCCAACCTGTGCCTTGGTAGTGGCATGAGGGTTGTTCTTGTCGGCGATGTGCGTGTCGATCTTTCCACCGACAATGGCTTCGATGGCTTCACGAGTCCGCAGGGGAGTCATGTAGCGGGCGTTCGAGGCACCGGCTTCAGCTTCAGCCTGAGAGGCCAGGGCAAAGTTCTGTACACTCCCCAGACCGACTTGCGCCTTGGTCACCTGGTGCGGGTTGTTCATGTCGGCCATGTGCGCATTGAGCGCAGCAGTGGCAACGGCATCGATCAACTGCTTGGTTCGCAGAGGCGTCATAAAACGGTTATTGGCCACCGCGGCGGTTGCTTCACCTACTGTAGCAGTCGGGAAGTTATCCACCAGTGCCAGACCCACTTGCGATTTGGTCACCGCGTGAGGGTTGGACTTGTCAGCGATGTGTTCTGCGATACCGCCGACGCCTTGTTGAAGCAAGGCCTTCTCGATGTCCGCCAACTCATCAACCACTTCCGACATGCCGACAAAGTCGTCAATGTTGAAGTCATGGTTGACCACCGGGAATTCACGAGGCAGTTCAACCACCTGTTCCCAGTTTGCAATGCGCGGGTTGTACGCCACATTAAGCAGAAGCTCAGCGAACTTCTGATCGTCCAGTACCCAATCGTCACCGAGGGTCTGGTACTCCATACGGAGCTGACCTTCGAGATTGCGGTCGTAGAACGTGATGGCGCCGTAGACCGGCAAACCAATGGTATGAGACGCGTAAGCGAAGTGATACCCGAAGTTGTAGTGTTCGCCTTCGTGAAGGTCGACACCCAACGATGGGTTGTTGACGTTTGCACCCTGCGGATACAGTCGCAGTTTCACGCCAGTGGCGTAGAACGGACCGCTGCGCGGAATGATGAAATAATGATCGAATGTACCCCGCGAACGAATCGATTGGGTCTCGGTCACCTTGTTTGTTGCCGCGACACCCGTCGGATCGAAAGGGTATTGTGGAAGGACAGTACTCATTTATGCTCTCCGTTGGGATCTCCATCGGTTCAGATGCCGCTTGGAAAAGGGGCCGTGAAATCTTTGGGGCGTTACTTAAAAACGAAGCTTGTCTAATATTGAATATCAGACAACTGGCATACCATTATCGTGGGAGACTCGATAAATGTACGAATACCAAGGCGCTTTGGTCAAACACCGAAAGCCTGACGTGAAATTCGAGGAAATGAACGTCAGCAACATTCCGGTAAAGTCGCTCCTGCGCATTTATGCCGAAGTCTACCTAATCCTCACTCACCCAGTCCTTGGTGAGAAACACACGCTTAAATTGACCGACGTCAATGACCGCTTGGCGACAGTTCTGGAAACCGTGACGGTGCTTCAGTGGCTGACGGCAAATGGAAACCTGACACTACCTACGGTCAAGGGCATTCCTAAGCCGACTACTCATACTGCACTGGCACGTGATGCCTGGCAGGCTGGGTACAAGCTCGACCTGTGCCTACCGATTGGTTCACCGTTCAACGACGCGCTGGATGCGGACAAGACCGACATCTGGCTCAAGCGTGATCTTGAGGCAGACGCCAAACAAGAGATCGACATTGATTACGTCGATGTGCAGCGCCATTGCCTGGCAACGGTTAACGGCCTGGTGCACCGACTGGATGCCGACAGTGACGGAGCGTACATCAAGGATGGCGGGACTACATTCCGTCGTTCACAGAGCGCTCTGGTAGGTCTGATCAGCTTCAAGAACTTGGGGCGTGTTCACACAGCCTCGATCACTCCTGAGATGGTCTACCAACCTGACGAAGCCAAGAAGCTGTCGTACAACTTCTACGTCAAGGTTCCGTTCGACACGACCAACAAGGTCATGGGCATCGTCATTGGCGGTTACCTGCACTTGGCCACGAAGGACATCAAGGTCATCGGTAGCAACTCCATGAAAGTGGAGATGCGTCGTCTGCCATTCCTTGAGCGTTACATGTCGTCTCGGTACATCATTGACCAGACGTCCATGGAGCGTTTCCATGAAGTGGCTGCGGGCAATGAACTCGACTACGACCTGCAAGGGTTCTACAGTAACGAGTGCATGCTGGAACTGTTGACCTTGAGTCAATCGTTCATCGTGGGTATTGAAGTGGACCATCTGGTGACTGATGTCATCCAGACGGGCCGTACGCACTTGCCAGGGCGCTTCTACTTGGACGAACGTCCACTGTGGCCACTGCGCACTGAACTGGGGGCTCTGCCTTCCTACGTCAGTGAAGAAGAGAATGGCGTCTGGGTACTGCGGGTCAGCAACAACCTGTACCAGCACCGCTTCATGAACACCACGGACTACACCTTGCAACCTAAGGTGGATGAGAAGCGAGTCTCTTCGCAGCCTCAGACCTTTGCCCGGGGTGAACTGATCCAATGGAGCACCAGCACCGTTGAGATCGTGGAACCGGTTGAGTGACAACATAGAGGAGGAGCCTAGGCTCCTCCTCTATGCCGCATTACGGGATGAACATCTGCGCAGAACCTGAAGCAACGTGATCACAGGTGGCCGGACTGGTAGCACGAGTGACAGGAATGCCATCAATGCTCATCCATGGACTGCCGGTCTTGATCGTAGCCGCCATGTGAGGTCCCGGAGCGTGTGGCTCTACTGCATCGCCTTGGACAGACATCGGAATGCCGTTCCATGTCCAATTAGGTTTGCCTGGCCCGAGGATCTTTCCACCGGCTTGATCGACACCGACCAACGAGACGGGGTTACTCATTAGCTGCCTCCATCGAAACGTGGGGTTTTGAGCGTCGTGCCGCCACCTTGCAGTGTGAAGATACTGCCGCCCCCATTGAGGGTGATCTTCTTGGCTTTGACGTCGACGTTCGTATCAGCGGTCAGACTGATGTTCTTCGGAGCGTACCCATTGATGTCCTGCTTGTTCAGCTCGATGAACGTCCCCAACATGTTCTTGATGAGGATGTGCGTGTTCGCCGTGTCAAACAGAATGTGGTTGCCTTTGTCGTCCTGAATGACGATCTTGCCGGTAGCCATGTCGAACTGCACGTCGTATGTACACACCTCACCATTCTTGTTACTGGTGCTCAGGGTGATCATCTTCTTGTGAGCCGACCATTCAACGAAGTACATGTTCTCTGGATCTGCCCCGTCCTGCCCTTCAGCCGGGTTGGCATTGATCCCGAAGACCACTGTCTCCAAGCGCCGCAGGTGATCGTCCAGACCAAAGACACGCCAGTAGTACTTCTCGTTAGCGCCGAACTGGTAGATCTTGATCCGCTCACCCCGACGGATGTTCGGTGGGGTTTTACGGTTGCTGTCTGGAATCCATGTGGCCGGATGGTTACCGGACACAAACGCTACACCACTGCTTTCTTTACCGTCACTGTTCTGGTGACCGTATTCCATAGCGTCGACGCGATCGACGGTCTCACCGTCTTGGAAGCCCAGCTTCTCGTGCGGGTTGACCATCAATTCGACGGACCCCAGCTTGAGGTTTTCAGCAGCTGTCCCGACAGCCACCAAACGGAACATACTGGCGGATTGTTCTGCCATAGACACCTCTTGTTAAAATGAAACACCACGACCTATCCTACAGAATTAGGGGAAGGACCTAGCTAATGTTTATTTCTGAAATGGTCTTACACCGATGCAATCGTTTTTATCTCAAGGGCATTGAGACCCTGAGGATCACCCCAAGCCTCAAGACCCAGATTGTACTGGGTACCAATGGTTCGGGTAAGTCAAGTCTACTCAAGGTAGGCTTCAGTGTCCTCCCAGGCGAGAAAGACGACTTTGAGAAAGGTGGCTACAAATACGTCAAGGTGTTCAACAATGGTCGCATGTACGAACTGCGTAGCGAATACGCCGGTAAGGCCATGTCCCACAGTTTCAAGGTCTGGCTCAACGAGGAAGAGTTCGAAGAGCTGAACGAAGGTCACACGGGGGCGGTTCAACGTGAACTGGTCCGTGAACACTTCGGCATGACCAACGCGTTGCATGAAGTGCTGACCGGTCAGCTCAAGTTCACTGAGATGAGCAGTATCCAACGTCGTGAGTGGATCACTCTGCTCTCTTCTGCGGACTTCGACTACGTCATTAAACTGCACGGTCGGATCAAGCGGGCTGTCCGAGACACTAACGCGGTCATCAAGCACCTCTCTGGCCGATTGGTTAACGAGACTGCGAAGAAGATCGACGACGATACCTTCCAGACCCTGCGTAAACAGTCAGCAGAAGTCTACGATCGGTTGATGAAGCTGCATCAGGTCTCTCGTCGGGATGGGTTGGCTCCAACCTTCGCTCATTACGAGCGCGAGTACCATGAGTTGCTGGCTGACATTGACGGTCTGCTACAACGCACCAAGTACTTGAAGGGTTCAGCGCCTGCGATCGTCACAGACACCGGTAACGATGAGGTCGTCCAACTCAAGGATAGCCTCAAGTCCCGTGTGCAAATGCTTGAGGCGGCCTTACAGGAGGTCTCAGAGCGTCATCACGAGATCGACAAGCAGTTGCATGACCTGACAGAGCTGGAGGAGATCAATCCGAAGGAACTGGCCGAGCGAATCACGGAACTGTGCGACAAGAAACAGGACTTGATAGCCCGTTTCAAGTTGGTGACCGAAGGCAGTCGTCTCCCAGTGAGCGAATACTGCTTCTCGACCATCAACGAAGTGATGAACCTGCTCCATCAGGTCAACATTCAAGACGACACGTACTTGGATCGCAACATCTACGTCGCCAAGCAGCGTGAACTGGCCGATCATCAGAACAACATGATGAAAGGTCAGTCTCGGATCGGGGAATTGGAGTACCGCCTCGAGCACATCCGCAACTGCAAGTCCACGCTGTGCCCAAACTGCAACCACACGTTCAAAGAAGGCGTGAATGTCAGTGAGGAAGACGAGATCAAAGCCTCGTTGTCTAAGGGCTATGCGTTCCGTCAGTCGATGCAGGAGAAGATCGACAGCATTGGTACGTGGATTCAGGAAGCGAACACCGTTGGCGAAGGCTTGTACGCCGTTCAGCAGCTCCGTGATCGCAACCCTGACCTCGATGCACTGTGGGATGTCATTAACCGCAATGGTGGCTTCCGTGTAGGGCGTGGTCTGATCCCACTCTGCACGCAGTTCATGGGTGACGTGAAGACCAACATGGCCATCGCTGACCTTGAGCGTGAGTTACATCCTCTGCGGGAACGTGAAGCAGCTTTGGCACGCATGGACAAGTCCGGTCATTTGCGTGAAGTGGCCAACTCCTTGGGTGATCGGGTCTTGGACCTGAAACAACACCTGATGGACGCTCGGGTAACACTGAAGGACGTCGAGCAATTCCACGCTCGCATGATCGAGGCACGTGAAATCAGTCGGACCGTTGAGATGGGCATGGCTCGCCTCAATGAACTGATGGACAACATGACCAAGTTCGTGGCCGTGGAAGAAGTTGAGGCACAGGTCAAGCGTCACCAAGTCCAACTCGGTATGCTGGAACAGTCGTTGGCTGAGGCTGAAGTCCAGATGGGCATCATCAATGACCTTAACCGGTCACTCGAGGATGCCCGTGATGAAGAAGAAGCCCTGATCCAGTTGGAGCGACTCCTGTCCCCTAAAGATGGGATCATCGCTGAACAGATCATGGTCTTCATCAATACCTTCATTGGCGCGATCAACGACGTTATTGCTAAGGTATGGGGTTACAACCTTGCGTTGGACACTTGCAACCTTGAAGGGGGCGAGCTGGACTACAAGTTCCCGATCTACGTGCACTCCTCGGATAACCTGATCCCTGACATCAAGTATGGGTCAGACAGCCAAGTTGACATTGTCAACCAAGCGTTCATTCTGGTGGTGTACAAGTTCCTTGAGTTGCAGCAATTCCCGCTGTATCTCGATGAATTGGGTCGCACGTTCGATGAAGTCCACCGCCTGAACCTGACACTGGCCATCAAAGACCTGATTGACGATGACACCTATTCGCAGGTGTTCTTCATCAGTCACTCCTTCGAGAGCCAGAATAGTTACCCTAACAGTCAGATCGTGGTAATGGACGATACACATGTCTCCATGACGCGGACGTACAACGAACATGTGGAGATTGCGTGATGAGGATTCAGGATCACACGGTACAGTTCTTTATGGGAGCTGGAACGATGGGTGAAGGGAAGGGCAAGTGGTCTGCCCCAGGGCGTGACTTGCCTTTCCTCTATCGTCGACAGTGGGCTCCCGGTCGGTCGTGCTCAATTGAACCGAGCATTGCCGATTGGCGGGCTTGGGGCTGCATGGTGGCATTCGTTGAAGGGCAGGGCATGCGCTTGATGAAAGTGGATGACTTTGCCAAGCACTTCGGTGAAGGTAAGTTGATCGCGTTGTTGGCAGCTTCTCCAGGAGTCTACCTGAAGGAGTCCAAGGATGAGATCCTCGATACATTAGGCTGTCCTCGGTGAAACGACATAGAGAGCGGGCCATTGGCCCGCTCTCTATGCTGTCAGTTCAGCACTGGCTCTTCAGTGCCGTTGCCTTGCAGGGTGGCGTCTTCTGCCGACCACTTGGACGTCACGATCAACTGGAAACGATCCAAGGTGTAGGAGACGTACAGCACACCGTCACGCACCAGACGAGTGAACTTGACCGGAACAGCCGAGTCAGGTGTCATGTCCTCCGCCACAGCCAGCATCTCTGCCAACGCCAACACCATGCGGCGAGTCTCTGGGTTCATTCGCATGAAGTCCAAGGAGACCGAGTCCACGTTGATGTAGTCGTAGTAGCGCTGCACGAAGCTGGTGACGCCGTCACGGTTGTGAGGACCACCGGCTACAGCGACCGTGATTGCCTTGTGGCTTGCACCGAAGATCTCAGCGTTAGCGTCAAGGTAGGTGTCCGTGTAGCCCTCACCCCGCACCAGACGGATCAGCTCTGCCTTGGCGTAGTTCAGGTTGGCCACCGAACTGTAGAGACCGGTGGCCAGTTCACGGTTGGGGATGGAGTACTTCTTCCACATCGGAACAAAGACGAACTCTGTCGAGGTGAAGATCTCTGGGAAGATCGCTGCCCATTCATCCTTGGTGTGGGTGGAATGGCTCAGGATGTAATCGCGCAGAGCCTCTTTGATCGCGTCGACGTTGTTACCGGCAATGCCGTAGACCAATGGGGTCCAGTAGGTGGCAATGCGACGGGTCTTGTCCAACGGGTCAGTCGGGTCGTACCACTCGTACATCGGACCGCTGATGAACGACTCAGGGTAGACTTCACGGATGGCCTGGACTTTCTCCATCTTGATTTCGTGGGTTTCAGCAGCCAGTGCAGTGATGACCGCTTGGCGACCCAAGAAGAACACGTCCAGTTCTTCCACCGGCGGCACTACTTCGATATGGTACTCGTCGTATTGCTGCTCGAAGGTGTCTGAGGCGAACCACAGCTTGTACTGGAGTTCATCGTTGGCGATGTCACGGATCTCAATGACCGTAGGCATCCAGACGCCCTGAGAGGCGGCCAGCATGGAACCGGTGGTGTAGATGGAGTACTTGGCGTTCCACTTCTGAACGAACGCTACGCGGAAGCTTTCGCTGGTCGCGTTGAACTTGCCAGAGAGGGCCGATTCGTAGGCCCACTTGCAGACGGCCAGCAGGTCTTGAGCCAAGATGCCATTGATCTGCTCATCGGTGCCATCACGTTTGCTGGAGAAGCCAATCAAGGTGTAGCCAGGGGAGGCTGCCGAGTTCAACTTCTCTTTATTCCGACCGTAGGTAAATCCACGATCGGACAATTCCCCGATCGGTGCCACGATGTCGACCGTGTTGTCAATCAACGCGGCGATCTGGCAAAAAGCCTTGAGTTTATACATGTCTATCTCCGTGCTGATTGTCACGTACTCTATGACAATCGTTAAAGAATACTCGGAACGTCCATACCATTTCCAGGGAATAAGATGATAACGCTCTTTAAGGTGCTTAAAGCACTCTTCCGCTTTGTCCGGGAGATTTGGCTGCGTGATCGTACCTTCCGACAGTTTGTCCGAGACAACCTTTCATTAATCGTTACGACGGTGGGATTCGTGATCATGACTCTCATGTTCATCCACGTCTATCTGATCGTACTCGACCAAGAAGATGTCATCGCTGAACACGAGCGAACTCAAGCTGCCATGAAGAAGGAGATCGACGAACAGATTCCATATCTCAAAGAGAGAATGGAGTGGTACCGCGATCGCTATTACGAACTCAAGTCCAAGACTCCTCAAACCCCAACCACCACTGGCCCTCCAGAGCCACGCAAACCCCAACCCAAGTCACCGGAAGAAAAGCCGGTTATCATTCGCCCGCCGAACAACGATCTCGTCGAACGTTGGAAACGGCTTAGCCAATAGGTTCACCACCATGGTTACTGGTTTACTGAAAGGAAGCCGGATCTTCCACCTGTGCTGGATATTTGTGTTCCTTGGTTCGTGCAGCGTAGTGCAGACCATCGACAACCGCACCACTGTCTTCTCCTTCCAGCTGACGGACGAGACCGCTGAGCAACCCTGCGGTGAATTCAAACGCACCGTCTACCTACAGCACGTCAGACCCCAATTCCCCAAGGTCGACATCACCAAGCTCACGCCGGATGAGATCAATGACGTGCTCCTTGCCCACACCGAAAAGGTCAAGCAATACATCGATCATGAAGAGCAGTATTTGCGCGAAGACATCAACCGACACAACATGAAATGTGGTCGGACCGCGAGTCCTGTTTTTCAGAAATAATCCGGTGTATCACATGAGCACTGTGACAAGTGCCTAACACTTTATAGGGTGCAGTAAATGACGGATGTTAAGGAAAGCCCGGCACCCGTAGGCTACAATGGGGTATTGTACGCCGACGGTGGGTTTTATAGCAGTGAACGCGCTGGGGGGTGGGGCTTGCACGGTTACGTGTACACGGCAGACGCGTTACCGGACAAGACCCGTGGCAGTGGTGTACCAGGATCGACACCTACGGCTAATGGCTACTCCGACACGAAGGATGAGCAGAAAGCCGTCAACGTTCTCAATTACATCGACAGCTTCGGTGGGGTGCCTAAAGCAGGCAGCAACAACCACACTGAGCTACTCGCTGCAAAGGAGGCATTATCGTACGTCCTCGATAAAGGGTTAACTGAAACGATCATCTACTCGGATTCCCAGTATGTGGTCAAAGGTGTTAACCAGTACCTGAACAAATGGAAGCAAACCGGTTGGCGTAAGCAGGACGGCGAAGAAGTGGCCAACAAGGCTGACTGGGTCGCTGTGGATACCCTGCTGGGTCAGTTGCGCGACAAAGAGAACAAAGTCACCCTGGCGTGGATCAAAGGGCACAACGGCCACACCGGGAATGAGAAAGCAGACGGCTGGGCCGGTAAGGGCAACAGTCTGGGCCTCAATGGCTATGAGCTCACGTACAAGATCGAGCAAAAGCCGGAAGGTTACTGGAAGTCATCCGGTACCTACAACCGCATGTTTGACCAGCCTAAGTGGTATTTCAGTTCCGACGCTATGGAGCGCAGGGTCTCAAAGGATGGTCGCCACGTCTTCTGGACGGGTCAGCATGGGGATGATGAAGACATTGCGAAGCCGCAGTCTGACTCAAGCAACGCTGTTCTTTATTTGAAAGACGACGTTGAAGTCTTGAGAAAAGTGCGTCAACACTTTGTCGAGATGGACAAGAACCAAGAAGGTCACCTGTTTGTAGGTGCCTTGCGTAACATCCTGAACGTGAACACCACCGAAGACATCTTGCGTTTCGGTATGGACGTGCTCAGGCGGAACAAGGCCAACTGGAGTCTTCAGACGGAGAAGAAGATCCCGGTCATCCATCACGTTACACCCACCGGGTTGTCCTACTACAACGTAGACAACCTGGAATGTATGTCGATCATCCTTGATCAGTTCATGGAGGGTGACAAGTCGGTGATCGCTACCGATTTGACCGACCTACTATATGAAGCCGTGGAAAAGAAGGCAGTGGTCACGCGCAAGTTGCGCAAGGAAATCACCTCAGCGGTGAAACACCTTGATGTGAACGTGGATTACAACACTGGCTTCGCCCGCGAGCTGAGGGCGATGGACGAGGTCCCGACGACGAAGGCGAAAGTCCGACTCATCGTGGGTTCCGACATCATTGGTCGAAATGCGCTGTCGGCGCTCGCGGATGTAGTCAAGCGAGTGGTGGCTCTGACCTGGCGTGAGTCTGATTCGGTGATCCGTTACGCAACCATTATCGAGACAGAGCACGACATTGGGATCTGGGCCAACCCGTTCGGCAATTTCAAACTTGTGAACTAAGGGCTCGGCTATGTACCGATCTGTTGCGATAAACCAGTCAATGGGGTTCTGGACTTCCTTCAAACGCATTGTGTTTGTGGTAAGTCTGTACTTCCGTTTGATTCGGAACTACGACCCTGACGATTCCCTACTTGCAGAGTTCAACAAGCTTTTCTACCTGGTCAATGACCCAACGACCCTTTCTTTCCCAGCGATGTCTGCTCGGATGCTTTGGAAGGGTAAGAATGTCGACCAGATCGTTAAGTGCTGTGAGGAAGGCGATTATAAACAGGCGGTTGAACTGGTCTATGGAACCATGCCTAAATGGTTGCGTTACTTGGACAGGGAAACCATGTGCCGTGACGTTGAACGTGTTCTTCGTCAGTCGCAGCACCACGAAAGATTGGCATGACGCAGCATAGATGGGAGGGACTCGTGCCCTCCCATCGACTTTATGCGGCTGTTACTTTTTCAGCTCTTTGACACTGTCTTTCAGGGCCTCGGAGAATTGGCGGATACGGAACAGCAAGACGCCGTACGATTCCATCTCTTTGGCGATCTGCAAGGTGATGTCGATCAGCTCTTGGATCGATGCCTTGGACACGCGGGAGTTACCTTCCACGTAAGGCATGAGCTTCTCAGACAACTCCATGGAGCGCTGCACCGCAGCCAACGACTTGGACGCTGGGTGAGCTTTGTCCTTGGCAATGGCATCGTTGATGTTGTTGTGCACCGCACGGATGTCAGCAGCACGCTCAACCACAGCACCCAGGGTGCGCGTGATGTTGTTGCTGTTGCCATCGAAGTAGGTCTTGCCTACGTCTTGCATGCTGGTGGTCAGGCCGAGATCGGTCGGACCGCTGTAGCCGATACCGGAAGCCGATTCGAGCAGCATCGGGTCATTTGCCAACTGGCCCAGTGTCTCGTTGAAGCTACGGATCATGTATTCGGTTTTGACCGCACGACCCATGGCCTCGTTGAGGAGGGCAGAGTAAGGCAGCCACAGGCCGATGAAGCCTTCAGGGACAATGATGTTCTTGCTGGCCGCATCGACGAAGCCGACTTTGCCGACGAGACCATCCATGTCATTGGAGAACAACTTGACGCCAGCGAGGAACGGCATCTTCATTGCGTTGAAGAAGGTGCCTGCCCGCTTGAAGAACTGGCCGAAGCGCTGCTTCGAGTCAATGGTGAAGGTGGGTACGGTGGCGTGTTCCATGGAGATGACGCGAGCAAGGTTCGTCAAATCTTCCATGGATACGGTGTCGAGGGCGGTTTGGTAGTCGGTGGTCATCCACATGGCTCCGTGTTAAAAGAAAGTAGTTTTTCATATCGTTTGCGCACAACCGAACCTCTTTCAGATGGAATAGAGTCAATGTCCAACAACCCTTTTGCCATGTTCAAGAAGGCTCCGTCGATTCGTCCCATGTGGAACATCGGCGCGCTCTTCGACATCCAGACCGGTAAGTACTATAAGGGCAAGCACGGCGAATCGATCCTGTGCGGTGGTCTCAACCACTTCACCGGCGTAGCAGGCTTGCCCAACATGTTCAAGACGGTCATCTCGCTCTTTCAGCAAGGTTCCGTATTGAACCGAGTCTCACTGGCCATTATGATGGCGCATGACTCAGAGAATACGCTGTCCCCCGGCCGTATCATGAACGTATTCCGTCAGTTCCCTGAACTGTTCGGCATCGATCTGGTCGAGCAGGGCCGCCTCCTATTCACCGACGCTACCGTGTACAACGGTAACGAATGGTGGAACGTCATGCGCGAGTACGGTGAAAGCCGTCGCAAGGACAAGTCGATCCTGATCACCACGCCATTCGTCGATGAGTCGAGTGGTGAGCTCATCAAGATCCCGAGTCCAACCCTTTCGTTCCTTGACTCCCTGTCTGGTCTCCAGACTGAAGGCGTCATGAACATGTACGACAAGGGCGACATCGGTAACAAAGAGTTGAACATGGTGGCCATGAAGGCTGCCGGTGCGAAGAGCCAGTTGATCGACCAAGTCACTTCGGTGACCAGTGGTTCGGGCCTGTTGCTGACCATGACTGCGCACGTCGGTCAGGAATACCAGCTCGACATGTACAAGCCGAACGTGAAGCGCTTGAAGTTCCTGAAAGGCGACCTCAAGATGAAGAAGGTCCCAGAGAACTTCTCCTTCCTCACGGCGAACTGCTGGTACTGCGTGTCCCTCCAGCCTCTGCTCGATGGCGACAAGCAGCCTGAATACCCACGTGACGATGAAGACGATCTGAAGGGCGACACTGACCTGATCTGCATCACGTTGGTGAACCTGCGCGGGAAGTCCGGGCCGTCCGGTATCCCGTTCGAAGTGGTGGTGTCTCAGTCGGAAGGCCTCAAGCCAGAGCTGACCGAGTTCAGCTACTGCAAAGGTTTCGAGTACTTTGGTATCTCGGACAAAGACGGCAACAAGGCGAAGGGCAAACCAAACTTCCGCCTTGATCTGTACCCGCAACAAAACCTCACGCGTAAAACGGTCCGCATGCTGCTGGAAACCAATTCGCGTCTGCAACGCGCCATGAACATCACTGCTGAGCTGTGCATGATGCGTAACCTGTGGCACGACCTGCCAGAGGACCTGCTGTGCACCCCGAAAGAACTCTACGACAGCATTATCGCCGCTGGGTACGATTGGGACTTGTTGTTGGACACCCGTGGCTTCTGGCTGCCGCTTGAAGAGAAAGGCACCTACGCCGACATTCCGTTCTTGTCGACGATGGACCTGCTCAACATGCGTGCCGGCACCTACCGTCCGTACTGGTACGACGCTGCCCTGAAAGCTAAAGGCATCGCTACCAAGGCTGTGGCTACAGCCGCTGCACCTTCGCAGCAACCGGACCTTCCGAAGCCCGTTACAGGCGCTGATCTGTTGAAGAAGATCGCTGCCCGTCAGGACGCGAAAGTTTCCTAATCATCTGAGGCCGGTGTGCGCAAGCCGCCGGCCTCTATCTCACAATCCCTGGAGGCACTCTCATGAGCAACTCGATTGTGTCCGCCGTCGTTGATATGCTGGCGGACCGTAACCCTAATGCAGCGACTCGTTTCGCCCGGGACTTCAATGTCCGCCCTGGCGATGAGCGCGATGAAATCCGTGAACTGAATCGTTACTGGCGTGACCAGTTGATTCGTCTTCACTCCTCGACCATCTCGGCGCGTACGTGCTTGGTTGATGAAGTGGCCCCGCGTGATTGGCTGCGTCATTTTGAACAACTGGTGCTGCCAACGATCGTCTCGCACGATCTGCCCACCATTCACTGAGGTACGTTAGATGGCCAGTCGTGTAGAAGTCACTGCGTTTATTGTAGGGGCCATTGCGGAGATTATTCCGGGTGACACCTATAACAGCGACCTGACCAAGAAGCGCCTTGACGCCATGTCGGATGAAGAGTTCGATGAGTACGTGCGTGCACTGGCGAAGCCAACGACTGAAGAAGGGATTGCGACGCAGGAAATCCTGCCGTTCTACTCTCCTAACCTGAAAGATCCACGGGTCACAATGCCTAACCTCTTGAAGGTGGCAGACATGATCGGCTTTGAGTTCTTTGAACAGCTATGGCTGACAGACCCGCAGACAGGTCGGGTATTCCTCACCCCTCAGAAGTATCTCGTGCTTGACATGACCGTAAGGCGTCAGGCCCAGATGCTCACCAAGAAGTCTTCGATCCCGGAGAACTCGCGCCACGTCGATGAGATGTCAGGCCAGGTGACCGGGAAGTCGAAAGGCTCCAAGATTTCGTTCCCTGAACTACAGGCACAGCTCGCCCAAGGGCTTGAGCACACTTTGATCGAAGAGATCAAGGTGCGAGGCGGTGACCGTGCCGCACAAGTAGAATTCGATCGTCAGTTGATCGAGAACGGGGAAGCCAGCATCGTCGATGTCACCGCGGGCGGTGGTGTGACCACGTCCACGTCGACTGTGGGTAAACTGTTCCGGGGCATGATGATTGATACCGACATTGACGAGGTGTAACAGATGTCTGCAACTGAAACAGACCGCAGCACGCTGGAAGGACTGAACCAGACCCTGCTCAAGTGGGCCCAGATCCAATTCGCTGAGACCACCAACGTTGCGCTTGGGCTGCGTGAGCAGATCATGAACAACGACATGCCTCAGTTGCGGCGTGTGCGGTGGTACGCGATGCACGATGAGGTCCATGCTGCGGAGCTGTGGCAGCGTTACGTGGAGAACACCGAGCTTGAAGGTGAGCTCAAGGAAACCGTGTTCGATTTCTACGTGACCGGAGCATCCTACATCTGGTTGAACAACCCAACGTCGACCGAGAACTACGATGCGTTCATCACCCACTTGGCCACCAACCTGTCATGGATGGCGCGCTGCAAGCTGGTGCCGGATGACATCCGTCAGTATGCTGCCAAGCAGGATCAGATCGAAGCGTTCCTCAAGGGCAACCACTGGGCTGTGTTCCTGATCCTGCTGTCCATGCTAGATCTCCAGTAGTCCTTTTTTCAGCAATACATTATCCTTGAGACAATACCATGCAGAAATCCAGTGCTTTCAACCTCATGTTCGATTTGGACGCGATGTACGATAGCCGCATGGGGACGCTGTTACGGATGCGGGATGACATCGCTCAGATTCTCCCGCTTGCGCAGTACCGCCAACGCACGATGGATGATTGGACAACCTTAACCGGCGGTCTGATCACCACCGAGGCGTTCAACGAGCAATATGCTCGGCGTGACTTGGCGACCCTTAAACGGTGCATTATCACGGGGATGGTGCCAGTCTTGATGAACTACATCGACAGCCTGAAGGAGCGATTCTTCCGGGGTGTCGATGTCAGCTCTATTTCGGTTGACATCAACTCGTACCCGTACGTGATTCCAGGACCCATCGCTGACACGTTGCAAAACTGCCTGCGTATTCTCCTGCCCACGTACGTGAACGTGAACATGTGCCGTCACTCCCCCGAGAGCATGACCCCCACCTTCTTGAAGAAGCACTACAACGGGTGGATCACGTACGATCATGACACGTGGCTGACACTTCATAAAGAAGAGTTGCTGGGTATACCGATCAACGAGGTTGCGTGCATAACCCCCAAGCTCTTTAAGAAAGAGCCTGAGGAGTTAGTGGGCGATGAGATCGAGGCGTTTCGGGACATGGACAAACACGGGCTGCTCGAGTTGATCATGGAGGACTTCCTCCACATCGAGCACATTCCCGTGTCTGACTTTTGCTTCTTGTTGCCGCGGACGTACAAGCTGCCGGATGAAGAAGAGGAAATGGAAGACCCTCAGTCCTCTTTGTCGCGGTCTTCACGCATGGCGCGTTCAGAAGCTTCGACAGACTGAACGAAGTCGTCGTACTCCACCGGCTGAGTGCCCTGGGTGGTGATGTCAGGAACCAGTTGTGGCTCTGGCAGTACCGGAGCTGCACGTTGCACGGTTGTAGGCATGGTGCCCACATCCACAGCAAACGGGTTCTTGCCACCCAGGATACGGAGCAGTTCGTTGTTGGCGTTGGCCAAGCGCTCGGATTCGTTGACACCCATCTCTTCCACGTCGATCTTCCGCGTGGTGAGTGCAGCCGAGTCCAAGTCACGCAGCAGCTGCATGTTCAGGCTCAGCTCTTTGTCGTCAGACGGGATGCCCTTGGCGAACCGACTCTTGAGGATTCTCAAGCGGATGCCTTGGGTGGTCTTGATCACATCACTGGGATCAACTGACTGATTGATATGGATGGGGGCTTGATCAGCACCCAGGTATTCCCCATCTTGTACAGGGTCCAAATCGCCTCTAGCGAGGAATTCGCCTTCGAGCGGATTGATAGAGTTCATAGCTCCACTCCGTTAGGAAAAGGTATAGGTTCATAGGATCAGTGGTGCGAATAAGGGCCCACACATGCTCAAGCAGTTTTTCGCCTGGTGTCGGCGTAAAGAACCCTTGCCTTTGGAAGGCGAGAACATCTACGAAACCCTCCTCAACCAACTGGAAGACATCGATGAAATAGCCAAACGTGGATTCAACTTACCCAAGACCCGCACCGTGCTTCTCAGGACGGCGACGGTCAACCTAGAGGACTTGTCCGACTATCTGATTGATGCATCCGTGACCATCACCAAAGGCGATTCGCTAGCGGGCAGATGGACCACTCGGGCGCTTCAATACGAGTTGGGTACCCTCGAGTCTTTCATCTCAGAGGCTAATGCCTTGGTCCACCCCATTGACTGGGTGATCCAACATAAGCTGTACATCGTGAAGTTACTGGATGCGTTCCTCCAAATGGACAGCGCAGATCGTGACTACTACCAACGTAAATGCAACTTCGTAGTCGAAGACCTTCTTGCCTTGCTTAAAGCCAGTCGGGAGTGTCTGAGATAACCACCCAGGAATCCCATCATGAGTAAAGAACAAGTTCGCATGATGAACGACGACGATAAACTGATTAAGGAAGCGGGTAACCCGCTGACGAATCTGTTCCGTCGTGTTCTAAAGGAAATGCGTGTCGAAACGCAGTCGTGGAACCGTCGCCTCACCACGTTCCTTCAGAGCCCGTTGTCACGTGTTCCCAAGAACGCCAAAGACATCGGTCAAGAGCGCAATAACTTCAACCGAGCTATTGCGAAGCGACACATTACGTTCAAGACCTTTCAGAAAGCCATCCAGATTCTGGGCCCGCTCAAGTATTCTATGAGCATTACCATGATCATGCGCGATGGTAAAGAGGTGACAGTCTCCACCGGGATGATTAACAACCCCTATTCCCAGATCGATTCGCTCAATGCAGTCGTGACAGGCAGAGGGTTGAACCCGGAGAACGACAACGTCGATTATGACGATGACGAGACCGATCCCGACATCACTGACGAAGCTGTTGATGAGATGATTCATCAGATTCAAAGTCCGGTGTATCCACATCGCAGTCCCGACAAACGTGCACGCATAGCTCGAGTTCTTTCGACTGCTAGCACGAACACGACCCAAGTCAAAGACTAGGTCCTCGGTCGTCTACCCAGGTATAACAGGAACACAGCCATGTCTACTGACACCCAAGCGAAACCTCAGAATACACTCCCCTACCGGCCGGAGGACGATGGCGTTACCCACATCAACGTCTACTCCCGTGGCGCTACACCATTGGGTCGAGGTCTGAGCAACCTCTCTGAATGCAACATCGAACACCCCTACTTCGGCCACTTCCGCACACTGGAAGGCCTGTGGTTCTACATGAAGACCAACTTCAAGGATGACCAGTTCCGCATCCTGAAAGGTCTGGCAGCCCGTGACCTGGGCAAGACAATGCCAACAGAACCGTACCCACTGTTCAACAAGATGTTCAAGTTGGGCATGCTGGTGAAACTGGAGCGCAACCCTGCGCTGATCCAGGAGCTGATCAAGAACGACAAGCCACTGGCCCACTACTACTCGTACGGCGGTGGCAAGAAGATCATGCAACTCGATCGCCACCAGTGGCAGCTTGACTTCTGGATCTTGCTGCGCAGTACGTTGATCAACACCGGCTCTCTCGAGGTGATTCGTAACGAGCTGGAAGAGTCGATCAAGTACCACCTCGACAACCCGAAAAGTCCAAAGGTTGCTGAGTGATGTGATCGCATGAGGACCTTCGGGTCCTCATGACTTCCCTCTTTCTTTTTTCTTTGTCCGAGGCCGACATGTCTTTGATTTCCACCCCGTTCTTTAAGACGGACAAAACTGAGAAGCTCGAGGCGGCAGACTCCTACGACATCTCAAACTCCCGCCCCATCAACAAGATCTACGACGCAGCCAAAGACGGGGCTAAGAACGTCTACGATCGCCTTGGGGGTCGTCAAGGGATTGCCACGGGCATCCAGAGCTTGATCAGTGCCAAGAAGTCTGGCGCGACCGGTAAGCAGATGCTCGAGGCAGGTCTCGGGATGTTCGGCACCAGTACGATGGGTATCCTGAAGACCGCTGGTAACGGCATCTTCGATAAGGCTGCTGAGTTCATTGACCTGAACCCTGAAACCGTCAGCAAGATCAAAGGGACCGGTGAACAACTCTTTGGTCGGTTGCAATACGGCGATCCCAGTGACCTGACCAACTACGGTGAACTGACTTCTCTGTTGGGTGAGCTGACTGGCAATGAGAAATGGGCCAGTTACGTTAACCTAGGGCTTGAGTCTGCGGTCTTCGGTTCAGCGATCTCCAAATCCATCGAGTACGGCCAGTACCAGTACATTGGTGACGTGAAGCAGTACATTGACCCGGCTGTCTATCAACAAGCGTTGATCTACAGTGTGCCCATGGTCTCCACTTCAGGCTCATTGGAAGCGGTCAAGGAACTCTTGAAGGAGATGACGCCCGATGTGGTGATGTCTACCAAGCCTGACTTCATCAAGTCGTTCCTGCAACAGTTCAAGATGCCCGCTGAGTTGACAGTGACCCGTGAGGCCTACTGTAATGACCTGGTGGACACTCTGTCTCGACTGGATGCCAACTGGTACATGTACGACCGGCGACCTGATCAGCGCATCGTGGACTTCACGAACCTGACCATTGCCAGTCAAGACGCCTTGCAGTTGTTTGAATTGCACGCGGTGTTGGGTCGTTACGCCATTGCAGCGCCGATTGTGCCAGAACTGAGCGTGGAAGAAGTCATCCGCAAACAGTTCCCTCGAATGGTCACGACACTGACCTAACGGACATAGGGCCAGGGGCAGTTGCCCCTGGCCTTTATGCCGCTTTACTGACGATCGGTAGCTTGACCGAGACTTTTCCAGACCTCGCCTGCCATTCCCGACATCGCCCACATGGACATCCGCTCTGGCGACTTCATGTCGTCGAACGCTGCCTGTTGACGTGCCAATCGAACTGCCCATTTGCGTAGGCCGTTGATTTCAGCTTCCAGCGGAATGCCTGCCAAGATGGCCAAGTAGTCCGTGTAGTTGTTATCGTCGTCGTAAGTGGAGCCCAGCATGGCTGAGGAGACCGCTACGCCGTTTTCACCACCCGTGGAGGCTGTCCCACCCCCGAGCCAAGAAATGCCTGCACCGACGCCGTAGCCCGCTGCTTGGATAACCCGGTCAGAGATCTCGAACGCAGGATTCAGAGGCATGTTGACCGCGTTGGTCAAGTCCAGCAAACCAAGTTGGATGTCCACACCCAAGAAACCACCGGTGTTGTTCCACCCTACGTCACCCACACCCCGTGTGATGGTGAGACTGTCCACAATGGCCAGCCGAGAGTGAGCACGGCCTTGAGCGAAGTACTCAATCAAGAACGGTGCGGTGTGCGATTGCTTACCGGTCGACAGAGGAACAGACATGGCAAACAGACAACACATCGGCAGGATCAGGTTCTGCAACCGAGACAGTGGATCACCGTACGGAGAACGCAGAGGGATGTTCAAGGACAGCTTGTTGAATTCAGCACTTGAACTGTCCCAGACTTTCGGGATGTCCACGTACGCCGAACCGGCCAACTGCGCCAGACCCTGAATACCAATCCCTTGACCCACACCCAATGCAAAGTCTTTCACGGCCCCCAACGCACCCGCAACGATACCAGAACCTTCAATGTTACCATCGAACATACTGAAGCGTGTTTCACGGGCAGATGCCGAGATGCCGTTGATTTGACCTTGGATGGAAGGCTCTTTCGTGCCGTTACTGAACGACTCGGTTTGAGTACCGGTGTGGTCAACACGGAAACTGATGAACTCCGAGGCCATGGAGGCTTCAGATTTGAAGGCTGCCTTGGTGCGCTCCCACAGACCTTCGTCCAGACGACCTGTCTTCTCCACCACCGCTTCGTTCTTGGTGTCGGCTTCAGAGATCTGACCCATCATCTCCGAGTTCTTCCAGATGTCCACGTAGGCTTCGTAGCTGGTGTCGATCTTGTTGACAATGGCGTACACGTCGCCCATGTCTTCACCGTACAAGCGTTTCTGGAATGCAGCACGCATCTCAGCCTTGTTGGTGATCTTGTTCAACTGCTTGTCCAACAGCATCCGGCGATGGTTAACCAGCTTCTGTCCACGCTGAGCCACAGCGAACACGTCAATACCGCCATTCGCACGGTAGATAGACGGGATCAAACGGTGGTACGCATCGACGTCAGTCTGATCCATCCCGTTCTCCTTCTCGTAGAGCGCCTTAGCGCCCTCGTAGATAGGTCGAGGGATGATGCCCATGTTGGCAGCAATGGCGTTGACCATCGAGCTTACAGCGCCCCAGTAAGGCAGCATCGACGGCTTGAGGTAATAGTACTTCGACGCAGGACGACGAAGGAAGAACTTGATCGCCTTACCGGCCATGATGAACGGCAAGAGACCAATGGTGGCTACCGAGCCAACGGCCCAGCCCAAGGAATAGAAGAACCCAGGGGCCCGACCCGAACGTGCCATCGAGGCAGCGGGGATCGAGTAGTAGTTGGCATAGAACGAAGTCAAGCTGTTGAACTGCGGATAACCACACCGGAAGTGGACCACCTGCATGTTGTCGTCGAACTTCTCACTGTACACCCGACCCATGCCGTTGGTCGAGTTCGCACTGGTACCCGTAGAACGACTTACCTTTGGAATCAAGGTGTTCTTACCGCGGGCTTCAGGCTTGGTGAGGATGTTGTGCTTCAGGTCACAGTAACGCGTGAATTGAGGCAGTGGGTTAATGACGAAGTTACCACCCAGGGTCGTATCAGTAGCCTTCTGCATCGACGTGGAGTAGATGCGATTGATGGCCGCCTGGTTACCACCCATGATCTGATCGGAGGGCAGCAGGAACGATGATTTTACCCAGCTGTCATCCAGAATGTTTTCCATGTCTTGACCTCTGATAAAAGAAAAGGTGAGCAGGGATCACCCCACTCACCTCTCGTAGTTACACCCGACCGACTGAGACCGTCCCCTTGTTTGCAGCTTTAGGGGTGTTGATCGATGGGTTCTGCGTTGTCTGGGCTACCTTTGGCGTGTCAGCGCCTTGAGCAGCGTTCGGCATCGTAGTACCCCCGTTCCTGATCAATTCCACCAAGGAGATCAACTGTTCAAGCTGACCCTCGTTGACTTCAACCAGACGGCTCATCATCTTGTCTGCGCCACCGTAGGTGTTGGTGTTCGCAGCGGTCTGACTGGAACTTTGAACCTCAGCCGTTTTAGCCGCCATCGCCAAGGACGCAGTGGTGTTCTGCGTTTGACGGGCGTCCGCTTTATCCGCCATCCCGGCCGTGTCAGCGTTAGCTGGGCTTTCAGCCACAGTATTTGGTGTGCCTCCATCGGCCGGTTTCACCATGGACGGTACAGACGGTCCAGTGGCTGCCAAGCTCGATTGCGGGGCTGCTTGCTCTTCTGCTGCGGTGGAAGGTCCTGCGGCCGAGGTATCCGGACCGCCTGCTGCCATTGGCGCACCACCTTTCATGGAACTGGCGATTTGCATGGCATCAGCTTGACGGTGCTTCTGCAACTTCCCATCGAAGTCGTTATACACCGCTGCTACGGTACGAGGGTTCCTGTTCTTATCGTAGAAGATAGACGGGTTCGCCGCAGCTTGTTCAGGACCAACGTGGTTGATCGCCGGATCACCAGGAGGGGCCGACAGGAAGCGCTTGGCTCCATACGGTCCCAGGAAGTGAGCGAGGTAGACGTCTGTATCCGTGACGTTACTCTTCACCTTCTTGATGACGTCGATGTTTTCCTTGATGTACTCAAGGCCCAGCAAGGCGTTAGCCCGAGGGTCATGCTGAGTGGTGTTCGGGTTGATCCCGTACTTCGCACCGTACTTGCCCATGAGCGACTTCCAAGTGCCTTTAATCACCTGGTAGAACGACGCTGCGGAGGAGAGAACCCCTGCGCCTGGGTTTCGTGGGTTCTTGTACGGAATGGCGTTAGGCTTGAAGTTCGATTCCACACCGGCAATAGACGCTGCCAGATTAGGGTCGACCCCTACCATGTTCGCCGCCGACATCAAGGTGGCGCGTGTAGCCGCCCAACCATCACCGGTAGGTGCTGGCACGTCGTTGATGTTACCGCCTGAACCACCACCCGGGTGAGTGAGTGGCGTACCCGGTGTCATGGTCGTTGGACCAGAAGCACCGTTAGACGGTTGACCGGACGCACTGACGTTGCCTTGCTGAGGAGCCTTGCTTTCTTCCCCACCACCGAAGACGGACTTGATGCCGCTCCACATGCTGGAGAATACGCCTTGCTCTTCCTTCCCGCCTTGAGGACCACCGGAGCCTGCGGATTGACCACCCTGACCATCTGCCGAAGCAGGACGGTTGACTTGGGTGGCGTCCTGCTCGATGATCTTGCCATCCTTGTCTCGGACTTGCGCTGCGACCGCCGAAGCGTTCTCGGTCAGCGTTTTGTCTTTGACTTTGGTGGACAGCATGTAAAGAGGTTCCTTGACGGTCTCTTCATCATCGTTGAGGTAGTAGCCCGGCCATGGCGACTCCGAAATATCCCACACGGAGATACCGGCGTTATCACGGGCGTTAGCGGTTTCCCTCAGGACTTCCAACAGGTCTTGCGGTTTCAGACGTTCAGCAGCATCCTTGGCGTCAATGTTAGCCCGCGCACGTACCGAAGAACAGAATGTCAGGAACGTTGGCATGAACCGGCGGTAGAACCAGACGTAGACCGCATCAGCCTCTGCACCAATCGGGGAGAACAAAGCCTCCGCAATGGCGTACGCAGCACTTGGGTCTTTGAAGAACGCCTGCTTCTCGTTGTCGTACGTGACCATCGGGAACAGAGCCCCCTCCAGTCTGTCCAACTGACCGACTTTGATCATCAGCATTTCTGTCAGACCGTAGACACGGTACCGAACAGGTTTGCCATCGTCGATCTCACCGTCCCGGTTACCGGTCGTCATGTAAGCCGCAGCAACGACACCACCGATACCCGCACCCTTCACCGCCCATGCATTGGTCTGAGCCACAGTCTCTGCAACGCTGGCGGTCTTGCTGGTGGCTTCTACGCCAATACCAGCGCCGGATGGCTTCGTGGCAGCTGTACTCGCGCCTGACTGCCGATCAGCATTGGCTGCGGTTTTAGCAACAGCAGCAGCACTGATCCCACCAGCAGCGGCCACAGCATCGACCATGTTCTGGTCGGCCTTTTCCTGCCCGGTTTTGTTTTCATTGATGTACTCCTGGATTTCTCCCTTGACTTCTTCCACGGTGTCTTTCACGTCACCGGAGTCCATGTCCAGTTTCTCGTCCTCGAAAGGACCGACCATGGCATTGAAGACTTCCTGACGATCAGCCATCGCAACTTTGTCGACGAAGCCCATTGCAGCCTTACCGGTTACTTTGGCGTCGATTTGACTCAGGTCCATGGACTTGGTTAGGGCGTGCATGTTGGAGACGTGCTGAAGGAAGACAGCGGAGAAACGACCCGTCAGGTACTTGATCAGTCGCCCGTACGTTTCGTTCTCTTCTGCTGGGATGCTGGTGTCGATCTTGAACAGCTGCATGATCTTGTCTTGAGGCAGGCCTTGGGAGTTAACCGTGGCTTTACCTTCCGAGTCGACCGCAGTCTGCGAAACGAAGATCTTCTCCAGTTCCAACAGGGTCTTCAGCTCATCGCTGTCAGTCTTGGGTTTGATCCCGTACTGAACCATGCGAAGACGAGTCAGTGGAGGCAACTTATCCTTGTTGCGACTGTAGATGTACGCACCGACTGCAATAGCACCGCCTACAACCGCGATACCTGCAAGCACTGGTGCCGAGACAAGACCAGCAGCCCCGAGCAGAGCACCCATGGCCATACGGCCAGCGAAGCCTGCTGCCATCCGGGTCAGAGGGTTGGTCAAGATACTGCCGCCCAACCGCAACGCACCCATCCCCAGACGACCGGCGGTTTTAGCGCCCCACCATCCGAGTTTGGCCACGCCCTTGCCTGCCTTCAAACCCCCTTTCAGGATCTTACCAGCAGTACCCATCTTGTCCAGTGTACGTCCACCCCAGTTGGCAATCTTGCCCAATCTGCCCACACGGCCTGCACGACGAGCAGCAGTGCGTCCGCCGCGGCGCTTCTTCCCTTCTTCGCCTCCGCCGAACATGTCCATGAGGCCGTCCATCATCCCGCCCCCACCTTCACCATCTTCCTCGTCTTGACCGCCCTTCTTGCCGCTCAGCATTGCCATGAGGCCGGCAAGACCTCCTGCTTTACCAAACAACCCTTGGACCGCTTGACCTTTCTCTTTCGCCATTTCCTTGGCTTTGTTCAGCATCTCGTCTCGTTTGGAGTTGATCTCCATGAACGAACCCTTACGCACCTTTTCCTTGGTGACCTCTTTCAAGGTTTCGTACTGCAACTGCACAGAACGAAGCGTCAGGGTCAGCATGTCTTGTTCTTGATCGCCGGTCAGTTCGCTGGTGACATCCGCCCCCACCTTACCGCCAGTGAATCGAGACATCATGCGTTTAACACGAGGCTTGAACTTACGACGTTGTTGCTGAAGCTCTTTCGAGACCGAGGCGCCTTTATCAGACACTCGACGACCGAGGTTGTCGATGAACTCATTGGCCCCGCCTGTGCCCTTCATGTCCTTGAGAGCACCGCCCATCTTGCTGAGCTGGTTACGACCGCCAGTGATAGCACCGGCTGCCCACAGACCTGCACCGCTGTTCTTGAGCTTGCCGAACTTCTCAGCAAAGGTAGACTTGACCTTTCCTTTATAGTCCGCAATAACGCCTTCATCCATGATCTCGTTATAACGGGCTACGGTGCGACCTTTGAGATCGACCACGTCACCCTGGATGTCTTCCCACTTCTTGATCACCTCGTTGGTGGCCTTGTCGCGGTACTCACCTGCCTTCAGTTTGGCTTCTTGCAGGCGTGGGTGATCTTCACCCTGAATCCAGATGTCCGTGGCGAGTTGTTTAGCCGTGCCGTACTTCTCTTGGCCCAGCTTGAACTTCTCCTGCCCCCAGGACTGAGCCTGAGTGCCTTTGGCCTTCAGGCGCTTCGACACCTTGTCCCAGTCGACCCGACGGCCTTGACGCGACCCACCACCTTCACCGTGATTGCAACCACAGGCTGCCAGTTGCTTGAGCAGTTCCACCGTTTCCGAATGGAAGTCACGCGACTGAGTGATGAGGGTAATGAGGGTCGACTTGTCACCCAGGTACTGTTCTAGGCCGGAGGCTCCTTGTCGGATCGAATTCCGAGCACCCCCCATGCGATCAGCTCGATCAGCACGACGGGAAAGATCGCGACGACCTTTAGAAGACCGAGAACCACGATTAGAACGCTTACCACCGAGATTATCAGCATCCGGGCCACCTTGCGGAGCTCCGCCTGCGCCGTCTTCGTCATCTTCATCGAGTACTGACCCCCAGATCTTGTCGTAGTTGATCCGGTCGTCACGGCCTTGACGCTCAACATAGCCCAGCTTGCGCAAGGAGTCTTTGCCGAGGACATCGCCCAAGATGCGAATACGATCACCAGCAGCGGGGATCATACTGGCCATGCTCAGGAACTTGTCACGGATATCGTTGAATCGCCCAGCGCCTTCAGCGGAGGTATCTTGCTGGTTACCGTTGTAATCCAGGTTGAAGGTGTCCGCAATCAGAGACGTGATCTCATCCACAATCCCAACGTCAACGTTAGGGTATTCGGCAGGATCGACCAGACGTTTAGGTACAAGGTCACGACCGTTGGCCAGCTCGTCAAGCAATTTCTTCTTGAGGGCACGCTGGGCCTTGGAGGACATGGTGTCGCCACCGATCTGCTTGATGAAATCATCAGCGGCAGTACGAAGCGAATCACGTTCCGAACGGCTCATGATCTGACGACCCACATCCTTCAGGTTTTCACCTTGGGACGTAAAGCCACCACGGACCACGTTGTAGACTTGCTTCTCGGAATCCTTCTCGCCAGTGACTGCCACTTTGGACCAGTGAGCAATCTCAGACAGGTACCCCGGGATGATCTCGATCAGGGAACGACGAGCAATCTTGTCGAACGTGCCAATCTCATCCAGTTTGTCGACGCTTTCACCACCCGGCCGAGAGTCCAAAGAGAACTGCGGCAAGAAGGTTTTGAACATCTGCGTCATGACAGACTTGAAGCCAGTGCCTTGGGTTTCAGACTGTGCGTACTCGTTGACCTTCTGTGGAAGCCCGGTGAACTTGTTACGCAGGATCTCACCGCCTTTGGCAATGGTCTTGCTTTTGTTCAGCCACGGTGCAATGTGCATCGACGCTTGATCACGGATGCCAGAACCGATCATCGAACCTACAACACGACCACCCATCTCGTGTTTGTCGATGTCCATCCCTTCGGTCATGCCTTGGGCTTCAGTCAGCGGCTGAACCACACCCTGAACCAAACCTTGGACGTTGTCCATGATCTGCTTGGTGTAGTTCTGCGACCAGTTGGAGATGGTGTTGAGACCTTTCCCCATCAGACGCTGGTGAGCCATCTGCTTGAACATCTCACTGCCACGGATCTTCACTGCCTCAGGGAGCGCGGTGTTGTGGCGAATGGCTTCAAGGATCTGAGCTTGCTTCTGGGTGGCTTCTGCCATCACATCCAGCAGTTGCTTTTGAGTCGCAAACTGACGGTAGTTGAGTTCCAGCATCTTCTGCTGGTACTTGGCAGTGATCTTGTCTTGATAGCCAACCATCCGCGCCATGGAGCGGTTGATAGCAGTCAGGACTTGGATGTTGGACTTGAAGCGAACCTGGTCGAGGGCTTTATCTTCCAGCTTGTCAGCAGCGTCTTTCTTCAAACGCTCTTCATCTGCGCCAGTCTTGGCCTTGAAGATCTCAGCCAACTGGGCGAGGTCGTTGTCTTCTTGTTCCTTACGGTATTGGGCCGCTGATTTAACAGGGCTGTCGTCGTCATCTTCCAGTGCAGAGTTGAGGCGGTCCGAAGCCTTCTTGGTCAGAAGCTTGTTACCCACCAACTGCATGGCTTTACGACCGAACGCTTTACTACCACGAACAAGTTGCGGCGAGTCGCCAGTCACCTTATCGTATAGCGATCGTGCGTCGGTTGCGACGTTCTCAATGGTGTCTGCGGCCAAGCCATAGCCCGAGGGCAAAGCCAGAGTCAAGGCTTTGCGCAAGGCATTCTTGCTGGTCAGCTCATCTTTAATCCCGGAGATAGCGCCTTTGGTGACTCGGTCTACGGGAGATCTCGAACTGTCGTCGATGTCGGTATCAGACTTCCACTCAGGGATGTCAAAGTCGAAATCGTCGAGGTCGAGATTGTCCAAATCGACATCTTTCTTTGCCATCGAAATTCTCCAAATGGGCTTATTATACTAAGCCTCCTTCATACCAACTGTCGAAACGACTCCTAAACTTACGGGACGCCTTTATGACCACTGAAGCACGGAGTCTCATGACAGACTCTAGCTCGGGCATTCGATACGCCCAGACTCCCGCCAAGGTCTGGCCAATGGTGCTGACTCGGGAACGGGTCGCCCGCATGACTCCAGTGACCAGTCTCGACATTTATGACGGGGCGAGTGCTGAGTTCCACGACCAAGGCTTGTACTCCACCACCATCTTCGGACGCGTGGGTTCGGATGAACGTGACAACGCGTTTTCTTACATTGATCTGAAGGTCCAAATCTTCCACCCGAAGATCTTCCGTGACCTCATGAGCCTCAAGTCCATCTATCGTGCCATTGTGGCCGGTCGTGAGACAGCGATCTTTGACCCGGTGACCAAAGACTTCATCGCAGACAGTTCTGAGAAAGCCGAAACCGGTTATGCTTTCTTTGTGAAGCACTTTCCTGAACTGGAACTGCGTAAGTCCAAGTCACCGACCCGTCGTATTCGGGTGGAGTTCATCGAACAGTGGCGTCAATTCGCCCTGACTCGTTTTATTCCGGTGCTGCCTGCGGGCATGCGCGACATTGAAGTCGATGACAACGGTGTGACGACCAAGAACGAGATCCACGACCTGTACTACCGGGCTCTGTCGATCTCCAACACGATCCCGATCACCAGCGACATGGAATCTCCGGCACTCAACATTGCTCGGAACGCTCTGACCAACTGCCTTGCTGAGATCTATGACCTCATTGAAGGCATGCTGGCAGGCAAGAACGGTTTTATCCTGGACAAGTGGGCCTCTCGTAAAGTGGTCTACGGTACGCGGAACGTGTTGACGGTGATGGACACCTCCATTGCCAACCTCAACGACACCAACGCTCCAGGTTTTGATAGTACCACCCTCGGGTTGTTCCAAGTCATCAAAGGCTTGACCCCGTTGACCATCCACCACCTGCGTCGGACCTTCGGGCACCTGATTCAGAACGGTGAAGGTCAAGCACAGTTGATCGATCCGAAGACCCTGCGTCCTACGTGGGTGAGTCTGTCGCCCGATACCCGTGACCAATGGTCGACCCGTGATGGTTTGACCAGCGTGATCGACCGGTACCAGATGACCGAGATGCGTACCCGTCCTGTGGAGATTGAAGGTCATTACCTGGCCCTCATCTACAAAGGTCCGGACAACACGTTCAAGGTGTTCTTCGACATCCACGACATGCCGGCTCACCTGAACCGCAATGACGTGCACCCGATCAACCTCGTTGAGCTGCTGTACTTGTGTGGTTACCAATATTGGAACCGCTACTATGCACAGATCTGTCGTTACCCGATCTCGGGCTTGGGGTCGATCTACCCATCGCGTGTTTATGTCAAGACCACTGTGGTCGGTGAACGCCGTGTGGAGCTGGATGACAACTGGCAACCGTATGACGATGACGAGCATGTGGCGCAGGAGTTCCCTAAAACGGGATCGACTTCCTTTATGGACACTCAGTCCCCACACTCGACCAAACTGGTTGGGTTGGCAGCGGACTTCGACGGTGACACTGGCTCAGCAACACTGGTAATGTCTCAAGAGGCTCTGGTTGAGAATGACCGTATCCTCAGGTCACGTAACCACTGGATCGATGCAGGGGGCAACCTTACATCTTCCTACGAGTACGACACCATCAAGTACGTCGTAACCAACCTGACAGGACGATTCAAACATGGCCGTAATGTTTCTGTATGACCGCTACATGAAACTGTTCGGCATCCGTAGGCTGGGAGAGTTGGAGAATCCACGAGTACGACCAATCGCACGATTCGGTTTGCCTCGTGGTGCCAACGTCCACTACATGCCGATGAATGAAACTGAACTGGGTCCGGCTGCTTCTAGCCAGATCATTCAGGCAGCACAGCGACTGGTCTACATCGACCACGTTCCTGACCTGCTGTCGAAGGAGGGCAACCCCCGTCCAACGTTCAAGCTCATCGCTCCGATGATGCAGCAGTACCGCCGCGAGAACATGAACATCCGCCCAATGCGGGATTATGAAGCGGCAGCGAAAGACCCTCTGACCATGCTCGTGGTGAACTACGCCATGGTCGCTCAGATGTACAAGTACCAACGGTCGGCCTTGAGTCGCTGGTGGAACTGGCGCAACCTGAGAGCCACTCAGTGGGAGAAGTTCAATCAGCTGAAGACCACGCACGAACGACATCACATCGTCTTGTTTGATGTGCCTCAGACGCTCCCAGCGCTGTCGGATCTGCGTAAAGCTGAGCGTGGCATGACGCCAACGTTGATGCAGGTGTTCAACACCCGTGAACGGTTGGACTTGCTTGACCTCTTCATGTGGTTGGGTGAGAACCGTCAACGTGCACCGATGTCGCGGCTGGACGAATCCCGTCTGACTGAGATCGAACTGGTCATCCGTAAGGACGGCGGTTGGATCAGCCTGAACCTTGGCCTGCTCAACGGTTGGCGTAAACAGGGCGTAGGCGTCTCGATGGAATCCTTCGTCGAACAGCCTGTCAGTGAGGACTTCAACTTCGAAGACACTTACCAGCGCTATGTTTCCATGGAAGAGTTGGGGGATGACACCCTCGATCCTGACATGGGCGTCTCGATGGAAGCAGGTAATGGTCTTGATCCAAAGATCATGCAGGTGCGCTTCCTGAAGCTGTTGGCTAAAGTCATTGACCAAACCAACCCGGTAGCCGTGGTCAATCAGCAAGAAGTCGAAGCGCAACAAGAAGCCACCGCAGCAGACGATGCAGCGGAAGCGGCTGAAGACCAGCAGCAGGAAGTCCAAGCCCGTAAGGAATCGGGTGCGGATGAAATGCTGGTAGAAGAAGAGGAAGAACTGGCTGAGTCTTTGGACGAACCGGCTGTCTCGACTTCTGATGCGATCATGGAAGATGAAGACGGTGAGCTGATCATTGAGACCGGGGCTGAACCTGTTGCTCAGGTGTCTCAGATCGTAGCGGACGGGGCAACGGAACACACCCTGACCAGTTCGATCCAGAGCAAGATTGACGAGCTGGTGGAAAAGGACATCATCACTGCCGCTCAGTATCGCCGCATGCAACGCCTGTCAGAGTCCTACAAGACGATGCCAGACCCGTGGGACAAGTCAAAGACCATTGAAGGGTCCTTGGACATCAAGCAGGAAGACTTGGTGCTTCAAGAGTCTGAACCGTATCCTGAAATGGAATCGGTCCGTGACAAGTCGATGTTGCAGTCTACCGTCGAGAAGATGGACAGCCAGTACATCGAGAAGGTGATGAAGGCTGACATCCTGAACGCCGTTATGTCCGTGCAGAAAGCGGGTGTGGCTGTGACAGGGTACGATGTAGAAGTCGTGCAAGATGCCGTCAGTCATTACGAGATCCACAAAGTCCAGTTGACTCCGGTCACTGGTAAACCGTCGACCATCTCGTTCCGAGTGCCGGTGGTTGACAAACGTGGCTCGTACACCTCCAACGGTCAGAAGTACCGCCTGCGTACTCAGAAGTCCGATGTGCCGATCCGCAAGGTCAGTGCCATTCGGGTAGCGCTGACGTCGTACTACAGCAAGCTCTTCATTGAGCGTTCGCAACGTGCTGTGTTCAACTACGACAACTGGATTGCCAAGCAGATCATCGCTAAAGGCATGGACCCCGCTGACACCTCCATCACCAACGTGAAGATTGCCAACGTGGCAGACTACTCGCTGGATCTGCCGACTGCGTACACCGTGATCGGTAGTCGGGTGATGAGCTTTGAGTCCAACGGCCACTACTGGTTCGATTACAAGAACCGGGATCGCAGCCGTCTGTTCGACATGAAGCTGGTAGAGACACTGGAAACGGAACACAAAGGCATGGTGGTGGTTGGTCGTCGTGGCCAGCGTTACATCATGGTGGACCGTGAGAGTGCGTTCTATCTGGTGGACAGTAAGAACAACCAGGTCAGTGAACTGGGTCAGATCGAAGACATCCTTGGTTTGAACAAGGACAAGTCACCGGTCTCCATGGCCGAGATCAGCATCTTCGGTAAGACCATGCCAGTCGGTATCGCTTTGGCGTACCTGTTGGGCTTGAACGGTCTGCTGACGATGACGGGGGCTAAGTTCCGGGCTGTGCCGTTGGGTACCCGGGTGCAGATGTCGGACGATGAGTACGCCATCAAGTTCCTCGATGAAACGCTGATCATGGACAAGTCGGATGTGAAGAACAGCATGATCTTTGCTGGCTTCCTCCAATACCACAAAGCCGTGCGTCAGTTCTCGCGTCACAGTTTCAACGACAAGGACGTGTACTTCAACATCCTGGAGGCCAACGGCATCGGGCTGCGCTACTTGCGTGAACTCGATCTCATGAACGCCATGTGGGTCGACCCGATCACCAAAGGCGTCCTTGAGTGGATGAAGGAGCCGACCGAGTACATCCCGCTGCTGTTGCGTGCTGTGGAAATGCTGGTCACCCGTCACGTGCCGACGAAGGTTGAAGGCGCTGATGGGTTGGTTGATGGGCAAGAACGTGCCAAGGGCTATGAACGTATCCCGGGTGCCATCTACGCCGAGCTGGTCCGGTCTATCCGGGTCTACAACTCTCGCAATGCAGGCTCTGGTTCGCAAGTGACCATGAAGCCTCACGAAGTCTGGACGAACATCGTTCAAGACCCGGCTTCTGCCATTGTCGACGACATCAACCCGATTCAAAACCTCAAGCAGAAAGAAATCATCACCTACGGTGGCCGTGGTGGCCGCAGTGGACGGTCGATGACTGCCGAGGCGCGACTGTACAAGGAATCCGACATTGGCTTCATCTCGGAAAGTACCGTAGACTCCGGCGACGTGGCGGTTATCACCTACATGTCTCCAAACGCGAACATTACCAGTGTGCGCGGTACGGTGCGGGCGTATGACAAAGAGAAGGATGGTGCGGCTAACATTGTATCGACCTCCGCTTTGATCAGTCCTTACGCTGACCGAGACGACCCTAAGCGGGTGAACTTCATCGGTATCCAGCAATCTCACGTCATCTCCGCTGAAGGTTATCGTGAGTCTCCAATCTCCACCGGCTATGACCATGTCTTGGCCCACCGTGTGGATGAGATCTTTGCTGTCCCGGCTACCAAGTCGGGTGAAGTGATTGAACGCACCGACACTCACATGGTCGTGGCGTACGATGACGGTACCTTCGAGCATCTGGACCTGACCACCCAGTACGGCATCTCCGCCGGTTCGGTCTACCCGCAGAAACAAGACTCTACCTTCCAGTTGGGTGACAAAGTCAACGTAGGCGACATCTTGAAGTATAACTCGGGCTTCTTTAAGCCGAGCCGGTTCGAACCACGCCAGGTGCAGTGGAAGGCTGGGGTGATTGCTCGTACGGCTTTGATGGAAGCTTCCTACACACTGGAAGACTCCTCTGCCATTGACGATTGGTTGTCGGGTCAAATGGGGTCGGAAGTTACAAAGGTCAAGACCATCGTTGCACAGTTCGGGCAGCAAGTTCGTAACCTGGTCAAACAGGGGGATCACACGGACATCTCGAGTATTCTATGCACGATTGAAGATGCTGTAACGGCGGAAGCTGGACTGTTCTCGGACGAAGACCTTGAAACCCTTCGCAAGATGGGCTCAGCGGCGCCTCTTGCAGGTGCGGTTGGCGAAGTCTCGAAGATCGAGGTGTTCTACCATGGTGACCCGGACGACATGTCGGACTCGCTACTGGAGCTGGTCACTGCCCACGACAAACAACGTCGTAAGGTGGCCAAACGTCTCGGCAAACCGGTTGTCACAGGTCAGGTCGACCAATCCCTTCGTATTGACGGGAACGGTCTGGAACTCGATCACGTTGCGATCAAAGTCTACATCACTCACCGTGAAGGCATGGGTGTCGGTGACAAGGCAGTGTTCTGTAACCAGATGAAGACAGTAGTTGGTCATCGCTTGAGCGGTATCAACGAAACCAAATCTGGGGCACGGATCAATGCCATCTTCGGCGCCAAGTCGGTCATGGACCGTATCGTAAGTTCGGCCCTGCTGATCGGCATGTCTATCTCTGTCCAACGCGCCATTGGCGAGAAGGCCGCAGAGATGTGGATGAGCAACGATACCAAGTAGTCGAAGTCCGGGGGCCTCTAGGGTTCCCGGACCTTCCTTTACAGCGCCTCGAAATTTCACAGGAACTTGCTCATGAGCACCACTACTTTTGACAACCTCGCGCTCGTCGCGAATGCCATTGACCTCTCGGTAGAGATCGTGGCAAACGTCGCGGGGAACCAGATCTCCAGTTATCTGGATGGTGTCCCGCTGAACGACCGTACCATCGCTGCCATCGCAGCTGCGGACATCAACAACGTCATCGAGGGTCGCGATAATGCTTAACCGTATCGCCATCGAGGCAGCATTCCCGGTTGCCCAGCGTCTGGATGAGCGTGGCCTCCGCATCCTGCCGAGCCAGAACAGTCCCCTGATGTCGTTGACCCTCGCGGTTGACAACACGCTGGTCGACCGTAGCCTGGTAGAAAACACTGACATCATCAGCGTCCTGCAATCACGCGCTGGCGATGAGGCTCACCGTATTGCCAAGGCTGACATCATCCGTCTGGCCTCTGCATCGGTGTCCCGTCTGCATGACATCTCCCGCAACCAAGTCTTGCCTGCCATTAAAGAGCTGGCTGGCAAGGTGCAGGAATACGTCAATGCCCGTCGTCTCGAGGCTTCGCTGCCTTATTCCGTAGTGATGAAAGAAATCCCTGCGGTCTACAGCAACCCTGCCCTGCGTCAACTGGCGGATCGTTACCCAACCCCATCGCAGTTGGACTACGTGGTTCGTAACTTGGCTCCGGTCACGTTGGATCGCGTCAAGGAACTCGTCAAGACCGGCATGGCTGGTTTCGACGCTGAACTGGACCTGTCCCTCAGCATGAAGAACAACGAAGGCTACGCCGCCGTCATGGACGTGCTGCAAGGCCGTGTCGGTGTTCAAGCCATCAACCAAGACTACCTCCCGGGTGTCCTGGTCGCTGCTCAGTCGATCTACGACGAACCAGAGCCGGGTGTGAACCTGACCTTGGTCGAGTACAACGACAACGTCAACCGCCTGCTGGGCAAGTGCGCCCAATTGCTGCGCGGTGCCATGTTGCGTTATGCCGAAGCTGAAAAGCTGGGCGTTCTGTACAGCACTGACGGGCGTGAATCCCTGACCCAGATCGTGGTCATGGGTAAAGCTTACCGTGCACTGCTGGAAAAGGGCCTGACTCCTGAAGCCCTGATCGGCAACGAAATGGCCAGTCGTCGTTTCACTCAAGGCCAGCTCATCGAGAACAAAACCATTCTCGAAACCATCTACAACCGCGAAATGAACCTGCAAGCGATCAAGGTGCAAACCTCGATGGCCAGCATCGTTCGTGATGCGCTGCGTAGTATCCTCGGTACCGAGCTCGCTGCTCGTGATCTGGGTGAAGCCTCGGTTGACGCCAACAAGTGTCTGATCGAGATGGTGAGCAAGGTCAACGAAAAGAACTGCGATGACCTGAACACCCTCGTGACCGAACTGGTCTGCGAAGTGTTCTACCCGCGTACCGATGCATTGACGTTCATTCGTCTGATGAACCGCGTTGGCGCTACCCTCGCTCAGGACACCGATCCTCGCGAAGTGGCTCTGATGGCGACCATCAAGTACGTGAACTTCTGGCTGTGCCGTCAACTCGGCTTGGCACAAGCCTGACACCCACATCTGCTGGAGGGGTGACCCTCCAGCTATCAACGAGAGTTCGCTATGAGTATCAAATCGAGCAAGTTCACCCGAGACGCTGCCCGTGTCCACAAAGCCTGGGAGAAAACCGCCGAAGGTTCTATGGTGGCACTAAAGCCGTTGAAGGTGTACATTCCCTCTCGGTTCCCTCAGCGCGACCTGGCCACGTTCGAAGATGAGATCACGTTCGTTGGTATCTGTGCCGTAGTGTTGGACGATCAGTATTACATGGCGTCCCGTATTTGTGCCCCCATCCGCAGTGAACCATCACTGGTCAACACCGCCGTCATCGACGATGTCGAGTACATCGAGATGCATTACGAACCCGGTGACCGGGTCATCGTGGCTGACGAATTGGTGATGATCGACAACTTGCTTTATCGGATCTACGACGAGATCATTGCAAAGGGTCGCGTGCCTTGGTACGTCCTTTACCCTGAACTCGGTGGGATCTTCCAAACCTCGCTGAAACATGCGGGCGTTCGGGTAGGTAAGACCCCGACGGTGATGGAAATCATTGCCAGCGTTATCTGCCGTGACACAGGCGACTTGCGTCGCTACTATCGTCAATCGGTAGAAACCTACGAAGACATCCGGTATACACCGCCGACCATCATCCCGCTTCGTAACGTGAGTTACGGTGCGACTAACACCATCGCAAAGATTACCGGTTCCCGCTTCGATGAAGGCATGACCTCCGCCATCGTCAACCCTGGCGATCGCGTAGAGCGGACCGAGATGGTACTCCGAACGTAAGGATTCCGCCATGGATCAAAGAATCATTTATCAGTGTAACGTGTTGAAGGGCATCAATAAGGTTGGGGACCTGAAGAAGCTCGACAACGGTTACTACGAAGTCCGCCTGGGTGCACTCGGTGCATTCAACGAGGCTGGCTGGCTCTACAACGAGCGCGAAGGTCGTCAACTGATGGAAGGCTCTGCCGGCCTGATGCGGATGATCAACCAGAACAACGCCCTGCGTGGCGAGTGCGGTCACCCGCGCTTCCAGGCTGGCATGAACCAGCTCGCTTGGTTCGGTCGTGTGAACGACATCTTCGAGCCGAACGTCTGCTTCCACATGCGCCGCCTGATGCTCGATCCTGCGAAGGACGAACGTGGCCGTGCAATTACCATGGTGCTCGGTGAAGTCCGTGCGTCGGGTAAAGAAAGTGCGTGGTTTGACCGTCAGTTGGAGAACCGTGATGAGAACGTCTGCTTCTCCATCCGCTCCTTCACCGAAGACAAGATCGTCGGTGGTGTCAAGACCAAGTTCTTGAAGAAGATCGTGACGTGGGACACTGTGAACGAGCCGGGCATCCGTAACTCGTCCAAGTACGCCACACCGTCGCTGGAATCGGCTCCTGCTGCCGGTGGCCTGATCCACATGCCAGAAGCTGAACTGGAAACCGTCTTCTACGCTGATGCACTGCGTAAAGAAGCAGCGGCTAACCCAGTCGGCGTTGGTGCAGGCGTGGGCTTTGAGTCCGGTGCGAACATGATGTCCCTTATTGCTGAGATCGAGCGCCCAATCCGGGTGTACGTTCCTAGCGCCTGGAGGTGGTAAATGCAAGACACCATCAACGAAGCGTTGGTGGGTGCTGTTGAGCGAATGGAGTCAGAGGCGTCTCTGGCTCCTGCGCTTTCGGTTATTTCCGACATGGCAGATATTGCTGACAGTCGCATGGTTCTCGAGCAATGCGTCGAGCGACTGACCATGGCAGACGGTTCAACGGTGGATGTCTTGGAAGCCGAGCAGTCCTACCTGGATTGGCGTGCTGATCACCACGATGTCATCCGTGGTCGTGCGATGACAGGTGATGCATTGGTCGATGAGATCCGTGTCACCATGGAAATGCTGAACAGCCCCTCGATGGAATCTGATCTGGTGCAGCAACTCAAGCGCACCTTCGGTTCCATGACGTTGTCTTTGAAGACCTTTGGTAAGGACCTGATTGACATCAAGTCCAAGATCGGTCAGAACAAGGCGGCGATCTCTGCCAGTCCGGTGCTCCTGGACTCGGCTGCTTCTTATGCTTTCTTGACTCGGGACAACAAACCGGTCAAGTTGGTGGGTTCGATTGATGAAGACCTCAAATTCATCGACACGGCCATGAAGCATTACCAGAAACTGTTCGAGACTTCGACAGATCTGGCCAAGCGGTTCCGTGAAGCGTGCAACGAAGACGACGATGCTGCAATCCGTAGCGCTGTCGACTACTTCGACGAGCATTTGATCGACCGCAGTGAGTTTGAAGACCTGACGGCATTCCACTTGCTGGGTAACCGTACGGTCTACTTGGACAAACGGGGCTTCCCGCAGTTCAAGAAGGATGGCAGTCCTTGGAAGTTCTCCAATAAGGACTCCGATGAGAATGGTCTCAAGACCAAACTCGCCAAGAAGCAGATCCATGGGTTCAGTGTCGGTGGTCCTCTGAAGGAAGTCACCGGTGTACTTGGTATGAACGCCGTGGCTGCCAAGCGTCAGGTGTTGGCTCAGGTCAAATCCACTGGTGGCGAGACAGACGTGAGTGGTTTCATGTCCGTTGTGGATAAGGCCATCAACCTGAACAACCAGACCGTCAAGTTTGCTCAGATGGCTGCAACGATGTCTGAGCGGATTGTTCGACTGACAGGCGACATGGATGATGCCTATCGCTTCGTCAACGACGAGAAGCAGATGAACGACAACATCGTTCGTTTGAGGACTCTTCGTGCCCTGTACCGCTCGGCTCGCCGCAGTGTGTCGCAGTACATGTTCTTGGGCAAAGCCATCGCCACCATGATGGAGGACCATGCGTCCTACGTGTACCGCAATATCACCATCATCTCCAACGAAGTCCTCAAGAAATCCAAGTAAGGAAAGACCATGAAAAACTCCGTTCTTACTGCCGCACTGAAAGTGTCGCAGGAAAGCGTTGATAACAGCGAAGAGCTGCTGGACCAGCTCCGCGATGATCCGAACCCGGTATCGGCCGACAGCTACGTGGAAGATCGGCTGGAACTCGAGCAGGACATGGGGACGCTCGAAGAAACTGCCGTGGTTCTCGACGGTGACACCCTGGTCAGCCAGGAGTCGCTGGACAACGCTGCTGCGCTGGTTTCGGCCGTCATGGGTCGCTACGGCATTACCGTGAACACCGCGTCGCTGGAATCGGCTGAGCCGGGCTTGAAGGCCAAAGAACTGGCTGCTCAGATCCGTGGCATCAATGCCTCGCTCGAAGGTCAGATCACCGTGGCCATGGAAAGCTACTCCATGACCGACCTGTGGGACAAGATCGGTTTGCTGAACCGTGAAGTGCCGAACCTGAAGGACAACGTCTCTGTCCTGAAGAACTACGCCTCGTCTCATGCCAAGCTGGCCATCACACCGGCCTTCGGTCGTTCGCTGGTGTACGCCTTCCGTGTTGATGGTTCCGTGCCTGACAACATTCCAAAGGCTGCTGGTGAAACCGCTGGCATCATCGGTGACCTGATCAAGTACGGCACCCAGTTGGTTGACGACGCCAAGAAAGCGGCTGACATTGCCATGCGTGCTGACTGGAAAGACCAGGCTTCCGCTGACAAGGCGATCAGTGCGATCAACGGCATCAACCCGAACATCGCTGAAGTGTACCGTCGCTTCGACCAGACCTTCACCATGGGCAACCGTCGCCTGAACGTGAAGAAGTTCGACATCAAAGGCGCTCCTGATGGCCTGAAGAACTGGGCCACTGGTGGCTCGCTGAACGTGAGCTGGCCGAAGAGCACCCTGGTGGACATGATCTTCGATCCGGGCGTCGTGATGGTGGTTGAGGGCTCTCGTAAGCGGGTCATCAAGGTAGAAGAGCTGACCGGCGCGCTGGACAAGTTCTTGGCTGCTGCCAGTGCTACCCAGCAGATGCGTTCCAACTCACCGAAGAAGTGGTCTGAGCACAAAGCACTGACCGTGCGCATGAAGAAAGACGTGCAAGGTTCTGGCGATGCGCAAGGCGTACAACGCGCTATCATCGAGACCTCTCGTCTCGGCTGGCAGTGCCTGAACGGCGCCGTGACCGTGCTGTACTTCATCATCCGTGAGATCAACCTCGCGGCTGAACGTGTGGCGAAGGATGCTCGCAAGAACTCCCGTAGCTGATAGAACATAGAGAGCAGCCCTAGGGCTGCTCTCTATGCCGTTTCGATGTGATTCGAATTTATTTCAACAATACATGATTCCAGTGAGATCCAAGCAATAAACTTACCTTACCAGTCCTTAGGAGGACACACCATGCAACATGACATCGTAGAACTGCTTGACGCGATCAAGCACGCCAAGGATAACTTCGGCAGTGACAAGGATGCCAAGTACTCCTTCGTCCGTAGGGAATTGGAAGATGCATTCGGCGTCGCGTATCGTGAAGATCACGTGAAGTTCGAATGCGTCCAGATCTTGGCCTGGGTCAAAGGGACCAAGATCGAGATCCAAGTCATCGGCTTGAACGATGACGTCCAGTTCCAACGGGAATTCATTGCCGACGTGATAAACCGCACCGGCCGTTGGGTTCCCAACTAACCCCTGATCATTGGAGATGTAACCATGTTTAAAGAAGCTATTCTCATCGGTACCGGCATCGCCATCGGCTTCTGGCTGCGTGGCGCTTCTAACGAGCGTAAGCGCTTGAAAGAAGAGAACACCCTGCTGATGGCCAAACTGCGTGAACAAGAAGCTGCCAAGAAAGGAGATGCATGATGATCGGTTTTAACCCATGGATCGACGCCGCAGTCATCGTTGGTACTCTTGCGGTACTGGCGGTCATCTGCTTCATCGGCCACTCGTACGACAAGCGTCAGAAGTCCAAGCTGCGCGGTGCTACCCGCTGCTAATTGCAACACCCTGCTAGACCAACACCCCAACCCTCATTCGCTACACCTGATACCGGAGATACACCATGTCCTTCCTCGACACCCTGAAAGAACTCGCTGGCACCGCTGTTGAAGCTATCAAAGAAAACCCAGTCGCTGCTGCCGCTATCGGCGGTGGTAGCCTGGTGGTGGTCGGCGGTGGCATTTATGCCAAGCGTCGCTGGAGCGCCCACAAGGCTGCTAAAGCGGCTGCTCCTGCCGTAGCCCCCACTGCTACTCTGGCAGACATCATCACGCCTGTAGCGGCCCCTGAGGCTGCTGCATCGGCCGATCCGAAAGAGACCCTGCTCAATCCTGAGTACCAACACCCTGAGCGTCCTCAAGGGACTGCGAAGGCGTGACCCAAAAAGAAAAGGCCCTCGTGGCTTTTTCTTTGTTTGTTTCCATTCCATTCAAGGGATCTACGATAATACATTATCAAGGTGTACAATGAACCACTTGCGTAAATAAAAACGTAGGCGGCGCTTACTGTGCGACTACACACGTCGAATGAATCCTTCATCACCCTTAGGAGTTACACCATGAGCGATGCTCTGAACAAAGTCAGCCAGTCCATCAAAGACCTCGGCGTAAAGATCCAGGACTCCATCACCTTCGACGACGACGGTGCCGCGACCCTGCCTGAAACCTTCGTCAAAGACAACCTGCCTGCCGAACTGAGCCTCGAAACCGTCAAGCTCGTTCAAGATCAAGAAGCCACCTTCGCCGGTGCTCTGGCTCTGGGCCTGGGCAACGCTGCTCAAGTGCACATGACTGCACAAGCTGGCTGCGACCGTGTAACCGGTTCGATCGACTACGGCAACAACACCATCCGCGCAAGCGTCGATCGCAAGATCATGGTCCGTGCCCCGGGTTCGTCCGAAGAAAAGCCGAAGTTCGGCAACGTCTCCCTCAAGCTGGACTCCGGCGCCGCTGCCAAGCGTGGCGACCTGAAGCGCATCGTGACTCACGTCTCCGAAAGCTTCGCTGCCCAGTTCAACAAGTAACACCTGCGTAGCCCGGCCAGCCCAGCAGCCTTCACCGGCTGCTGGGTTATGTCAGCGATCTTTTTTCTGTCTAAACCAAGAATATACACCGCGCAATAACAAGGAGCGACCATGAGCAAGTTGCAGTATTTGAAAGATGAGCTGGAAGCCATTGGTAGCGACCTCCGCAAGACTGGCGTCTACTTCCGCTTGATCATGAGCGACGACATCGACAACATGCACGACATCCGTGACCGCGCTAAAGCTGGCCTGAACTGGCTTGGCCAAGTGGACAAGGACAACGGTTTCTTCTACGGGCTCTGTGTAGGTACTGCGCTGCAAAGCCGTATCGACAACTTGGTCCGCAACTACAAGCCTCAATTGCTCGAGGTGATTGCTGGCGGTGAACCGAACTGGGATGAGTTTGGCATCGAAGTAGTCGAGGATAAGGCGCAGAACGCGAACCTGATCCTGTTCAAGAATTGCTGCTCCGGCTTCTACGTGAGTGAACGTAAACACACCCCACGTGAAGACCGTGTCAAGCGCACGAATCCGAAAGACGTAGCCCACAAAGCTGCGGCAATCCCTAAAGTCCTGGCAGGCCAAGTGGCGACCTCAGGCAAGCGTAAGTTCACTACCATCCGCCACCACGTCAACTGAGGTGTCTATGGACTTTCTGGCCCCTATGGCCGGTGCGTTGGTTGGAATCCTCCGGGTCATGGAGTCACGCATCGAGACCGCAATTCAACAGAAGGAGACCTGGACTTACCAGTTCGGTAACTTCCCTGTGTACAGTGGTGGCAACACCATCCGCGATTCGGTGGATTCGGACAACGACTTGATCAAGTTGTCGTTCCATCCTTCAGCAACCGATGGGTTCAACCTCACCATCATTGTGGGTTTCGATGCGGTGGACGGTGAAGAAATCGAAGAGGCTGGTGGCATTGTCCTGGACATCAACACCATCACCGGTGGCTGTCTGCTGACTCACCCGTGCGAATGCCCTCACCCGCCCTACTCCGATCTCATGGATGTGGGCAGTGTGATTCAGGCGTTGGCCGTGTTTGACCTGTGTGCCAAACTGGAAGTCGAACATGCTGAAGAGTTGAAGAAGACTCAAGAGGCTCTTGAAGCTCGGGCATTGCGTAAGTCACAGTTCCGTGTGGTCCAGTAATGGACGTGCTCGAAGATTACATCGGGCACGGTATCAGCAATGACAGCGAGTACAACCATGTCGCTTTAGAGGCTGCTATAAGGGCCGTAGAGAGCGACACGAACGTACCAGCATACTCTGTTGACCAGAACATCGATTTACGCGCTATGGCACACGTGGAGAGCATTCAGGCTCTGCGTGAGTTGATCCGGGACCCGGGGTTCGAGTTGGACCTCAATAAGTTCCCCGGTAAGCCTGTTGAATACACCACACCCTACCAACGCGATGTCAAGCGAGGGTGGCAAACGAACCACTTCAAGATCTCCTCCAGTAAAGGATGGATCGTCTTGGACTACTTCGTTGATCCACAGATTGAAGTGCGTAAATAGACGGAGGGCCTAGCCCTCCCTTTATGCCCACTCGATTGAAACTTTCTGTAGCGATACATGATACTGTTGAGTAACCTATCCCACCAAGGAGTGACGCAATGCAACCTAATGCTGAGTTGAAAATTACCCAGGGCAAAGAGAGCATGACCAAGTCTGGCAAGATCTTCACGATCTTCCAACTGCTCCAGCAGGTCGAAGGCTTCACCAGTGTCAATGGCGACTTCGTTCAGTTCCAGCCGTATGAAATGTTCCGCGTACGTCGTGGTCAGCGCGGTGCCATGAGCGTCGAGCTGGAAATGGACAGCGAAGCGTATCTGCCACTGGGCATCAGCGAAGACAACAAAGGTCTGGTCGTGGTCGATCCAATCATCGGCAGCACTGTGCTGATGAACTGGACACGTACCAGTCTTAAAGCGCAGAAAGACGGCATGGCCGATCCAGCAGCGCAAGGCCAGGAGCGCATCATCCAACTGGAGCTGGGTGAAGGTCCGGTCAAGACCGCATGGCAACATGAAGGTCTGAGCGCAACCGTCGTGTTCCAGAACCCAACCGACGTTGACCGTTTCGGCAACTTCCGTGCTGAAGAGAACTACGCCCGCAACGTGATTGCAGTCGTGGCTCACAACATCGAAGCGCTGCGTGAACCGAATGCGTTCGAGCTGGAGTTCTACGCAGTCATCGGCGATCCAAGTTCGTTGGTTCCGCAGGTGGTCATCGTGGGCGAGCAGGTCACCCTGTTCCGTCTGGACTTCGAATCCAAGGACATGTTCGCTGTGGCCAAGGACCCGATCGTCGACACTGTCAAGCTCGATCCTGAAACTCACGTACTGATCAAGGTCAGCGACGTGAAACGTCAGACGGCCAAACCGGTGGTGCCTCACCTGTTTGACTTCCCGGAAGCCGGTGCCAACTTCATTCCTCAGTCCAAGCTCTTCGAGCAAGAACTGTACGACATGTTCGGTGCTGACAACCTGGAAGAACTGGTCCGTGCCGTACTGAACAGTGAAACCTCACCGCTGGCACGCAAGCACCTGAGCCATTACGTGGTCAAGGCGATTACCGGCCCTGTGGCTTACGCTGGCAAGGTTCACGTTGAACGTGTGCGCATGAACGACGAAGCTGAAGGCAAGGGCGACGTTTACATCCTCGACAAAGACGGCAGTCTGCGTCTGGACCGTAACCACGTCACGACCACTCAACTGGAAGGCCCGGTGTTCACACTGGAAGACATCTCCTTCCGTGCAGTCAGTACACGCCTGTCGGACCTGCCTCGTCGTCCTGCTTCGGGTGGCGTTGGCAAAGACCGTACCCTGCAACGGGATGAACTCG